GTTGGCTCAGATCTTTGAATTCAATACTCATAACTCATACGGAGGTCATACAGATGCCAAATGCAACTCAAAAGTTTGGAATCATTGTTGAACGTGATGAGCGTCGAATCCTTTACGGTGCAGAGCTCTATATCAGAGCTGCGGCTGATTGCGCTCCACGGAATGCCGAAAAGCCAATTCTCAAGCTTGGTCTGAAGTCGCAAGAAGAGTTGGACAATAACCTTCATTTGATGGAGCGCAACTTCCCGGATTATGCAGTATATCCGGTTGAGGCATTTCCATATATCGTGGACTTTGCCAAGTGGGGCGTTTCGTAATATCGGAAGGTGTGTCATAGGTGAGAGGGGTGCCTCTCACCTATTCGCTGCTATCGCAGCACGCAATTTGAATCTCAATACATAATCGAAAGGAAGATTGCCTTGAAACTACGATATGCGATCAAAGGAATCCATATTGATGTGAACTTGATTCAGGATGAAATGATGCCAAATTTGAACGTAACCATGGATATTGATGAGTTGGAAATAACGCACGAGATTGAAGGCGGAATCAAGGAACAAGCAACTTTTGTCGCCAGCCTCGGACGATCCATTATTGACATCATCCGAGAGCTGCGGAGTGAAACTGGCTCTACAATCAAAGTTGGTCCGATTTACCCTCATTATCAGCATTATTACTACCCGCATCAGAATCCTTTAAAGCCAACAACAGATTAATGCAATGATATATTACGTTATTTCATTACGTTTTTATGTTATTTTAATATATATGTTCGTGTTATATCGTTGTATAAACAGATTGTGATAATAAAAAAAGCCGGCCAGGAGATTAATCGTCATCGCCTGGCGGCTTGGTAAACCACTTCTTGTAGAAGGGTAACGATTCATAGCGTCTCAATTCTAATGATTTGCGCATGAATCTGGTGATTTCCTGGTCCCTTCTCTCTTGGCTCTCTCTCAGAGCTATGATTTCATTCTGCAATTCATTGAGCTTGTTTGTAGTCTCTTTGTTCAGCTCTCTATGTATGTTCTCGATCCATTCGCGGAATGCCTCTTGTTGCAAGAGTCTTTCCATGTCAATTTGAGTGAGCTGTGGAGTTGGTGTCAAGATCGGTACACTCATGCCTTCAATAGGCCTAAGATGAAACGCTCCGTCCTCTTCTGCCATCGACTTTATAAGTCTGGCTAGGTCTTCTGTGGTGCTTTTCCTTCCGTGGACATCCTTTTGATCCCGGATGAATCGAAAGATTTCTAAGTCAGACTCATAAAATATTCGTTCCTGTCTATGATTGCGTTCTAAACGATGAATCCCCATCTCTTCGAGCTTATCAGCCCATCCTCTGAGAGTCGGAGCCGGGGTTTTTAGCATTTCGGCAGCTTCTCCCAGAGTCACAAATTCAACTATTCTTTCGATCGCCATATATCATAGGTCACCTCCTTACCCTATGTATAGCATAATTGGACAACTCGCTCAACTTAAAAAGTCAAATATCGACCTATGAGTAGCATCTGTGTCTTTGCCATATCTCATACTCATAGCTATGTATACGCCTATGACCTCGTTCGCCCTATGTCATATCTCATATGCTTGTCTATTTATATAGATTGAGATATATCATAGTTCGAATATTTGCTTCTATTTATTTTGCTCGCTATATGTCATATGTCACATCTCGTGCTCAATATATATGCTCGCCATATGTCATATTTCAAATTCATAACTTTGTGAAAGGTATGGTTTAGATATGAAAAAGCTACCATGGAAGTGGATGCTCGTTGGTTATGCCACTTTGCTGTTCACAGCAGGCTATTTGACCTCTTACATAGCTTCCTTTGAGCTACGTATAGGTTTATGGATAGCTGCCGGAGCAGTTAATTACGCCGTGTTGAGTGGGCTTATTCCGAAAGGGGAGGCTTATCGAGATCCTCTGACTGGCACAAAGAACCGATATGCCTGGGAAGCAGATTTCAATCATTGGGATGGTCAATTGGTTTCCGTTCTGGTTGTTGATGTTGATAATTTTAAGCGCATCAACGATACCTATGGACATCTTGTTGGTGATCAAGTCCTGAAGCAAGTTGGCCAGGTGCTTCGCCGAATTGTTCGCAAGACGGATCTGGTGTATCGGTATGGGGGAGAGGAGTTTGTCATTATACTCCCGCAAACACCTTTTGAAGCTGCGTTTGAACGAGCTGAACTCATTCGGTTATGTATAGCACAACAAGTGAAGGCCGATGGGGAAGGGGTCACCTGCTCAGTTGGAATAGCAGAAGGTACTAAGCTTTTTGATACTTTGGTCAGAGCTGACCAGGCGCTTTATCGTGCAAAAAGAAGCGGAAAAAATACTGTTTCAATTTGATATTTGCCTATCGGCATATTCATTTTGGATAAGCATCGCTTAAACGAATTCTTCGGTAGATGCTTCAACTTAGAATGGAGGTATAGGCTACATGATTGAAGTTGTGAAGGGTGACTTGTTGAAGAGTGATTGTACGGTAATTGGACACCAAGCAAATTGCTTTTCAACGATGGGAGCAGGAATCGCCAGGCGAATCGCATTGATATATCCCGACGCAAAACGTGCTGATCTCTCTTTTCCAGGAAAGCCTCAAGAGCGACTTGGAAAGTGTTCCTATGCAGTCTGCGAGAAAATGAATGGGGAGATGGTCGTTATTTTCAATTTGTATGGACAGTTTGACTATGGCCGTGATCCATTCAAGATCTATACCAATTACACAGCATTAAGGTCGGCACTCAATAACATGCTGTATACAGTCGAAGAGCTGCAGCGTAGAATGGTAATTTCTACAATCAAGATCGGATTGCCATACGGGATCGGTGCCGGCCTGGCGAATGGTGACTGGAAAACCATAGAGAAGCTGATTCGTGATGTATCGCATTACCACAACAAAACAATTTATCTTTACGAACTTGAGTAACTCGATCGATTAAATAGAACAAGTGAAAGGATGTGAATCCATGCTCTCCGGAAAAGCAAAATTTGATGCCATGCGTTGCGAAATCTGGATTAGCGGCACTGCATCTGCCGAAGATAAATGCGGCGGATGGGCAGCTATCATGATGTCTCATATCGGCGGTGTTGATTATACAAAGAAGCTTGCCGGATACAGTCTCGAAGGGGCTACAGTAACACGTATGACGTTAACAGCCATCGTGAACGCTCTTCGGCAGATCAAAGAACCGATGTTCGTTCATTTCTATACAACGATCCCGCAGGTTTCGTCGGGATTGAACAAGCACATTCACACATGGGCAAAACATGATTTCATCAAATCGTCGGACGGAGAGCCGGTTCATCATGAGGATCTTTGGCGTGAGATTTATCAGCTGCTGCAGGAGAAAACGATCAGCTATAAATGTCATTACCAAAAGGAAAGCCCAGATCCTCGTAACAACATCCGTGTGATACATACCGCATCTGAATATGCGATGAAAGCCAAAAAGCGCATACACGATGTGGCGATAGCCATGTAAGAGAGGAGAGAGAGCAATGTTAGATAAGGTGTTTCGATGGTTTGATGCTATCCTGGAAAACGATCGTTCATTCCGGATCTTCATGGTTGTTTTTGTTTTGTCTACATTCTGGATTGGAGCATGGGGGCTGCTGGTATTTCCGATGTGCGGAATTTTCATCGGATTGTATATCAGCTGGTCCCGAAAGCAAGAAGAGGATACGCCTATCGGCTTCATTCAATGCGATAGGGGAGGGGAGAGCAATGAGCAGGACGATCAAGTCCATATGCGAGAAGTGCCGCACCGAAATCACGCTTGATTTTGATGGCTTAACATATGTTGAAGCGTTAAAGGCCATCAATGAGCTCGACGACCGGGCAATGGAGTGTCCAGGATACCACGTTGAGATCGGAGGGTGGAAGAAGCGTTGGCGACTCGATGAAGCTGTCGAGAATGCCTACACAGAAGAAGAAAAGAGAGGGAGCCGGTAGGAATAACGCCTATCGGCTTATTCATTTTGAATACTAAATAGGGAGGAGCTTGCAAAATGAGCATGCTATTGAAACAAATTGTCAATGCATCGTCGGTCCAGGAGGTGAGAAAGGCTCTATCTGTTGTTGATCCGCTAGTTGCTAGTCATGCCATCAATGATGCCGTTAAACAGCTCAGCGATCGAGTAGAGCTTTTCATTGTCTCTGGTGATGAAGGAAAGGCTTTGTATTCCCTCCGCCTAATCAGTGAGCTGGAAGATGAAGCGCTCCGCTATGAACGTCGAGCACATTACGTCTCAGTGTTTGGGCACAGGTGAAGCGATGTCACTGGCAGTTGTTGCTCTTGCGTTGTTTTTGCTTTACATGGGCGGCATCGAATGGTTGCCGCTCATCCTTCTCGGTTATTTGTGTGCCTTCGTTTACAGAAGGTATTTTTGACCAATAATAAAAATATGCATAAAGGAGACTGATACTCATGATTAACTTGATCCATAATATTGTGAAGAACGGTGTTAAGGTGGAAGTGAAGGAGAAGAATCGCTACGATCAATATCCGGTGGTCGTTACCGACATCGTATCGGGTTCGATCACAAACGGATGGTCACTGACGTACTATCCGAAGCTGACCAATGATGGTCAACGCCTCTTCGATATCCGTCAGGCATTTTCTACCTTGACGATCCCGAACTTCAAAAGCCTGTACAACACGATTATGACTGTCGATAAGCGTTTTCTGAACGGTGAAAATGTTCAAACTCTGCGTGGCAACAAGTACGCCGTTTATGAATATGGCAACCCGGTTTCGGCCCGCTTCGCCGCCGTCCAGAAGGAAACCAGCACCAGCATCACGCTGACCATTATGGACGAAAAATCGCCATTCTGCATGCTGTCCATCAATTTTGTGGTTGTTAACAGCAAGCAACAGGCTGGCCAGCGTCATCTGATCGGGTCCGAAAAGCAATGGGATCATAGTGTGGACGTGTTCATCGAACGCAATGCGCAATTTGCTCCGGAAGCTCGTCGTTATATCGATGTATTCCAGGAAGATGGCAACACTTATCCATATATCAAGGCGGCTACGCAGCCTGGCTTGAACGGTGTATCCCAAGTGGATCCGAATGCAAACTTCAAATGGCTGCGTGATATCTCGAATGAGTTCCAAGGCTTGGCCCTGGCTTATGAGAAAGTGATTATCCGCCATGCTATGGAAGTCGCTTATGAAGCGATCAAACCAACCCTTGCTCCTCAGCAATCATCTCCATTCCAGGCTCCTGCTCAAAACGTGTTTGGCGGCACAACATTCCCGGCGCCAACGAATCAGCCAGTTGCAGCAGGTTCATGGCCACGCTGATCTCCCTGCAAATAAGAGGGGGGTAACCCCCCCCCTCTATATTTCCAGATTACAATGGTGGTATGAATTTTTGGTAAATCACTGATTGTCACTGTCAGTTATTGCTTGATAGTGTTATAATATTCAAGGCAGAAAGGAGGGGAGAGCAACTTGATTCAGGTTCGTAGTCAGTATAACAACATCTATGTGAAAATCTTGGACAGCTATGAAACGTTTGAACTTACCCTGAACAAGATTCGATCGATTCCGGACCGTGCATTCAACCTTGAAACAGGAGAATGGTTCTTTCCTCGAACTCACATTGGATATTTGCTTCAGTTGTTTAACAATCAAATCAGCTGGATGACACCACTTTCTGAGATTGTACAAGATATCCCTCTTGATGATGAGCTTGTCAGTAAACACTTGTCATGGGAAGATGAAAACGAATTCAAGAACTTTAAGCTCAGCATGTATCCATACCAAAAGGTAGGTGCCAATTTTCTAATTGACCGTGGTTGCGCTGCTATTTTTGACGGTTGCGGGCTCGGTAAGACGCCGCAGATCATCGGTGCTTGTATGAAATTGTTTGAACAAGGCAAAGCCAAAAGGTCGCTTATTGTTACGCTTAGCGCTCTGAAGAAACAATGGTCGAAAGAAATTGAGAAATTTACTGGAGAGAAGTCTGTTGCGGCCATTGGCGATCAATCGAAACGACTGAAACTCATGAAAGATTTTCTCAAGTCCAAATGTAAATTCCTTATTGTTAACTATGAGATGCTAAAAACGAAAGCTTATATGGATTTGATCAAATCAGCTGGTTTTGACATCGTTGCTCTGGATGAAGCACAGAAGATCAAGAACGGGGTGACAGATCCTTATTTGAATCTGAAGCCTAGTGGCAACGCTGCTGCCGCCCATGAGCTGAAATATATACCATACCGATTTATTGCTACGGCGACTCCGCTCCAGGGCAAGGCCGAAGAAATTTGGAGCCTTTTCTATTTCCTAAACGAGAATATTCTCGGGTCTTGGGAATATTTCCGGGAACGATATTGCAAATATAGTCGAAAGTATGGCATTACAGGTTATCAAAATCAAGGAGAGCTGTATTATCGGATTGCTCCGCATTTTATCCGAAGGACAAAAGATATGCCGGAGATTCAGCAGCAGCTCCCAAAGGTTACTCATTCGCATATCTTTCTGGAAATGACTCCAGCCCAAGAAAAGCTGCATGAGTATTTATTGCAGCAGCTAGAAGATATTCGTGAACAAATACGAAATATCAAAGGCTATACCTTCATTAATGGCCAGAGCTTATCGCCACAAGAAGCAAAAGAGTATTACGATGCGCTTAGTCAGGCATTACAAACTTTCTTGATCGAAGCCTGCGATTCACCAGAAATTATTTTTAACAGTGATTCTTCGCTGGCTCGAAAGGTTTTTTCTGATCTTAATCTGGATCCAAAGACGCTCAAATCTCCGAAGATTGAGCATCTGAAAGAATGGTATGAGCAAATGACGCATGATGAGCCAAAATCGAAAGTGGTCATCTTTACACGTTTTGAAAGTATGGCCACCATCATTAAGAATGCACTTGGCCCGTCAGCTGTGCTCTATCATGGTCAAATGAGCCAGGGATCTCGTGATTACGCAGTCGAGCAGTTCCGGGAGAACCCTCAGATTCGGGCATTTGTTTCTACGGACGCCGGCTCTACAGGTCTGAATTTGCAGGTCGCCAATTACATGTACCACATCGATCTGCCTTGGGATCATACCTGGATTGAGCAGCGGAATGGTCGGATCGATCGTACAGGTAATCAGTTCGGCAATGTGACCATCTACTATACGATCATGTCAGACAGCTATGATGAAACTCTTCTGGAGATTGTAAATCGCAAGGCTGAACTTGCCAAGCAGATCATTGATGGAAGTGGCCAGGATTCATTCAGCCGAGGAAAGGATGTTCATCAGTTGGCGATCGAGCGAATGCTCAAAAATAAGAAAAAGATTGGTTAACCCCCTTTGTAAGGGGGTTTTCTTTTTTTGGGAAGGAGTGCAGATCGTACATGGGAAAGCAATCTATAAAGCAGAAATGCGATCACTGTGGTGATATATGCTTTGTGGAGGATATGATTCATCCCATGGATACAGAGGAGTGGTATTGTCCAGTCTGTGTTGATCAGCTCGTTTTGCTGGTCAATAACGATGGTCAAAAAGGCTATGTGCTTCGAGAGGGTCTTGAACAGTTTCTTGCCGACTACTATGATGAAGGATGGCATACCGTTTAGGGAGTGAGTTTATTATGTGCGCATATCCAAAGGTTCTTCCGAATGGAAATCTGCTCGTGAAAAAGCCATCCTGGGATATCGAGGATGATTCTGAAGTATGGGAAGAGGTTCCCGCTTGGAAGATGATTCATCTGGAAGCAAATGGCGGATATGATATCTGCGACGAATGGAACTTTTCCGGGAGTTATTCCATTGATGTGAAGCCAGGGGATATTGGCAACAGCTATTATTATTCCGGCCGTCTTGTAGGTGATTATCACAAGATTAAGTATCGGAACGGTCGGAGAACAAGAGGGCCAAAATTCGAGCTCGTATTTGGTGTTACCTGCCCAAATGTCGGCATCCAAATGCATACTCTTCTCACTCGTAAAGGCGTTTCGATACGCAAGGCCAAAATGCTAATTGTTGATGCGATTCGCGCGTATGAAGCTACAGATCATTTTAAAATTGAGATCTGGCCAAAGATCCTTCATCCGGATCGGATGACCCATGTTGTCAAGGAGACATCTGGCGAATTTTTATGGGTAGCTTCAACATGGAGAAGCCTTTGGAATTATGTCCAGACAAAGAGCCTGAGCAAATATTTTTGCTCTGCAGCTGGACATGGTGATTTCTATGGTAGATCCATTAGGATGGATTATCATCCGACAGAAAATCGTAAAGAGAAGAGATATGCTTATTCTCATGTTCGTTCGAGTGGAGGCATGGTATCAGGCAGTGGTCTTAACCCGGAGAGAGAAGAGGAGTTGAAACGAAAAATAGATGCTGCCATCTTTCCTCTGTCTAATTCGTCTATGGTCGAGCATTATTTGACCTGGCAACATTTTTCTAGTCTCTATGAAAACTATCGGGGGTGACTTAATGAGTGAATCATTTGGTGTCATCAAGGTAGGCGAGAAACTTCCAGTGTTTGGTGATGCCTATATGGGCAGTGAAGGAGCTGTTTTTGATACACTCGGGCAAGGAGCTGGATATATCCTTGCTGTATATCTTAGAAACTTCTCTTTTCAAGAAAAATTGCTGATGGAATCAAGAAAGATCGAGATTAGGGGCATCTTTGATGGCCCTTTTTGTTTGCTTCTGTTCCGCTTGAAAGGCACTCCCATGATCTTTGAATGTGCCTTCAGCCCAACGAAGCGTGACGAGAGTGATGTGCTGCAGTTTTATCTGGACAACCATATGCTCACCTATGTCGGTGTAGAATCTACAAACAACATCGTGCGCACGCTCGGAATGGGCAATTTACCAAGAGCGTTTAAACATAAATGTGGTATTACCTGGGGGAAAGCGCTCGATATGGGAGAGAAGCACCACGATCAGTTTGTAAAGTGGTATAATGATCTTGATGCAAGATATACCATCATTCAGTTATGGAATCGTGCCGACAAACTAGGTTATGTAGGGGAGGAGTAGCAAGGAGCGTTATGTTTCATTTAAAGCAGCCTTGCAAAGATTGTCCATTTGTAAAGGGAAGTACAACCAACCTGGTTCTTTCAAGCGAACGGTTCGAGAATATTGTTTCATCTCTTCATTCGGATCAGGTATTCCGCTGTCATAAAACACTGGATTACAGCAAGGAAGATGAGAATGGACATATTCCATATGAAGAGAGGAATCAGTTCTGTGCCGGCGCAATGGTATACTTGGACAAGTGCGATAAGCACAATGCGCCGATGCAAATTGGAATCCGCCTGGGTATGTTGGACCCAACTGATTTGAAAGGTCATGATCAGGTCATTGATCCTTTGCCAATATCGAATTATGGCGCTTTCTTTCCTCATTATCGTTTGCAGAAGAATCATGACGTGTGATATGATAATTCACACGTTGTTTTGTAGTGCATTACATAATGATAAGGAGACAAGGCCATGACGAAGGTTTGTTTGACCGATGAATTGTTGGATCAGCTTGGTGATTCTTATCAGGAATTCAAGAAGCTGACTCCAGATGTTTCATTTGACCAGTTTGTTGTTGGCGTTTTGGAAGGAATCGAATATGAGATCAACTATTGTCCTCCTGTTCGACTCTCTTCCTAACGCCTTTCGGCTCCATTCATCATGCAAACAATAAGGGTGTCATCCAACATGGATGACACCATTATTGTTTTTGTGTAATGCCTTGCATAACATAGGGTAAAGTGCTATGATGAATAGGACAACTGAAAAAGTGAGGTGATAGCATGAGAAAACGCAAAAAAATTGCGGTAATCTGCAGCATTTCACTCTTCGTTGCCGTTCTAGTTGTTTTGGTTTGCCTGTCGCTTTGTCAAATTGAACAACAAAATCAAATCTTGCAAAGAAAGCTTGATGAGATTGACCTTCTGAAGCTTCAGCTCATGAAAGCCGATCAGAAGTATACAAAGCTGATGGAGGATTATGGCCGGCTTCAGAAGATCAATAAAGAGATGCAGGCAAAGATTGATGAGCTCGAAAAGCAAGTGGAACAAGAACGAGCCAACCAGTGGCAAAGCTTCGTGGCCACGTATTACGATGCGGGGTATCAGTCTACCGGGAAGAGGCCTGGAGATGCCGGCTACGGCATTACAAAGTCCGGTAGATATGTGACAGAGGGTGTGACGGTTGCCGTTGACCCTGAAGTGATCCCACTTGGATCATGGATCGAAATCCTGTATCCGAACGGCAAAGTAGAGCAAAGAAGGGCGGATGATACTGGTCGCCTGATTAAAGGTAACAAGATCGATATCTATTTGCCTAAAGTTACTGAAGAGTATGGTGTGGACCAGGTAATGGTTCGCCTCATCCAAGAGCCAACAGCAGCTGTATAACGGCTGCTGGGGGCAATATTACATAAGGAGGAGCATGACATGTCTAACGAGGAGTATGAAACCTTATTTGACTTTATGATTCCGAAACAACGACAACAACAGTCCGAGTCTGCTGCTTCTAAGGATATGGAGTCTGAAGAGGTGAAAGAATTCACCGAGAAACTCAATGCCGGCGACATGACGACAACCGCATATTTCATCTCGAATGCGATCTTGAACCTCCTGATTGAGAAGGGGATTGTCACGGATCGTGAAGTCGATAAGATGATTAACGATCTTTATCAGGAGTTTAAGAGAAAGCGAGGAGGGAGAAAGGAGTGACTGTAGCTACGCTTGTCAGTCGATTGCGTCCTCATGTTACTCACTTTTCTGCAGAGATTCCGATTCGCACCAAGATTAAGGATGAGGTGACTATTGGCGGTAAACTCATTGATTATTCATCGATCAGCGATGAATTTTTCGATGAGCAATACTATCGATTGGCCATTGAAGATCCGATTGGGACCGTTAATGTGGTGGTCTCGGAGACCCTTTGGGATCACGTAAAGGGCTGGTTGCTTTCTGAAGATCCCCCTTTAGTGCTCATCAAAGGGTTCGTGAATGTTGTATCACGTGACATCCATGGTGCGACGGAGCGGCAGTATTCGATTGTTGGATATGAAATACAGCCCATCCCGGAGTGATCTTATGCGCAACATATTGGTTTTTCCAGACGGTACTGAGCAGGATTTCATGTATCCGCCCAACCGTGATGTCGTTGTTGGTACAGAGCTGAATGTTGTGATGATGGACGATTCTGTTCACAAGCTGAAGGTGATTAGGATCGAACCTGGAGAGAAGAAGATTCTCTATTATTTATCCTATTAAGGAGGTGGACTATAAGTTGTGGTCGGTCTGCTACAGCGACATATGCATCAACACTCACTTTCCGCCGGGAACCCAACTTGACCTACGGAGCTATTGAAAGAATAATCGCTATCGCTCTGACTCTTGTAGAGTTTGAAAATAAACGATATGGAGGCTAAACACATGGCAAATGAAAGAAGAAGTGGTTTCAACAATGATGCGTACATCGAACTGATCGGCAACCTGGCAACGGTGAAGGATCCGGAGACAGGCAACCAGGTGCATGCTTATTCCAAGCAGATGCCGAACAGTAACAGCAAGGTGGCGAATGCCATGCTGGCAGTCAATCATCCCAATGAAGATGAGGCGGATTTCTGGAAACTGGAAGTGTGGTCGCATGATCCGAATCGTTCTGGATACCACAACTTCCTGATGGATCACTGCGAGAAAGGGCGCCTGGTGATGGTGCGCGGCGTGCCGGTTCTGAAGAAAGACAAGAACGACAAGAGCCGGATCTATCCGACGATTATCGTGGACAAGATTGTCGGGCTGTCTTCGCCAAACAGTGGCAATAACAATAACAATCAGCAATCGCAAAGCCAACAGGCGCAGCTGCAGAACAATCCTCAAACATCGTACTATATCCCGCAGCAACCAAACGGATTCCAACCTGCTCCTCAGCAACAAGCCGGCTTCCCGCAGCAACAGCCTTTTGCCGGCCAACAACCTGGCGCATTCCCGCAACCACCTCAAGGCGGCTTTGCTCCTCAGCCAAATCAGGCTCAATCGTTCGGAGCGCCGCAAGGCTTCGGCTATGGTGCACCGCAAGGCCAGTTTCCTCCGAATGGAGCACCGAACAGCGCACCGTTTGGCGCTCGTTAATCCAGGTCATGGGGGAGGGGATTCCCTCCCCGTTTCGACTTGCAAGGAGGATTAATCGATGAAGAATCCATCTGATTCACTTGCTCGCTTTCTGCATGGCATTTTTTATTATCATCGAGACAAAGGCATGCCCGTGATTGCCGCCAAAGCAAAAATGTACGATGAAGCCATGAATGTCTTCATCGGTCTATTTAAGCAGGAAAGGAATGTTCCGGATCATGCCTTAGTGATCTTCTCTCAGGCATTTTCAAGAATGCTGAACATTCGTGGAGCACAGCTCAAGAAAGAAGTGGAGGTTGCTTTGAAAAATGGAGAAGACCCTTCACAGGTTCATATTACGGCCATGCATGATTTGAAAGCGGCAAAAGATGCAATCGATGAATTCATATCCAAATATGTTGGAACATCAAAGAAGGAGGATACCAATGGCGCCTAAAAGCAAGAAGAAAGCAGAAGCCGAATCAACAAGCAAGGCTGTAGCTGGTTATGATGTGAAGGCTGATTTTAACCGGAGGTTTGGGGCCGGTACATTCTTCACATTTGAAGATGCCGGCATTGCGACCGAAATCTTTCCCGTACCGACTGGTATTCCGACCGTAGATTACGCAACGGGTATTGGTGGTTTTCCACTGGGTCGAATCGTTGAAGTATACGGCCCGGAATCTTCCGGAAAGACAACAATATGTTTGTATGTGGCAGCTGCCTTTCAACGACTGGCTAAAATCCCGACTCATCGTTTCTATGGGAAGAGGGTGGGCTTTATTGATGCTGAGCATGCTCTGGATCCTGTTCATGTTCGTGCGATCGGTGTAGACACATCTTCTGCGACAGGAATGTTGATCAATCAGCCTGACAACGGAGAGCAAGCCTTCAATCTGATTGAGGCCATGATTCTTTCAGATGCCTTCGGCGTTATTATTGTGGACAGTGTTCCGTCTTTGGTCCCGCAAGCAGAAATTGAAGGCCAGGTGGGTGACCAGTTCGTTGGTCTTCAGGCACGTTTGATCAGCCAAGGACTTCGAAAGATCCACGGCATTGCCCAAAAACACAATGTTTTGGTTATTTTCATCAATCAGCTACGTGAGAAAATTGGCGTTATGTATGGCAACCCTGAAACAACGCCTGGCGGCCGTGCATTGAAATTTTACGCATCGATGAGGCTGGATATCCGTCGAAAGCCGATTGAAAAATCAAGTGTCTTTATCGGCCAATCGACCACCGTGAAAATCGTCAAGAACAAGTGCGCTAGTCCGTTTACTGTAGCTGAATATGATTATTTCTGGCAGGGCGGCGTCGATATGGTCAAGAACATTACGGAACTCGCCATCGACATCGGGATTATTGGGCGAGCAGGAGCATATTACTATATCGGTCCATCACTGGACGAGCCCTACACGGATGGTGTTAATCCGTTGAAGTGGCAGGGCAAAGAAGCTGTGATCGAGTCGCTGCGAATCAGCCCGCAGTTATATAAGTATGTGTACGATATGACGATGGGCACAATCCCGCGTGATGCGCAACTGATCATCGAAGGCGAAGACGATCCGTCTGAAGAAGCAGAAGTCCTCCTGGAGTCCCAAGGCGAGGCATCAGATGATCCTGATCTTTTCACTCAAGCAGGATCAATTGAGTAATTTCATGGGGGATAGAACATGACCGCCGAAAAATTTGCCTACACTCCGTTTGATACAGACACATCACCGTTCTGGAATCAAGCTAATGTACCAACTGAATGCATCTTGGAGTTGTCCCATGATGAGATAAAAAAGGGCATTCATAATTGCCAATTATGCGCCTATGGTAAATTATCCAAGCCACTTCCTTTGTCTAACTCCAATGCAAGGGTTATGATTGTAGGTATGCGTCCGGATGATGTTCTTTTCGAATGTCAATCGGGCAAAAAACTTGGTGAGCTGTTGGAAGCATGTAATATGCCATTACATGATGTCTATTTGACATCTGTGATCAAATGCCAAGAAGTTGCTGATCCGCTTCAATGTCATCACCATTTGATTGGTGAAATTCTGACAGTGCGGCCAATCCTGGTGATTACACTTGGATATGAGGTCGCACGCATATTCTCAGAACAGCCAGCGTTGAATGCCTATGTTCCGATAGGCTTTGCCAATTCAACGATGTTTATGACGTATTCCATGCATGACGTGTTGCAAGACACATCCGGTCAGGCACAGACTATTTTGATACAGCACTTCACTTATATATCTGGTCAAATTCGGGGGATGAAGACAGCATGACAGGTAGTCCAAAAGAACTAAACATCAAAATGGCGGCTAAAATCCTTGGGGTTCATCAAGATACAATTAAGTATTGGGAGGAAAAGAATCTGATACCTCCTGCGCGTCGGAACCCGAAAAATAAGTATCGGGTTTACAATTTGGACGAAATCAAGGAAATAGCCAGAATCAGAGGGATTTATGAAGTAGAAGTAGATGCTGCAATTAACAAGCTCCTGCGACAATAACAATGTTGTCTGTGACTTTTTTCATGTTTTACCCCAGGTTTGTTGACATCCTATAATGGAATTATTATAATGGGGAGGAACAGTCAACCAACTAGGAATTTAAGCCTAGTAGGGGATTGTGGACAGCAGGAGGAGAAATCACGGTGCAGGCCGCTTTGTTCGAAAGGGAATTCTGCAGACATCTTTCACGAGTTGCTAAGGCTGTCGCAGGAAGAGGCCCCGTCCATGTTACGGCTCATCTTTCTGGCCATACGATATATGCCAAATACAAGTTTGAATACACAAAGCTTGAACGGCAGATTTTCAAGCAGCATCAAATAAAAGGAAAAATTACGGAAAGCAAATTACTGTATGCGGAATTGCAATCTTTGATTAATTCCTTTCTGGAGAAATTTGCCGAAGGTATTCATTTGGAGGATATGGTGGCTTATCCAGATCCGGATCGTGATTTTGCTTACGTAATTTTCATCCTGAACGACAACCTAGAAAAAATGCTTCGTGAAAGCAATTCGAGGATTAAGTGGGTCCGTTTAGAAGCGGAATAGCCACAAGCGCAACCCTTTATGAACAATGAGCAATTGATTGGAAGCAGATCGTGCGTCTGATCAAGGCTGGTTCTCATGTTAACGGATCGCCATTAACTTTGAGCCAGCCTTTTTTGCACTCATTTTTGACTAATCGCAGCATCTGCTAATGCCTCAAACCCTCATAAGTTAGATAAAATTGTAATACATTAATCAAACTTATGGAATACTATTTATCAGTATGTTATAATGTATTACAATTGTACATAATCACTCTTCGATAATTGTGCCGATATTCGAAGAAGAAAAGTGAGGGAATGATTCGCATGAGCAGCAGCAACAAGGAAGAACTGGTGATTAGCCAACTCCTGAGCCAGGGAGAACAGCTGGTGTATCGTTATCTGAAGGAGGAGTCGAAGAAGGGAACGATCAGGGAATCCATGAAGGATATGGCCCAAAATATCCTGCATCGATACTATGATGAGATCCCATCCAGAAACAAAGGCATCGAAGAAGAAAAAACGTTCAGTGAAGCCACCGTGCATCGTGCTATTCGCAAAATGTACGCTGAGGGTATTCTTGTGATCGTGCCCAGCAAGGAGAAATCGGAAAGCAACGAGATTATTTTCTATGGGATTCCTGATGAAGACACCCAAGTGAATGAAATCATTAATCTTGGTGAGAAGCTTGCACAATCATTGAGCCGGATGCAACGTATTTTGCTTCGAAAGGATCAGGAGATTGAACAAGTCAAGCGGGAGCGGGAGCAACTTTACATGCAGCTTGACGAACTGAGGCGGGAAAAGGAAAACCTGCTGAAGAAAAATCAAATGCTCAATAAGCTGCTGCAAGAACATCTTTCCGGTGCCGACATTTCAGGAAAAATTATTGAGACTGAAACTCTTCCTGATGGAACGATCGCAATTATCCTCCAGCATTAATGAGGAGGAAATTCCATGGATCTCAATTTTCACGGGTTTCATGCGTGCCGGATTTCAAGGCTGAAAGAGTCCGGCACCGCACATTTTTCAAAAGCCATAGCACATGAAATTTTTTCGGCTTTTGAAAATGATCGGATTGGATTGCAGGAAGCTGAGCGCCTGAAAACTTGTCTCAAATGTTTGAGCTGTCAACACGAAGGGATTTTACAAAGCCTAACGTCCAATTTGATCATGCTTTACCTGGGTAAGTTGGATCATTTAATGGATTTAGATGAGGAAAAACAAAATTACCTGAAGAAGTATTTAATCCTGACTTCTGAAGCGGCAGGTGTTGTAAATGAGTCTTGTTTTGACTCGTCTCTTGCAAGAAGATTTCACTGATTGGGAGCGGCTGGTTAGTGCATATGAAGAGGAAAACAAGCGCCTTCCAGTTCCCGCAGAGAATAACCCCAGCACCCTTCATCGCTTTAATGTAGCAATTAGTGATCTTTATCAGCGTGCTCAATACGATTTCGCACGAGCTCGTCGCAACAAAGATGCAATTGAACGGCTTATCGAGAATGTGCTGAAGGACTATTACAGAGGTCCTAATGAAGATGCCAGACGAGGTGCCGGCATTCAATTCGCCCGGCAATATCCAGCCCCTGACTGCTGGCCAACTGATACGGTCGATTTGTTTGATCTTGAAGACCGGTTTCGGTATTATTATTACTCGTTGCAATCAACCATCCGGATCCTGGAATTCAAAGCAGAAGGTAAAATTACCAACAATTCCTTGCTGAAGCTGGAACGGGATTTGGTGTCATGAATACATGTGTTTATGCAGCTGAATGTGCTAATGCTAATAAGAGCTGTCATAAATGTTTTGGATACAGCATGCTCAAGGGGATCAAAGAACGTAAGGGTTTACAAGCACGTTCTACCAAGCGCAAAGAGAAAAAGAAGGGCATGGACTTTGAAAATCGAGGAACGAGGCAGTATAACCAAGCTGTCTCGATTTCCAAGCAAGTGGCTAAGCGTCAGTTGGCTTCTGGTGCTCTTCATTTTGCGCTGGGCGATATGATCACCGAAGAGCAGCTGACGGCAGCATTGGCGGAGTTCAAAGAACGTTCGAGTGTTGGATCGAGAGGCGAAAAGCAAATCACCATTAAGAAAGAATGGCTCGATAAGCTGAAGGATGAATCCAGGCAGATGAATCGAGACTTTTATTTTCTTCCATTCTCTTTTGGTGACGCCAGTACAGACTACGTGGCGATGGAGTACGATATGCTTCTGCGCTATATTCAGACTATTCAGATCCTATTGGAGCAAAACCGATTATTGCAAATGCAATTGGATGGAGGAAATTCGTGACATGCTTCGTGGTCCCAAGCGGCAAGCAAAGGAGGAATTGCATTGCAATATCATATTCAATTGAATCATTATCTTCAGGAGCCTGATGAGACTCTGGTTGAATTTTGCAAGCAACATGCCTCAAGCCGAACGGACTATGAAGCGCAGCCGCTTGTTTGTAGCATTATCAGTTTTTATGAACGAACTGGCTATATATCCAATCGGCAAAAGATGTGTCTTGCACGATTCAAATATTGGTTGGAGTTTATATCTCCAATCCTGCCAATATCCATGTCTTTCGATATTACAGAGCCAACTCTTTCATCCTGGTTAGCTCCATATGCTCGAAGAGGAAAAGAGATGGTTTCCATGTATTTGGAGATGATACGAAAGATGGATTACAACATCCGTGTGAAACAGCTTGAAAGCCATCTGTATCGTCCAAATAAAAAACGGTCATTAATGCTCTATGTCGATAAGGAGGATTGATAGCTTTTTCGTTCTTTTGTAAGGCATTACATTAGCACAAAACATTATTCAAGTAAGGGAAGATGGGTATGACATCGAATGGGTACGCGATTTATGGATGTATTTCAACTGGCATCAGAAAATACTTTCATGCGGAAGACCTGACCATGGACTTGAATGATATTATGCATAAGATTCCGGAGTCTGCTGGTCGTCCGTATTTTAATCACTGCTATTCCGAACGCTGGGGCGAGGAAGCGATTGTCGTGGCTGATCGGTACATAGACGAAGATACAGCCCTTCGGGAGTTTGAGAAATGGGCAGATCAAATGCTTAAACAGCATCCTGCTGTCGCTCTCACGCTCGGCGAAGCAGTATGAAAAAGGAGGTTTATGTCTTGGGCGATTATTACAGTGCTGGACTTAATTTACCTCGTCATTACTTTAATGACGAGGTAAAATCTGTTGTGGCGCAATATTATGGGAAAGAATCGATCTCTGATATCGATGATTGGAGCATCAGCATTACGGGTGATTCCCATGTCGTCAGCATCAATGATGATCAGGCGCCAAATGGCCAATTTCCGGATATTGAGCGCTACCTGGTGGAGAAACAAATCCCATTTGATCGTTGGGAAGAATGCACAGGTGCCTGCAATCCGGCATATCGCCGTATTTTCAGACCCGGATTGGTGGATCAGATGGTGCCAGAAACCGATCTTGGCGCCGTCATTGAAACTGAAGTCCTCTGGAAGCTGACCGAACTGGATGATCCAGCGGAACTCGCTAAGCGACTGCGTGAATTGCTGCATGAGCGAGATCCTGCTCATTGGGTTCCATCATTAGAATCATACAACGAAGGAGGTGATAAAGCATGAGTCTGGAATTGCTTGAACAAGCATTGCTCATGGAGGATACGTCTGGTATAGACGAGATTCTAAATGTGGCCGCAGAGAATGGGGATGTCGTTCCTCGGGAGATCGACTTGTTGACGATTCGAAAGATGATGATCCGGATCAAAATGAATGATCTGGAGATCAGGAAGATGAAGGATCTTAAATCGGCGATCGTCGAGTCCTGGGATCGAAAGATCAAAGCGATTGAAGAGGAGAGCGAGAATCTCAAATCCGTCATCGATCATTGGATCCGGGAATCAAACGGCGGCAAGGCAGCATCCTTCCCGGATGTAGGTACAGCCACTACACGGAAAGTTCCGCATCAGGTGGTGGTCAAGGATCCAATTCAATTCCGCAATTGGCTGGAACAGCGCGGAAAGCTGCACAGCTTCCTCAAACCTCCAGAGCTGGATGTCGCAGCGGCGAAAAGCAATATCATTTCCGAGATCGAAGCACAAGCCGATGCGCTTGCAGAAGAAGCGCTGAAGCGAATTATGGAGGATGAGCCGGATCGGAAATGGACGAAGAAGGAGTTGGCAGCCAAAAAGGAAGAAATGCTGGCAGAAATTCTTCCTCGTGTGGTTGCCTCCTATGGTCTGAGTGAAGGTGTCGTGGAATACCAGCCAGAAGGAAAAACACTCACGATTCGTTTCAATAAGTAATTCCTGACCAACCCCCTGATCTGATATAATTGTGTGTAACGCATTACACCAGATTAGGGGGAATTGTTTTGTCTCGTTTACCTTGGAAACAGCATTGGATTAAGGAAGCGTTCGATGCTTCTGAGCGTTCAACTTGTGAACGGCTGAAGGTCGGAGCTGTCATTGTGCGAAACGGCAAGCATCAAGTTTCAACTGGCTACAATGGATCTATTCCTGGTGATGAGCATTGTATCGATGTTGGCTGCAGGGTTGTTAATAACCACTGCACAAGGACGATTCACGCAGAAGCCAATGCCATCTTGCAGGCGGCCAGATATGGTTCATCTCTTGAGGGAACTGCGATTTATGTGACCCACTATCCGTGTCTCAAATGCACGCAGATGATTATCTCCGCCGGAATAAATGAAGTATACTATGCGCTTGATTATCACAATGATCCTTATTGTCGTGAGCTTTTCAATAAAGCCGGAATTCCTGTGCAACAGGTAAAAATAAATGAATGAATTCTGGTTTGATCAGAGATGATCTGAGCCAAATTGTCATGAGCAAGCTTCTGAAATAATCGGAGTTTGCTCTTTTTTATGGTTTTTCTGTTGTATTTCCATAGCTTTTATATTATACTTTGTGTAGTGCATTACGCACAGGAGGTAAAGCGTCATGGCTCTTGATCAAGTTGTTGCGGAGCGTAGCAGGATGCGATTCATCGGAGTCACGAAAGATGCCACTACAGCAGGGCCTGGGAAGCGACTTGAATTGTTTCTGAAGGGCTGCATTAGAGGCATCGTAAATCCATGTCCCGGTTGTTTCAATCCGACGACCTGGGAGTTCGGTGGATTGACCAAGAAAATGACTGTTGATGAAGTCGTAGATATGATTGTGCGGGACGCCTGGAACTGGCAAGTAACGTTTTGTGGTGGTGAGCCATTGCTGCAAACTCGCAATCTGATTCAGGTTTGCAAAAGACTGAAAGAGATCAGTCCCCGATATCATATCGTGGTTTACACGGCATATACGCTGGAGAATCTTCTGAAACATGGAATCTTCTATTCGTATCGTTCCAATGACGGGGATGATATCCGAGAAGCGCTTGAAGCTTATTCGGTCTGGGAAAGTGATGACAGTAAGATCAAATTCATCGCAAAGCCAGATGAGATACGTGAATTGATGAAGCATATTGATCTGCTTGTTGATGGCGATTACCAGGCAGACAAACGCCTTCCTACGGAAGAGTATATGAACGAAGGCATGTTTATTGGATCCAGCAATCAACGTGTCATTGATACAAAAGAGACGTTGAAACAGGAGCCGAACTTTGTTTTTGAATATGCTGACGCCTGGATGAAGAATCATCAGAACAAGAAACTTTGCAGGTGCTGCGGCCATGCGCTTCCAAGCAAAAGGCTGATCTATTGTGATTCGGAGTGCCGCAAGGCATTTCATAAACGCAATAAGGAAATGGCCATTTTTGGTGGTGCATAAAAGGTGGATCTCAATGTCTGTTGATAAACCATCACTTGTAAATTCTTTATCAGCCAAAAAGCCAACCGATTTGATTATTCATAGGCTTATTCAAAATACATATGGAGGTGCGAAATCCATGCCTGTATTGAATCCAAAAACAGGTGAACAAGATTATGTTGATCTGGAACTTGTCAGCAAGATTAATATCGAACCTCAATTTCTGCACAACTTCTCGTCTCGTGAGAGGGAGAAGGTGAGGTTCGGTCTTGAAGGCATAAAGGAAGAGGAGAAAGTTTTATTCCAGGCTTTCTTCGAGGATGACACTACATTCTCACACGAGTTCGGTCTTTTGGAATTCAAGAAGGCGATGGCGGATTGCATATACGATGCGATGAAAAAACGCCTGGAGCATACAGATATGTTCATCGCAGCTGCTGATCAGATGATTGATCAGTATATCGAGAAAATGAAGCAGGCTAACATTCTTTGCTGTCGGCTTGATAAGAACCATCTGCTCGATGGTGGCATAGGCGTGATTACGGATCTGAAGACCAATCAGGATGTTGGAACGTTTGAGTCGTTGAAGTTCAACATGGCGAAGAACAATGATGAAGTATTCTTTGACGTGTTGGATATTTTGTCTTCGGTTCGTCAGATCCGTGATTATTTGCCTGAGCCGGAGCGATTCAAATATACTTACTATTCTCTGCGAGATCATTTAATCTATACAATGATTCCGGACGAAGGAACTCGCACTCAAAGAATGGAGCATGCCTCTGATGCGCATAGCGATCAGAATGTTCGCTTCCATCAAGTTTCTCTGAGCATTAAGCCATTGGAAGAGGATGACACGCACATGCAAATGGTGATGGATGCTGTTGAGACAAAAGTTCTGATCAAGGATCTTGCTCCGGATGATTTTCTTTCGTCGCAAGCAGTGGAAGCTTACAAAGCAGCTCGTATCAAGATTTTGATCGACAGCGAAGAACGATCGAAGAAGCAACAAATGCTCAGCAAATATGCAGATATTGAAATCTAATCGATCGCTATCGCTCTCATTCTTTCGCATTATTAAATAACTTTTTTTGTCCAAGACAAAGGAGGATTTACATGACTGTCGCCACTAAAACACACACCAGCATGGATGAGATTCAGATTCTTCTGAACTCCCGCCGTCGGGCCATTCTCGTTTCGACCTATGAGGAAGAACGCTTTGTCGCTGAGATGAAATCCATCATTGAGGCTAAAGCCTACAAAGGGTATACCTGGTCAATTACATCCGGTTTTCATGATGTTATTACCAGGGAGCTGTTTCAGAAAACGCATGACCCGATTCAGATGCTGGAATTCATCCGTACCTGTGAAGAGCAAACAGTCTTCATCCTGAAGGATTTTCATGACATCTGGGACAACAAGCAGGCCAAAAGAAAACTCCGAGATGTCTTGGAGGCACCGGATAACATCTACAAGCCGATCATTTTGGTTTCGCCACAAGCTACGATCCCGGTTGAATTGGAAAAGATCATCACGATGGTGAAGTATGATTTGCCATCTCGCCAGCGGGTGATTGAGCATCTGGATAGCCTCAGCGAATATCTTCGGGCACGAGGCCTTCCGGCTCCGGAAGGACGAGAAAGAGATGCAATCATCAATGCGCTCGTTGGGATGACCGACACCGAAATCGAAAACGTGTTGAAGAAATCGGTAGCTCGTCATCGGAAGATTGATTTGTCTGAGATCGTTTCAGAGAAAGAGCAGGTCATTCGGAAGACCGGCCTGCTGGAGTACATCACCAAACTTGGTGACATGAGCAACGTCGGTGGAATGGATATCTTCAAAGATTGGATCAACGATGCGAAATATGCATTTGACCCGGAAGCGAGAAGCTTCAAGGTCGATCCGGTTCGTGGAGCAGTTCTCGCAGGATGGCCTGGCGCCGGCAAATCGCTTGCGGCAAAAGCGCTGGCTTTCGACTGGAACCTGCCGCTTCTCAAGATGAACATGGGCGACATCATGGACAGTCGTGTCGGTCAATCCGAGAAGAACATTGCCCGTGCGCTCAAACTCGCTGAAGCTGTCAGTCCGTGCGTACTGTGGATCGATGAGCTGGAGAAGGGTCTTGCTGGCATCGCGTCGTCTGATCGATCGGACTCCGGTACACTTTCCCGCGTTGTGCAAGAGTTGTTGACTTGGCTGTCGGAAAAGGAGGCGCCAGTTTTCGTCATTGCAACTGCAAACGACGTAACAAAACTGCCGCCGGAGTTGACTCGTGCTGGCCGTTTTGATGAAGTCTTCTTCGTTTCTCTGCCGCACGCCAAAGAACGTGAGCAGATCTTCACGATTCATCTGGGCAAGAGAGGTTATCAGGTGGGAACTACAGATGCCAAATTCACTGATGAAGATATCATGGAGTTATCAAGGATTACAGAAGGATTTTCTGGCGCAGAAATCGAGCAGGTAGTGGCGGAATCCGGCCGCCGGGCTTATGCTGCCTTCAAGAAGGGCCAAAGGTCGGATCATTTCATCCGAATGGATGATCTGAAAGAGCAAATCAACAAGATGATACCTCTGTCCAAACGAAACCCTGAGCTGCTGCAAGAACTGCGTGCCTGGGCCAAGTCGTCGGCCAAATGCGCTTCTTCGGAAGAACACAATTTCCTGCACAACTTCTCTGAAGTAAGCAAACCGAAACTCCGTGTATTGAACACCACGGATTATGAGGATATTGTGCTCGATTAAAGGAGGAGAGGTGAGCATGGCCTATAACCCAGCAATCGAAAAGATCAAAGCCATGGACTTTGTGAGCCATTCGCTCGCCATGGAGTCGGCTTACAAGCAGTATGAGAAAGTGAAGAGGGCTATAGCAATTGCTCTTGATGAGCTTCGAGAATTCGAAGAAAAATATAATCACTTCATCGAATCGGTTTCGCATCTACAAGTATTTCAAGAGCTTTTGCGCCCGATTCATGTTGAGTATACGAATGATTTGCTTCATAAGTCCAAAGATTTGATGGAGCGAACATATACAGATAAGGAGTTAGAAGGGCTTCCGTTGGATGTTTACAACAATATCGTGGAATTGCAAAAGAAGCGGGTAAATGTACTCAAAAAAATTGCATCTGTATATATGCTGCAATAATGCGATGTAGTGGCGAAAGAGAGACGCAGCCCGTTGGCGAGGTGTTTCCTCGTTCATGGGAGCATGGCCCATGGCTACTTCGCTTATTGATACATTAAACCTCATGAAAGGAAAAGGTGATTTGAGATGTCACACTTCAAGACCTACGAGTGCAAAGTGGATAACGTGGAGTACGTGAAGCGTGCTCTGACCGAGATGGGACTCAGCTACAAAGAGAATTGCGTCATTAAGGACTGGGCGCATCAGAAACGTGAAGTTGTTCTCGGTGTGGTGAAAGACGGCAATCTGCTGCCGCTCGGCTTTGCCCAAGAAGGCAAGGAGCTGAAGCTGTACGCCGATTGGTTCTTGACCGGCTTCACCGAGAAGAAATTCACGGAAACAGTGGCTCAGCTGCATGACAAGTACCGGGTGTTCGATATTTGCGCCCAAAATAATTGGACGATTGATGAAGAAAGTATCACATACAACGAGAACGGCGAGCTGGAGCTTGTCGCAACGCAATGGGCGTAACCAATGAGCACCCAGGCTCTTATCTGGTATTATGTGTTTCTCTCAGTAGTTGTGGCCTTTGTGAATGGCTTTTGGCTTAGCCATGCTAAACCCACAAAGATGAGAAGAGCACGCTTTGGTGCAAACTTGGCCGCAGCTGGAATCATTGCCAATATCGTCTACAGAGGCTTGTATGGGTGGAAACCTCAACCCGAGTCTAAGATTGAGCTGTTACTTGATCTCCTGACAAGCGCATGTGTGCTATTTGGATTTTTGATCATGCAGCGATGTGCAATTGACAATCATAAAGACGGCCAATCACCAAAGTCTTGATCATAATGGAAAGACCCGCAACATGATGGTGTGCGAGCCGCAAAATTCGCAGCATGTGAGCGGTGGACGGCAAGGGAAGCGGGGGCGGGGCTGGTCGTCATGATTCCCCGAACAAAAAACCTGTGCAGAGCTGTGCTCAAGGTTTGCACAGGTGGCAGGATATTGCCTGCCTATATGGGAGTGTACGTCGTGCAAGCCGATAGGCTGAATCGGGTTCATCTGCATCACTGGATCCGCTGAGCAACGCTGTTTTTGCGTAAAGGACCAGGCGGATGAAACAGACGGAACGCATGCCGGCAAGGGCAAACCAAGGCTGGATAATTCAGCACCCTGCGTATAAACGCCGGCCTTATCTTTACATTCGAGGAGAGCACTATGGAGTTGACTGATCGAAGAGGGAACGTCCTCAATGTGGGCGATAAGATCCAGGAGCTGCCTTGGCGAAAACGAGCTGATAGGAAGAAATATATCATCATGGCAATAGCAGACTCCTATGTGTATTTTGTCCACGAAAGCAGTCCGCATTTAAGTTTTACCAGATCCCTTGAAGACATACGCAAGAACTATATCAAAGTAAAGGAGAATTCGCATGGAAAAACATATGGTTAAGTTCACCATTCCGAAGGGTGGCGGCATCAAGTTTGAAGTGATAGGCGGCCATGGCGAAACTTGTACGAAGGTGACCAAGGATATCGAATTGCACCTTTCGTCTGTGGGCCGTGTGGTCGATGAAGGCAAGAAGCCGGAGTATTACGACAACGGCCCGAACCTGGAAGTGTTCAACAGTCTGAACGACTAATCTGAATCATCTTTCGAAGGAGATGTCTACGATGAATATTGTGATCTTTATGGAAGGCGGCGTCATTCAAGATATAATCGCCGACGCTGAAGCCAGAGTCATTGTCGTTGATCGTGATGTGGAGGGTCTTGACGAGAAGGACATCAAAACAGTCCTTGGCAATGAAGCATATGTCTACAGTGGGCTGAGAAAGGTAAACATTGACCCAAAGACAGTCCAGATGGTGCTCATTGATCTGGAAGAACAACAAGAACAGGAAGAATAGCCCGAAAAACAAGGAGTGATTGTGTTGTCTCAGCAACGCAATAAAAGCAGAAGTAGCAGTAAGGCAAAGCAGCAAGACACAAGCAAAGAATCATATGAGGCGGCTCAAGTCGAAAAAGAGATACTGGCTCCATTTATCACGAATCTGGAAGACAACGTATACGCCATCACCAATCTTCCGGAGGAGTTTGTGGCTGTTCTCTTTGCCTGGGTGTCTCGTTCGCCAAAGAGCTTCAAGGAAAATCTTCTGTCGTCCCTCAAGGATAAAGACGGCGTGATTGATCTGGATCAGATGCCAAGAACTTCGTTTGAACAATTAAGCGAGAAGGCAAGGGCGTTTCATGAGAAGTGGGTGGTTGGTTATGGCCACAGTTCGGTGGCAGAACATGCTGTGGCTCATGTCGGCATCGAGAAGGTATCCCGCCTGGCGTCTGCGGAACTGGAGCTCAGCAATGAGTTCTATTCAATAACAGAGTATTCGCAGCGATATCAGAAGCCGAAGCGGGGCGATTGGTACAATCCTTTCCCGAGATTTGTCTCTCATAATGGTCCAACTCGGGACATGAAGGAAAATCCGGCATGGCATGAGTACGAAGCGTTCATGAATGAATGCTTCGATGTCTTTGAAAAGTTGATTGAGGGTGTTTATACCCATCTTCAGAACGAATTCCTTGTCAAGCATGGTCGTTTGCCTGAGAAACATGAGGATGCCGCTTTGGAGAAACTCGCTTTCGAAGATGCACGTTATGCATTGCCACTTTCCATGTATACGCAACTTGGCATGACAGCCAATGGCCGGGCCTGGAGAGATGGCATTTCGAAACTGCTTTCTACTTCTGATTATCCGGAAGTGATTGAGTTGGCGGAGAAAATTAAACGTGAAGTTTCAAAAGTGCTTCCAACTTTGCTCAAGCATGCTGAACCTTCACAATACCAGGCCGCCAGCAAGAAGCGCATCAGTGCTCGTTTCCCGAGGACCTTTAAGAAAGGTATCACCGAAACGGTCACGCTTCTTTCATATCCGGATGAGACCAATGCTTTACGGCAAATTGCGGCACAAGAAATTGTTCGCACCAAAGGGGTTTCCATACAGGAAGCCGACTACCGAGCAAAATTGCTGAGTACCAAGCAGCTCTCAGAAATGATCAGAGAGCTTGTCTGGGAAATGGGTCAGCACGATGTGCCGCCAGATAGTTTTAAACAAATCCACTATACATTTGCCATGCATATCTCGGAGGCCAATTGGCATCAGCTCTTGCGTCACAATCGCAAGACGGCTTTCACATATGGTCCGCCATCACCTTTTGGCCCAATCACTATTCCACCAAGAATAGCGGTAGCTGGGTTATCGTCTCTGCTTTTTGAGTTGGCCGATCGTGCAGCCCAATTCTACGAGAAGCTTCCAGAACACATTCGGGACTATGTTGTTCTGAATGCACACACTCGTCAGATAGTGGCTTCCTGCTCGCTTTGGGAGCTGTATCATCTGATCAATCTCCGAACGAGCAATGAAGCTCAATGGGACATCCGGGAATGCTTTACAGAACTGTATGAGAGAATTGAAGCGGTCAATCCGGAGCTGATACAGGCAGCTAAGAGAAGATAACCAAAGCTGGGGAAGCATACCGCAGGTTGTTGGGAGCGGCTGTGGCAGGCACATGACGCGGGGTTAGGGTGCCACTACTCTATTCGAGGAGGTGCATCAATATGAATCAATCGAAAGTCCAAGCAATTTTCGATGAAGCCGTCGAAAAATACGTCAACGCGGAGAAGAACTACATCCGGATGCAAGGTGGCATTGACTACCAACAAGAACTGAAGAATACGGATGAAACGGCAGCGGCGCTGCGATCCCGATTTGCTGAGGCTCTGGCTGAAGAGTAAACATATCAAAATGGGGTGAATCTTTATGCATAAAACACAAGAGGTCAAATATTCACACAGGAAAGCTGCAATGGTGATCATCAACAGCTGGCTGTTAACAAGCGGACCGAATCCGTATAAAGCAACAAACGAAGAGCTGCAGCAAGTTGTTTCCTCCTATGGCTGGAAAATCACCAACAAGCGCCGTGAGGGTATCTTGGGTCAAATCGATAAGATCCTGCAACCGCTCAAGAACCGGGTGACCAACTTCATCGAGAAGCTGAAGTAGTCGCTATTGAAGGAACAGTTTTGTTCCTTCCATTCTGCATGTCAGCAGTAAGTTGGCATGCAGAATGGAGGTGAATAAATTTATGCCTCAATTCCATTCCGAAAGGTGGAGACAGCATGAATCTTGATACATTCAAGCTAATGATGAGGATCGTGAACTACTACGTACATAAAGCTTATTCGGTTCAGCAAATCGCAGATATTCTGGATATGGAGAAGAGAGAGGTCATCCGCCACCTGAAAAAGGCTCAAAAAATGAGTCCGACTGTGAGGGGTTTGGTCGCTGATCGAAAAGCGAAGAAGAATTCGATTATCAAAGAAGAGGGTGAACATGGTCAATTTCAATTCAATATTCTGTAAAGGTGGTGCAAATGATGCCTGAAAAGTACGAGCCAGAAGAGTTTCGATATTCAAAGTCGATTTCGGAAACGTATCATCTTTCGGTTCCTGGATCTTTGGTGTGGGCGAACATTACGATCAATTCCTCCGGTGATCTGAATATCCAATCCAATTATGGCAATTATCAATATGCCTGGCGTTCATTCGGTGAAGATTTCAAGAAGTTCTTGATTCACATTTGCACCAATGATCCAAGTTTCCTCTATAATAAACTTCACAATCGAAGCGAAGCCAATCGAATTGACGTGATGAAAACCGTGAATCTTTGGAAACGAGAGGTTATTCGTTGGTTCAGAGAGACCCTTCGTTTCCGTCGTTTGAGAATTGACCGTGATGAAGCCAGAAGTATGGCTAAAGATGCGATGAAAGCTTTGGATGCCATTGTTCAAACGCTTGGCCCCGAGTGCCAAGCAGAAACGTTTTATGTTTGTGCAAGGGTTCCGGAGATCAATCAAGTGATTGACTTTGAATGGTCAATTTATGAAGGATCCCCAGTTACAATGGGAGACCATAGGTGCCAAGCTCTGATCGATGAAATTATGCCAGCTTTCGCCTCCATTCTTCAGAGGGAATTGGAAGAAAAGGAGAGAACACACGATGAAGTGTGATGAGTGTAGAGCGGTTTTGTCATGTATCCGGGAGGATGGGTTGTGCGCCGAATGTGATGGGCAGCTGTCAACATGCAAGAATGAATGCAAATATTCCTGTTGATCACATAGAGCGCATTCATGCCAAAATTGAACGGGTATAAACTATGGAAGGAGTTTGCATTATGAAGGATTCCTGGCCCAAGTTCAAAGAGAAGTTTTTCACGATTTATGATGACCACAAGAGTCGTAATGGTCAACGATTTGAGGTTCTTGGCAAAAAGCCGGCTCATGAATATGACATTGAATATGTGGGAGTCATGTGGAAAATTCGCTTCGAAGATGGAACGGTTCTGGATGCATTTCCAGAAGAAGTTGAAGAGGAAATCAACTTTGAAGTTATGATGGAAGGAGTTTGACCCATGGCCTTACCTGCAGACAAACTCGAAACCAGCAGCGTCGAGGAGTTGCTTGCTGAACTCAATCCGCAGCAGCGAAAAGGAGCTGAAACCATTTATGGTCCGGTTCTCATCATCGCTGGCGCGGGAAGTGGAAAAACGAAGACACTGACGGTTCGCATTGCGAACATGATTGGTCGCCATAATATTGAAGCGAAGAACATGTTCGTTGCTACATTCACAAACAAGGCTGCCCGAGAAATGAAGGAACGGATTATGAAAGCCTGCGGCGAAGATGCCGTTAAGGATATCTGGGCCGGTACTTTCCATAGTCTTTGTGTTCGTATTCTACGCCGATATGCGCACTTGCTTGGCTATGACAGCAAGTTCTCCATATACGACCAGGATGATTCGGCCAGCCTAATTTATAGGGTCTATCAGCTGCACCAGATTGAGGATAAGTACCATCCGAGGGTAGCTCAATCCTGGATCAGCAATGCCAAGAATCATCTCATGGATCCTGATTGTGCCGCTCTGTATATGGTCAAAACCATGCAGGATGAAGTGATGGCCGGTGTGTACCGAGATTATCAAATGCTGCTGAAAGAAGCCAATGCCATGGATTTTGATGATCTCATCAATAATACCGTGAAGCTGCTTGAGGAATATGATGATCCTCGTGAGTGGGCGCAGAAGAAGTTCCAGTTCGTGATGGCTGACGAATATCAGGATGTGAATGATGCACAGTTTCGTTTGCTTCAGCTGCTTGCTTGGCCTCAGAACAACATCATGGTCGTTGGCGATGACAAGCAGGCGATCTATGGTTTTAGAGGCAGCGATATCAAGCACATTCTATCTTTTGAAGCGGCATACTGGCCATGCACAACGATATATTTGGAGACGAATTATCGCTCCAATGAGGTGATTGTGTCGGCCGGCAATGGCATTATTAAACACAACACAAAGCAGAAAGAAATGACGCTTCAGGCTCACAAGAAAGGTGGACAACCAATTGCCATTATTGAACTGGAGAATGAGCATAAAGAAGCAGCATTTGTCGCCTGGATGATTCAACAGAAGGTTAAAGCCGGCCAGGCCAAGTGGGGAGATTTTGCGATCCTGTATCGCACGAACGCCCAATCAGCTCCGTTCGAACAGATCTTTGTTCCCAATATGATCCCACACAAAGTGATAGGCGGCTTGTCGTTCTATCAAAGAGAGGAAATCAAAGACATAGTGGCTTATCTCCGGGTGATCAGCAATCCGAAGGATGATGCTGCACTTTCTCGGATAATGAACAAGCCTTCTCGGGGCATCGGAAAGACCACACAGGATCATCTGGAGCAGTATGCGATGGAACATAAGGTCAGCCTTTACCGTGCCATGAAGAGCGCAGCAGATATTGACAAAATCAAGAAGTCTTCCATTACGAAAATTCAAGATTTTCTGGATCTTTTAAATCACTTCCAGAAGTATATGAATCTTGATATTCTTCGATTTGTGCAATATGTGTTGGATCAAACCGGATACATGCGCATGTGGCAAGAAAAGGCGACGCCAGAGGCTCAAGATAAAGTGGACAACATCAACGAGTTCTTGCGGCTAACAGAACGCTATAAGCAAGAAAATCCAGACAAGTCCTTGAGTGATTTTCTTCAAGAAACATCACTTCTCATGGACTTTGAAAATGATTCTGACGACAACTCTGTCAAACTGATGACGCTGCATGCCAGCAAAGGTCTGGAGTTTCCTGTGGTGTTCATGATTGGTATGAATGAGAAGGTATTTCCTTCTTGGCGAAGCAAGGATTTGGATGATATCGAAGAAGAACGAAGGCTAGGATATGTCGGGATTACCAGGGCGGAGAATGAGCTGTATTTGACGTATACTACTCAGCGCACGAACTTCCGTGGCGGAATGGAGATCTGTGAGCCATCAAGATTCTTAGATGAACTTCCAGATGAAATCATCAAGAAATTGGAGTTTCCTCCGAAAAAATAAAGAAAAAAATAGCTTTTTGAGGCTCTTTAGTATATAATGTATTACAAAAGATCATAATATACTTAGAGAGCTCCATAAGGAGGATTACAATGACCGCCACTTTGAGAATGAAAAAGGTAGATCGTCAGGATCTATATAAAAAGATTGCCGAGAAAATCAAGCAATCTCCGCTTAAACAAGCTGAAATCTCTGCATCAGACTTGGCTGACGAATTCGGTGTAGAACCACCTACCATGGATCATCATCTTAAAAAATTAGTCAGCGAAGGCATGCTGTTGGTTTCGCCAAGGCGTGGCAGATATAACCGCAAAATATATTTACTTCCTGAAAATAAAGAGAATGTTGTAACGCATCTCCAAACGGGATTGTCTGATCAAAGTGCTGCTAGAAGATGGCTTGAAGAGCGCCGCCGAATGGCAGCTGCAGCAGCCGGCAAGCCTTTGGATGATACCAAATCTGAACAACAAAATGCAAATCTTGATCAAGACATTAAAGCTCCAGTTCAAGATGTTAAGCCGGAAGAACGAGCAGAGTCGCCAGGTAAGGCAGAGCCTCTTGAAGTGAAAGAATTAACTTTGGATGAACGCATACAAGATTTCTTGGCACGATCCAGTTCGGTTCCTTCTGCAGAGTCAGTTCTTCAAAAGAGTGACCGTGACATCCTGGCCGTGGTAACTGAAAGCATTCAGCAGCACATGATCTATCTACGAGATTTGACTGAACAGCTCTCAACGGTTCAAGACAAAACTCTGATCCTGGGCTTGATTGAAGAACGCAATCAAAACCTGGAGCGGATTCGGCAGCTCGAAGAAGAGGTGAAGGGGTATATTAATACCATATCACAACTTCAAAAGCAACCGACTGAGCAGAAGAATAAGCTTGATCCTCAAAGAGTGCGTTATATGCATCAAGTGATCATCAACACTGTGGACTCCTTTGTTGAGCTGCCAAATCACGCAATGGCGTTAAAGCGGGGCGAATTCCGCAAGCAAATTGCGGAAGAAATCTCGAATCTCGTCAAATATGTATTGCAGATCGACAATTAAGAGGAGGGCAACCTCCTCTTTTTTCGTTGCAAAGGGGAGATCCTGTGATACAAGTTAATAGTTTTCTCTATGGTATCACTCTCACAGAGGATGGTAAATTGCCTATCTACATCAATATTCCAAAAGAGATGAGAGGCAATGAGATTGATGGCATTGAGATTCGATTAACGGAAATTGATGTGTATCGTATGCATCGTTTGTTTCAAATGGTAAAAGAAAGAATGGTGACGTCAATTAAGTAAGCGTATTTGGGATCCAAATACCATGTTGCTTTATGAAGAATGCCGGACTTGAGAAAATTGGCAGAAGCAAATTCAATTTGCATCTCTACTTTCTGGATGGTACAGAGAAAGTCGTTAAGCCCGGCGAAGAGATCCCGCTGCCATATGACACTCTTTCTCAAGCATCCAAATAACTCTTTGCGACGCTATCGCTCCCATTCTCGTTGACAGACTACGGAGGTGAGATCGAGTGGGAAGATACTATCCAGACGACTACAAGGAGCTACTGAAATCAAAGGCCAATATCTTGGATGTTATCGCACAGTTTACTCCGGTTCGGCAAGCTGGTCATTCGTATGTGGCGATTTGTCCGTTTCATGACGACAAGGATCCCAGCTTGCTGATTAAGCCGACAACAAATACATTCAGTTGTTTGGCATGCGGTGCAGGCTCGAAGAATCACAGCACCGTTCAATCCTCTGATGTATACGGCTTTCTTAAAGGGGTTCTGAAGTGCAATTTGTCAGAAGCCATTGAGTTTCTGGCCAACTTCTTGCATGAGCCGTTACCTGCATTAGACCAGGAGGAGCAGAAGAAGGTTATGTTGAGAAATGCCTGGGTTCAGCATTGCGAACAGGCAGCGCAGCGATTCCGGGATAACCTGATGAATAACAAGGAAGCCTACAGCTACTTGTGGCATCGAGGTTATGACTTGCACGATATTTTGGCCTGGCAGCTTGGATATGGTGATGACAAGGATTATGATTTCCAAAATACCAAAGATCGAATCGCTTTTCCGCTTTTCGATTATCATGGCCAAATGATCAGCTTTACCGGTCGTGTCATTCTGCCGGAACATGAATTGAAGGCTCTCAATGAGGAGCGGAAATCGCAAGGCAAGGCGCCGGTTGCGAAGTATCAGGACCGCTTCCCAATTCCGAAAGACAGCCCCTATTATCAGAACCACCCCTATCCGGAGTTTGACAAGCGGAACCATTTATATGGTATCCATATTGCCAAAACTTATATTAAGGATTGGGGTGCCGCAATAGTGGTTGAAGGCTGGACGGATGTGCATATGCTCCACAAATGCGGGGCCAGGCATACCGTCAGCACGATGGGTGTCGTATTGACAGACGCACAGATGGAATTGATCAAGCGAGCCGGCGCCAAGAAAGTTATTACCATGCGTGACGGCGATAACGCAGGTATGGCTGCAGCTGAGCGTGACGCAAGGATTATACAAGCCCATGGGCTTATTCCGATGATTGTGTCGCTCCCGGCCGGCATGGATCCATTTGATTTGTGCAGAAAGTATATCGACAATCATGACACCGAGGGTCTGCTTCGATATATTGATAAGAGCATGAAGACTGTTCAGCAATGGAAGATCCACAAGATCTACATGGAGACTAAAGAAGAGATGCTCTATCACTATTCGCAGATCGCTTATTACCAGAACATTCGGATGCAACGTGTCATCGAAACGATCGCAGAAGTGGATAGTCCTGTTGAACTGGACATTTATTTGCGCCAGGCTGCAGACTTGTTCCAAACAGATTACGATGCACTGAAACGTCAAGTAATGCATTACAAATCAAACAAAGTACATTTGGTTTCGTGAGGTGAAAACAATGAAAAATGCTTATGTGACGTTTCAACGCACTGTTCGTGTCGAAAATGTTGAGGGCATGACCGACGAACAAATCAAAGAAGCCGCCGTCGATGTCTTTAACGAAGCAGATATGGATGACTTTTATGCTGATGAAAGTGACATTATCGACGTGAAAATCGTTGATGAACATGGCACTGATGATGAAGACATTGACGAGTAGCCTGTGCTGATCTAATCGCAAGGAGGAATTACGATGCCAAAGGTGGATGTAGCCTTTTCCTTTAACGGAAGCATACAGCTTCATGTTAGCGAGGAAGTTCTTCAAGATCCAGTCGCATTTGAGCAAGCAGTCCTTGATGAAATTAAGGCTGCCAATGTGAAATTAGAGGACCTTACATTTGATCCATTTGATGTCACTGAAATTGAGGAGGATGACAATGAGTCATAATAATAAAGGTCAAAATGAAGCTGAATGGCTGCGAACATATGCTACTGTCAAGCAGCGCAAGAAGCTGTTCGAAAAGGACTATCCGAATGGCAAGATTCTTCCAATCACCATGTCGGATGTAAATTATTCGCACAACTACATTATGGTAGGCGCATTGCTCTGGAAGGATGCAGATAAAGCCAACCTGACTCCAGAGGTGCTCGACAAGATAACGGATATGTGCAAGTCAGTCACACCGACCAATGCAGGCTTGGTTCTTGGCGCTATAGCGATTATGACCAAGGCAGACAGCATGGGGTATTCTCTGTCGATCGCCGGCGGCCCTAAAGCTGATAAGAATGCCTGGGTGGAGAACTGCGAAGAATCGGCGATCGGTCGCGCTCTGGATAACGCGGGTTATCAATCCGGCACATGCAGTCAGGACGAGCTCAAGAAGGTTGAACACATGAATCAGGTGCAGCAAGAGCGCACGGCGTTGGAGAATGAAATCAACAACATGCTTATGCATTTGTCTCTCCAAAACGTCAACCTGCTGCAGCTGCAACAAATCTGCATCCAAAGCACACGGCCGTTTAACCAGCTCATGGAGCTTTCCACGGAAGAGCTGTACAAGGTTCGTGATATTGTTCGCAATTTTGCCGGGCAAGCCACGGCAAAAATTTCGTAATTACGTTACGAAATATTGAATCCTACATGTGTATTAGCGTATACTATGGCTAGTACATAGTGCAGGAGGAACACTCATGAGCGAAAATCTGAAAAACCTGCTGGCGAATTTATCAAATGCGCCGGCGTCGAAGCAGGAGTCGCCGGCGCATTTGCCTCAAAGCGGCGGTTTTTTGAAGCGTGAACAGATCATCTCTACAAAGAAAGTGCCTTCGCCTGAGCCAGCAGCTTCTGAAGAGTCGGCCAAGACGGAGGAGCCAAAGCCCGTTGAAAGAACGCAGAAGGTAGAAAACAAGAGGGCTGCCAGAAGTGTGGATGTAAAAGCTGAAGTTAAAAAGGTTATGCGCCAGGATGTCAGTCCCGATAAGTACGGCGTCGAGCCAGTTCAACGCAACATCCGGTACTACAACGAAGACGTAGTGGAGTGGCTCGGCAAATTTTCAACCAAGAATCAGTTTCGTGGTGGGATTGCATTTAATCAATCCGCTGTGATTGAAAACATCCTTCAAGTGATGATTTATGATCTTGATCTTCAGCCGATTGGTTTTAAATCTGGCGAGGAGCTACGACAGCATATTCTACAAAAGCTAAAAGATTATTGAGGATTAATGAAAGGCATTACACTAATTTATGTGTAGTGCCTTTCATTTGTTCTTAATTGTGGTATAATAACGAAGAAAACAACGGAGGTGCAATATGGAACTCATTGCAGCTTATTTATATGACAATCCCCCAATTCAACTTACAAATATTTACGGACCAATTACTTTCGGGAACCTGAAATCATGCGGTTGGTTTGAGGACCAGCGACAACCGAAGGGCTTTCGAATTCTGCAAAAACGGATCTCAGAAAGCGCCAATAATGATGCATTGGCATATCGAGTAGGTCTTCGATTTCGGCATGATCATGATGAATATTTCAATCTGGATACACCAATTCCGTTTTTTATTATTTCTTCTGAACGCTTTGTGGTTCAAAAGCCATATGGAGAAGAGATTCGATACAAGGACAAGCAAGTTTGGCATGCTAATGAGATGAAAACAACATCTGGCTTCATTGAAAACGGAATTGATTCTGCGATCATCGAGACCATCATGAATGATGTATCAAACTGCTTGTATTACTAGGCTTTCGCCTACATTCATTTTGGAAATCAGTCATTCATTATTTGTTGACCCAAGCTGGCGATGAATCAAATAAGGAGGTAATTGATCATGTATGCGTATGGAATGAACGAATTGTTGTCCAGGTTTTCTTCACGCATTATCAGTACATATTTGGCATTTCCGGAGAACAAGCCATGCACGGCATTAGATATTCGATGCGGCAGGGGGGAGGTTTTGAATGAAATCACCCGAAACAGTCCGTTTGTCAGTAGATATGGAATCGAGAATAAATCGTTTTTAGTAAGAGTTGCTCGTGAGAATGGATTCACCAAAGTCTGCGAAGCCGACTACAAGAGCCCTGCTAAAATCACCAATGATGCATTTTCTTTGGTGGTAGCCAATCCGGAGATCAACATCAGCTACTTCAGTGATCTATTCCGTGACTACGATCCTTTCCTGATTCCAAATTTTGAGGCAGAAGAACGCGCTCGGATCGAAGCCATGGAAGCGCAGAAAGACATGATCGATTTCGGTGAAGAAGGGCTTACTGAAGAGATGCTTCAGAAGCGTAAGGAAGAAATGGAAAAGCGCAAAGAAGAGATCGAGAAGAAGATCCAGAAGGCGGTCGAAGAACGCGAAATTGCTTTTCGTCGTGCATTACGAGAACAAGAGAGACGATCAGAAGCCATGCGTTGGGATCGCTTTGTGCTGAACTTTGTCAGCAGATATCTGGCGCCAGGCGGTATTCTCATTTTTGTTACACCGAAGGAGTTCATCGATGGTCAAATTTGCTTCAAGCTGGCTAACAACTATGAAGATATCCGTGTCTATCGACTGTCCGATGATGAATACGAAGAACAACGTAAATGTATCATTTTCGCCAAGAAGCGCAAAACACCAAATCGTGATCAAGAGCTTGCTTTTCGCTTGATGCAATATCGACTCACTCCATATAAGGAGATCCCGGTGATCGATATTCAACCAGAGCCTCTTTATCAGGTTCCGTCAATCAGTCCGGATGTTATCGAATATTTCCGTGTTGGTCCAATTTCGGCTGAGGAAGTTCAACAAATGTTCCAGCGCTCAAATGTGATCAAGAATTACATTTCTAATTATGGCACAACGCTGGTCAATGAAGTTCCACAGCCTCCAACGCAATTGCATAAAGGTCATGTCTCTTTGCTTCTGGCGAGTGGCCTTCTTAACGGTCACATTGGCACTGGCCCAGACCAGCACCTGGTCAAGGGTAGCGTCATCAAAATGTCGAGTCAAGTCATGGAAGAGGAAGATACATTAGACGGCACACAAGTTCGTATTAAAGAGCGAGAATACTTTCATATCGGGATCAAATACCTGGACCGAAACGGTGAGTTTACTAAATTGCTCTAGGAGGTATTGTCATGGCTCAAAAAGTATCAGACGAAATATATAAATTGGAGTTATATGGTCGTGGCATTCAGGAGACTGCATTCTGCGATCTCCTTGTGCTCGATATGAGAAACAATGCGAGAACCATTTATTTGGCCAGCCTGATGAACACAGAAGGCAAGATCAAGACTTTGGTGACCAACTTGCAGGAGGTCCGTTCTGGCCGTGTTTGCAGAGCAGAAGGTGATCAGAGGGAGGGCACTCATCGCAATAACATGATCAATGTGTACACTCCAGAAAAGAACTTCTACAGGGTGTACAGCAACAAAGTGGATGATATGACGCATGTATTGCTGATCGCAAAGAATGCACAGCCAAACATTCGTGAGCGCCAGGAGTGGCAAGCCGAAGAAGATCGTCGTTTGGCTGAAGGTGCACCTCCTCGCCGGGCGCCGGAAGAATTGGTTCTTGCCTGGGATGGGGATTATCGCTCCCAAATTTATCGGGTGCTTGACGATCGTTATAACACTCCTATGCTTCCGGAGTGGAAAGACTACATTGTGGACACATTGATCAACGAGAATTACTACACGCCACTTTCGGTTTTCTCATACGGCTCTGAATACGATCTGGAGGCTGGAATTCTGTCGATCACCGAGCGTCAATTGGAAGAGATCATCTCCGAGGGACTCCGCTCCATGGAGATTGATTTTGATCCAAATCATAGCTCGCTGATGTCTGATGGTCGCAGTGATGACGAGGGTGTACTGAAAGATTGCACTACTCTTGATGAGTATTTGACTCATTTTGCTGCTGATCTCGGCCAACGTATCCAGGAAAACAGCCAGTTGCGCTTTGATCCAACAAAAGAGCGTCATCATGAAGCATTTTACGACTTGAATTTGCATGCAAACAATCAGGGGGTTACAGGTTTGTTCCCTCCTCAAGCCGATACCGTGATGGGGGCAGCCAAAACGCTGGAGAAAGACAAATACGTCTTTTTCGTCTGTGAGATGGGGACAGGGAAGACAGCGATGGGTGCAACAACACCGTATATTACGGAGGCTATCCTGAGTAAGAAGCGACAGCCGGATCCGTACCGTGCACTTGTCTTTGTTCCGAGCATCATGGTTGATAAGTGGAAGCGTGAAATATCGGAACGGGTTCCGAGCGCCAAGATCGTTGAAATCAAGAGTTGGAAAGACATCATTCCGCTGGAGAAAGCACCGTATAAGCCAACGCAAATCGAGTATTATGTCATGAGCTCCGATGTGGCAAAGGCAAATTATCCGATCATGCCGGTTGAAAACTGGCGCATGAATCGGACGGATGCGCGAGCCGCAATCAGCGAAGGGAAACGCCCGCGTGCAGCTGTGATGAGGAACGAATTTTATTCGGATGGAGAGCTCCGCGTGGTCGGCTACATTGGCAGCACAGGTTATTATTGCCCGAGATGTGGTCAGCCGCTTAAGGTTGGCAAAGGTCACAATGAAAAGATGTCGGATGAAAAATTCTTTAAGACTCGAAACTCCAGCGGTCAGCTCAAATACGAGCGGAAAGTTGAGAACGCATATTGCACCAACTTGATTCCGGTGAAATATGCTTCCAAGAGTTCTGGCCCCCGAAAGGGCGGTCAACAAATGGTGATGTGTGGATATAACCTCTGGCAGCCACAGCGTCTGAAAAGAGATTCATTGAATCGAAAAGTTTCACCGGCATGGTACATCAATAAGCGTCTTCGCCGTGGCTTCTTCAAATATCTCATTGCCGACGAAGTGCATGAATACAAATCCGGTGACACTGATCGTGCGAATGCATTTGGCCAGTTGGTTAACCATACAACAAAGCAGATCTTGCTGACTGGAACGCTGCTTGGCGGCCAGGCTTCTGATCTGTTCTATTTGCTGGCTCGTTTGGATTCTCGTCGTCTGAAACGAGAAGGCATCAGCTACGATGACATTAACTTGTTCATCGAGCGTTATGGCGTATTTGAACACAAGTATCGCATGTCTGATGTATGGGGCGGTCAATCCCTTGCTTCTTCTGCATCTCAGACTCGTCGAAAAACAGGGCGTGCTGAGAAGCCTGGCGTATCGCCACAAGTGTTTTCTCGCTTCTTGATTTCCAATTGTGCATTCCTTGAGCTGTCTGACCTGGCACAGGCGCTGCCGAGATATCGAGAAGAACCGATCTTTGTGCAAATGGATCCGATGCATCTGGAGGCATACAGACAACTGGAATCAGAAGTCGGCAGCGAAATGCGCCGGAGTGTTGCAACTGGTGGAATGAAGCATGTCAGCACATATATTAACCGGATCTATCAGTATGCGGATATGCCGTTCAATCAAGGGCCGATCACCTATTATGACGACAATGGCAATCAACGAGTGCTTGCTCGTCCAATCAATTTCGATCCGGATTATTTTACGCCAAACAAGTATCGCCGGCTGACACAGCTTATCGATAGCCAACTTGATCGTGAGCGCAAAGTGCTGGTATATGCACGATTCACGGGAACGAACCCTGTTGATTTGTATCTGTATGACAAGCTGAAAGCTGATGGATATAAGGTCGGAATCCTGAGATCCTCCGGATCTTATGATGGCATCCAGTTTCCAAAACAACAGGAACGTGAGCGTTGGTTGAAGGAAATGATGGAGAAGTACGATTGGGATGTGCTGATTACCAATCCGCGTCTGGTCTCCGTCGGTCTCGATCTTCTTCAATTCCCGACAATTGTGTATTACCAGATGGATTATTCCACCTACAATTACATGCAATCGTCCCGCAGATCCTGGCGGATCAAGCAAACTAAGGAAGTTGAAGTATATACCTTGGTTTATGAAGACACCATCCAAGCGGATGTACTCAGCCATATCGCCAAGAAGATCGATGCTGCGCTTGCGCTTCAAGGTAAATTCTCTGAAGAAGGACTCCGAGCAATGGCAGATTCCGGTGACGGCATCAATGCTCTTGCAAAACGCTTGATGAATGAAGGTCATCTGGATTCCGTAGAATCTGTTGAAGATCGCTGGAAGAGAATCAACGAGACTCGTGAGCAAAGCATGCAAGGCACAATGAACTTTGGCTATGAGGGATATGATGAGCACATTATGAATCCGCTTGGCCTGGAAGAAGTGCGTCGAATCGCTCAAAGCCTTGTGGCCAAAAAGCAGGAAGCCTTTGCATCTGGAAAGATTTCGGCTCGGGAGCTGGAGGATTATCTGGTCCATATGGAGGACATGTTGCTTGCTATCGAAGATGCACGGCAATACAACAAGGGCCTGCGCAAGAAGGACCGGATTATCGAAGGCCAGTTTGCTTTTGCAATCTGATCTTCCACGCAGCTTAGGGGACACCGTAAGGTGTCCCGGCTGCCACCCAATGATGATGAGACAATGAAAGGAGGTGTTTGTCATGCCTAAGAGTGTCGAGTTGAATAAGAAAACACGCAAAGCACCACCTCCTATCATTGTCCCAAAACAAATCTCGGATTGGATCAGGGAAACATCAACGATTGGACGTGTAAACACCTGGACGGTTGGTAGTGGCCGTGCCCTATATACCAACAAATGAGAAATCGGTTGTCGGCGGCATTCATTACGACAAAGTGGAAAGAGGGGAATTATCCATGACAGAAACTGTAACCATTCAAGCTCCTGATATTTTGAGGGAAATTGAGTTGGAGAAGGCAGCTGAAGCGGAGGCATTCACAACAAACCAGCAGTTCTCGATCACGGTGAAGACAGCTGTACTGAAGGAAGCTGTGAGCCGTGTGGTTGGGACGATCGCAGTCAGAACGTCGATACCGGTCTTGACCGGGCTCTATATGAAAGTCGATGCAGACAAGATCACATTGCGCGGATCCGATGGCAAAATCACTACTCAAACGACGCTATATTGCGAACCTGGCATATGCGTGGTGGAAGGAGAAGAGGGTGGCCTTGTTTTGCCAGGCAAACAGTTCACGGATCTACTGAACAAATTGACAGGCGCCAACACCAGGATCATTGTGAATGGGCTTAAAGCCAAGATCAAATCGAAGGGAGCAGAGGTTAATATGAACTGCCTCCATATCGATATGTATCCGCAACTGCGTGAAGTCCACGGATCCAATAGCTTTCAAATCCCAGGCGATGTGCTGCTTATGATGTATAAGCGAACCGAATATGCAGCTTCAAAGAATCCGAACGAGAAGGTGCTTTCCGGGATTCTGCATGAAATCAAAGACAAGCAATTCAAAACAGCTGCAACGGACCGTTATCGCTTGGCCCATCAAGTATATAACCTGGATGGAGAAGTGCTTGATGCCAGAATTACGGTGCCGGTTGAAACAGTTGCAGAAGTGAAGCGAATCCTGAAAAGTACGCCTTCTGCTATGGCCTTGATTCGTTTCAATGATGCAAATGTTGTCTACGAGATCGGCAACACCAAGATCTACTCAGCCATCTATGAAGCCGAGTATCCAGACATTTCTCGCCTGATTCCGGCCCGCTTCGATAGCAAGATCGAGATCAGCTCTTCACTGCTGAAGGAAGTTCTGGATCGCTGCAACCTGTTCCGTGACATCACACAAGATGGCGTGATCGCTCACGTCATCATCAATGCAAAACAAAATCGGATGCGTGTTATATCTGCAAAGACGCAGGAAGGAAATGAATTCAAGGAAGATACCATTACTCAGAAAGGGGAAGGTAAAGATATTGTCTTCAGCTGCAATGTTCGTTACCTTCTTGAAATCTTAAACGGACTGGGTACTGATGAGCCGATCGCAATTCGCTATGCTGACCCTGGCATGCCAATCATCATTCAAGTCGCTAATGGACTGGCCGATAATTTGGATGTGGTCTTGCCAATTCGGACGAACAATCAACCCAACAATACGGAGATCCATGACTTCTCTCCAACTGAGGCAGAGTTCGATCCGTTCACTGAAAGAGTCGCAGCTTACGACGAATAAGCATGGCAAGCGATTTTTGCAGGAATATCTCTATATCCCTTTGATATTAACGGTGTAATGTGTTATATTATATGTGTAATGCATTACACCGTCCAAAACTCTACAATCTGAGGTGGACAAAATGAGACAGATAACCATCAGTACAATGTTCCCCGATAAAAACGGAGAGCTCTTCGATCTGACGAAACTGCAAACAATGCCTACTGGCACAGAAGTTCCTTTGGAGGATGGAGAATACGTCATCAATGATATCGGCTACGTGGTTGAGAAAGGCGTTTACTCCGGATATTTTCATCCTCCAGGTGTCGGCCAGCTGGAGTTTGATTTTGATGTGTCTCCTGCGGCAGAGAAGAAGAGCGCATAACCGCTAGGAGGGCGCTTTATGGATCACATTCAACGCTCGATATTTGCCACCAATGCTTTTGCGTCTGAATATCCTGAAGAGCATGTCAAGCTGTGGCAACAATTCGAAAAGGAAGTTCCGGTATCAAAGAGATCCGGCGCTTACGGCGCTGATAACGCAGCCTATATTAAATGGCTTCGTGAAAAGAAAGTTCCTACCTTTATGAATTTTATTAATAGTGGCCTGGTAAGCCGCACGAGCGAAAGATAATTCAAGGGCTTATGCCCTTCGTTTAATGCATAACAAAGGCCGTAAGTAGTTAATGTCGTGCAGTGGAGTTGAACAGATCCGACATTAATGAACATTAGACTCCCGGACCTCCAAGTGAAAGCCCGATGAGTAGGAGCACTTGGTTAATCCGCTGGCAGGCTACAAAGCGGCTACTTGAAACAGAGGGCCGAAGCGAATGATCGAACGCTAACGATTCGAACGCTATGATGCGTTTCGTGGATGACTCAATATTCGATCTTAGCTTTGTTGGGTTATTCATATCAATAAAATCATAGTACACCTCCACCCCCACGATCCCTATTTCTTGTCCTTCAAGAGCCCTGAAACTCAACTTAGCTGGACTGCATTTGCCTGGGAGTGAGGTCCCCTTTCAAGTCCTGCAGTTATGCATTAAACGAAGAGTGTGAGCTCTCAGAAAGAGCTTGAGCTCTTCAAACGGTTTGCTTGTTATCCGCCGCGAAATGCGTGTAGTAAAAAACAGCGGAGAAGGAAGCTGGACTGGGCTTCCCGTGATAGCCTAGCGGTGGGGTGAGGGCTATCAAACAGATGCGGTGAGCAGTGGTCAAATCCCTGCCCGCATCTGAAAATCTCATAAAGGTGATTTTCATGGGAAATCCAATCATGAAGTATTTCGAGTATTCTCATTTGCCCGAACATCTGCAAGCAGTCAGCAAGCCATTTGGAGATCTGGCCAAGCAGATGAATGAGCTGCTGCCTGATGGCCCGGAGAAATCGGCCGGCCTGAGAAAACTGCTTGAAGCAAAAGATTGCATGGTCAGGGCTAGTCTTCCGTAAATGTTTATTTGCTGTGACGTTCGAGAGTAGGGAGGGGTAATCCTTGCCGACACGACCTGAACTCGTGCATAGTAACGACGGAACGGCAGGCAGTTTTTAGGGAAGTGAGGAGCCAAAAGCTTAATTGTTTCTGCCTTAACAAAAAACCTCCTCTATTGTTTGATCAACACCCTTAATACGCCGGGATGATGCGTCAGTGAGATTATGTTGTTCCCTTCCCACCAGCGGGGTGGTAGTGATGCCACCGTTCTAGGGTTAATGACATCTTCAACACCTTATAAAACACGCATGAACCAAGCTGGTGAGATCAAACGATTGCCGGGAGTGTTGACTCCCGGCCCACCCTTTGCCATCAACTCGTAAAAGATTTGATGGCAAAGGGTGGAGTTTGCTTCGCCGATGCATCGACTTCCACTGTCAAAACGATAGGAATCGGCAGGTTTAGCACTTTTCCTATAAAAAAGTGCATTCCTATTAACAAAAAAATGCGATTTTTTATACATAGAAGGGCGTTGGAAGTGATGTAAATGCAAGATATTAAGCTTGCAACAGGTAAGATTGCCAAATATGTATCATCACGAATGGCTAGGGCTCCAGACCTTGGTGAAGGCGAGCTGATGATTCACACGTATCATACGCCGTGTCCCGTTTGCGATCATCCGAATGTGACCCATAGCCGGGATGGTGTATTTTTCGTGACCAATCAAATAAGCTGCCGTCGCTGCGGTGTCTTTTTCCGGCCAGTCGTGGACGGGGAAGAGGCCAGCATGAAGCTTGCAGCGATGAATCCCCCTGGAGAATAGGGGGATTTTTTTTTCCCATGAGGTGATTGCAGTGAAACTCGTTTCTCAGTATTCGATGGCACCGATGGATCGATACCATTGCTGCGCAACATGCGTACATTATCGAGTGCAAAAACAAGACCCCAAATTTCTTTGCTCAAGACTCGGTTATGCTACGCATCCCAAATATAAATTTAACTGCTGGGCCCCGAAGGAGCATATTAAATCGAGGAGGGATTTCGATGTCAGAAGTGAAGCTCCCGTTAAGTCGAACCAATGTGGAGGCGGCGATCAAGAGGCTGAGGGATCAATGTGAGAAGCTGGAAAAGGCGGCTGGCAAGCAACGACTGGAGGTCATGTAGAAATGGAGAATATCATCAGATATATAGCAACGGCAGGCTTATTGACTCTGTGCATTGGTGCCGAGATCATGCTGAAAAGGAGGGCATAATCCATGGGCAAACTCAAGCCAAGAGTTTCGATTTTTCAGCTTCGGGGTGAATTTCCGGAAGGAGAGGATCCGAGATTTAATTTAACCAAAGTGGAGGTCATTGATGCCGGCAATTGGTTTCACCGCCAGGGCGGCAATAACTTGAGAAAATTCAAGGATTTCAATGTCACTCGTTGGCACAAGCGTGATGGCGTCATGATCTTTCAGAAATGGTTGTTCGAGGTTTCGGATGAAGCGGCAGCGCTTCTTGATTTTCAGAAAGAGATCGAACAGCAACTTGCCGATATGGTCGAGAAACAGCGAAATAAGATTGCTGAGCTGAAGAAGGAACTGGATGACAATGAGTTCCGACTGGTCAAGATGGCTGAGCAGCTCTTTGCATTTAGGTAAGCAGGTTGGATCTCGTTAATGCATATCTGCTTCGATACTTCGGTGTTCAGGTGGTCACATGCCCAGATTGTAAGGGTATGAGCAAAAAGGGCAAAGATGATGAGTGCCATTTATGCGGAGGCACTGGCAAATGTTTCAGACATGGACATTAGTACAAAATACGGCTTTTGTGAAGAAGTAATAGGAGGAATAAGATGAAACCAAAGATATTGTGGTTTGATGATGGATGGCAGGTCGAAATCATGTTTGACGGCGAAGCCATTGCCATTCAATTAAATGGCGATCAAAAACTTCAAGAAATCTCTTCTTGGTATGATCAAGACAAGATTTCGAATTTGCCGGCTGATGTTCGTCGAGTTATGAAATCTTATATTATATGATGTGGTGAAATTTTAATGGATTTGACGATCGCCTACTTCCTTTCCATTGATCAATGGCCAGAGCCACCATTTTCAGGCTGGAAACGACAATGGCTTCAATGCCATAAATGTGGCTTTTTACAGTATTACGATTATCTCCCTTACTCCCTTTCTAATCCCGTTATGTGGAGCGCATGCGGCCACGAATTAGAGTGCATGCATCGTTTGAAAAAGCCGCCGCTTCAACTCAATGAAAGAAAGGATGATAAAGATGCCATGGTATGACGTTCATTTTTCGTATAACGGCTTCATGAAAATCGAAGCCGATAACTCCGAAGATGCTGCAGAAATATGTGAGCAGCATCTAAAGCAGCACCAGCCGGCCGTTGAAAAAATGTTGAGCACTGGTGTTGGCGTTGAGATCGCCGATGTTATCCAGGAGGATGGCGAAGATTTCGATGAGGAAACGGTAAACTGCGAACATTGCGGCAAATCCGTTGTCTTCAATGGGGATGATGATTTTAATTTTGAAGTTCCCAGCAATCATTTTCCTGCGCCATTTGATCGGTCCAAGGGTGTTTGCCGCACATGCTGGGAAAATGCCGGTTACAAAAAGCATTATGAGAAATATTACAAGGAAATCGAAAAATAAAAGCGGAGTGAATTTATATGCTAAGGCGCTACAAAATCAAAGTGATTGACCATAATGGCACGGTCATTGCAAATTTTGAAAAGGAAAGCAAATGGTCACACGATCGTATGTCGGCCTGGCTGCAGCGCAAGTATCACGGTGTCTGGAAGCAAATTTCTGTAACCTCTACATAAGGAGTGTTTGTAATGCAGATCATGACGTTTCGTGAATTTATTAAGCAATGGGAATCTGATGAAGGAGCTGCAGCCATTATTGCTCCTGTCGATTACGAAACCCGAAATCCCCATGAAATCGGAACGATTGTTAATGGCCAATGGTCGCCGATTGCTTTCTCTCCTGCTCTGAAGGATCTTGCGGGCGCCTATGTTCGTAGTCAAATCTTGGAGTATTGTCAGGACTTTATGATCGAACTAACTGAAGAACAGCTCCAGGAAGCATGCAAAGGTGTTGGATATGCCATTTCGGAGATGATCGGCGACTGTATTGATACGGCACTCGATATTCTGGATCTTGACCGGGAGATCGTCATTCTTGACGCCTGGGCCACACCGGCCAAGAATATGGATTATGGCGACGTTTATACCAGCCTGATCGATGCAATCGCCAACTCCAATTTGCCGGAGGAAGCACTGCTCAAAGGGTACACGGTCAGCGGCGGCAAAGACATCCGCAACCTAGTCGAGGAGCTCTTCAAAGACTTCCATAGCACCAAGGAAGAAATCATGGCCATCATCGTCGAGAACGGGCTGACAAAATACGTTAATGACCAAACCGAAGAATGAATCTTACTTTCAGAAAGGAAAGAGTGATATGAACCAAGTTCATGTTAATACCATTTTGACGATCATCGCCAAGCACAACAATTACGATCCCATGCTTCCTGGCTATAAAGTAGCAATGAGCAACATCATGTTCACCTACGGATCTGATGATGAATTTGATGCCATGATTGACGAGATTGAAGATACCTTCGGTATTGTTCTTGATTTGCCGGAACATGCCTTGCTCGGCGAAATGAAGGTTCAAGATTTTGTCAACACAATATTGGCCGCAATCAAGGAGGATGAACAATGAAGCGTGGAATCGTGATTCAACATAACGACGGCACACCGGATCTGGAGCTGGAACTAGCCAAAGCCAATATCGTCCATGCCGGCGACAAAGGATTCGTGTACCTGGAGCAGATGGCTGACGGAAAGTGGCGGCTCACGTACACGAGCGGCACGATCAAGGACTTCTCGAAGGTGGCTGCCTTCAAGGTTCTCCGTGAAGACGACTCGCCGAACGGTCCGGTGCTTAATGAAGCGAGCCTGCACCATCGCCTGGCTGAGATCAAACGGATCGTGGATACGATTCCGATGGGCGGCAGCAAGGAAGGCCGGCCGGATTACGTTCACATGCTGAGCTCCGATAAGGTGGCACGACTTCGGGAGCTGACCAACTTCAATCCGGCCGCACCGGAAGGCCCGGTGGTCGAAACATCGCTCGGCAAGCTGACCGCAAGCCCCAGATGCGATCCGTACTACCCGAGCATCGTCATCAAGTTCAATGGCCGAGATGTCGCCTGGGTTGAGGTAGATGAGCAGGCCGAAGGTGGACCGAAGCTGCAGGTGCTTCATTGGAATCGCCATTACGATGATGGCGAGGAAGCTGAAAAACACATCATCAATCTCACGCCGCCGGAGGATGAGTCCGATGGAGCGTAAATCACAAGCGGCACAAGTTGCCGACCTCATGACCTACATGGCACGGAAACGTCCTAATGCAGAGCTCGTGATCGCCGCTCCTGGCGGCCAGAAGTTCAGCGTGAATCAAGTCTCAGTAGTCCATGATGAAAGCGGCGACGATGACAAAGCAAAGATCCGTATTGATGTAACGCCAATCAAGTGCCCCTGCTGCGGGCGATAAGGAGGGTTCCTTATGGGAGCTGCTGCAACAGCATTAAGAAATGATACTTTCGTTGTGCTTTACCGGGAGAAGGAGTTTTCCACGAAAGAGTCGGTAGCTTTCCCGGAGACACGGGAAGAGTTGTATGCACTACTGACGAAGCTGCATAGTATCATCACGAAGACGAACCAGCGTATGAGCGAGTTTACTTGTGTGTTTCCGAAGGGATCGTTGTATCCGACCGAATACGATCAATTCTGGGCGCATCGGCGCCGGCCTGATCGAAAATGCTACAACGTCGGGGCGCCGTTCTTTGTTCAACGGCTGCTGAAGAACGGTAAGACCAAGCAGAAGTGGTACGATTGCCCTGAAGACTTCGACTGCCAATTTGATAACTGGCAGGAACGCAGTCATCAGATCCTGATCCTGGACATGGCAGAGGCGCTGAAGGGTGATTACGTTTACGAGCGGGATATCCAGAAGCGCTGGGGTGACAAAGAACCGCTCTTCACTGATTGAGGTGGCACATATGAGAACGGCTTACTTAATTTTACGTTCTAGGAAAACTGGCTATGAAAAAGAAGCTCGCCTGTGTGCCATTGTTACCAGTAAAGCCGATGAACGCAAAATTACCAAGCAGATCCGAGAGGAAGGCGACACACCATACGTGCGTGAAATTGAGATCGGCAAGGTGTATGATTTTACACCATTCAAGGTAAATGTCGATTTTCTGTATCTTCAATGACCAGCATTTCGTGTAATTTAGAATAATTTTAATTATTCACTTTTGGGTCCGATAATAAAGATTATGTAAACTTATTTCGGAAAACAGAAAAAGGCTAGCGGATCGTCTCCTCTCCCCTAGCCTTCTCTGACCGATGCTTTCGGATTTAACGATATCATAGTTTAATTTCAAATTTTTGTCAAGGCTCTTGCTGTGCATTGGATCGTTTTGTCTATCGATTACGATACATTAAAAATATTGGGCTATTGGGCTGCTGGCGAATAAAAAATACGAATGAGGTGCGCAAATGAACAGATTATCCGTTGCTGATGATAATATCATTCAAAAAATATTGGTCATTTCGACGGCACATATCAAAGAGGAAACCAGCGACTGGTTGAAAGAAGAAATCGAAGACGGTCAGACTGGGCTGGTGGCTTATGAAAAATCCGATTACGGCTATTTGATCTTGATCCAAGACGATATTGCCGAAAACGGCGTCTCCGGCGTCCCGGAAGATCTGCTGCGGCTCTATCGATTTGCACATAGTGTCGGCGTGGAATGGATTATGCTCGATTGCGATGCGCCGGAGATTTGTGAAGTCCCTGTATATGAATGGAGGTAATTCTTCATGGGATACATGACCACAATCACGTTTCTGAACGATGCGGAAGACCAAATTATGAAGAATCCGGATCAACTCGTGCAAAATATCCGTATGGCCATGCTTGGCATTACCGAGCACACCGGTCGTGAGATGGGCGTCGGCAATCATGCGAACTGTATGAAGGCCCTCCCTACCCATCATGCTGATACACCGCAGCTCATGTTGGCTTATCAAAACATGACGGTTGCCTTCGGTTATTACAATGATTTGAAGGATCCGCGTCATTTGGAACTGCGCAAGAGATTGCTGCGCATCGCCCAGGAAATCCTTTATCAAGAGAAATGCTTGATTAGGGAAATGGAAGATCAAATTAATAAAGAATCGGAGGCGAAAGTATGATCTACCCTTCTCTTATCAGAATTAACCCGAATGATGTGCCACAAGGAGTCAAGCCAATCGTTTCAAGCGAGTTCTTCCAGGATGCCGTTTCGGAGCTCTTCTCCCATCTCTTCGATGAACAGGATATTCCGGAACAAAAGGAGTTCTACTTCGTTGAAGGAGAAACCGGGTTCGAGATCTACGATGAACGCAACAGCTGGGCGCCTGTGTTTGAAGTGAAAACACCGGCGGGATCTATCAAAGTGATTCCATCTTATGACCCTGATTATCCAGGTGTCTATGTTGATATTAACGACGAGCAGGCCGTTTTGGTCGAGTATCAAGTGAACAATGAGTACCACAAGATTCATCTATGGCGTGAAGAGGATCATAGCGATGATTCCTTTATGATTTACACCTGGGATGAATAACAAATGAATTTGACATTCAGATATCTTCTTGCACATAAAATGCTGCCTTATTTCAAGCCGGGCGATACTTGCCCGGCTTGCGGTGAGGTCTGCAATGATCTATCTGAATATGTTGATGTAGGACCTGGCCAGGTGCAAGTGACTTATGACATGGATTGTATTAGTTGTGGGGCTCAAGGCCACAACATTGGAATGGAGATTCATTGGTTTATTCCTGACCCTCTTTCCCCTTCGGGCATGTCCAAGTTTTCTGGAAAGGAGTGATGTTTATGAGCAATTTGATAGAAGATCTGCTATTCCTGAAGCAGCTTCAACAAGAGTTAGGAACACAGGAATCAGATTATCAGGCTTCTCCAAGATTTTGGGTGGTTGGCGATTATCGTTGGGTGCCTTGCCCGGATGATTATGCTGAGCGATTTTCTGTTTATCTTCCTACAGAATGTGAATCGTATGTGGTTGAGAAGTACATCAGCGACTTGGATCTGGAAGAGATGGATGATGAAGCTCGTGAAGCATTTGAAGACTTGGACTTGGATTGTTATAGTGACATTCTCGAATGGATTCAAAAGTATGTTGACGAAGGTGCCATGATCATTGGTGAAAGAAAAGAACATTTTATTCGGGAGAATACTATGTTTCTTACAAAGTCTGAAGCTAAACGACATATCGAGCTGAACCATTATCATTACACCAAGGAAGCACACACTTATGCCATGTCAGCTTGGAGAGCTCCAACAGTCAGCAGGCTGCTTACCATTCTTGAGGAATGCGATTTTGACAAACTACTTCAAATTGTAGGTGAACATCATGAGTATGCTGCAAAAACCGATTGAACGTCGTTACGTGCAAGTTCACATCGAAATACCGATCAATGATTCTTGCAACGTCGAATCGAAACTATTTGAGGAAAAAGCCTGTGTCTGGCCAAATCCGTTCATGGACGGTATTATTTTCGGCTATCCTTATGGCCAGCTTGGCGTAAAGACCTCTGCCCTTCTCTCCAATGAGGCTCGTATATTGAGCACTCATATTGAGAAGCGCAAGATAGTTTATATCGACAATGCCGGCAAAGGTTATACCCGTGGCATGATCTTCGATATAATCCATGAGTGGATTCGTTCAAATGCTCATCGAATGGACTGGATCCGTCAAGGCGACGGATCCATTAGTCAAAGCTCTCGAATGATTTATGATATGTTGGTAGACAGTCTGGCTGGCGAAAGTCCTCACGAGCAATTGGCAAAGCTTGATCCAGATTCTATAAGGCCGCAAGAGGCGGTGAACAATCATAAAGCAGATAACAGACATGCTTGACAGATATTTTGCTGGTAAGCGCACTCTCTCTCGTAAGTGGCGTGCATATCGGCATCCGGATCTTGAGAATGTGATAGTTGTGTGTCACTATCATCACTTGGTTCTCATGTATGATCTGTTCTCGGACCGGCCCCTCTACACTTGGTGGGAAAGGCCGGCTGATAAGCGAGGGCTTGATGCTTGCTTGGAGTATCTGAAGAAGCGTTCAATGAAATAACTCAGCATCGATCGATTTTGCCAATGCATGAATTCAGACGCTTAGTCGGTGGCGATAATATCCATGACATGTTATACTTTGGCTGCTGTACAAGCTGGGCTCATCCAAGGATGTTGGTAAATCCCCACAGGAGAAAGCGGGTGTAGCCATGGGCATTGTGGACGTGCTGGGATTGTTGTTCCAATTTGGCTTATTTCTTCTGGCATTGATCGCACTAATGGTTAATATCGTCCAGGCAATTGTCTCCAAAAAGAATTAAACCGCCCTCTTTGGTTAACGTGGCGGTTCAACTCTCCAATATAAGCCTGTGAGTCAGTCCCTTAGATGGAAAACAGTCTTGTACAACCCAGGTCGTTGCGAGCGACCTGGGTTTTTATGTTTTCTTCTGGGACTTGTTTCTACACATTTTATCATAGGGGTGCTACCAATTCCACAGGATCACTGATGCCACTGTATCAAATTGCTAGTGCCAATTTCGGTTAAGACGGATATTGACATCACTTCACATTGTAGAACTCATTCACATAAAGAATCTCTTCATTGTCCAGAGTCGTCTTAAACCATATGAGTGGATTGGTTTCAATCTGCCCCATCCTACATGCTTTTCGGAATTTGATGCAGGCCCGCTGCACAACGATTGGTGTATAATCGGCCCAATTAACCTCATTAATGACTTTATCAATGAAGGCTTGCGGGAGTCTGACCTTGTTTGCGAATTCCTCTATGAAGAAATTCAGATTCATTTTTTCGGTGATAGAAATATCATCATCCTCTTCCTCTTCAAATTTATCTTTACTATCTTTAATAGATATATTTGAAGATATATTTAGAGGGTCTGAGAATCCTTGCTGCTCTTGGGATGAAGGGGTCTCGGGTGTAGTAAAATTGTCAACCTCTCCGGGGTGGATTTCACCACCCACCGTTGTCGTTTTCACAACGAAATCGTTGTCATTTTTACCACCTTGGTTGTCAATTCCACTACCGGTGTTGTCTTTTTCACTACGGGTGTTGTCATTTTCACCACCCCCGTTGTCCTTTTTACTACCCCTGTTGTCTTTTTTACTACCGGTGTTGTCTTTTTCACTCCAGTTGGCGACCTTTTTCCACTCAAATTCATAGGTCCAGTCCACCTGCGTTGATTCATCCAAAACAAGCCTATAGAAGTTTTGGCCACGGATATTATTCTGCTCTATGTATCCTTTCTCCAGGCATTGCTTGATAGCATTCGATGCCTGCTTCTTGTCGAACCCCAGATATTTGACGAGATCACCGAGACTGAACTGGAGGCAATATCCATCTTTGCGCCAGCCGAATGTGTATCTCATCATGAATGCCAGCAGCCTGATCTCGATAAGACTCAGCTCATTCCGCATGATGAGGTCGTAAAATTCATTTGGGGTTTGAGTAAAGCCACTAGGAATACTGAATCCTTTGAATTTCTTTTCCAATTACTAGCCCTCCTCTTTACATCTTGGAGGGAATCCGCTATACTAATAGCAAAACTGTATAGCAGAAATCCCAAGAAGAGAACCTTTCCACCGGCCAAAGTTGAAGGTTCTCTTTTCCTTTCTTTATATTACATATTACTAGATTCGAGCCCTTTTTACAATTTATTTGTGAGGTGATTTCCATTTATGAATCCCACTGTGGCAAGGATAATTACGACTGTTGTAACAGCGGTAATACGTGAAATCGCCGTTCAAACGATTAGACATGCGCCGACGATCGCCAGCAAAATCGTGCGCAGCAAGAACTCCAAGAAAAAAGCAGATAAGATAATAACGTAACGTTATTACGATCTATGAATATTTGTGATACAATATGGCCAGGAGGTGATCCTGGCCATGAAATTGTTGCGTCTATTATCTTACATAATTGTCTTGGCCGGAGGAATTTATATTGGACATCTTGTGAGTGAGAATGCTTTTTCTGAGAGGAGGGCTGCTGAGATCCTGGCGATTCAGGAGTATAATGCTGAAGCGATCCAGAATCATATTTATACGACCTCGTTCCAGATGTTCCCTCGCTGTAGCGCTAAAGCTGAGCTGTCTTGGTTTGCTGGTGAGTATTTGGCATTCGATAAAACATACGAAAAGTTTGAGAATGCTATTAATCATAAATCCTATGCTAACAGTGATGAAGAGGGTGATGTAATCCGCTTTCGTCTGATTCCGTATGTGGAGGAATTTATTCGGAATCTCGAAAGTCGAGATGATGTGGTTTATAAAGAAGAGCGGCTAGAGCTGTTGAATCACCGGCTCGAATCTCTGAAGCACCTTGAGCAGTATGTGAGAGAGAATCATGATCCGGATGCCTACGAAAGATACAGTGAACACGACATTGCTGTCCAGCAGATGATCCAGGATAACCCGATGTTGATCACTGCTTCTTCCCTCCCACCTGACGGAGAGCTTAAAGGCAACGCCATGGTGAAGCAGAATACGTACTTTAGTATGGAGTCCGGTTATACTTCTGCCATGATCAATGCATTGAAATTCAATGATGAAGAGAAAATCGAAGAGCTGCTGAATGCCGGTTTCATATATGCAATCACGGAGTACACTCCATTGAACGTCTATCTTCCTCAATATAGCAGCTATGACGATATGTACTTCGTTGAAGTGTTGGACGGCTATTTGAAAGGTGTCAAAGGATTTATCATTCCAGATCATATTTTGATCTATGGATGATTCAAATAAACTTAACATTGAATGACTTACGTGAATTGGTGTTCCAGTTGGCAAATAAATTATCAATAGAATCAAAGGTTTAGCTGGCAAAATATGAGGGCCCTTTTCTCTACTATTACTATATAATTTCATGTGTGATATTAAATGTGCAATATTTAATGTTTCCAACTCTACTTCTACCATGTATAATTAACATAAGAACTGCCGATAATTTCTACTAACTATATTTAGTAGAAATGAGGGAAGGCAAATGCCTAAACGTCACGGCAGAAAAAACAAAGGAGTGATACCAATGACTCCAACTGCGGCACCTGAAATTCCTGCAGTTTACAAGCCTAGCAGGAAACAACCTTTGAGGCGCCCCTACACAAAGAACAGATTCTCAGCAATGACGCCGGAACAGATCCGAGCTACGAATGAGATGTCGAAAAGCACAAGAGAGGGTTTTGTGTTTCCGGTAAGGGACAAGTAAGGAGGACTGAGTTTTGTCGTCTACGACTCGCTATATAAATCCTGATTATTGGGTGGAAATTGAAAGAGGTCGAGTGTTTGAGGCTGCAATGTATTATTTGCCGTCTTCAACCTCTCGACCTCTTCGTATTGTGCGACGTGTGGGGAAATCTAATGTAAGTATTACCTTAGAAAAGATGAGAGACTTCTCTCCGTCATATGCAAATGGCAGACCAGTTGCAAAAGTACATAAAGTCGCAGTGGATATTAAGCCTAGAAAGGTTATTGTTCTATCGAATAATGAAGTAAATCAATCTAAAGAGTGGGAGTATATTATGGTTGCTCCTATCTTTACAATAAAGCTTGATGATGAGCGTAAGCCCCACTATCCTCTCATTATCAAAGATGAACATCCTTTCTTTGCGTATTTGCCAAAGCAAACGTCGAGAGGTATATTGAAGCGTTATGTTGATATTAGCCAGGTCGTAAGCATTCACAAATCCATGCTGTTGCAGAAAACCTCTGAAATCATAAGCGCAGACCGGATGGAGCTAATTGAGGATCTTTTGATTGAATTCCTGAATCTTGGATATGATCTAAGCGGCAAAAATGAACCTATTGAAGATGAAGGAGTTGAACCTACAGGAAGTTAAAAGGCCCTCTATTGAGGGCCTAATCTTTTTGATTTCTTTTTAGGGGCATTTAGCAATTCAACGATTTTTCAATTTCTTGTTCGTTTCATCCTGTGCCAGTCTGGAGCTGCAATACAGTGTAGCCATCTCGCTCTAAGGCTGCCGCATAGCCATGTTCGTCCCGTCGAATGGTATACGTCACTTGGTATTCTTTTTCCGCATATTCGAAGCTTTAGCTAGATCCTCTTTCGCTTTCATTGTTTTTATTGATTGCATTTGTATTTCAAAAAACAGGTTTTCAACTGCTTTTGCGTATTTTTTCTTAGCGTCATCCAGGGAAATCATATTCGCTTCTATGTATTCTGATTTTGCATGTATTCTGCTTTTCCTCTTATTATGCATAGTTATCACGCACTGCCTGCTGCAGCATCCCGACGCAGCGATCGAGCTCTATTTTAAGCTGCTTTTTATACAGTTCTGCTTTTTCTTGGCCACCCTCTGCGAATTGATAGTAGACCAGTTTTTTGAATCGATCGTGCGGAGGCACGATTTCCTGCCTATGTAAAATCCCATCCTGAACCAATTCATAAAGGGCTTCATATACGGCTGAGTGAGTTGGCTCATACCCGTACCGCTTGAACGATCCCTTCAGTGTGTCCAGGATCTGCAGCCCATAGCTTTTCTTTTGCTCCATTAATGAAATCAGATATAGCTTTAAAAACGCACGTTGCTTGAGCAAAAATCCTCTGCTCTCTCTTTTTCGTCCTTGCTCCATATGCTTTCCACCTTTCGCCGAAGATCTTATTCAATCTTTTTAATGGATACAGTCATGCCATGTTTAGATCCCAGATAACCTTTGCGGAAACCTTTCGTTGTATAGTTGTCACTAAGTATAATTTTTCTGCGTCCAAGAAATTTTTTGTCTAAAAGAAGTGTGCCATTTGAATAAATCTTGGAAATGGAACGCATATCCTGAATAAGACCACGAACGATTTCAACCTTATCGTTAGGTGCAAATGACATCATTTCGCTTTTTAAATTCCCTCCTCCCATTTTCATAATTATTCATTGTCTTAAATCTTCAACAGTGATTTTAGTATATACCACTTGCTTTCTTGCAGTCAATATGCGATAATCGCCCCCCTTCCTCCTTCTTACTAAGAGAATGATGCATATCCTCGAAGAAGGATTGAACGTATGTTCGTTGAAGATTTAAGACAATGTTTAAACAAGAAAAGCTGCCTGAAGGCAGCCTCCCTTTATTTGAGTATTCACTTGTTTTCCACAAGACGTTTGAAGTACATATAGATTTCTCGCCAGTTCTTCACCCGGTAATATCGGTTCATCAGGTAATGGTTATAGGGCATGTCAAAAAGGATGCCGGTTCCGGAGAATGACTCGATGTTGTGCGGGCCGTCGTCGATCAGGTAATCCATTTTCAAGAGATCCTTTTTGGTTAGGGGAATAAAATGACCGTATGGAATAAATGGGAGATGTTCTTGGATCCATGCCCATTTATCGGCCACCACATTTGGATGCGCAGACGAGACAATGTATACGTCGAAATGGTTCCATAAGAACTCCATGACCTCTTTCGCATGCTCTTTGATGCCAAGGTTGCGGAAAAAACCAGGCTCATAGAAATAATTGTAGATCTTTTTGCCGCATTCTGGCTTGACATATTTTGTTGGATCCCAGCTGATCATATCGGCCGACGTCAGATTGTCACCCCAGTCCTTGTTGTATCTTTCGATCCAAACCTTTTCCAAGTTATTAAGCGTGGTATCTAAATCCACACCAATGACTGTCCTCATATTATTCCCCCTAAACCCACGGATTTGTGGATGCAACATTGTCGTATCCAGGTTTGACTTCCCGGATCCGGTGCTTTCTTTTGATTTTATGAGTGGCGATCTCCGTTGCATCTTGTTTGTCTTTGGCTTTGACGGCCAGCACGCCGATAATGCCTTTGGTTGGCGGTAGCTCATACATGATGGTATACCAGGATTCATTCTCCAAAACCAACCAGCTCCATTTTTTCGGAGTTAATCAAATAACTTTGGATCTTTTGGTTGATTAATTCAATAGTATCTCGATTCAGTCTAGGGTTGTTCAGCAGTGCAGCAAGCCTCTCGATCTTGTTAAGATATGATTCATCTTCATATTCATAGACTTTGAAGATGCCGTGTTTCATTTTGGCTCCCTCCCGTTATGTAGAAGCCCCTTTATTTTTCAAGGAGCTTCAACTTGGTTTTGAGATAAACTTGTTCATGCACATGATCGATTGGCTGCATGCCGTTGACAATCGCATAATCCTTGGAGTATGAAAATTTGCTGAGAACATAGTAGTAATTGCTGCGCACACTTTCCAGCAGTTCCAGGTTGGACTCATAACGATCGTTTGATTCTTCGCCTTTCCGTCGGATGCTTTCTTCGGCCGGGATATCGATCATTATGGTTAAGTCGGATCGCCTGATATATTGTGTCAGACAGGATAGCCATTTTTCAATCTCTTCCATCTTGCTGTCGGGATTGGCCATTTTGTTTGCAATCATACCATATGCAATCTGACTGCAGAGGCCACGGTCCAGGATCAATACGTCAGTGGAATCTTCCAATGAGGAAATCCATTCTTGCTGAGCTTGCTTATCTGCTGCCATGATCAGCTCAATTGTTTTTTGATCCACATCATATGGCTCCATGCCTTCTGGCATATGGCCAGATTTTGTGAATAGCCATCTCCGTATCAGCTCGCCGGTTGGTGTACCATACCGGTGAAACCGGCTGCTGACAACACGATAGCCTTCATTGCGGAGTCGTTTGGCCAGCAGCTCTGCTTGGGTTCCTTTACCGCATTTGTCGATGCCTTCAAGGCTTACGATAATCATTTTGCTTGCTCCCCTTCTCTTCTCTCTTCGATTTGTTGCAAAGCGAGTTCGAGAACTGTCGTGTTGACAGCCAAAACAGCGTTGATCGTCTGAAGGATATTAATCTGGTGCTTGTTAACGATTGCACTGATAGCTTCATACATTTCTTCAGCGATCTCTGCAGATTTTTCTCGCTCATCAGGCTTCATGGCCGCTTGGATGACACTCAGAAATGCTTTCGTCTGATTAAAAAATCTTTCCATTGTTCCCTGTCCCCTTTGATCGCCTCGGTATCTGATTCAATATCCGTCAGGTCACTTAGGATGAAATAGAATACCCAGGCAAATGCGACTGACTTGTAGAAAAACTCATAGATGAGTATAAAGATCGCACATATGAGAAGGATTCTGACTTGCAATGCCACGTTCATCCCGTTCATTCAACTTCCTCCAAATCGAAATTAACTGGTACGATAATTCCCTTCTCGACCATGTATTGAAATTCCATATCGAGAACGAGTTGAATGGTCTCATCATCGACAGTGCGCCCCATTGCATGAATCCTTTCTCGAATGAACCTTCGCATATCTTCTTCATCCAGAAAGATCTCTTCATGGACTGGTATTTCTTGCTTCATCTAAATCCTCCCCTTCTCTTAATCTTCATCCAGCAGAATTTTGTGACGCCATGTGATCCCGCGTTTGCGATCGACACCAAAGTACCATTGACTTGGCCTACTGGATGTGTGAAGTTGATTGATGCTGAAGTCGCTGCCACCAACCATTGTGCCATTCAAGATTTTTTCTCCACCCGGAGAATCTACGTCACCTGGGTTGTGATGATGGCCAAGGACCAGATATCGGAATGTCTTGCCTTTCGCAGATAGCATTTTGGTTAGCCGACTGTCAGCACGATCGATGCCATAATACGGTATGCTGTTCCAGGCTTTGATTGTGTCACCATGCAATAGCAGCCATCCGTGGCCATTGATCTCGGCGAGCGTCCAGTTAGACTTCGGAATGTGCCATTCAATTCGGTCATTGTAATTAGCTAACAGCATTTCAAGTGTCTTGTAGAGAACATAGTCCCAGTTGATCCAGGAAGGGTTTTCTCCTTTTCGTCCAATTCGACCATGGTTGCCGACGATACACCAGATGCGGAGCTTCTCGAAGCTACCCAGAAGCTGAATGATAGACTTTCCGATCTCATGGACACCGATCAGGAACTGGTCCACAACAAGTGCGTCCAGGTGATGTTCCTGGCCACGATAGATGCCAATTCCATCAACGTTGTCTCCGAGCATCAAGATGTTTAAGACACTGTTGGGATGCTTCAGCTCTTCGTTGATGCGACGAACTTCATTCGTCAATTTTTGCATGCGGTGCTTGAAGATCTCGATGTTATATTCACCGAAGCCGTTTGTGTCATCTGGCTTGATTTCTTCGCCGATTTGAGCGTCTGAGAAAAGCAAGACATTCTCTTCTTCTGTCTGCACAGTCCGGATCGGTGGCGGAATAACTGGGTCTGGAAGCGGGAAGGCAACAATAGCGTTGCTTATGGTTTCCAGTAACAGTTCTGTTCTCCCGCGTTCTTTCAGCAGCTTGTTAATGATTCGTCTGTCTCGTTCGGCTCTTGCCTTCTCTTTTGCTTCTTCAATGGCTTGCTGCAATTCAGCCTCTTCATCGATGTCGATATCGATTTCGGTGTATTCATTTTGAGCTGCAGCCATTTCATACAAATGTGCCTTGTTCGATTCTTGCTTTGTTTCAGGTAAAGGATTTCTGCTTAAAGCCTTCCGGATCATTTCAGCAGTAAACTCAGTAGTTTGATATTTCTGGTTGAGTGCTCGTGCCACATCCGGATAAGTAAAGCCGGCTTGCTTTTTCAGCTCATAAGCAGCACACAAAATTTCTTTGCCATAATTTGAACTCCAATCCACACTGTCACCCCATTTCAGACTTTGGCGAGTCATTGAGGAAACCGGCATTTAAGTTCAAAGATCCATTCGTCAAACATCCACTTAGCAGGACTGCCTAATGCAAGTGAGAGGTCAATCAGCGCTTCCAATTCTTCCTTGGTTCGATACGGCTTGATCTGGTGATACCAGAAGCTGTCTTGATAGCCGTTAGCGAATTTGACAATGTATCGCATTCTCTTGTTGTCGGCTTTCTGGATTACCCCTAATTGATCCTCAAAAGGAGAAAAAGGATCAACCACAATGATCATGTCATCGGGCTTATACTTGATTGCTTTGTTTTTCTTATTATGGTTCATGAATGTCACCTCACGAACCCCTATTTCCCCTTACGGCCGCCCTTCTTTCCTCCTGGAATCAAGATGCGATCACCGGTTGTGATGGCCATTATACATTCACTCCGGCATTTCTTGCTGCAATAATGGCCATCAGCCATGCAATCTCAGATTGCGTCAGCGATTTGCTGTACGCCTTTTCATGCCAGCTCTTGTCGGTGATGATGCCTTTGTCATAAAATCCTTTCATCGCATCTCCCAGCATCTTCCACTGGTAATCTGACAGCACCATTTTCTCGTCTCCTTCTTTCTGTTCGGTTTTGTTCGGTGTTTTGGCCTCTTCGGTGTAGGAGACACCAAGGTAATCACAGATGCCTCTGGCAATTTCCTCAGCACATTCAATCCGGAAAGCATCGCTGAGCAACAGTTTGGCCTCCTCCAGATTGTCCATAAACGCCGCTTCAATCAGGCATGCAGGCATTTTAGTTTCCCTAAGCACATGGTAATTGGCTTCCTTGACACCTCGATCGACTTGCTTGGTTCCGCCGATCAGCCTTTTGTGGATCGCCTCTGCCAGCTTCTTGCCTTTGGTGGATCCAGGATAATGGTAGGTTTCCACACCCTTTGCAGACCCCCAAGTTCCTGTTGATGCATTGGCGTGAACGCTCACATAAATGTCAGCTCCTTTGGAATTGGCCAGGTTTGTGCGTTCTTGAAGTGGCGTATCTGCATCGGTTGGTGCAACCAGGAGAACGTTAATGCCGCATCGTTCCAAATGAACTTTACACTTGGCCACAACGGCACGATTGAATTCATTCTCATGCATATAATTGCCGGTTTCACTCTTCAACCCGCTTCCTTCTGGAAAGACTGGTGTTCGTTTGCCGGGCGTGTCCATGCCATGTCCGTCATCTAAAGCCACAAGATATTTTTTGGTGGTTGCCATGATGTTTCACCTCGCTTGTTGATATCTATCAGCGTCACCGCTGATATGTATTCCTCCGTGGTGTACTATCCAGCACTTCAATCCAACGAACGGCTACAGCTGCTACCTGGATCAATTCGTATCGCAAATTATCCAGATCCTTCTCCTGGATCCCTTTCGCAACTTCCCCGACCTCTTCAGTCAGTATCGCAAGCCGATCGCCGTTGCCGGTTGGCCAGATCGGGTGCTTTTTGTTCTGCAAATAGCGTTCTTTCGTGATCTCATCAAAGATCACTTGACGCAGTTTGTTTTGATTTAACCCCTTTGTTCGACCAAACATTAAGTTTCCTCCTGGTTGTGTAATGCACTACACAAAGTATAACATATTCTATGTAGAGTTTTCATATGGATTTTTGTCTTTGACAAAATTCTGAAAGTAAACGAGCAATTTGATAACGATCTTCTGATTGGTTGGGTCGGATTGCATGGACAAGTTGTTGATTAGGCAATCCAAAAAACAGTATTTCTCGTATATTAGCATCGAGAAACGGATGCCGGATAAATAGATCATCAAAAACCGATCGCAAGTATATGTGTCCTCGAAAAGCAATTTAATGTCTAACTCTCCAGTTTTGTGTCCAGGAACGAAGATGGGCTCTCCTCCGGCCGTATAACAAGAGTGCGGCCGATCGTACCAGATGCTGATAAAGTTCCCATTGACATCTAAGTCATGCCATTCACTTCGAATGCGAACAGAAAAAGTAGCAGCAGGGGGTTGATTCAAATATGCTTTAACAAGTTCCACTTGGATCATTCTCTTTCTCTTCTTCAGGATAAAACTCTACAATTGCAACCATTTCCCATATGGTTGTATTATCGTTTACAGTCAGGTATGGTTGGAATTTGCAGGACAATAATTTGTAAAAACTCTCAATGCCATTGCCGTTTTGAGTTACAAACACGCAGATTTTTTTATCCCATCCTGCTGCATATAGATTGATTACATTCAGAACCGAGTCTTCTATGTGCACAAAGAGTTCGTATTTGCCAGGATAAAACGGATGAGGTTGAATGGAATTGAATTGACACTTCACTTCCATGACCTCATTGCGGATATCCGCTATCCACATGGCAAACTTTATGATGATCCGGCTTAAGTATTGCTCAACAAGCTCCATTAGGGTCTCCTTTCAGTCGTTGTATGGAACAGCGCAGCTTGTCGGCAAGCATCATTAGATAATTGGCAGCGTCTGTAATGTCTTCAAGGACAACTTCATGAGCCACAATGGAGTCGCTGACATTCACCAAGTAGTTCAGGCTTTCGTTCACCTCATTTGCTTTGAGCTGGAATTGATGAAGCAAATAGACAATGGTTTCATTCTGCCAGCCCCCCTTCCACTCATTTTTGCGGAGTTGTTTCTCCATATCAATGGCAAACTGGGCAACTTCAGCTCTCATTGTAATGTCGGATGTTTGAATTGGATCGATCATGACCATCTCTCCTTATATCGAATTAAGAACTTCCATAGACGAAAATCCTTGAGCATTATCGGAGGTATTTCGTTCTCCAACTTCATATTAAACCGTGCTGGTATATAGGCCTTATATCGACATTCAGTAAACCGGTAGATAAAACCGCCTTTACGAAAGTAAACTTCAAAGGGCTTTGATTGAGTGATGCATTCTTTTCTAAATTTCTCGAAGTGATTTGGATCTGGGAACCCAGCTACCAGCCTCAGCTCAGACGGGGTGTTTGATATTGCGATGAAGCTATTATTCTCCTTTTTCTTATGATCTTTGATCCAGATTTCATATTGTTGATCATCAATGGTGAGGATCCCGGAGATAAAACCATTCCGCTGTAATATGCGTTCTATCGTGCTTTGCTCTTGCAATTTCAGATAGATTGAGGCCAGCTCGTTCAAGCGATGTCAACCTCCCATTTTGCCTGATCAATGTAGATGCTGTCAGCTACAAGATCATCCTTTGACTTCTTCCCCTTGACAACCACTTTCATGTTCTCTCTCAATGGCTCTTTCAGCTTTTTAAGCTGGCGATCGAAGATGACTACCTTCCGAACATCTTCTTGCGTGGAAATCCACATGTTTGCGTATCGATTGCCTTTCTTGGAGATTTCCTCTTTGTATTGGATAATGATTCCGGTCATTTGAATTCCTTCTTTGCCATCCGGATATTCATCCCAACGGGATTTGATCGTCACAGAAGTGCCGAGGAACTCACGTTCATAGTCGAGCAAATGCTTTTTGTTGAATGTAGTCGGGATTTTTTCTGCAGCTTCGTGGTCACCTTTTGAAATCAAGTAATTTCTGAGTAGTTGGTTTCGATTCTTATTGCAGAAGTCAAAGCATCCGGCTTTAATCAGAGCCATCACTTTCGTCTTGTTGACCTTCGTTCCGTTGGTTAAGAAGACCATTTCCTCTACATCTTTGAATGGTCGCTTGTTAATGATCTCGACTACCGTTTCTGCACTGACATTGGCTATGCTTGCAAGTCCGTAACGTATTACACCGATTCCTTCAAATTCTTGATCACCGATCTTCATGGTTGGTTTGACAGTGGTATCCGGCGTCCAGGAAGCAAATGATTTGTTGATATCCGGTGGAAGGATCTTGATGCCCATCTCTTCGCATTCCTTCATGTAGATGACGTTTTTCGGAACATCGTCTTTCTTTTTACCTTCAGAAATGGTCATGAGCGCTGCCATGAATTCAACCGGGTAGTATGTCTTCAGCCATGCGGTTTGCACCGATAGTTTGGCGTAGCAGGCACTGTGGGCCATATTGAAGCAGTAGTCACCGAATTTAATCCAATCCGCTTTGATGCGAAGCAGAGCTTCTTCTGGATAGCCTCGCTTTATGGCTCCTTCAATGTCAGGGACCTTCATGCAGTCAGGATCGTATTTGTCTGCCAGTTCCTTTGGAATTTCCTCTCCTCTGGCTTTCATGGCTTCTACCTTTGCGTTAAGCTCGCTGCGATTTTGCTTATACCAATCGCTGCCGTAGATCATCAAGTCGATCCACTTGTTCATCAGATCATGTTTCTTTTTCGAAATGCCTTTCCGAAGCAGGTTTGATTGACCTTTCGTAAAGCCGCCAAGCAAAATGGAAGCCTTCATGATCTGTTCCTGGTATACCCAGATCCCGTAGGTGTCTTTCAGGATCTCTTCTAACTCCGGAAGTGGATAAATCACTTTTTCACGACCATGTTTTCGGTTAATATAGCTTGGAATCAGGTCCATCGGACCTGGCCGACCGAGCGCCACGATAACGGCAATGTCATCGAAGCAGGTTGGCTTCATTTCTTTGATGATTTGCACATAAAGTTCTGATTCGCATTGGAAGATCCCGGAGAGATTCAATTTTTGATAGATCTCTTGATAAACCCTCGGATCATTTAAGTCGATTTCATCGATGTCTACTCTGCCCCAAATTCCTGCGTTTTGCATGGTGAGTTTGATCAGATCAAGCGTATCAAGCTTGAGAATGTCGAACTTCACCAGAAGCTTTCCGATCCACTCCATGTCAAACTGAGTGGTTACCAGCCCGTCTTTGTCAAGCCTCAAAGGCACCCGCTTTGTCAGTTTTTCTGGAGATAATACGATCCCGCCAGCATGCGTGCCGTGCTGCCTGATATGTCCCTCCAGCCTTCTCGCTGCGTTCCACCAATCTGGATATTGATCGGCCATCTGCTTGACCATCGGTATAGTTGGATCATTGTAAGCTTGCTCCAGGTGCGACTTCTTACTGCTGTATGTTTTGAGCGCTTTATCCGTGATGGCCTTTGCAAACTTGTCCTCTTCATCGAGCGAATATCCGAGTGCTTTTGCCACGAAACGGATGGCTGATCTTGCTGCGAGTGTGCCATTAGTGCCGATCTGTGCCACCTTTTCTTCGCCATAACGTTCTTTAAGATATTGTTGGACAGCCATTGCCCCATCATACGGAAAGTCTATATCCACGTCAGGAAACTCCGGTCTTTCTGGATCGAGAAACCGTTCGAACATAAGGTTGTGCTTGATTGGATCCAGCGTGGTAATCTTCAGTACCCAGGAGACAAGCGAACCAGCTGCAGATCCGCGTCCAGGACCGACCAGAATCCCCTGATTCTTTGCCCATTGAATGAAGTCTGAGACGATCAAGAAGTAATCTGCAAAACCCAAGGAGTTGATTACTTCCAGCTCATATTTTAGTTGCTGGGCGTATTTTTCCATTTGCCCTGTCAGATACGAATGTTTGATCATCTTTTCAAACAATCCGTTCCAAGCTGCTTGTTCTAACAATTGATCGGCATTTTCGCCTTCTGCAACCGGGTATTTTGGCAAGAGTGGCTTGTCTGGCAGTGTGACATTTACCATATCTGCGATCTTGCGTGTATTGGTGATTGCTTCATCGTCGTTCACAAGCAATCGGATCTCTTCTTCTGATTTCATGTATAGCTCTCTCGAATAGACGAGCCGATTTTCGTCTTGCACACATTTTCCCATCGAGCCGGCGACTAGAATGTTATGTACATCATAGTCTTCCTTCCGTGCGTAATGCACGTCTGTTGTTACGATCTTGGGTGTGTTAGTCTCTTTGGCCAGCTGATCAATAATCGCATTCAGCTTTATTTGCTCTGGAATTGTGGTTGCTTGCTTTTCGAGGTAGAACGAGTGAAACGTCTCTTTGCATTCTTGAATAAATGCTTTAGCTTCGTCCAGCCTTCCAGCGAGAGCAAGCCGAGCAAACCAAGAACCCAGACAAGCGCTAGTAGCAATAAGATGGGCCCCCAAATTACGGCTGCGAATGAAAGCAAGATCAGTACGAGGATCAGAGTAAAAGCCATTGATATGAGCATCTGAAACAATTTCATACAGGTCCTCCAATCCTTGATTGTCTATGGCGATTAAGACAAGATGATAATTATCGTATGATAAGTAGTCATAAATCTCTTCTCGGAATTCCTGAAGTTGGTCATCTTCAGATTGGCCTAATGTGAACAGGTCTGTGCCTCCACCGGAAGACATCAGATAGTCGGACAGCAGAAGTCTTGCCTCTGCATCGAATTCTTCTGGGTGTCTTTCGATTTTCTTGATAAATTGCTGCAGCGGCTTCACTTTCAGGCCGTACTTGGCGGCGAGTGCTTCCCGTTTCTCCTTTAAGAATTCCCCTTTTTTCAGCCGGTCCCTGGTCATATACGCTTCGCATCCAGGTATGGGCTTGATCCCCTGCTTCAAACAGATGGTAATAAAATCGGGAATCGCTCCGCACACCCCGTGATCCGTGATAGCCAGAGCTGGACTCCCGATTTCTTTCGCCCGTTCAACCAGCTCATGTACTTGTGACAGTCCATCCAATGTTGAAAATTCGCTATGAACATGCAAATGGACGTGATTGCACATGGCTGTCTCCCCTTTTCTTGTTGTGATTATTCAGAGCTTCCCTCCGCAATAACTTCAAGCCCGCTGTTCTCGATCAGCTCACTTGCGTTTCTGGCCAGCTTTTCTTCCTCGATCTTTCGAATCCGGGAAACGATGGTGCTGGGCTGAACAGCAGCGCCAATCACGACGATGTTGTTGTCCTTGGAAGAGACAATGATTGAGCGGGTCTTTTTGCCCTGCGTGAGGTTGATAAATCGATTGTTGTTCTTCGCCTCATCCATCATGCGCTTGATCGGCGCCGAATCTGGCCGGCTGATAGTGATGATCTTTTCAACACTGACATAATTGCTAAACCCTACATCTACGAACATGATGCATTCCACCTTTGCGTTATGACTTGTTCATTTTTTCTTGTCACTTCTCGAATCAAGTCACCATTGGTGAAACCCTCAATCACATCAGGCACTGGAAGTGCGTTCGCAATGGCATGTTGGATTCTCAGTACGTCCTGATACAATTCGCTTCCAAACTGGAATGGAATTGGATACCTTAGCTCTCCATTCTGCCTTGTGGCACCGGCATGGCAGTAGAAGTTATAAGGGCATTCCACGCACTTGTAGTAAGATGGCGTATACCCTTTTGGAATGGCAGGCACTCTTCTTTGCTTGGCGAGTGAGATGAGATACTTTGCTCGATTCATCAACTGTTGCCCATAGACAGGATCGTATTCCACCACGTACTCCCAAATTTCTTGATTGTCTTTGTTTTCGACAAGGATAACGCCTTTCTTAAACCCAGTCAGATGCAGGTAAAACGTGAGTTGCGCATAGTGCTCCTTCTTAGGTTTGTTGTTTTTCACCATCCACTCGAAACTTTTGCTGAAAGCACTCTTGAGTTCAACCAGGTAATCTTCGCCATGCGGGTTGGCAAACGTCCTGATTTTGATCCAAGCGTCTGTGTGACCACTGATATCTTCATGTTCAACCTTCATTTCCGCCTGTACCAGAATGCCCATTTTAGCAAACAGCTTCTCGTAGCGCTCGTGCATGGAATGACCGTTCTCAAAGATTCTTGTGAGAACATGATCATTGATAGGCTTGGGAACCATCATCATGTCGAAGACGATTCGTCTGTCGCACATGCCGATCGTGCTGGGATGGAGCTTATTGCGCATCGGACGTGTTCCGCTTTTTTGTTCTTCTTCGTAGTAGCGGTTGATCATCGGTTCTAATAATCCCACAGCGTTCACTCTCTCCAATGCGTAATGCGTTACATACTTATTATATCCGTAAAATCAAGCCGAATCAAGCGAAAATTGGAGAATAAGCGAGAATAACAGAGATTTTTCACTCTTTCTGTGATTCCTGTATTCGCTTTTTGAAAAGCTTGAAATTCTTTTCTGTGAACACATCGATGCCTCTATACCATGGGAATGGATAGATGACATTTCCGACAACAACACCTAGCCCGCTGTGATGCTCATAGATTTCATCAATCGTGACGTTGCATTTTGTCACATAAAACTCGCCATCATATGCCAAACATCCAATGCGAGTGATTCTGTCTTTCTCTGCTACCTGAGCCATTTGATTTCTCCTTTCAGCCGCATGCTCCGCAGTCTTTGCACAAGCTCACGCCTAATTTGCCCGATATAGACCGGGTTCAGACCAATACTTCTGGCGATTTCCTTGTCAGAGTATCCACATTCATAATATTCAACCAGGATCCGTCGCTGTCTGTATGTCATGCTTTTAAATGGTTCTCCGCAGCCGTAACCTAGGAACCAATTCTCGTTATTCAGATCAGCATGCAGCTCCTGTCTGATCGGTAAGGGTTGCTCTGTACGGTTGATGATTTCTTCGCTGAATGGAACGATTTTCTTGGAGAAGAATGCGTCTTTGTATCCGCCCCGCTCCGCATCGCCCGCATCGAAGAGCTTCGAGTCAATGTGCTTCTTGAGTCGGTAACGATATGTCTTGTAGAGATATCGCTTAAACCCGACACCTTGCTCCTTGTAATCTCTGGCGCATTCCAGAAACACCATGACCAGCTCGCTGAACAGCTCGTCATATGGCATTTCATTATCGCTCGGAGGGTCAAAAAGCTCATAACCGTCAAATACTCTGGAGATTCTTTGTAATACTCGGTAGGCCGCTGCGATCGTTTCGCTCTTATGGTATTTGGGTCCTCTACGGAGATTTCGTGTAATATCCTTGCTCCGAATATAGCAGGACAGAAAGCGCCGGATGTCATAGTTGTCAAAGTCGATGATCTTGTACCGGAACATTTTGTAGTATTTCAGAATGTAGTTCCGGTACGAGTCAATCAATGGCTGCGAGTTTCCTGTTTGCTGGTATTCCAGCACGAGATCATCCACGGCTATTCAACTCCTGATAGCCGTTGCATTTGGATGTCATGCTCGTGCTCTTTCTTGTAAATGTAAACTTCAAAGTGGGGCTTTTCACCAGGTGGCACAGTATCGAAATCCAACACTCGTGGAAGTGCGTAATGGTCATCATCATAGATAATGCCATTGAAAGCATCACACATGAGCTTGAACACGTTGTTGGTGTCCCGATCTCTTGATTCATTAGGAAAATGGGCAATCAGTTCAACGACCACTTTCTCCCGGCTGGTTGTTGTCCACCCGGTGTCTTTGACCCACATGGCAGCTAGCGCTTCCCATCTTTTCTTAAGGTCCTCTGCTGGCTTGGAGAGGCGCCGACCACCCTTGCCAGTATGAACGTAGATATGATTGACGCTCGGATAAACGCCTGGATCACCATCTTCTTCTCGATGAATAATCCAGACTTTTTCCCTCACGGATTCTTCTTTACCATTGCGGTTGACTTTCTTGATGGTTTTTCCGTCTGCGTCCCGCTTCACCCGGTAGCCACGGAATTTGCCGTACATCATCATGGGTAGAATAAGTGGCTGCATAGGTGGCTCCTCCTCAGTTGATTTTGAGGGATGCAAATGGCGACAGCATCAGGGTGATCACAACAGCTTCGCCGAGGAACTTTCCGTTCGAAAAGCGTTTGACGTAGTTCAGGTCTTTGGCCGTATACATGCTGGGATCAATGCCGTATTCCTGCTTCGCATATTTCATGATGGTAGCTTCAATGAGCGCATCCCGCGTCAGGTTGACCTGATCTTTCATGCGAAGTTCGTGCCATTCTTTTTCCTCCGCTTCCAGGACCGAATTGATGGCATCGCAGTATTCGTCGTAGGTTAGCCGGCATTGGCTTCCGAACTGATCGAATTTGTCTGGCTCCAGTGTCAGGTCAACAGTGCGAATGCCCGCCTCCTGCTTCTCATGAATGGTAATTACTTTATCGTTGGTTTCAAGCTCGTGCGTCTGGCTTTCCATGGCGAAGTTCCGCTTCGCTCCGATTCTGCTCATTTTTCTTGACTCCCTTCTTTGCCAGGTCTTCCTGAATATTAATTCCCTTGCCGAGATCCTCGACAATATCCACCATCTTCTTTTTCATGATCTTCACCACCTATTTTGTAATGCATTACGTTTTTATTATAGCATAGTTGGATAATAAAAAAAGAGGGGATTTTGCTTGAATCTCCCTCTATCTCTGGATTTCGTTATTTTCCTAGCAATTTCACGAGATTAATTAATCCATAGCCAAACATCTCATCCTTGCCTGCTGCGCCAAGATCCACTACAGCATTTCTAAGCGCTTCATGCACCTGCTGAACCGTTGGTCGTGCGGCCCCCTGTTTTTTCAATAGCGACAAGTAAAGTGCCACGCAGCCCGTGATGACCGGTGTGGCCATGCTGGTTCCCGAAAGCTCGGCGTACTTGCCATTGGGATATGTGCTGTAGATATCCACGCCAGGCGCCATGATTTCATTTTTGATGCCATAGTTGGAGAAAGAAGCACGCTCATAGGTCATATCCATGGCTGAAACCGCAATGACCTCATCATACATGGCTGGCCAGCAGACTTCTCGATTCCCGTTTCCAGTTGCGGCAATCAGAATGATGCCTGCATCATGCGCATGCTTGATGGCTTCATGCACTTTTTTTGGCGGCTCGGTGCTTACGCCCAGGCTCATGTTGATGATGTCCACGTCCTGGGCGATTGCCCATTCGATGCCTCGGATAATGGCATCGTATGTGCCACCCCCGTTATCACCCAGCACTTTTGCTGCATACAACTCGGCCTTGGGTGCGACGCCAATCATGCCGATGCCATTATCTACACCGGCAATGATGCCGGCCACGTGCGTACCGTGACCTTTCCGATCCATGGCGCCATAGGGCGATTTGGTAAAGTCAATATACGCCTTCACATTATCCTTCAGATCCGGATGATTGTGATCGATTCCTGTATCCAGCACAGCCACCTTGATGCCTTCTCCTTTTGTCTTATGCCAGACACGTGGTGCCATAATAGCACTCAGGCCCCAGTCTATGATCTCCGTGCCGGCAGAAGCGGGAAGCACCTTCACGACTTCAGCGTCGTAGGTAAAAACTTGGTTCATAAAATTCCTCCTTGTTTTTACCCTGACCCTTTTCCCTACACATATTGTAACACATTACAAAATGGACCTGATCATGAGATACGCCGCTGTTAGGAAGGATATGCAGGCGCCGCAAATAGCAAGGATCATTAAATGCTTCCTATCTTTTTCTAATTGAACCTCATACTCTTCCATTGTTTGATCCGGCTTCTGGAATTCGCAACGTGAATGAAATTTTGGCAATGCCTATGCTCCTCCGGAGGCTGATGATGCATCTCCTCAAATTGCTGAAGATATTGGCTGATTAGTTCCATCGTATCACTTCTTGATCACTTCTCTTACTTTACCGCACAGTTTGCAGGCATGGTAATCCAGTTTGCATCCGTACTCTCGAAGCACAATCGTGCTGCGATATTCGTATTTATGCCGGGTTTTGAGCCAGCACCGCAATTGTTCAAACATGTCGATCACCTCCTTTAACACCACTCCATGCAGTAACTTTTGGCTGGGCATTTATCGCAAGCATAGGATTCCCGAGGGTAGTACCATCCCTTTTCCATATGCTCTTTGAACAGACGAATTTGCTTGTAAAGCCGCTGATAATCTTTCTTCCGCCGCTGCGCATATACGCTTGTTCCGAGTTTCAGGTACTGTAGGCACATGCTGTCCACTTCTTGCTTGAACATCGAGTGAAAGCCGATTGCCTGCAGCGTAAGCGCCATATCGGTGCGGTTCCAAAACTCATCCTGCTTATGGCTGGAGGTTTTGAAATTGACGATCTCCATCCCACGGCTTGTTTCCCGAATCAGCGGTATCCGGCCAGTGATGAATAGATCTTCTCCGAACGGGATCCGGAACTCTATATTGACAGCGATCACTTTATCCGGAGCGAATTTCTGTTGCCGGTGGAAATTGTTCAGCATGCCGAGCGCCTCCAGCTCCCGCTTGCGCTGCGAAGCTTTGGTGTCGAATACGATGTTGATTGCCTTGTCACCATACCAAATGCTGCTGAATTTTTCTTTGAGCTGTTCCATGCTGATGAACTTGCCTTCCCTCAGCTTCATGTAAAAGTACGTCAACGTCATCATGACCGCTTCCCGGAGCCCGTCATTCTCCGTCACCTTGAGTCCAGGCACTTGGTCTTTGTATCGTAGCTTGAAACGCAATGGACACGCTTTGAACTCGTAGAGCTGGTCAATGGTAATTTCCATGATCCTCACCCCTCCCCATGGAATACTTCTTTTTTTCGCCCATGGCGATGATCTCAAGCAAAATTTGCTCCTCATCGAGCCGATTGCCCTCGCTGTCTGCAAAGTACGGTGTCACCTTGATCTCAGTTTCTTGCTCTTCGATATCGACCATGATAAAACGGTTTGAGGGAAGATTCTCTCGCTCCAGTTTCTCCAGTGCAAAGTTGAGCTGTTTCTGCATTTCCGCTCGCACCTCCGGTGTATTCGGCTTGCTTTTGAAATGCTCCACAGCTTTGCGGATTGTCACTGTGGCCACTGCGAACAGGTCCTTAATCCGTTCGTTCCTTATCTTCATGTATGCTGTTACGAGCTCCATGGTATCAGCATCCCTTCTTCATCAACGTTGAAGCAGAAACCGTATTCGATTTCTCCATGTACATTGAATTTGAGCTGCACGCCGAGGAATCTCTCATAACCCATCTTTGCAAATTCAGTCTGTATGGATGATTCCAGATCCGGGAATAAATCTTTAGTGATTACTTTGTGCTTCCGCTTGAAGCGATGCATGCACTCGATCATAGTATTTTCCAGCTCTTCGATCTGCGGCTCGCTGGGTCGTGGCCGACGACAGTTTGCCACATACGTCTCAACGAGATTCATGATGGATCCTCCCTTCAATTTCAAATTTTCCCGGCGAATATAAGTCGAGACGAGCTCCAATGATCTTGGCTCTTGATATACGCTGCTAATGTTCCAATTTATTTTGGATGCCGATGTGTATGTATAGCCCCAATGCAGACTCTGCAGGGGCATTTTGTGTGTTTTGAGATAGGCGAGTATGAGTTCCATAGCAGGTTTCTCTTATTGCATTTGCTGAGCAATGGCTTCCTGAAGTTTCGAATATGGGTCTTCCCATCCTTCAGGCTTCATTATTTTCCCGTCTGCCCTATAGTGCGGCTTGCCATCTGGCCACAATTTACTCATATTGGCTTGCTGAACGATATCCATTAGCTCCTGCGGCCGAACACCCATTTCAACCAGAGTGCCAATTGCAAAATAGATGACATCGATCATGGCATCTGCCTGATCTACGATTGTATTTGCATCGAGGAACTCCTGCACTTCTTCTTTGATCCAATTCATCCGCTTGATAGCCCGATCTGGATCAAGTAGCGTCGGCTTATCCTTTGTTGGGTGATTGAAAGCTATGTGGAACGCTCGGACCTGTTCCCATGTTAGATCCAGCCCTCGTTTGTCTTGCATTTCCATATAAGTCTCAGTCAAATTCATATGAATCCTCCTTGTTAGATGCGGCGCATTTTCAGGCGCTCGTTTACTCGCTCCCAATCCTTCTTGGTTATCGTCTGCACGTTAGCCTTCTTGTAAACGCCCTTTTGTGAGAAGAAATCATGTGTGATGAACTCGGCGCTTTTGGCCGTCGCATTCAGGACGATAATGTTCACCGGTTCTTCTGGGAAGTAATCTTCGAATCCCAGATTTTGCAGCGCACGATTGGCGTTATAGCGCACATACGCTTTTACCTCATCAACCAGCCCGATCTCGGAGTAGATCTCTTCGGTGTAAGCCATTTCGATTTCGTGAAGCTCTTCAAGAAGAGAGATCATCATTTGGCGAACATTAATCTTCGTTTCTTTATCGAAGGATTCAAACAGTTCCTGCGCAAGCAGGCCGACATAGACCCCATGAATTGCTTCATCTCTCAAGATGAGGTTGATGATTTCGGCCGAGTTGGTCAACATTGCCTTGCCATCAACACCGCCGCCGGCGAGAAATAACGGCAGAAAAAATCCGGAGTAGAATAGATAGCTTTCAAGGAAGACCGAAGCAACCAGCGCCATGAAAAGATCTACATCGTTTTCGATATTCAGATAATATTCTTGAATGATCTTGGCCTTCTTCTGCAGCAGTGGATGCTCTTTGACCCACACTTCCAATAGCCAGTCGATGTAAGAACTGTCCGTAATTAGTGTCGTGAAAATGGTCGAATAGCTCTTCGCATGCATGTGTTCCATCATGGCCATGAAACCGAGAACGGATTTCCGTTTGAGCTCTTTAATTTGCATGGCCAGCCACGGCATGCCAACGTTTGCTTGAATCGTATCCAGGAAGGTTAGGCCGGCAAGCGCAAAGGCGTATGACTCCTGCAGCTTTCTATCCATGGCTTTCCAAATCTTGATGTCATCCGATGGGACGAACTCTGTATCAATCCAGTTTTGACGATTGTTTTGCTCCCAAAAATATTCAGTAAATGCATCGATCTTCCGGTTCCAATTGACGGCATGCAAAATCATTTGTTTATTGTTAGACTGCACAGGACTCACACTCCTCTTTGGCCAGCTCCCGAGTCCGTGTGTAATATAAACTCTTCAGGCCTTTCTTGGCGGCATAAACGTAGTACATTGCAAGTTCATTTGTCGGAATATCCGAGTCCACAAAGAGGATGCAGCTAATTCCTTGGTCCACATGAATCTGCGCAGCGGCAACCAAGTCAATCAGATTAAACATGTCCATCTTGTAGGCACTCTTGTAAATAAAATGATTTTGACGGGACAGGAACGGCATTGGGTAGTACGTCTTTGATTTCTCGTAAGTTCTTGTCTCCACCTGGTCTGTAACCGGCATGAATCCTTGTGTGCTGTTCTGGATGTAACTGATCGATTGCGTCGGAGCTCCAGCCAAACGGTAGGAATGGTAGATGCCGTTCTTCATGACTTCGCCTTTCAGCCACGCCCAATCTTCCGGCCCCGGAATATGCTGTTTACCAAACAATGATTTGACACGATCGGTTTTCGGGCGGTAATCATTCGTCAGGTAATGGTCGAAGTAGCTTCCGTCAGCGTAGTCGCTACGCTCGAATCCGTCGAACGTTTCGCCGAGCTCGATCGCTATTTCCATCGAGCGTTTCAGACTGTAGAAGTTGATCGCATTGTACAGGGCAGTGACAAACTCCAGCGCATAATTGCTTTCATATGGAATCATGGCGCTGGCCAGATATCCGTGAAGATTCATTAGGCCGAGGCCCACGCTGTGCATTGTTCGGTTAGCCAAGTTGACACCCGGTGCATTTTTTACATTTGATTTGCGTACTACGTCGGTCAACATATCCATGCCATCATAAACGGATTGCTCAATCGATTCGTTCATCATGATGTTATATGCATTTAATGAACCAAGCACGCAGTTGATGTCTTTCCGGATCGTATGCTTTTTGCCCCAATCGTTGATCTCCGATACTTCAATAAGCTGGAAGATCTCGGTGCAGAGATTAGAGAACGAAATATTACCGAGCTTCCGGAGCGGGTGAAAACGATTGGCGTTTGTTTGATACATCAGATACGGATAGCCAGTTTCTACTTGCTGCTTGGCAATTTCATTGAGATATTCTTCTGCATTCTTCGGTTCGCTCTTTCGAATCTTGTCGTTTGCCACGAGCTCGTAATACATTTCATCGAAGTCGATTTCGCTCATGTGCTTGCCGTATATCTGCTTGATGTCGTAGGGGCTAAACTGATAGAAAGGTTCACCCTTCTCTGCAAGCTCGAAGAAAATGTGCGGAACAACTAGGCCGGTCGAGAGTTTCTTGAGACGGAATTTTTCGTCAGCGTTGTGCTTCTTGCTATGCAGCAGAAGATCTGCATCCAGATGGAAGATCGACACGTAGGCGGCGCCGCTGCCATTACGCTGCCCCATTTGGTCCCATGCGTTGAATGTATCTTCCATGAGCTTGGCGACGACCATGATACCTTTTGCTGCGCCCTCGTAACCTTGGATTGGATCGGACATGGCTCGGATATTGGAGAGGTTGACAGACACCCCGCCACCTACCTTCGAGAGCTGGCCGCAGCAGTTCAAAACATAGTTGATGCTGTTCAGCGAATCGTCTGCGATCAGGAGGAAACAAGACACGAGTTCACCACGGCGAGCACGACCAGCATTCATATAAGATGGTGTGGCTGGCTGATATTCTTGTTTCATAAGAGAGTGGATATAGCGGCGGGCTCGATCCATTCTTCCGGCTGCATAATATAATGCAACGATCGTATTATGGTCCTCATAGGTTTCGAGGTATTGTTTCTTGTCGTTGGTCATCAGGGCATAATCTTGATAGAATTTACTGATGGCCATAAAACTTTTGAATCGGAAGTTGTACGAATATGCAATGTCACGGATCTCCATGATCTGATCCATTGTATATTCTTTCAAAAGCTCCTTGTAATAGTATCGATTTTTCACTAGCCACTTGATTCGATCTTCAGGTGACTTAAACTTGCGCATTTTGCTGGTTACTTCAGCCTGGAACAAGTCGATCGCCGTTTGATCGTGCTCAAGCTGATAAAAACCGTCCTCGTGCTTCTGAAGAATCTTGTTGTTGGCTTCAATGTAATTCAAGTCTTTTCACCCTTTCTGTAAAAATTTGAACATCGCTGGGCTTACCGGCTAGCTCAAATTTATGCAAGATTGGAACATGATAGCGTGAAGAAATGATATCGGCAGCATAAGCAAACAAAGGCCAGTTGCGATTGCCGCTGGCTGCCACCCCTCGAAGCTGGCTTCGATTGCGATCTAAGAATTTAATCACTTCAGCCGGAGCTTCTCCAAATCCGCATGTGTATGTCACTGCTACGAATGGCTCATTAACGGTTACACCGTCTTCCATGCGCAATAGCGGCATTTCGAGCTTTTTGACAAAACGGCTTACCTGCCCAGTAAGGCTTGCATAAGCGATCAGCATTGAAGTATCACCACCATGTAATGCATTACGCATTTAGCAAGTAATAATAATTATATGTTAAAAAAAATAAGTTTCAAGATATTGACATGGGGAATCCCCAACACTACTACATGTTGGGGTAAGTGCTGACGTATCTTTTATTGGTTGCCAATTCTCGGTTTTCCAGTCGGTCCTTCATTGGGACCGATGGCATCCAGGACAACGAAACTGGAACGCTGCAGAGCGGCAGCGGCGCCCAGATGCTTAATGATGTCCTGATTGTTCCGAACCACAAGTTGAGCCTGTGACGAGGGATCGTTAATGATCTTATTGGTTTTTTCGGCTACTTCAAAGATGATTTGTTCCAAGAGTTCTTCCAGCTTATATCCGTTTGGATTTTCCGACCCCATCAATATCGGTGCTTGGTTCATTTTTGATCATCTACACTTCAATCGAGATAAACTCGAAGCGCACGATCTGATTTGCCAGCGCAATGACGAATCCAGGAGTCCCCATCGGCGGTTCCATGCGTTTGGACGGCGAGCTGGGCCCTTCGTGGCTCTCGATCATTTGGGCCAAAGCATCGAGCATCTGGCCGTTGATCATGTCTTTTCCGAGATCTCTGATCGTCTTGGCAGCCGCCAATGGGTGTATATAACGCAGATCTTCCGGCAGGCTGTTTTCAGAGATGTCGCTGAGCAGAACGGCCGTCAGCATCATGTCTCGATACGGACCACCCGTTCCTTCACGGTTGAGCAACTCGTTTACGAGCTTGAATACCCTCTTCGTATGCGACACCGTTTCTTTATTCTGATAGAATACCGCCGGTGCTGCAGCCAGCATGTTCTCGGTAAAGGCTTTAATGTCGGCTTGAACGATTCCCTCCAGCTCCGGCCGGAAAATCATAAGCGCTTCTTTTACTTCGGTCATATGGATCAGTTCCTCCCCTGTGTGTAGTAGCATTTTCTGTGCGTTCGATTTTCAATCTCCCAGTCGTCGTACCATGCGGCCGTATTTGGGCCGGTAGCTATTCTGGTGCTGTTGATGCCGGGCTCCTTGATGTCTTTGCCGCAATACCGGCAATAAACAGGTTGGTTAATGGATCGATAAACTTGCTGCAACGCAAAGGGTTTGAAATCCGGCATGTAGCCGGTTGTTTTCTTGGCCATTTCGATCACCTGTCTTTCTCATCGAGGTCAATGCGCTCTCGGCGAATCATGCGATTCAAGACGCTCTCTGTATGCACATCTTTCTTGCACAGAAGCCCTTCTTGATTAAGAACGCATTTTTGGCATGCGATATGCGCCGAGTTAAAGTTCCTGCACTTGTAGCAAAGTGGGCACTCTTCAAAGGCAGTGCAGTACCCCGCCACTTGGTGGCGAGGCATGTTTAGTTTGTCGTGCTTGCTCAGATCAACGCCTTTTTTAGCTTTCACGTTGACTGTCTTGATTTGCTCTTCTTTGTACTGCTCAACAAGCTCATGTCGCTGGCTTTGTGTCAGGCCCCCCTTGTAGATTTTATCCAGCATTGACATCAACCCCTTCGTCAAAGCCAAGCTCAAGCAGATCTTTCAGACTGAGAATAATCTTGCGATCCTTATTTGGATCTTTTTCTGCTTCCTCCAGCTTTGCGACGAGGTGTTCGCTTTGCTCTTGCAGCTCATCCATTTCATTTTGCAGGTCTCGAATCTGGTTGACCAATTCCACCAATCTCGGTGTCGGCGGCTCATTTTTCAGCTTTGGTATGGAGCTGTACTCCTGGTGCAGCTTTCCCAGCTCTGTGGAGATTTCTTTGATCCGCATCTTGTTCATGGCCAGCTTATGCGCCATTTGTTCCTCGATCTCTCTAAGTGTCTTGGCTGGTCCGATTAACATAGTGATCTCTCCTTATTTGTAATAGATAACTGAGATGTTATCGACAAGCGTATCGATAGCATCGTTGCCAGAAGTGGCGGCGCTTTGGAACACCATAACCGGAATGGGGTTGTTCTGGTCATAGGAAGCCTGCAATTCTTTTCCGTAATAACGGATCTTCATTGCGCCGCCGTCAGCTTCAATGCTGAGCTTGGATGGATCCAGAAAGAAAGTCCCGTCATGAAGCTTGGCAGGATCAACAGGTTCATCGAATGGAATTTGCTGCATGCGATCGCCAACCTTGAATTGCAGATAACGATCCGTCACATAGATCGTTCCGACATTTGGGAAGTCCAGCATGAAGATGGTATCCACCACATCGCTAAGTCGTTGTGGGGCCAAATTCATGTTGACCACAAAGCGAGATGCAGCTGGGATTGGCTCTCGGAAGGTTTGAATGAAATCATTCAGATCGTAATATTTCTTGTCTTCCACATAGATAGCTGAAGAGCTCTCAAAGCCTACTGGATATTCTGCTGTATCGAACGTGGCGTTCAGCAGCGTCTGACTCAGCACTGGCGCTACATAAGATTGCTCCAACTGCGCAAGATTATTACCCTTCAGCAATGCATCATAGATGGAGCTCTTATGTTCGATATCCAGTCCAAGCGGATTCTTGTTTGCCGTTTCGGTAATCAGACCGATGACGACGCTCTGATTAACCTGGCGATTGTTTCGCACTTCGAAGACCCACTTCTTCTCCGGAGCATAGCGCACACGAATGAAATCAATATCGTGCGCAATGTTGATGCCATCGTTAGCAGATGCGAAAGTGAAGGTGCTGAGTCTGTTTTCTGATTTCACCACATAATCGTCGATGATTTCGGCGATTTTGGCGTTGAAGACCAGCTCAATGGAGGCATTGTTGCGCACATTGTAGTTCTGCACTTCAAAGGAGCATTCGAGCCGGTGTTTCTTTTCTGGATCGAAATAGTAGGAAAATATCATGGTTTATTTCCCCTCCCGCTTGATAATGGTCATTTGGGAGCTGTCTTTCCAGCTCGGCAGGTCTGTGGCGATCGGGACTTCGACACTGCCTGTCGGATAAAAAGTCAGCACCTTTGTGACTTCATCCAATTTGACGTTATCTCTTAGGCCAAATGAGTGTGCCACGAATCCGCCGGTGCTGATTTCAATGGCTGAAAGCTCGATCATGTGCGCCTGAAGGTCGTTGACCATTTCCAGGTGACGATCGGTCAGCTCATTGACGACCTTATAGTGGTCCTCTCGAATGGCCTTGTGTCGTTCCAGGCGATTTCTGGCATGTTCCAGCTGTTTCGCCTTGTCTTCTGGTGCCACCGGAAATTTGTCTACTTCATCCTCCAGAGCGAGCACCAAAGCAGCCTGATCCACAATATAGTCAGTCATTTTGTCGATTTCGTCCTTGTATTCTGTTATGGTTTCTTGCAGCCTGACCTTTTGTTGAATCTCCCCGGTGATCAGGGAGCGCAGATATTTGGTCTGCTGCTCAATACTGGACGTAGGGGATGATGCGGTTTTCTTTGATTCCTGCAGCTCCATGCCTATTCCTCCTTAGATATTGAATGTGTGTTGCTCGTATTGATTCCGCCTGCGCCTGCGTTGATTTGCGATTTCTGGCTTGGACGGCAAGAACAGCCCCTGCTCATTCAGTTTTTGCCTCCAGCGACGAATCACTTCTGGCCGTGTGGCGTGATCAATGTCTTCCAGCTCGACGCAGTTGTCATATATCTGCCAGTAGAGCCGAATTAGCAGATTGTCATTGTTCCGAGCTTCCGGAAAGGTTGACAGTAAATGCATCACCTTTTGCTTCACGTTTCGCATTTCACCGGTGAAGCTTTTGGCCGGCGTAGCTCCAAACAAATCACGTTGTTCGCCCATACTCCATTCATCCTCTCAATGCAATTTGATATATAAACTCCTTGCGGAGCTATATCCTATGCCTGATGAATCAGTGAAGAATATCGTCTGCAATCCTCAATGGTTGCCTCCATGGCGTATGATTGATCTGGCCAGAATTCATAGAATCGAGTCCCTTTAAAAGAGCCAAATTTGTTTTTGGCAAATCGCACTTCCAAGACCGGCATTTTCTCTTCACTGTCTTCATGAAGCCAGTAAACTTGTGCACTCTCTTCTTTCACGCCAACCTCGTTGTACATCATGCCGATCCAGTTGGCTTCATACTCCAATCGATTGGTTTCCTTCAGATCAGCATTATCTGGCCGCTTATTGCCATTCACCTTTCTCAGATGAGCTGTACAGCAAACCACTGCATCATAAGTCGTGCACCAGTTTTTGATATATTTGGCCGTGTATTCATGAAGCGCTTTGGAGTTGTCACCAAACTCTTTCTCTCGGGATATGAGATCGTGAAAGCTGTCAATCATGATCACCAGCTTGGTGCCTTCCGGAAGCGTCATAAGAAGCTCCTTGATCTTGTCTTCAATCGACTCCACGCTGTTGTCCACCGTGGATGTGTCGTACATGGAGAATCGATCGATGCTTCGATACAGGTTTTTCAGACCCTCATTCCGCTTCTCCATGATGGCCGGATCATCCATGAAACGTTCTGGATTTTTGGCTTGTGAGATCTTGATGCGCTGATCACAAGCGATCCATCTTGGCATGAGTTCGTTCAAACTGTCATCCAACGAGAAGTAAGCGACATGAACGTTTTCATTCAACCTGGAAACATTCTTTCCGATTTGAAGCATGAAGGCAGACTTCCCAACGTTTGGTTGAGCGGCAAACAGGAGCAGCCCAGGCTGCAGCCCGCCTTCCAGACCTTCATCAAACAAATCGAATCCGGTTTTAAGGCCACCGGTTTTGCCACGCTGCCAGGAGTAATTGTCCACCTTCATGATCGTCTGCAGCATGTTGCGCTCGATCGCATTGAGTTCACGACCGAAGATGGCTTTTTCGTTTTCCACCGTCAGCTTGAATGGATTATTTGGATCGGCGCCAAAGATGACGGATTCTTGTTGCACCTGCTGCTGCATTTGTCTCATGATATCTTCAAAGCTCATACTGTTCATGACTACCTCTCCTTTGGTCACCCGTGCCCTCCCCTTGCGAATACCTCTTTTTGATTTCGCCATATCTCAAAGCTATGAATCAAAGATAAGCATTCGCAAAGGGAGGGGCGAGCTCCCTTTCTGTATGGTGAATGGAGGCGGGAGTGAGGATAGAAACCCACTCCTGGCTGAATACGTTTAATAAGGACATACACACCCAGGAGAGGGTTTCTATCCCTTCTTCCCTTTACAAAATAAGGGGCATTGATCCTTGTTACATACACCACTCAATGTCTTGAAGGTTTCACAGCCGTATCGATACTGACCGTTGTATACCGAGTTGACTGTCGTTTCGATTTCCTTTTGCGGCAGTGGTGGCACGCAGTTCATTTGGCCCCATTGTTCCAGACGGGCCAGAGCTTCTTCCCTTTCCATTCCTTGTTGCAGAAAGAAACTGGCCAGAGCTGCGCAGCTGTTGTTGCGACCGTCAATCGTCTCACGGAAGGTTTTTTCTAGCATCGTATTGATGCAGACCGGCAGTTCCTCCAGCTTTCGAATCCTGCCGCTGAACTCTCTGCGTGTGTTGACTCGCTCTGTCCATGTTTTGATGTATTTGTCCAGCGCCAGCTTGGCTCGCTGCGAGGTTTGCACTGGCGGCTTCGGTAGAAATCTGGGCGCCTGGGCCAGAGCTCGGATCTCTTGTAATGACAGCTTGTCTAGCTCTTCGTGTGTAATCGGGATCTTGTAGCAATGCCCCTTGATGTTGTAGCTATTTACCATCCGGAACATTCTCTTGTCGTCATACATCTTTGGATCCATTGTGTTATGAAGACAGTATTTCCGGATGTCGTTGAAGATCTCTTTGTAGATCATGTTCAACGAGTAATGCGGCTGAAGGCCAAGAACTTTTGCATCTACAGTCAGATGGATGCCTTTTTGACCGGAGAAATACAAATTCACTTGTTCGGGCTCTACAGCCAAGATCACCTTCAGGTAGCGAAGGGCAACTTTCACATCGTATTTGATTTTGTCAAAGTCTTCATCCGACTGAAGCGGATAGTCGAAATCCATGTAGAAATCCCCATATTTGAGTGATTCAGCTGCATTAATGATCCACCGGCCCTTATGATCCTGAAACCAGACAGGATTGATATAATGCATCATCGTCTGGTAAACACCACAATTGTTGTAGTGTCTTCGAAATAGCTCGGTTTGATCAGGAGTCATGAAATGCTTCCGGGTGAATCGAAAACGCGGATCTTTCACCCATGGGAGATCTGCACCGCATTCGACAAAGACCTGCATCTCTTCCATGCTAATCCCTTCTCTTGATGATTCTGTTGATTCCCGCCACCTTGTGGGCATTCTCTTTCCGCTTGATAAACTCCCTGGCCCCTAATTCGCCGTCCATGTATTTCTCCAAGTCAAAGGCATTGCGCAGCGGCGGCAGCTCGCTTTCGTTACGTTGAACCTTCGCTGCATCAATGGCGAACAAGATTTCATCCAGACTGTAGATAGAAAGCAGGTATCGGAATTTACCTTCATCCTGTTTGCGCATATGGTCATTGGGAGTTATATAGTTAGTCCGATACCAGTAGTCCAGCAGATCCTGCATGGTGAACCGGCGCTTCATCTCCAGGAAGAAGGGTGCCGACTCCCGGATATATTCTCCCGTTTCCGGGTCTCTCCGGATTCGGACTGGCGGCGGAACCTCCCGTAGCAAATTGTGATAGTAAAACACATCACGTTGCATTAGATTTTGTGGTGGCTGTTTATTGACGAATATTTCTTCCAGGTGATAAATCTTGGTCACTACAGCGGGATAATCTTTGGCGAATTTGAGGATTTCGTCTTCGATATCGTGCAGTGTCCATCCGTCATTCATCAGTCGCTCAATTGCTATACATGCTTTGGCGATCTTGGTTTCCTGGTTCGCCTCGGCCTTGTTGACCGAGACGACAAACCAGGTAGCAAGTTGATTCTTTGAATCAAAGTTCTCCCGCTTGAGATTATCCTCGATGTCCACATCCCATCGGTTCATGCCACAGAAGTCCCCTTTACACGGCAATCTTGCTCAGGTATTCGTTGAAGCTTTTTAGCTTGTCAGGCGTAAGATCTTTCATTGTGGCTGTATCACTTTTCAGGAAATCCCGAATGTAATGATTCATTTGCTCGTCGGTTTGGATGCCCAGTCTTGCCCGATGCTGGTGGACTTTCATGAGTTCATTCTGATCCCATTCAGCGGGGATAGCAGATGGTTGCGGCTGAGACTGCTCTTGTTGAACCGTAGTTGGTGCTTGCACATTTATCGGTGCGCCAAATTCTTGTGGCTGCGCTGTAAAGCTTGCCGGCTCTGCTTGAGCAGTAGGCTGTGCCACATAGTTGTTTGCTTGTTGTGAAGCTGATTCTTGCTGCTGTGGCAAGTGGGCTCGATTCCATTGATCGTGCTCAGGTGTACCTTCGTTGTATGGATTGAATGGAAACTGATCATCAGTCATGGTAAACGTGCCATTTGCCTGCTTGTTGATATCTTCCACCCAATTTGCTTGCTGCTGTGAAGCTTGCTGCTGCGGGAATTGCACTACATTGCTTGCCACAGGATTGGCCTGTCCTGCCCAATAGATTTGTTGTTGTGGCTGCTGATAGACAGGTTGCTGATCATAAATCGGTTGTCCCCAACCGTTTCCCTGCGGATACCCGTAAGCTAGCTGACCTTGATAAGACTGTTGTTGCATAAATGGTCCATAACCGGGTTGCTGATCCCATGATTGTTGCTGTGGAATCATCATGTAGTTCGGATCGGCTTGCAGTTGTGTATATTCATCATCCGTATCAATTTTGATTTTGGAGTAGATCTCTTCCCCGATGCCGAACAGCGATGCGCATTTCTTGAAGCAGTCGGAGGCAGCGGCCTTATAGGCTGAGTTCTGGTTGTCTTTCCCGCCGATCGCTACCTTGCAGCCATATTGTGTGCGCTGGCCGATACCGGCAATAAACAAGGAGCCACGAACGTGATATACATAGCCGTCGAAGGACCAGGTTCCTGTCTTCTTGTCGTATTTGTAGACTTCTTCACGCCATTGATGATCAATGTCGAAATCCCAGTATGTAGCTCCATCAACGGCATTCTCGATGATCTGACGAACCGTGTTGTGGCCAAGCACTTTTCTGCCTTTTTCGTCTTCCTCCAGCCACTCGTCCTTACACGCTCTTAGCTTCTCTTTGATCTTCTTTATTTGATCAAAGTCGGGCAGATACTTTTCAATTGTCGCTCGCATCTATCCATCGCCTCCTGTAAAATTCGCCCTCTCATTATACGCCCAAAAACGTGGTCTCTTCAATATGTCTTCTTGAATTGCGTTACACAAATATAATAACACCTTCTTAGGCTCTAATCAACTCCAAAATAGAAAAAACGCAGCATATCTTTCGATATCCTGCGTTTATCTCTGTTTTTCTCTCAATTGCTTCCTTCCTTTTTGAAGAGGCCGATGAGGTTGTAGAAGTTAACGATGATGGTGATCGACTTTTCAGCAACGGCTTGTACAAACTCCTTGCTTACTTTGATTTCTGCGACCTTGGCCAGCTCATCGTAAGCCATATCTACAGCGTCCAGTACGGCATTCCGTTTGGCTTCTCCATTGCCGGCCACCTCAAAGGCTTTAATCAGCTCGGCCACCATGATGATAATGGCCGGAACAAACAAGAGATATTGATTGACAGTCTTGAACATTGTTATTCACTCCCTGTATTATTTTTATTTTTCTTCTGTTGTTTCTTATTGTTTGCGCGTTCGTTTTTGGCTTCGATTTCGGATTCCACAAACTTGATGACTTTCTTCGGAATCCACTTTTCCCAGCCCGCTCTGTAGGCGTTAGCAGTGGCGCTTTGCCAATAGTGATAGATTAAGCCACCGGTAATAGCGAGGAAGATGACACCTTGTGTCTCCATCCACGAGTCCAGCATGTTACCAAGAGCAGGCAGGCAGAGAACGAAAAGTGTTCGAAGTGTGCCGATGTTAATGCCGTACTGAGAATTGTAGGTTTTGTCTTTCTTGGCTGCGGCAATGCCACTTACCCAATCCATAAAAATCAGCATCAACAATATGGCGATTCCGACTTTTTTGAAGCTGCCCGCTCCGTAGAAAACTTCTACCCAATAAGCAAAGACTCCTGAAATGGCTGCTGCTGCGGCATTCTGGCTGGTAGCCAGGTTCTGAGGATTCAATTGCTTGATGAATGAGCTCCAATCCATCATTGCCGTTACCTCCCTTCCTATCTTGAATAATTAAGTCGAACTGCATGGAGGCACGGGTTTACGCCGTTGTTGGGATCCGGGTACAACTTGGTCTTAACCCACAGTTTGCTGGCGTACTGGCCAGACCATTCATCGTTCATGATGGGTACGAGTGTACCATCCAGCTCTTCTCTCAGGATCTCATAATCGTAGATGGTGCCTTCCAGAAGGTGATCCAATTTTTGATCGTAGCTGAATGCTGAACGATTGAGGAAAATGTGCTCGACGGATTCGATATTGTAAACCCCATCCATGGTAAACGGAGATAATATGAAACCACCTCCTGGCTCAAAGAATGACAAGTACACGCTGATTTCTTGCGCACCAAGCACAAATACTTTCTTGCCGTTTATATCAAGCGGATTCTTTTGAACCAGCGTGACTCGTAATTTTTGAACCGGGACGCTCGGGAAATAAAACTTTTTTCTAGGTGAGAATTCCTCCGTGTCAATAGCGGAAATGTCCGACTGATGAAACCCTTGAATGGTTTGCCATGCATTTTGGTAGTGCATTTCAATATTTTTGATTTGAATACCTCGTTCTGGATGCGGGTGCACTGTAATGGTGTTGATGTAAAGGTTGTTGACCAGGTGTTGCGGCAGCTCGATCTCAATGATCACATCTTCTTCGAGCGGCGCATTGGCGATGTCGTAGCTCACCATGCGTTGCCAGTAAGACTCGTTGTCGCCATTGAAGGCGTTATATACGTCGTTTTCCTTGACAGTGCCGCCTGTGTTGGTGCGTCCAACCTTGATGCTGAGTTCATTCGGAACATAAACGCTTCCGTCATCCTGGATCAGATGTGTCTTTGGGATCTGATGAATGATGGGCAATGTCACATGCCGATAAAGAGCATCTACTTCACATCGGAGTCCGGTGTCGCTTTTTTCTTGTGCTTCATTTGGATATGTGCCGGTCATGTCTGGTGCAAATGTGATCCGGCTAAGCATCGGCTCATAAGGAGACGCATGTTCAATTTCTTGAAGCAGCATCTCCAGATGGGCGACTTTGGACTCCAGCATGTTGATGTATTGCTGCTGCGCTGCATGTTCCGCCAGGACGATTTGATGGGCTTCGCTTAATCGTTGCAGATTCTCGTTGCTTTGACGATAAAGCTCGACCATTTCCAGATACTTGTCGTCTTCATTTTTGTTATAGTCATGGGAGGAAGTTGGCCCCCGGTAGCGGGCGCCTCCTCCCTTACTCGTAGGCATTCTCATAGGATTGATACCTCCGCTCTATGGCGCCGATCCGATCGCTTAAGCTTTGCAAGCGTCGATGATTTTCATTCAAGCCGACCATTCGCTGAGCTTTAATCGGAATGGTGACCGTATACTGGACTTTCAAACTGCCTTCTTGTAATGCGTTACTATTGAGAACAAGAAAGCCGTTGTCAATGGTATAGCTGTTTTCAGGTAGAACATTTCCATTTAATTGTACCACAAGGATACTGAATTGACTTCTTGACACCTTGGAGATCAATGGGTACGAGCGCTGATTGAGGTTTACATTGAAGCTTTTTTCTCCTGAAAACGTGATATTTTCAACGGGATCTTGCGAATTCCCATGAAACCATGATGCGATCTCGGCTCTTTGAGTCTCCGTGGTACGATGGATATCCAGGTAGTTTTGCCGGATGTCGTACAGCTCTTCCTGGTGATCAAACAGATACTTCTCCGACTCTCTTGGCCCACGATATCTGGCGTTTCGCTTCACCATGTGTGGCATCTTGCAGGGCGTTTCTTTCACTGTCACTTCAGTCAGATCAGTCATACGAATCACCTCGCTCTTAGCTCAATCTTGTTGATTTTGGGTGACAAATGCGGCACATCTTCATTGCGCTTCAATGTGGCCCGCAGCACGATCCGGTTATTTTGCACACTGGTATCGTGAATTTCATAGGAGAGTTGAAAAATGCAGCTTTTAGGTAAATAATTCAACACCACTTGCTGTTCGTAAATGGAAAAGCAGTCCCGGTTGTTTGGCGAAATGTTGTAGTAGAGTGTATGCGTATCGACATAGCGCAGCGGTTCCCGGTCTGCCCGCACTTTGGCTTGTGCCGCAAAATTGAATTTACCAAGCAGGGTTTCTGCTGGCATCTCTGATTCGGCCAAGTCCTTTCGGAGCTGCGTATCACCGAAATGATACAGGATCTGAATTTCATTCCAGCCTGGCTGCAGCGTCAGCGTAACTTCTTCGTTGGAAGGCACCAGTCGCTTCTGATTCAGATATACCGAGTAGGTAGCAATCCTTCGCTTTGGCCCATTTGCCTGCGTCTTGAGAACAGACAAGCTTAATGGTGACACTTTGGTTTCATCGCTGTAGATACAGGTCGTAAAGCGGAAGAAGTTATCTGTGCTGCCTCCTCCCTCCCGGCTCAGGCTGAGGGTATTGCCGATTGGAAGGTAGTCGATACGAATGGATTGAGGCCGGTTCTCATATTGATCTTGCCAAGCACTATTGAGCGGCATGCTGCCATCGAACGCCAGATAGGTGCGCTCTCGCCTCCACTGATTGATTCCTCGAAGAAGAATCGGTTTGCTGATGTCTTCAAACGTGTGCGGCAAAACACCATTGCCGTCATCTTGCAAAAGTCTGAACACCTGCATGCCGTTTTTCACTTCAAGTGTCGGCTCGGCTTTGTTCATTTCAACATATCGCAGTTTCTTTGCCTGGAATTCCACCACTTTGGAATACTTGGGCGTTGTTTCATCCGAGGAGCTGATCGGGAACCAAAGCAGCTGATCCACAGGCTTTCCGGATTCGTATTGGGCGATCTCGTAATCAATGGAGGTGCCGGACGGAATTTGATGGTCAGCAATTATGGATACTATATTGATGTTGCTGCTGTTGAATTCAATCGGATTTGTGTAGAGCACACCTTCGGCCACGTAATTCTTGTTGGCCACCGAAATGTTTTTGGCACCGAAATAGTATTGATAAACACCGCCGCTATAGTCATCATGCTCCTTTTTCTCGTAGGTGAATTTGATTCCCCGGACTTTCATCTTGGAGAAACTCCATACAGCTGTGTCCACGACCTTTTGCTTATTGTTAAGGCCAGGGATCGGCGAAAACGTCAGACCATCCTGCGTGTATTCCGCCTGAATAAAAACCGGATTGACGTGATGGGCAACATAGCTGATTTCATTGATTTCCTCTTCTCTCGGAAAGAGAATCTCCAGCTCGGCTCTCATGGTCCCCGGTGCTTCTGTCTTCACCACATGCCACCAGGCTGTATTCATGTTGTCGTCAAAGGCGTTAGTCATCGACTCCAATGCCGCGTGGGTGATGTTCGTTGTCAGAGTTTTGAATTTTGCCGTAGCCCCGTTCATTAAAATTTTGCTACTCTTGCGAAGATTCTCTTTGAGCGATACTTGCTGTCTCTGCAGATCCACGTAGGCCGTTGTATCCGTTTTGTTGATATTGGACATGTCTGTGAAGGTCTCAATGATTGTATCCAGATACCCGCTTCCGTTTTTGGCGACCAGAAACAGCTGATCAATCTTCTTCGAGATTTGAGAAAGCGAATACCAGAGTTTATTTCGCTCTGTTTCAGCAAATTCAAAATCCGATATGATCCGGGTGGTTTGGTCGATGGTGGCTTCATAGGCATCGGATATATCCTGATAAATGAGGTTCACATCATTGTTGTATTGTTTTGCGTCAGATTTCTGCCGGCGTGCGATCTTGGTTGCCTTGAAGCCGGGGGCTCCAGGAGTATGATCCCGGAGCCACTGGCTGAAGTGATGCGTAATCGTCTGCATCGTAGGGTACTTGCCTTCCAGAAGGTAATATTTGACGATTTTTTCGATCGCACGGGTTGTCTGAATTTGCTTGATCCCCATTTTATTCACCTACTCAACTTATTGTGGACACAGCACTCTGTAGTTCCATGATGTGCCGCTGCTTGGCCCAATGACGGTCACTTCAATGTGATAGACGCCTTCGACTGGTACATAGTTGAACGACAGCGTTCCCGTATTCGACACATAACCATCTGTTTGAGCCACGATTTGACCGTTATACCTAACGATCAGCTTGTCTGCGATATCATACATGTCATATGTCACATCAACACGGCCTGGAGTGGTGCCGAGGTTGTGATAGTTTACGGTCGTACCAGATCCGCCGGAGAACGACTGCGTGCCACATGCGTAAACAGTGCCGCTGCTGCTGCAGAACAGCAATTGAACGTTATGCGTTTTGGTCGCCGTAGCACCGTTGGTCAACTCTACTTCGGCCGTAAGCCTCAACTGACCTGCTGGATAAGTGTTTTCTGGTATCTTGAAGTTGAAGTTTACATTGCCGTTAGCACCGTTTCCGCTATAAACCAATCTGCCGTTTTGATCGGTTACCCTGATACTCAGAACTGCAGCGTTGTTCGTGTTTCTCACGCCTACTGAAACTGTCATTTCTTCATTGGCGCAAGCGACCGTACCAGGCGATACAAACTCGATGGTTGGCGGTGTTGCAATAATTGTCACTGTGTGCTGTGCGGTTCCTGTCATGCCAGAATTCGATTCGGCCGTTGCGATAAAGGTGACGCTGCTAAAGCCTGAATAGCGGCTTGTTGATATTACGACATCAAAGCTGTGCCTTGTAGATCCGCCGGCTGGTGTCAGGGTAGAGAGCAGATTACCAAGGTTGTCCCAAATCTTGATGGACTTGACGCCGGATGGAGCATTGACTACTCCAGACAACATATAAGATTGACCAGGCGTTAACGTTGAATTGCCTGTCAATGTGACTTTCACCGAGCACTCGATTACGTTGAAATTCGTAAATGGCTTATTGGGTCTTGTTGTCACATTGGCGCTTATCAAATCTCGGATGTTCGTCGCCCACCCTGTTACTCGGTACTCCCCTATTGACAGTGAGCTGATCGGAATGTCGAAGTCAAAATCAATACGTTTTTCGCCAGAACCGATGATTTTGTACGGTGACAGATCCAATGCATCCTGAGTGATATGGAACCGTACTTCTTTGAGACCTAGGAAGTCTTCCGCATATCCCTTTACTCGGAAAGTGGAAGTGTCGCCGTAGCAGTAGCTTGGAATGTTGTCAGGATCGTATGGGAATGGCTCAATATACACCTTCGGCCGGTCTGGCGGATCTCCCGGATCGATGCCAATATCATCGTCATTTTGCTTGCTGCTGTCGATCGGACATATGTTGTTGGTAAAGTTATCGAAGTACTTGAAGGCCACATATTGACCGACTTCCGTAAAGCATGGCGCATTCGTGAAATTGTTGGCCTTAATTTCTGGAATCCAAGTGAGCTGACTGTATTCCTTCGGTTCGCCAACCATTTGCTCGTAATTCATGATTCCCTCTGAAGCAAAAGCAATCGTTTCTGCCCATACTTCACGCTTGTCACCGTAGTAATCGGTGAACTTGATGCCAATGCCCGTAATATGGCCGTTGTAGTCTCCCGCTCCTTCCCGAATCTCTTTGAGCTGCACGGTCACCCCATTGAAGTATTCGGACCATCCAATCATCAGTTTGGTGCGGCCGATCTGAAGCGGGTTGTTGCCCAGGTCAGCTACCGGAATCAGAACTCGTTCCAACTGATCAGTATCCGGGTGATAATATTGCACGATGACGCCATCCCAGAGCAAGCAGCTGCGTTCAGGCCCGTTTTCCGGATCATATGGGCGGATTGGCGGTTTTGTAAGATCCAGATCCACGTTGTGTTCGCTTGGCTTGAAGTTATGGTTGATCGGGCAATGTCTGCTGTTGAATGCTTCACTAAAGCGGAAGATGATATAGTCGTTCTGTCCGCCGATCGCCGGCGCATTATCGTAATTGCCGTCTCTTGCCTCAAACATCCAGCTGGTGTCTTTGCCATCAGGTGCGCCAATCATCAGGTGCGTATTCTTTGCCCCATTTGATTGAGCAGCGATCGCAGTCGCCCAAGTCATCACGGACTCGTTGTATTCGTCCAGGTAATTGATGCCGACTGACGACAGATTGAAGACCTGGCCGCTGGTGTCATAGCTTTCTGTAACCATCACGATGAGCCCGTTGCTGTCTCTGTTCCAGGCGAATGTGATCTTGTCACCATTGCCATTGTCGATTTCATAAGGCAGCCAGCTATATGGGATCTCAATATTCTCAATGGACTTCGAATCCTCGTTGAAATATTGGACCACAAGCATATCGAATTGCAAGCAATTGCGCACCTTTTCTGGTTCCGGAGGAATGCTGCAATCCTTCAGACTGACGACAAAGCTGTCTGCATCAACTTGACCCTGGCTGTCATAGCCCTTTACCTCGATGGCAAAGGAGTCGCCTATGGCATAATCACTTGTTGGAATTCGGAAGTTGAATGATAGCTCATTCGTTTCTCGGGTTGCTTTCTTCTCATCTATTGCTTCGCCGTTTATGAGAAGAACAGCTTTTGTGATTGGATAAGGCCCGTCCACTATGCCATTCACGTAAAGCACATCGCCATGGCAATGAGTGCTTGTTTTGTTGGTGATTCGCACATTCAACTCATCGAAGTTTGGATTTGGCTCTGGATCCACTCCGTCAACAGGCGGCTCTGGCTCATATGGCTCAGGCTCTTCCGGTGCTTCTCCTGGATCGGTTTCCACCGGCTCCGGGGGGAAGTATGGCGGATCGATGATCTCCCCGTCATCCACGATGGAGGAATCATTACGGATTGTTCTTCCGGATCCTTCGCTATCAGCGGCTTCATCTTGTACATATGCCTTGATAACAAAGTTGCGCAGAATCGGCGTGCCATAGGCTTCGGTGGAGTCTTCAGAATCTGCAAAGAGCTGCAGATAACCATAATCCTTCTCTGTGGTTGGCCGGGTCATCAGCACCCGCAGGCGCACACTGTACACCGGATATTCTGTTTCAATATAACCGGAAGATTGTGAGCTGACTTTCTGGCTGGCCTTATCCACAAGCTGAATGGTGTAGATCTTCGGAGGATCCGATTCCTGCGCTTGTCTGCTGATTGGTGTGATTGGAAACCAATTGGCTCCGTCGTCAATGGAGATATAATACTCCAGATTTTCTGCGCCTTCCTCGACAACATCCAAGGTGATCTTATCCAGCGGTTGATCGAAATAATACGGCTCCGTGACAATCTCACCGGACTCCTCGTACTCCGTCGAGAACACTTCAATATCCCGAATGCCGATGCAATATCTCCAGCCTTCAAACCGTTCGATCCCCATGTCAATGTTTTCATCATTGATGCTGTAGGATACATTGCTGATGATGCCATCCAGGGCAATGGCATCATCACTGGCCGACAGCGGAGCGTAATAGGCATCGATCGATGCATTGTCGGTTCTGACGGAGATCCCGAGATCCTGCAGACTGATCATTGGTCCTTCCACGCGGGACAAATGATTCGCTGTATACTGTTTGTTGATTGTGTCGAACACATAGTCCGGGCCGTTTTCGATTTGCCTCTTCTGTTCGTAGTAAATGTGGCCAATGTCGGTGTAATATTTTTCTGACTGCTCGAACAGAAAAGAGATCACCTTTGCCTTGACTGGCGCAAAGTAGAATGAATAATCCTCATCCCGCTTATCAGCTGACAAAATTGACACCGGAGCGTTTGTTCCGTCGGAGACCAAAATATCTTTGACGATCGCCGTTTTGGCTCCATGATTTGGCGGCGTGTACATGTTGATGTTGATGTGATTGATCATGGTGACTTCCGGCAGAACAACCTGCATATGCAGCTTAAGCACGCCATTCTCCGGATCCCTTGCCCACCGCAGCGTCTGATTGCCATGGACCTGATAGTCCCAGCCCAGATTCTTGGCCAGTGTTTGCTTGTCGTGGTCACGCACATTTACAAGCTCATATTCGAACCAGCTGTTGGCATCTCCGTCAAGCACAGCACCATAGTTCCCGTGGTTATTCTTCTCTCCGACAAACCTGTAGATATAGTCACCGGTCATCGTACCATCAGGCGACACGGTGATTTCCGCGTTGTTTCCTGGGAATCCATTAGATTCGCTCCCCAAGATGAAGCTTTTGTAGGTTTTGTTCCCTGGCACGATCGTGACGGTGCCGTTTTGACTTTGATTCGTTTGGCTTTTCCGCTTAAGCGTGGCAGCACCGTTTTCGATGTGTGCCGGCGTGCCAACAATGCGATCAAAGTCGATTTTGTCTTTGTTGGCAAAGTCATTGCGACAGAATACAATTCGGCCATTGGCCGACAAATTGGATGACAGCAACTCCAGATCTTTCAGCTTATCCGCCACCTGATTGTATTCCGATTGCAGCATAGTGTGCTGCACTACGTTATGGTTAAAGTCGGCGTAGAGCGCACGGCCGATGATATCGACCTCTTGATACAGGAGCTCCAAGTCTTGCCTAATTTCGTCCATCATATCATTGTAATCCTTGCTCCATGGCGGGCCGCCGTCAATAGCATAACGAGGTATCATCATGGGTTTGCCAACGGATATGAAGAAATCACGAAACGCCTGAAACACTTCCTGGATCAACTTTGATTCCGTTTTGATTGATCCATCCTCAAACTTCTTCTTGGCCTTCTCGAACTGATACCTGGCCTGAAGATAGAGTAACTTGGAATTGTTTTTGATCGGCTGGTTGGTCATGCGGAGGCTCCTCCTTTCTTTTCATCATGAGCTTATCTAGTAGATCAATCTTGGTAGAGTCAAAGGTTACAATATTACCACGGAGCTTGTATTTACCCATTGCTTGCCTCCTGATCATAGCTTTGACAGCGAAGCGTGTAGCTGTACAGAGCCGGCGTGACACTCTCATAACCCGCGTGATTGCGCCGGAGGATTGCCTTGAGCCGAACGTCAGTGGTCAGATAGAAGTAATCTACCGTGATATTGGCCAGCTTGTCGGAAGTCGTGTTCGGGAAGAAGATCTTGTTCCCCACCTGGGCAAACACCTTACCTCCATTTGCCGTCTGTAGCTTCTCTCTATCGTAAGTGCCTGTGGTGTAATCTGTGATGTTGCGATACTCTTCTCCATTGACCCGAACGATTACTGGGTAATACAGATCGTCAGCCTGCAGCCTGGAGTTATCTTGCTCATATCGCTCTGTCTCGCTGTTGTACCGAAAAAGTTGGCTTCGGAACACATATGGTGTATGAGACAACGTGACGGAGCAGTTGCTGTCCACTGTGCTGAAGAATTCACCGGTTTCTCCTTTTTCATTGATGAACTGGAGTGGCTCGATTTTTGATTCATCGATGTTGACAAAGTAAGCCTCATCTGCCGGCTTGTAGCTGACCGTGTAGATACTGGCCGGCGAGTAATATTCCCGCTTGATGCCAATCTTCTTGCCATCGTCTGATATCACATACATGAACCCCGGCATTGGCTCACCATTGCGGCGAAGCACGACAGTTTCCGCTGAGATTACCGGGAAGCGAAAGCTGAATTGAATGGTGCCTTGCAGCTCATCGTATTGTTCGCTTGCACTGTTGCCGATCAGAAGCTCGCCTTCCACATAAACCTTGTTGGTCGGCAGAATTGGCTTCCATGAATTCGCATCTGGGTTCTTTGTGTAGCCAATGTAATATTCGATGTCAGTAATCGGCGCCCGGTCGCCTTGATCCAACTCAATGTAGTGATGATTCTCTTCAGTTGTCAGCGTGATTGTCTTGATGTTGCTTTGTAGCGGCAGCGGCTTCGAAATATAAATGGATTGCTGATTGTACTTTCTGCCGGTTATGCTGATGTTGTAGGCGCCGTATAAGTAGACGAGCTTGGATACCGGCATCCATTCTTGCGCCAGTACGCCTTCTACATTGGCGCTGGATTTTCTTTGATTTGCAGAGATGGCACGGAGGGCCAGCTGCATTGGATTCTGATACTTCCCTGTTTGCACAACCTCCATGGCCGTTTTTGCCGCATCAACAACGCCCTTAGCTTTGTCACCAATTTCCTTCGCCCACTTTTGTAATGCAGAAAGATACTGCGTCCAGCCGGTGATTTCGTTTTTCTTGTCGAACTCGGCGATGCTTTCGCCAGGCTCTTTAATATCTGGAGCGAGCGTCGCAGATCTGGTGATTTTGTCCCAGAGCTCCATGTTGTTTGTTTCATCTGCGTTGACCAGGAAGTGCTCACGAACATAGTTTTCTTGTCGAATCAGCATCCGGATCTTGGAGATCTCCACCGCCGGGAATTGAAAAACGATTTGGTCAACGGATTTCTTGCTCCGTTGGTTGGGATTCTCATGATTAGGCGAAGCGAGTGTGTAAACCCTACCTCCGTATTCGGTTGTCTCGTAGCCATGAATGGCGACAACCTCCATGGGATAAGAACAATATGGATCAATGGTGATTTCGGACACCGGCGTTACCCCATTCAAGGTGATCTCAATCTCGCAGATCGCCCCATCGCCAGGAACTGATTTGTAGTCATGACTCCAAATCTCATTGATGTTGTGTGTGAGAGGTTCATCTGCCAGGATTACTTCCGCCCAAAAGGTATCTTGCGATCCGTCAATGGCATACTCGATTTTATGCTTCTGGTTGGTAGCCACTTTGCCTAATCGATTCTTGACTTTAATTCTTGCCAGCTTCGTTCCATAAGGATTCTTCAGCTGATCCACTGTTTGTATGGCTGACAGCTGCAGGCTGCCAGAAACGATTTCTGCTTGATAATCCGATGGTAGCGAATTGCCGTATCGATCTTTTCGCAGGAGAAGCAATGTGTTCTCGTCTGTTTCCGTATATTGTGGCGATTTCATTTGCTCGTAGATGCCCGAGGTGAACCCGTCCGTGTTGGACATCACGAGCTTGTGTTGTTCAATTCGGGCATCCAAAACATCGATCTTTTTCTGGATCTCTGCCAGCATGGAGCGGCTCAGCTGCTGATTGTCTGCCATCAGGCGATCAATCTGATCAGAGACTTCAAATAATGTCATCAAGTCAAACTCGATTTCACTCATGTTAGCATTATGAGATTCAGAATTGGTCTGATTACTTTGATGCCGGGCTTGAAATGTTGGCTCACCATTACGTCGGTCCAGATCTTTGATCAGGCGTTCCATTTCAGCTTGAAGCTCTGTTTGCGATTTAATGATGCCTTGCTTTTGTTTTCCTTCCAGCAGCTCTGCTAATTTTTTGCGTTGCGCTTCCGGCAACGTCAATAAAAAGTCATTTAGAAACTTTCCCAATCGATTCACCTGCTTTCCAGACTCAGTTCATCAATGGATCCCCATTGATGGAAAACTGCGACTTTGGGGGCATCCTCTTCTCTTTCAGCAAATGTTCGCAAGTTACGCATACGGTTCCCGTAAGATACGGACAATGATACAGGATTACTTTTTCATCCTTTACCCAGAACCATTTCTTGCAACATTCACATTTCCAGAAGCCCATTAAAATCATCAGCAACCGATATACCAGCCAGATTGGAGCTGCGATCCAACCCAGCAGAATCCAAAATAAAGGAATCTTGATAATCCATCTCATGACTCAACCCTCCCCTTATGTAGAAGGCCGGCCACGGCCGCCGGCTTTTATGGCATCACAATTCCTTCCGCTCCGTCATATGGGCGCCAGTCTCCTGTTTCCTCGTCCCATTTTTCCAGAATGAAATGTGACAATTGCGGATGATCGTTATAAGAGAAGGTGACGTGAACGATTCCGTCAATCACCTGGACACCGAGCCCTTTCGGTGTGATGCCTTCCTTGACGAGTTCCTTGTGATTCCTCATGATCGAGAAGTCGGCTGTCCATTCAGAACCCTTCATGGCCACAATATCATTCAGGATATCACTCATCGTTTTTTCAATACGCATGAGAGATTCCATGATCGGGCTGGCCTTGGATACGATCGTTTCCACCAGCAGGAACAGGAAGTCGTCAGGAATATCGTTGAACTTCATTTGTACTGGGAAGTACAGACGAACAGGTTGCATCGGCGCATCCGACAACGTGATTTTACCCGTTTCATCGATCTGACCGGTGATCAACGAGTTGCTGCCGTTCAGAATGCCGCGGGATCCTGTCTCATCAAGAACTGTTACTTCTCCAGATACAAACAGGATTCCCTCCTCCGGAGGAATGGTCAGTTGATCTGTTGTGAGCCTCTCTTCGATGACGTGCTTGTAAGGCATAATCACTTGCTTGTTGCTGAAATCAAGTCCGGCTTGGCCGATTTCTTGGATCTTGCGCAGGCGATAGTCCAGCTTAAGGCCGTCACTTACCACGCTGTCTACGGAAGAGATGGCATTGTTGATTTCATCACTGAGATATTCCGGTATGCCCGCTCCGGCAGCACGTTCTGCAATTTCAACCACTTGATCCTTCAAGTCGTCCAGCAGCTTCTTCAAGCGCTGCCCCTTGGCTGCCACGACACCATACGTCGCCGTATTGAGTTCTGCCAGGGCATCTTCTGCCTTGACGATTGCGGATGTTGCCTGCACCCGGTTACGCTCAACCTGCGAAACCGCACTGAGCAACTGCGACTTGTTCTGATTCCACCCAGAAATGTCGCTTTGCAGCTGAATGATTTTTGCCTCCAGCTGGTTGACAAAGGTAAGGATATTCCTTGTGTCTGTAATAGGCATGCGTGAACCTCCTCCATATAAAGATAACGGGCCGCCATCAGGCGGCACCTCTTTTAGCCGTTATCTCCATTGTAACATGTAATGCGTTACATGAAAATTATATTTCTTGAACATCGACGCTCATATCATCATCATGATATTCGATGATGGGCAGAATGCCGTAACCTTTCCACTTGGCGACCGCTGCTTGGATCTGTGATTCAGTAAATCGATTCAGCAAACTGCGTGGCAATCGAATAATAATGACCCCATTTTCTTGATAGGCTTCGCCGTCGAAGTAACCAATGTCCCAGTGATGCAGTGATTCCTTGTTAACCTTAGCAATGATTTCTCTGGACAGCTCTTCATCCAGCCCGCCGCCTCTGGTTCTGGTATCGAGGATCACCATGTCTTTGTGAATGTCGGAATTGGCCTGGACAAACACTTTGCCAAGTCTGAACAATGAGGGATCATACATCTGATTTCGAGGATCAAACCAGTAATCCTCATCCGTATGATAAATGGCCGTCTGTGACACAGATCCAGGAATCAACTCATAACCCGACTCGCTCGAAAGCCAAATGGAAGTAGGCTTTAAATAGACATTGATCGATCGAACCAGTAGCTCCTCGCCGGAAGCCTCCATGATCGTGTATTCCTCCAGTTCATGGTTCACCGGGATCCATCGATGGAATCCGTTTTTGGCAAGCGTAAAGGTGTGACCAGGACTAGGGTTAAAATCCATATGGAAGAAGCCCTTGGTCGTATTGATTTCCTTCATGACAACCGGCACCTTGACTGTCAGATACACATCAATGATATCGCTGGAAATCGCCGGGCGACTGTCGATGGGAGCGCCATCTGATCGATACATACTTTCCACCTTTATGACTTCCAGGTTAGCAATCACGCTGGCAATGTTCGGCGTGAGCGTTAGCGTATGGCTTACATATTGGCCAATGAAGGCTTTCATTTCCTCGCCGAAACCTTCTCTAAGCGATATTTCCCCGACATGAACCCGCTCCTGGAACACCGATTCTCTTGATGCAAGGGTAGTTGTGAAGCTTTGATGGATCACTGCTTCTTTGGTTTCAATCACTTCATGATAACGCGGCCTCATCAAACGAAGCACATTCTCGATGAATTTACGGTTTCCAGGATTCTTAAATCCGTAGTTCATATCGAGGAAGTTACTGTCCCCAATGAGGATCAACTTTTGGTTGCCATTTTCATAGGCGGCCACTATGATCTTTTCATCCATATAAGCAATCGGGACAAACCGATCGCCTGTGAGTACGAAGTACGAAGAAGCCACTATGGTGAAGCTGCTGCAACCTTCTGTCAACGGATGGTTGGCGACAAATGTACCATTCTCTGTTGTCAGACCATCCGGAACCAGTGTCACATCAGGAAAGTCACGGATAAATGCTCGCAAGTTATTATTCCATTGCTCAAACCCCTCGTGTTCAGCTAGAAAAATTGCCGAGCCTCCATTTGCCAAATATCTACGGATTGCTTCCTGCACATTGGGATTGTTTGCCATAGTCAGATGCAATCCAATCAGCAAATCATATTCTTCAAGATGGCTCGCCATTTCTTCTGTCCATTTGCCAAACGCCATTTCTATGTTCAAGGATTCAAGAAGTTCAAGCAAGCCACTGTTGGCATTGCGAGTGGAGGTTTCATCAAAATCGCTTAGAAGCAATGCTTTTTGGATCCGAACCTCGCCATCATTATACTGATCAATTCGCTGGCCAACGGCGCTTAATGCAGCCTCATATCTAACATCGAGCTGCACCGGCGCCCCTATATCAATGACTTCTTTGGTTTCCCCGGTATTGAATCCTCGGTAAGTGAACCACTCTTCATCATACGCATAACGCACAACCACATCATCCTGGTCACGAATTCGATCGTGCAAGTAAATGATTCCCTTGGCCGCATCCACATCCGAGATCCGAAGCCGGCGACTGTTGTTTATTCGATTCGCCTTAACCTCCAGATAACTCATATCAACTTCGGACCGGAGCGTAATCGGCTTGTGGCGAACCTGAATGGAGGTTTCATTAAGGATCACTGGGCGTTCTTCCTCGACCAAAACAACCGGCCGATTGATAAACTCCTGGTTGACGTACTCCGGAATGGTGTAGTCCATCACGACTTCAGTAATGTCATCCATGGACGCCGGCTTGTATGGCAGCAGTTCCGGATGCGAGATATAAATCTGCGGCGTGCGTTCCTGCGGTTCGTAATATGGCAGACGAATTCTTCGTTTCATACGACCATTCTTGATCCGCACATACCAGTTCTCCAGCTCCGTCGTTTCTTTTTCCACTCTGGGTTTGTCGATCTCGATTTTCTTGGTGTCATCGATTCGAATGGCCAGGACCGGGACCGATTCGAGATCCTCGAAATTAGTCCAGGCCACCAGATGGACTTGCAGACCGTTAAGATAATTGGTGTCATCCTTCAGGATGTTTCGCAGACGCATGCGATTGACGCCGCCATACATTTGATCCACTTCGAATTTCTTAACACCATTCAGGTTATACATGAATCGGTAATTGACCCGGTATTCCTTGTTGTTGCCATTTGCGTCTCCTCGTTCGATTCGAAGCAGGATATCTTTCTTGGCCACACTGCTTGGTATGCCAAGCTTGGCAAGAATGCCGTCTTCGGTGATGACATTCTCCAGGATTTTGACGCCATCGCTCTTGTAAATCTCATCGATTGCTGTTGTGTAAGAAGTTCCAATTGGCGTGATCGGCGGAACGGGAGCTGTAGCTACCGGTCTGTTTCCGTTAATGGAAAGTGTGACTGAACTGTCTCCAGAGAGCCTTCGGATCGTCGTCCATTTGAAGTTCTTGACATGATCCGGCACGTCAACCTCCAAAACGGATGGTGTGATCTGATATCCCATGGTTCCGTCTGCCTGCAAAAATGCTATGCCGCTCCCCTTAATGTTTAATCCATGATCCGAGGTGCGCCATGGCGTAATCTTCGTGCCTCCAGCTGCCGGGTTATTGGTATAGCCATACACATAGCCATCATTCTTGATCCGTGCCGTCATATCACCCACCACATAGGTGACAATCGGGTCATTCGGATTGATCAGCTCCCGCTGGCCAACCAGAGCATCGATCTTGCTTTGCAGAATTTCCTGTGCTGTTTTGTCTGACAGCCTCATTTCGGCATTGGCGGTAAAAGTCACTGGGAACAAATCACTGATTGCTGTTGCAACCTCCAGCTCCGTAAAGACCAGATTAGACCAGTACGCTTTTTCCTGTGAGACATTGAATATGCCATAGGCTCCTTGATTATGCGTTGGCAAAATCTTGGTACCATTGCCAAACCCAATTTCATGAACGCCTGTATCAGTACCCTCACAAACCAGATTGCCCAGATCTGTGGTGTTTGTCGGGTTCTCTTTGATATAAACCCGGAAGTGGTCATCGGTAACGACGACGGTAATCCGATACTTCTTCCCGATTTCCCATCCTTTTGCGTCGTAATTGGAGTTGTAGGCTGTAATGTCTACATAGGAAGCGCCAGTCATATCTGCGTAAAATTGAGACTTATCTTCATCTTCATGATTATATGGCGGCATAAAACTCGGAACAGCTTTGAAGATTTTCTTCTTTTGGCTTTTGAAGCTGTGTTTGTAATCCAGATATTTCGCCATATCCGGCTCGAATGCATATCCTTTGACTTCAGCATTCTGCATCACTGCCGAAATTCCTCGGTAACTCATCAGGATCCGGCCGAGGCCATTCCCGTTGGGTGCCGGCTTGTCATTCAGCTTGTCTTTCTCCCAGGCAAATGCATAATAGTTGCGGCTATCTCGAACCCGGAACATGATGCCAATCACGTCATCATCATAGCCATTGTCATCAATTCGCACATCTGCAGAAAACATGTAGTTTTTCTTCGTAAGTGCATCTTGATTGTAAAAACCGCCGAGATCGACTTCGTTTTTGGTTAGATAGAGCTCGTCCACATTTCCGTTTTTTATTACTTTCCAGTCAGACTTGTTCGTGTTTTTGCCGATATTGGTCCAGGATGTAAAAACCTTGATAGATTCAGTTGTATCTTTCTTTGCGATGACTAGCTCTTTTTTGACGCCCCAGTGGGCCTGCAAGGTTGTGCTTTCAATGATCTGCCCTTCACCGCTTGCTTCAAAAGTAAATGGGAACTCGCTTTGTTGGTATTCAGCAAAGACTGTGCATTGATGTGAGATCGGCAGATTCTTGAGCCGCACGTTGCCGTCCTGGACGCCTTCCCATGGACTAGCCTTTACAGCTGATTTCGCACGAGGAGGCTCGCTGCCGGCAGCATTCACTTCCGTTTCCACCGAAAGCTTGTCAGGAGCTGAAGTGGTCGTGTAAAGCAGGTTGCCCTCTGCGTCTTCGATGGTAAAGACGGTATCAATCGGCAGCGAAGGCAGGTCCAGCGGGGCGACCATTTGCATAAGGCTCCGGGCGTCCATGTAGGCTCCTCCGCTCTTTAACCCCAGCAGTTTATATTCACCAGCATATTCCAGCAGTTCGTGATCCAGGAGCGCTTCTTGATTCAAGACGGAATCGGTGATATACCCAAACGTGATCGTCCGCTGGTTACCATCTATATCTGTGTAGGTAGCATTCAACTTGTAGTTGAATATTTGAGCATCCCGTGGATCAGATATCGCTTTCTGTGGCACATAAATCCGGTAGCCATCATATTCTGGCCGCTCTTCGATCGCATAGATCTCTTGAGACGGGCCGGCTGCCTGAACCTCTTCGAGTGTGCGCTCTTCAAAAGCACCCGCTGCATTGATAATGCGCAGCTTGCCGCCTTCGATGTATTGGCTGCTCTTCTCATTCGTGTAGAGTTCGATCGACTTCTTCACGACTTTGGCCTGGTCATCGATTGTTGGCGTAGCAACATGATTGTATCGCACCTTAAAGGTCTTCTCTTCGTTGGAATTGAATTGAAGATAAATCAGGACTCGATAAACATGGGACGCCTGGCCGGTTTTGGGCGACATTGCCTGCACATAGATTACATGCTTGTATGTGGAGTCGAGCTGATTTCCATTCTCGTCGGTCAGCTGAATCTGGTTGCCAGTATACTTGACGACCTTTCCTGGTTCCCCCGGCTCGCTGTCATAGTGGTATTTGAGCTCAAATTTGTAATACAGAGCGCTGGAGGTTGTATGCTCATTGCGCACGAAGCGTTTGGTGATGTTGACGTTTCGAGACGGGAACATATCATATGGTGCCCGCAGAATAATGGGCTGGTCATCCGAAATGATGTCTGCGTATTGCAGCATGCCGTTTTTATCCGGCACCACCATGGATTCAATCTGATCCATCGGAATGGTGTTATCTGCCGCTGCCGTGGTCCGAACCAATGCGATGTTTTGATCAGAATCCAGCTTTGGCGTATGAACGTAGGCCAGATTCACATCACCTTCAGGAACGGTTTTTCCTAACCGCAGGGAATAAGTTTGATCTGGCAGCTGCTTGTTGAACTCTTTCATGGGCCATACCACCTTTCTTTGCAAAGAAGCGACTGGCGGGATCACCCGCCAATCACTCTTACGTTGATTACGCTGCTTGCAAGTTCTCCGCCCATATCAAATGTGGCCTGAATAGTCATAATGCCTTTGGTTTCATTGATGGCACTCAGGCTGAATGCAACAGATCCATCGTTACCTGTCGTCAGAACAATACTTCTTGTAATGCCTTTCGTGTCTTTATAAGAGACCTTGAGCGATCGATCTGAAACAGGTTGCCAGTTTTCATCCCTGAGTGTCAGCATAATAGTGACTTCATCTTCTTGGCCGGCCATAATGGCAGCCTTGCTGGTCTCCATCTGGATAAAGAAACGATCGGAAATATCGGGCTTGTAGTAGTTCATGAGCTTGGCATCCATCTTCTCTTCGCAAACGGCCTCATACTTCGATACAAGTCCATTTGGCGGAATTGGACGGTCCAGCACATAAACTTCTCCTGCCTGATTGGTTTTACCGGCATAGATCAATGTTCCATCCCGATAGATAGAGACTTCTTTTTGCTCGATCGGATTTCCGTGCATATCTTTGATCCTGGCCGAAATCAGAGCCGGCGTTGCGCCATCCGCTGGCAACGTGCGTGGTGAAACATGCAGATAGATGCTTTCCACTGCTTCATCTGTTTGTTCCGTCAAATAAAGGAACCCTCGATGATTGTGATTCAAAATCGGGTTGAAGATAATCTCATTGGCTCGATAGAACGGTGTATCTGATGCACTTTCGTAAATGATCTCTGCACCGATCATATCCGATAGGTTGTAATTTTCGTGTAATACGATACGTGCGACATCATTTTCGACATCATAATTGTAATCGAGCATGTAGCTGTTCATCAACTTGTACTTCACCACTATTATATCATCAAAGCCCACGGCAGTGTCGAACCGGATGAGAGATGACTGAGGGTCAAATTGGAACGCCTGCGCCTTGCCGTTGACTGTGACCTTGATTGTGTCAGGATCGATATCTCGATACTGTAGATAATACTGAGAAGATCCATTGCCATTAAACTCCTCTGTATTCTCTAATGTCATTTTCCAGCTGCTATCGTAGAAAGTGACCTTTCTCCATTCCACTCCCTTGTTGCTTCTCAATATGACTGGAGCCCCTTGCTGCGGGCGTGGCTGGATCAAGATCTGATGGTCTACCGGTGTCTTCTGCAGACGAACAGGTTTGGCAAACAGGTAATGTTCCCGCTCCTGGAAGTAATAATAACCGCTATGGATCATCGGAGACCACGGTAACGGGGTCGCTTCTTTGATCTGAGCCAGAACCTGATACCCCATATATGGCCGGAAAGCGGATGACGGTATCACTTCTCTGCTTCCGTCTGGTGTCGTCCATTCCAACTTTACGGAAGCATTGCCTGTATTTTCGAAGTAATTGATATTCACCATATACATCTTTCCGCCTTCCAGCATGATGCTGCCGGTGTATTCATTTTTTTCATTGAGCATCCAGGCATCGATAATCAATTGGTTATCGACCCAAAGGCGGAATCCATCATCCACAGTTGCGTGTATCAGGTATTGGCCCGTCGCTGGCGCCACCAGATACCCCCTCCAGTTGATGGCGAATCCATCGTTTGGCGTGTCATCTTCGGGCACCTGCAGCTGAGGAATATATGGCTCAGGCTGCCTTGGCAACTGCACGGTAGCAGGCGCATCTGGCTCCAGATATTCACGGCGAGACTCCCGGTAATCATCCCATTGTGGTGGCTCTTCGGATGCTTGCGGCACGAATTGTGGTTCTACACTCATGGCCGCAAATGCAGCTGCTTGCATTTCAAACGGAGATCCGGCTCCCCAGTCGAAGTCGATTTTCGGGTCAATCCGACTGAATTGGAATTCACCAAGGTCATTGTCTTTAGACCAGTCAAACTCATCTCCCGGAATATAAGACTGAATGTGAACCCAGTCATTTGGCCGCAACAGCTCTTTTTGAATGGTCAGATTTACACCGGTGATGCCGTACTTGGTGCTGTCGATCCTCTTGCCATTAATATAGACTTCAATGCCTTGACCAGCATTATGATTGAGGACAAATACGTTTTGAATGTCACCTACCGAATATCGGATTTTCACAGTGCCTGGCTTCGCAGCTGCACCATGAAGCTCAAAGATTTTGTCCGTCAGCGTGTAGCCATTGTCTGGATCGTTCGGAATTGCGACACCATCCATCTCAACGGAAAGAATATTCGGATCCATGGATTCTTGCATCGTGAAGCGGGTCCGCATCGGCAAACCGATCACCGTTACGCCACCGGCGTTGTACTCTACTCGAACCACATCTGTCTTCTCGATCGGATCGCTAATATGAACCTCTTTTCCATCCAGGATAAAGCCTGCAGTAGAAACACCGTTAATGTAAACCGCCACAGACCATGGATCCGGAGCGTATCTTAGCGTCAACTTGGATGCCACTTCAGCCTCCATGTTGCAGGTTACCGTATACGGGGTTTCTGAGGCACCGGAGTTGTAGACTACGATTCTCCATTCTCCTGGAATTGGTGCCTCGAATGTCATGACTTCACTTCCTGAATATTCACCGGTGAAGGTGTACGTTTCGCACGATGTGCAATCTGTCAATTCAACAGAATCTTCAGACCAGGTTCCATTCTCATACCGCATGCCAAAACGCTCGCCGTCCGGCGCAATGATATTGAGTTCTGGATGTTGACTTCCGATCGCCACCATGAAGCTTGCTACAACCTTCAATATTTCCTGGCCTTCAGGCACAGTGATGGAAGCCACTGCTACTTCTTCATCGCCATAAATAGTTCCCGTGAAGACATGATCGACTGGCAGAAAGGTTTCTGCGGCCGGTTGGCCGTCTGTTCGCACATCTTCAATTGCTTCATTGACTTCAAAGATTTGCTCTTTGACTTTGAAATTGCCGCCTACCGTGAACGCCTGCTTGGCGATCGTGTAGGATTGCTGCGTCCGATAGTAGCTGCCAAACAGACCCTCTGTGTCACTCGGCATTTCTTGTATCCAGGTGCCGACAAATGGATTATTGCTTGTGACTTCGATTCGATCAATGATCACGTTATGGTCATAATCCGGCTCATTCAACGGATTCAGTACAACCGGATCCGTAATCAAAATCGGTTTGTCTCGGGTAGCCACAAATTCTCTCGGATCTTCCTTCCAGTCAGTCGCCCAATCCGTAAACCACTCATACTTGTCCATAAAGTCTGAAGAAAACGTAATGGTTTTGTTCAACTCATTGTAGGAATAGTTGATTCTTGGGTCGCTAACCTGGATAAACGGCCCCTGAACGTTTTGCAGATTCTCTGGCAGAAAGACCACATCAGCTGGAACATCAATCATGTCAGCCTTACCTAAGGCACCACTCATAAATGGTCGTTTGCCATTTACCTTGCCATACCCGATGTATTGCCCAGAATTCCATGCGATATAGCGTGGATCCGGATCACACACAACCACCACATGATCATCCATACGCTTAGTCATGATGATTGGCTGCTGGGTCATCGGATTGATCTGCATCGCCGTTCTGGTGGTGACTGACGGGTTGCTTTCCCAATACATCCATACATGCTGCTTGCCGATCGGATGCTTGTACATCAGGTAATGCACATCTTCATAGATATACGGCATAGCAGTCCCCTTGTAAGGCTCTACATAGTGCTCCGGCATGGGCGGAATCTGAATACGAATTGGCTGGCGATTGGATACGACACCCTCGTTTGAAATGTCGGCCGGGAAGATCCCTTTATACCACTCCGTTGTTTTAGCCCTGAGCACATCATTCGGATTTGTCGTAACAAGACTGGAACCAGTGCTTGCCCAGCGAATTTGATCATACTCTGGGTTTACTGTGGTGCTGTTATTGAAGACCTCCAGCTTATATTCAACCCAGAGACTTCTCTCGAATGCAGATAAATCATTAATGGTTACCCAATCTTGGTAAGCATAGATCGTGTTGCTGAACTCCTTTGTGGTCACGATCGTCTCCGGATCCGGATTCCACATGGTCAGCCGTTCATGGTCCCAGGAGAATTGTGCGGTGCTGCCATCCAGCACCGGCTTAAGCAGTGTGTAGATGATTTCCACTTTCTCAATTTCTGCATTTTCTTGCTTGAACTGAGCAATCTCATTGGTAAACCAACGATCAACACTGTCGATGACAACAAGAGCTGTTTCACGACTGATGTTGTCTGGCGTGATGAACGCCTTACCACTTTTGGTGTACTCCTTGGATACAATTTGTCCAGCATTTGGAGGGCTGAATGCTTTTACTTTTACCGGCAAGCCGATTCCGGCAGTCATAGACCCAGTTGTAGGATCTTTTACTTCAGGAGTAATTGTAAAGACCCAAATTTCTTTAGAATCATCTCCAGTTAAGGTTTTTATCTTTGCTCTTATGCTTGGCATTACATAATTTTCAGAACTGGAGTGTACGACTTTTTCATTTGATCCACTGTAACTTTCCCAATCTGTTGAACCGCTAATATCTTTCCATTCATCGAAAGTAATTTCATGGAATTGAACAGCTTGAGAGAAATTAGCAATGCCAAAACTACCATAGTCCCAGTCTGTTTTTATTTCAAAGACTTGCATTAATTGTTGCCCTGGAAGCTGTATTCTGATTGATGTGGTATTTTTAAAACAAAAAGCCTCGATATAATTATCTTGCTGCATTTTCCATCCTGGACGATTCATGTTATTAGAGACGGCCACTCGATACATCTTCCCATCGACAACTTTATAAACCCGCATATGATCATTTTTCCAACCTGTCTCGTTCACATAGGTATCCCACTTGCCCGCATAGTTCTGAGATTTGACCATGTATCGATTCCACTCACCATTGTCGTTGCCAGTGAAGATATCTGCACCTTCCAGGTCACTGCTTATGCGCCAGGAATTTGTTGTGCGCTCATGGCGTTCCCACATGGCCATATAGAAGTTTCGTTTATCTTTGGCCCGAAATATAAGACATACAACATCATCGTCATCGCCGAATGGAATAGCGTAATCGTCAATAGTCGAGAGTATTGGTCTGAATCTAGCTCTTATTCTATAATCTGTTTTGTTGTAATACTCATTTGCAATCATGCCACTGAAATGAGTTCTATTGACAGTTTCGTACACATAAGAACCATCTGGGCTCAGTTGCCAAACATCTTGCGCACCAGCTCCAATATAGTCCCCTTTTCGATTTCTTGCATCGAATAGAGATTTGGAATCTATTTTTTCGGTTACTTGATATCCTGCTGCCCAATTCGCTCTGTACTCTACCGTTTTGCTTCCAACAACACCGCCGATCTCCATTTTCACTTCGTAGTCACGCTCTATAGGGAGCCGGCGTGTCTGGGTAATTTTATAGTCAAATTTCTTCCCCGGATATGCATCAATACTTACTTTATACGGAGACTCATTGTCTTCCACATAAAGGTCACCTTTGTATTGAATGCTATAGTTGAAGTTCAGCTCCGGATACATCATGACTTCATTGCGTTTTCGTCCACGCAATCGGGCCGCGTATTGAAATGGTATTGATTGTGATTCGCCTGCCGGCTGCTTAACCTGGAGATCATCATTGTCTCCGATACCGGAGCGAAATGCGTACTTCAATCGCTTTTTCATGTTATTGTCACCTGCTTTTCTGAAAATAGCCAGCGCTCAATCTATGAACGCTGGCATGTTTCATCATATTTTGGGTGTTTTTTGATCTGGAGTGCTTTGCCATGACTGAGGTGTAGAAGGTTGATTGTCTTTCTTTTCAACAACAGGAAGCTCCAGTTTAAAGATAGGACCATTGTACAAGCCATTTTGTTTCAGTTGGATTCTGAATTTGAGATCCTCGTATTGATTGTCGAGAGCTACAAGCTCTGCGTAATATGCATCCGTAAACACTTCGACAGGTTTATTTAGAATGCCAGCCATTTTGACTCGAATCTGTTCCGCAGCCCACCATAACGCATAAGCCTCAGGATGCTTGTCTGCATTTTCTGTCAAGAATTTTTCCCTTCCTGTGACACTTGGAGAAACTATGAATAGCTTTTGCCAATAAGCATCCAATCCCTCAACTGTCCGGTCGTTGTAATATTCAGTGAAAATATCACGATACCAGAATACTGCAGCGTCTATATCCATAAAAGCATCATTTATTTTTTCGTCGTCGAATTGAACATACTTCAATGTTGAGCGATCAATTTTCTTTAAATGCTCCGGAATATCGTACAAAGTCAACTTGCCTTGATTTGAATTATTGTTGTTGCTTCCTGTTTGCGTGCCTTGATTCGTAGAGGTGTTTTCCTGGTAGCCTGGCTCATTGGCCCAAACCGGAGCTGGTATGACGATCGCTCTATTGATGAGATCAGCAATGCTGTATTCCAATTGATAAGCATAGTCATGCAGATTGTTGCGAGCCAATTGGACCCTGAATTTCAAATCCTCGTATTGCTTGTACTGATACTGGATTTTGTCATAGAGCTCTTGAGTAAATGAAGCCGGCGTCAGATTAATCAACTGAGATGTGGTTCTGAGATATGATTCCGCAACCCAGCCCAACGAAGAAGCGTCAACGAACAAAGACGAGCGATCATCAATCGTAGAAGCACTTTCTGTGATTAACGGAGCCAAATTATATAGGATCTGCCAGAATCGATATTTGCCATCCGCTGTTCGATCATTGTAATATTCCTTAACGGATTCGTTAATCTGCTTTACGGCAGTATCGATGTTGGAAAACGATTGATCAATGATCTCGTCGTTAAATGTGATTGGTTTCAGCGAATATGGACTTGTCGATTTCAGATAATCCGGCAGCTCGTAAAGCGTCAGGCCCTCAATGCCATAATCTGCATTGCTGTTTTGTTGGGTGCTTTGCTGACCATTGTTACTGGTCTCCGTTTTCGGTGTCGAGTTCTTGCCATTTTCATAGAGACGCACCGTACCATTTTGGCCATCATAATCGACTTCATATCCCAGCATTTCTCCGAGTGCCCGGATGCTGAAATAGAACCGATTGTTGTAAATGATTGGAGGCATGTCCGATGGATACGTCAGCTGCGTCTCTTTTCCTTGAGCATCCACTTTATAAAACTTGTAGCCATTTGGGAAGAAGATCTCCACCCATTTGCTTGTCATGGTTGGCTGTGCTGTGGCGAAGAGTGTGCCCGCAAAGAATGCGACCCCAACCAGCAGAAATGTTGACACAGCCAGTATCAGTTTTTTCTTCATGATGCAATCACTCCCTATGTATATATATATACCTATTATAGGACAGTGATTTGTAGAAATAAAGAGAAAAAATGAGATTTCATAAGATATTTGGAGATTTTGCGTTGAACTTGTAATCTTTCCATATCTCAATATCTGAATCCCACATATTTGGCAGATAGCCGACACCAGTTAAATCTGGATCGATCGTGTCCCAGAATCCTTCATCCCAATTGAATTTTCCCCACATGACCGGCGCCACTTGATTGATATAGGATACCCAGTTTTCCAGCAGTGGCGTCGCCTGGCCGTCAGGCTGGAACATCAACGCATGCAGTTCAGCGTCCTCTTTGTTATGCAGTTCACTCTTTTTAATCCCTTGAATGAACGACACTTGATGAGAGATTCCTTGATTCATCGCATAGATTACGATGGCACCATCATCAGAAACTGCATACATGTTTGGCTGGATTTTTTGGCCATCTACCCGCAGGGTGCGAACGTCGATGTTTTTACCTCGGATCACCAAATTCTTCAGGTCATTTTGCCAAGTGATACGCTTGACCATATCCAGTTCCCGGCCGATCCCATGGCTCATTCCAAGGTCGCTGCTGTTTGCAGGGTATCGGGCTGCGTCGAGAATGCGTTCTTTAAAATCAGCGTTCTTTTCCAGGTGCAGTCTTCTGACACCCATCAATAAGCCAAATTCATCAAACGCATTCCAGATATGGTGATGAACCGGTGAGACATGAATATCCTTTCCATTGACACTGACGATCAATGGCTCATACCGATACAGCGAATATAATCGCCTGTTCTTCCGATCGAGGATTCCGCCTTCTCCGTTTGGGTTGTAGAAGAAGCTGCGGAGATCTGGCAGCAGCGGAACGGATTTGCCATTGGCTTTCAGGTCCACGGTGTCGTTATCGTTAATGATCGGCATTTCATATACATATGCCCAATCGATCATCTGAACGGGTGTGAGCTCGATGAACTTCATGGCCTTGATCAGATCGATATCCGAATAAGCTGTTTCGATCTGCATGCCAAAATAGTTCATAAACCTCTGACCAACACTCTCTCTGGATTGACGGATCCAGGTCCAAATCGGAAACTCGTCACCTACTGTCTTCTGGGTGAACTCTGAATACCAGTAATCATTGATGAAGACAGCGAGCGTCCCAATCTTTTCTGCTTTGCAACTGAGAACCTTTTCATCGCTGTTTACTTCCGCCTGAAGAGGGATCCAGGACCCGCTTCCGTCATGCATGCAGACAGCTGCATGCTTGGCTTCTATTTCCGTCAACTTGTTGGCATATGAGATGGTGATCTGGAGATCCTGTACGCTTGTGGCGGATGTGATTTTAAACTGAAGCCCTGTAGGCACATACCACTCATACATTTCATCATTTACAGAAACGGGATGCATCTGCAGATCAGAATTAATGTGGCGAATGCAGTGAATGGGCTCGCTGCTGACGATTTTGATATTGCCATCATCCCATGTGAAGCTCACGATGCATCACCTTCCATGACGTAATACATTACAAGTTTATTATATCAGAACTTGATCATAAAGAAAGAACATTTCATTGTGAAATGTTCTTTCCATGTGCTATAGACGATTACGGGGAATTATCGAATGCAGTGACCACGTAGAAGTATTCCTTGCCGTTGACCACGCTGTTGTCTTCGAATCTGGTCACATTAGCGGCCGTCTGACCGATGGAGACATATCCTGTTCCATCTTGCTCAGAACGGTATACATTGTAGCCTGCCAGGTTTTCGTTCTTCTTCGGATTACCGTCGTCAAGTACACTGTCCCAGCTCAGTACAATGATTGCATCCCCTGCATCTGCGCCCAGGTTTTGCGGAACCGAAGGAATGGTCTTCACGATCAGTTCATCAGACTTCTCGCCCTCATTTGCCGGCTCTTCATCATCGTATGCCGAAACCGCATAGATGTAGGTGGCTCCATCAAGCATTGTGGTGTCTTGATATGTTTCTATGCCGGCAGGAACACTATCCAGAAGCACGAATGAGCTTTCCGCACTATCTTTTCGATAAATGCGGTAACCCATCAGATCATCCTCTGTGTTGGCATCCCAAGTTAAGATGACTTTGCCTTGCTCTACTGTGTAGGCAAGTCCAAGAACTTTGGCCGGAGACAAGGTGTCAGAGGCCATGGCGCTAACCTGGTTGGAATACAAAGACTCCAATGGCATATGAATCGCCCTCCTTTAGATCTATTTAATCCCTCAAAGGGGGATTATCACACTGCAACCAGCAAAGGTGATTTCAGAATATCTTCCGGATGATCGCCGATCGGTGTCAGATCAATTCCAATTGACTTATAGGCAAGATCGATGACCTCAAAGCATATTTCCCGGTTGGCGGAATCCATCACTCCCTCCCAATTCGTCAAAAGACGAATGAGGATTTCAATGATTCGGAGCCAGTCATATCCTTTGCTGATTAAAATTCGTTCTTCAATGAACTTTTTAATGCCGATCTTTTGATCTTCTGTAAGGCCATCTTTATACCGATAAACGGTGTAATTCTTGTGCTTGTTGGGATGGATCGATAGCTTTTTCATGAAGTCAATCTCGGCGATTTCCCCTGGACCTGTTACGATTGCCATATGGGAGTATTCGGATTTCAGTAACATCTTGACAAGAGGTGAAATGGGCCAACTATTCCCACGCACAAAGAGGATATCTCCCACTTCAAGATTCATGATGATTCACCCTCTTGTATTGTATTACACTTCACCAAGCAAACGCATCTTTTGTTTGACATACTCCTGGCGATTTTGGAGCAACTTGGATGCGTTGTATTCCGCATACTCCAGGTAATCAAACAACCACTCAGATTTTGGTGTTTTTCCGTCCGTAATTTGATGCATGCTGTAGATACGATTGAGTGCAGCTTCGATCTCTTTGTCTTCTGCGTTCAGGCTCATGCCGGACAGCTTTTTAGTTGTCAAGCGAATGAAAGCCATCAGCACAAACTCTATCGTGGATACGCCGACATTAGGCTCCGCTCTATCCGAAGCCATTTTGAATAGGATATTACTGATCATGGTTTTCTCTTCTTCCGGAAGTGTCGCATAGACCTCCGGATTAATCTGACCATTCTTGATTTTTGCACGAATGGCTGCCTCTTTGCGCTCCTCTTCAGTGATCAGCGAAAATTTTTCTCTAGCCATAATAGTTTCCTCCTTTGATTAAGCCCACGTGAGCCCATAATTGTGAAGTTCTCGCCCTGCCGGCAGCTGAATCTTGATGCACATTTCAGATCCTGCAGGCGATTTTTGGTCAAAGAACATCAGTTTTTCTGGTTGGATTTCAATCCAGGTATTTCCGCCATCCCGACTGATCCAATAGGTTCCATGAACCACTTCGTCAGGAGATTCAATTTCAACCCTTTCTGCGCCGTTCATGAGGGTCCCGTGAATTTTATTGCCGGACATATCCTTAACCTGGTTTCCGCTGTCTTCGTCCATTTCCCAATATCCGACAAGACCTGATTGGCCATCTGCCCTATTCCATATTTTCACATAGTCAATCACCCCATTCAGGTAGGTTCGATAGTTTCCGGTGTCAGGTTGGTCGCCGGTCCCAACATCCACGCCAATCAAGAGTGCGTTGTTGTATTTATAGGAAATGGTGTATGTGCCGCCCAAATCTACTGTACTGACAAGCACATTGTCTACAAAAAGTCGCACATATTGTCCATCGAAACTACCTGTAAGAGTGTGAAAGCCTGGAGTCAGATTCTTGATTGGATATTTTGCTGTTCGATACGAGCCATTTATATACACGGAAAATCCAACATTCCCGACCCCTGATGTGCTTGGAATATTGGCATCCAAACCATATCCACCTTCATGTGTCTTGCAAAAAAAGTGGGTATATTCAGTGCCGCTGGTTTTAGTGGCCAGATCTGCCCAATCGATTTTGACCCGGATTTCCGCGCGTAATTGCTGAGTCGGAGCATGCAGCGAGCTGTATGGAATTTTTATATATTGATTCACCCCGTTCAGCTTTATCCCATAGTGAGGAGCATGCTCCTCAACCACAAGAATAGCTTTTTCTGGAGCTGATTCTGTTTGCTCGATTGCTGTTATAATCGTGCAATTATCCAGGGCACGAATCGTACCATAGGAAGCCAAATGCTCATATCCCGTGCTTTTTGATTGGTCGATCCCGGAAGTATCGATGAAGTCTTCGAAAATCATGTTATGAAGCTTGTATCGTTTTGTTTTGGTAATTGCATTCAGCTTTGCGTTTGCCTTCATGATATTGATTGCGTCATTGATGATGAGCTTGTTGGCCCGCTCCACGACTTTATCCAATGATTGATCGATCTTGTTAATGCGGTCTCTGATGTTCGCCTCGTTTCCTTGAACACCTTCGGCGAGTGTTTCGTATCTGATTTTTCGCTCCTCTTTTGCAACATTGTTTGCGGCTTTATAGCTGATGATATCCAACCCGGCCATGCTTGTCCCTCCTTATATCCATGAGTATGAAATTCCATAGAGCTCCTGGTCATTGGCCAAAACAGCTTTGACTTTCAAGCGCTGGCCGGCTGGCAGATCAGTCAGATCCGTCATTTCATTGACTTTTGCTTCCTTCCAGGTTGCTCCATCATCACGAGACACGAAAAAATCCACGGGAATTTTTATTTGATTATAGAAAATCGAGAGATCTTCTATCGCGGGTGTCATAATGAATTCCTTGTAGTTGATCGTGACTGAATTGATCTGAGCCACATCCTCCAAGGACTCTTGTTCCAGATAGAAAGCAAATCGTATTTTTCCGTTGCCTGCAATAGACTCCCAATCTTCTGCTGTAAGTGCATTGATTTGCTCTGGTGTAAAGCCTTTGCTTTTGACATCCATGAGATTGTCGATATCAATGATCGATTGGTTCTGGCCGATCCAGGTTGATCCGCCATCTGAGCTTAATATAACTTTAATGACACCTGAGCCTGAAGCATTCGAGTTTATGTTGACTGCATTGATTTCTTTTTCAATGTCACTGACAGGGAGAAGAAGTTGTGGAAATGGAACAGCGGATATATTTAACCTTTTCGCTGCTTGCTCTTCATCGGTCCAACAAAGAATCTCTACCTCTTCGGAGGTAAGTTCTTGGAGTGCATCGTGATTTATTAGTGATAAATCGTCCATCCCATATTCATCAAACATTTCCTTTGAAATTGGAAGAACTCCTATTGAACGCCATCCGCCAGGATCAACGATTGTATACATCTCCACTTCATAAACGCTCCATCCCCAATTCGTATTCCCAGGGTGTGATCTGGCAAACAATCTCCAATATGGATAAGAAACATTTTTTTCAATGTCAATTACATTGTTTCTTTCCTGAACTTCATAGTAACCGATGGAGACCCATTCTTCACCATTTTCCGATGCTTGCACTTCTACAAGTGTGACGGATGAATCAACTGACCCTTGAAGCAATCGAACTTTCTTAATCATTTGACTTTCATTAAAGTGATAGCCTATCCAAGCTTTATCTTTCACTGCAGGAAACGAGCCAACTACACCGCCCCATAGCGTCGAGTCATTTCCATCAAAAGCTTTTTCCTTGGTCCGACTTGAATAACCAGGCTGTACATTGTTTGACGCAATGGCTTCACCACCCTGACAAAGATTGGCAGAATATGTTGGTGGCATATAAGATTTGATCTCTTCCCCATCTCTAATTAGAAATTTGCTTGGCACTGTCATATCACCTCAATCTGTTTTATGGACTTATACTTGGTCTTATCAATTGCAATTCGCATCAGTGTGCCCTCATAAGACCAAGATTCATCCAATTGCATATTCTTTGTGATGTTCGTTAATAACTTGGCACTTCCATCAAAGACTACGTATTGATTTGCTTGCCATTTCGAGGAATCGTCTGTGGTGAAATCGTGTGCTATTCTCTCCGTATTTTCTTCGATTGCATATATCTCAACTTTCAGCTGCACATACCGCCCAACCTTTTCGATCTCTACTTCGTCGATGGGCGTAAAATTTGAAAAGCTTTCTCCATCATGCGATGAGGAAATGAATATTTTGTAGCTATCCCCATTGACAGCTGAGGACTCAAGATGATGAAAATTAATGAAAGCTTCACCTAAATCCATCACCGGAGACATATATACCCCTGACTTCGGATAAAGCCCGGAGTCATCGATCTTCTTTAATTGCAGTTTACCGTTGACGAATTCTGTGTTTGTGAAGACTCCATGTTCCAGATTAAATTGCCGATTGCCTATTTTGTATTCAGATTGTTGGCCAGCATCGGCAATCACAATCATGGTCGGATCTTTATCAAGCACCTCAGTTACAGTTACCACTTCTGCGATCTCGGCATCTGGAGATTTGGCGATTTTGCGGGCCGTCAAGTCAAATACATACCCGAAAGATTGGGATTTGTCGATTCCGCTGTCATCCACAAAATCATCTACAATCATTTCGGTCATGTTGTATCTTTCTTTATTGAGAATGGAAGAAACACGAAGGTTGTGTTTGTTGATATTTGCTGAAATTTTGGCTTCTATTGCAGAAACACGATTGTTCAGTGTAACGCGAGGATCTTTTTTCTCCAGCTCTTCAAGCCTAGTTTTTACATTTTCATGAATATCTTGAACACCTTCACCAAGACGTGTATTAACTTTTTGCACTGCTCTCTTGGCCTGATTTGCTTTGCCCAAAGATATAACATCCATGCGTGTAACACTCCTTTATAAACGCATGGGCATTTAAGCCCATGCGTAAGAGATTGCTTTAAGTTCAGATTCATTGTTGAGCAGTTCAACTTGAATTTTGAGCTCAGTTCCAAACAATGATGTAATGTCTTTCACTTCACCAATATTAATTGGATGCCAAGTCGCCCCATTATCCAGTGAGAACCGGAATTCACAGCCTTTATGGTCGGCATTTACCATCAAATAGCTTACATGATCATCGATTATTTCGACATCAGTTTCTATTATACCAGTTCCTTTATAGGATTTGGAGAATGGGTCATACAGATTCTTTCTGGTGACATTCAACATTATGGAATCGCTGACTTCTGAGTAAGCCAAGATCGTTCCGGATCTGGTTGAAATGTTTTTCCATGCATCCTCGTCTATGGCCGAAATATCAGCTAAGCCATGCAGGTCAAACATTTGCTTAGTGGCAGGAGCTGGTCCCAAATCTATCCAGGAACCATTATCATAAGATTTAATTCTGTTCCCTTCTTGAAGCAAGAACAAATGATCAAATGGCACAAATGATGCTACATGCGGAGTAGGATGCAATGTGAATGCAGGCAAGCTGGAATCTGTGTAGATGGCTATATAACCGCCACCCCCGCCACCTGCCCCTGCATTCCATCCTTTTAGCTTATAATCTGCTCCATTTCCACCTTTTGTGGCGGTTGCCGCATATCCAGCAGTATCCACTTTGGCCCCTCCGCCGCCGTTTGGGCCATAACCTGCACCGCCCGGATTGTCTCCTGTCGCTCCTTTGCCGCCAATTCTATTTGTTCCATTTTCGCCAGCTATAGCCGTCCATTTCTGGTCGGTCATTTCTCCCCCGCCACCACCACCGGTGGCACCAGCAAAATAATTGAGACTATTAATGTTGCTTACGAGATGCTTGGCGTTAATTAATATGCAACCACCTGATGCGCCACCTGAATATGGATTTACTCCACCGGCACCGTTAGCGCAAAGACATTCAGGATTGTCTATGATTAGAGAGCCGGCATTAATGTAAATAACTCCTCCCCCTCTTACACTGTACCTGGACCCGCCACCAAGCGACATTTGGCCGGCCATAAGATCTCTATTTCCTATAACACTTGGTGCTACGCCTATTCTTCCTTCATTGTTTTTGCCGCTATTTCCACCTAAAAATTGATGTGATGAACCGCTGACTGCAGCGTATCCGGCAGCAGTTTGTGAATTATGACTAGCAATGTGTTCACTATGCAGACCGCAGAACGATGCATCAATGACTCCCTTTATCCTAAGTTCGCCTTTTACGTCAATGGCCAAGACACCTCCACCAGTCTCTGTTCTGTACGCTGGCGGAGCAAGTGTCACATTGGGTTCTATTGTTAGATTATCAAATGTCGGAACACTTACAAGTTGAGCTTTTACTGAAGAAAGATCAGCGTTGGTAACAACACTAAGGCATGTTTTGTGAAGCACAATTCTGTTTCCTGAAACATGAGTGATCATGAATCTGCCGAACTTTCCAATCTTATCCTTATCAGAGCTCTCTGACACATGGAGGATCACATATTGTCTCTGCGTAAAAGAGCCGAATCCACCCTCGTTGATGCCTCCAATTTCAAGCGTCAACCCATCGCTACTGATTGAAACAACAGGCGCATAGGAGTTCATTTGAACACCCGAGGTAATTGTTGTCATAGTGTTACCTCAACTTTCTTAATGGATTTAATCTTGTCTACGCTAAGAGAGAACATTTTTCCGCTTCCGTCCATAACCATAGGAGATGTATTGGATGCGACTTTATTTGCCTCAATCGTAGTAAACTCATCACTTTCCATGGTATCAATTACAAGATCATGCAGCTCATACTTTTCTGATTGAAGTAATGCATTACTCTTAAAATTGAGCTTCGAGATGTTGATTGCGTTGATTCTCTCCAGATCTTGCAAGCGCCCTTCGATCGTGAGCTCATCATAGGTGACTTTCAAGGAATCCAGAGTTGGGGTTTGGGTTGCCACTGGTTTTCCGTTAATTGTGATCTGATCCACATTCAAAGTGTCAGCAGATTTGTCTTGGTCCAGATAGTAAGCAAAACGGATCTTGTCACTGCCGTTTAACAATGCATTCCAGTTATCTTCGGTGAGTGCATTAAATGTGTCTGGAGTCATTCCGTTTGCTTTAACAGCCGAAAGGTCGGCGAGGTCAACAGACACCCAAGACGATCCATTCCATGTTTTCCATGCTACTCCACCATTCGCACTTGCAATTACTCGTAGAATAGACTGGCCGGCGGCGGCGGAAGTAAGAGAAAATCCGCTAATCCCTTGTGCTGGAATGTCAATATCCCCTGTCGGCATAACCAAGCGGGGGGCGGGGATAGCAGTAAGAGTTATATTTTTATTCAGATTACTATCATCCGTCCACACCAATAACTTCGGCTGACTGGAGACAAGAGCATCAACAGCTGCTTTGTCAATGATACTGAGATTGGTCATGCCATCAGTTTGAATCATAGTTTCAGTGGCGGGGGCGGGGCCAACAACAGACCATCCAGATCCAGAAACATACTTCTTAATCTCACTTCCATCTTGGAATAGATACTTGGTAGTAGAAAGAGATTCTACTATTAATACTGGTCTGAATCCATTGATAGAATCATATAAACTCGATGCTCTGTTTGTATAATAAGTCCCTACAGCAGTATATCCCCTACACATTCTGTTTGAAGATGAATTGGTAGGTGTGGTAGATGTCCAAGATGCGATTCCGCTCCAATTCCAAACCGTATTATCCCCTGCTGTTATAGTACCATTAAGATCAGAATTAACAATATACTTATCCCACTCACTGAGCCTGTCATCGGGGGACACCCCTCCCGTTAGAAGCCTTATTATTGCTTCATTTTCCTTACTATCCTTAATCTCGTACATTTCTAATTCAGTTACATTCCAAGACCACGTTGAGGTTGCGGCGGTGGAACGAGCTAGCAGTCTCCAGCACCTGTATTCTTTCGTCTCAAACCTCAGTAAGTTTTGTCCCCGCCCAACATCGAACGTCTTTACACTTTCCCACTGGCTTCCGTCATGCGAGCCTTGTACTTCTACTCGGGACAGGTTTCCTCCTGCCCCTCCTTGCACAAGATTCATCATATTCAACCTAGTAGGGGTCAGAAAGTCATAACCTATCCATCCTATATCTTTTACGGGGTACTCGCTTCCCCAAAAATAATCGTGGACAAGGCTTCCGTCAAAAGCGTTCTCTTTTGTCCTATCAGGGTAACCGGGTTGAGCGTCTACAGATGCTATAGGAACTCCGCCTTTGGCTTTGTTTTCCTCGTTTATAATTACCCGCGCCCCGCTACCGCTCGCTATACCTGCTGTGTTCAGTGCGTCCCAACTAATATGGGTCTGAATGTTTCTATCTGCAATAAGTATCTTCTTTCCGTTACGCTCATCAACCATGATGAAGTAGAAGTCCCCTATAGGTGCATTTGAACCTAGAACGGGTATAAAATCTGCCGTCTCCTTGCCAAGTCCTATAAACGTTCCCGGTAACCCCGCTATGGGAGCGCGATAATGGCATCTTATCCTTTTTCCTACCTCTAGGTCTCTTATATCGGTCACTTCGTCAGGATGTAGCAACCTTCCGTTTTCATCTATATCCACAGCGTCTACGTCCATGATCCCATCTGTTAAGCTTTCCAACTCGACAAGGTGTTCCTTGTCCTCTAGCCCTACTATCTCGTACATCAGGCATTGGAACGCATTTTCCCCGTTCTGTGTATAAGTTCCTCTTTCCTCTCCGTCTATAGTTACCTTCACTTCGGGAAACCCTCTCCACCTGACGGCTATAAGCCTGAGCCTAGTTCCCGTGAACTTGAATATCACCTTACTGCCCTTCTGACTAGAGCACGTCTTGCTTCCCCCGTACATTTTTGCCCATTCAAATACTGTCCAGTTCCCCACTGGTCTTTTGAAAGCAGGATGCAAGTCATCATACCTTTTCCATCCTTCTTCGGGGGCGGTGAGGGGTTGTCCAATAGTAGCCATTTATCTTACGCCTCCTTATACTCAAATACAGGACGGAAACCTTGTAAAACCCCGTTCCATACGGTATTCCAATATGGTTGTGCCCAAGCTAAATCGGCGCTGTTTGTTTGATTCGTTGGCTTTGCTAAACCTCGATGTACTCTTGCACCACTTGTAGACGGACTTGGTGAACCTCCAGAAAGAGGGTGAGTCATCCCATTTATCGGAGTATCTTGACACCACGTTACAACATTGGTGGTTTCATGGTGAAATACATCATCTAATGTCTTCCCTGCTTGAATCTTGTTGGCAGGAAAGTTGACAATGTATTTATCCCATTCATTATTGGTAGGCCACCCGCCATGCCCTTGATCTGTCAATGAGAAATTTCCATTCCCGTCAGCATAAGCTACTCCACCTGTTAGGGAGCGTACTGTTACCTCCGCCCCCACGTTCTTGTAAACGGTAATAAATGGAGGACCAGCATGGACTACAGCTAAATAATTACCGTCAGGTGAGAATGTTACACCGTAACCTGTATTTGGAGGCAACCCATCAGGATTAAGCAGACCAAAATAGTTATTCAAAGGCTTTCCTTGAATAGCCTTTCCTGCATTTAATGTATCCCATGAAATACTATGTTGGATTACTCTATCTGCAATCAAAAGACCTTTATCTACTTTGACGAAGTAAAAGGAACCGTTTGGTGTAGCTGAACCTGCTACTGGAATTTCTGTCTCTACCGCCCCACCAAGATTGCTAAAAGTTCCCACAGCACCACTAGAAGCCTGATAGTTACAAACAATATAATCACCAATCTGCATATCTTGGATTCTTGTTCTTAATTGACCTGTAGTTGCTGGCATTGGCATTATTAGTTCACGCTCACTTTCTCAATAGACTTGAATTGTGTTTTATCAATTACAGCAGACAACACCGTTCCTGTTCCCACTGCCCCTTCGTTTGTCATGGCGCTGGTGTAGCTTGTCTTAAACTTGAGTTGTCCATCAGCTACCAGCTTGTCATCCAACGTGAATGTATTTTGTGGATCTTGGTTGTTGAAATCAAGATTTGTTGCTTCCCCTGCCCCTGCCTGTGCAGATAATGTTGCTCGTATTTTGATATATCTTCCTTGCGGTGGATTATTGGGATCTAATGTTGTATAAGATGTGAAAGATACTCCATCATCGGAAGTGGATATTTCAAGAATTAGATTGCTTTTATCTGGACCGATAAATTCAATTTCTCCAATTGCCATATACGCTCCCCATTTAGAATCTACAGATCCGTCTATACGATAATATCTATAGGTGACCGGCGCAGATAAAATAAATTCTCTTCTTTCGTTTGGAGACCATTGTGGTGTGTTAGCTAAAACATGACTATCAAGAACAGTAAAATTAGCACCATCATTACTTCCTTTTAATGTCCAATCACGAGGGGTTGCATATATTGCGTTGACATTGTTTCTTGCTTGTATTGCATATTTCGAAATAGTAACCGGAGAACCAAAATCGAATTGAATCCATCCAGAAAATCCATTTGCAACCCAAATATCACTTGCTCCATGATTATGATTAAATGCTTTCCATTCTTCATATCCACTGAATCTACTTGATGCTGTTACGTTATATGGACTGGGTGACGTGTTAGATGTCATGGGTGGAGTTATATCTTCTCCCAGATGAAATTGTTTCACTATATCCACTAATTTTGTTTCTTTCCATCCTTCTCCTAGATCAATAATGGAAGACTCCCAAACACCAGACGAGACATATTGATTGACTCCAGTGGATTTTAATTGAATTTTCCCATTCACATATTCTGTATTTGTGAAAAACCCTTTGGTTAAATCCAATTGTTTGCTGTTTTGTGCTTTAATTTTGGCTGCCTGACCCTCCAACCAATCCAACCGTGCATCGACAGTTGGAAATCGGGATTCAGCCAGTGGAGCAACGATATTATTGTCCAGATCTTTGATTTTATTTAATGCTTGTGTTGCCTTACCAAGAGAAATCACATCCATTGGTAATCACCGCCTTATACGATGGTTGTTGTCGTTGCTACATTGATGATATTGCCTGTTGTAGGGTTATACGTGTAATCCTTTCGAATCGTCACCTGCTTGCCAGCAGAGTCTGTATATTTCTTTTCCGAATAGTTAAGGATTCCGTTGATCGGATCAGCATACACGTAATCGATCGTATAGGTAATATCGCCGGTAACGATATGCTTCGTGACGTTTCCATTTTCGTCATATTGAAATTCTTCGATAAAGTTACCGAACTCGCCAAAGGCATTCAGCTTACTGTTGATTTCAGCGATACTGTCATCAATTCCATCCATCCTTGTGTCGGTCGAAGAGTCTTTGGCGTTCAAATCATTAAGGCGCTCCGTTAAAGAGATAAACGTACCCCTTGAAGATTCCAAATCCGTCAATAGATCCTGGATCGAAAAGCCAAGGTCCGATTTCTGAATCTTTGTCATATTTGCTGTTCCGCTCATAGCTGATTACCTCCTTCAAGGATTAACATACATGGTATCGTAGTTTACCAAGATGATAGAACCAGTTGCCGGCGCTTCGGCCATCGTAATCTTATTTCCTTCGATGATATAGTCACCGTCTGCTGCAGGGTTTTTCAATATCCCATTGACGAATACAAGCTCCGTATTTGGACGTGGCGTGCGACTGAGCAAGAAGACTTTATTGACGCCATTGACTGCTCCTGTCGGCCGTTCCCGATAATGATGGAAGTGGTCCACGACATAGGCAACGCCTTGGCCTTTTCCTTCCATTCGAAGCTCGATAATATCATTCTCCTGGAGAGGTTCACGGAAACGGATCAGCGTATTGCTGACTTCGATATAATCTCCTTCTGGAGATAAATCGCTTGGCGCCGGCTGCAGTTTCAAACCGTTCAAATATACCCGCAGCTCGCCGGAAAATGGTTGATATGGGACCCCAACCACAACATCAGTTTCACCGGTTGTTGTAACCCGAATAAATTCATAATAGGGTTTACCCATTCCGTTGAGCTGCTCGGCCAAGCTGGCTTGCGTTGGATCCTGTGATTTAACCTGCTCAACACGAATGCGCAAGAGGGGCATGATGTTCACCTTCCTTAGATGATGTCGATGTATTTTGCTACAATCAGTTCATCATTGTAGATCGAATGATTGGTGAGCAGCGCAGGTTGGTTGCTCAAATAAAATCTTTGAATCGTGAAGTCCATTACATTCTTGTCAACGCTCATGATCTGCTCCACCAATTCGTTATAAATAAAGCCTTGCCCCATGTTGAAGTTTGCAAAATAGGCGATTAATGCAGACTTGCAGTCTAAACGAATGCGCTCTCTTTCTGAAGACGGAACCGAATCTGAAAATACCAACCTGACTTGCAATTCTAATGGAATTTCCTTCGGCAGTAAGACCGTCTGCTTGACGCCATATGCTTTGATTTCTTGAAGGGCTTGCTCTGCTGCGGACTTGACAGATTGTGGAGAGAATCCGTAGCTCGGAACAACAATGAAACTGAAACTGCCTGTTCCATGCGTATACTCCATGCCAACCACTTCATCCACCCCTGGGACCGCTAAAAGCGCAAGACGCAGCGCCTGGTAGTTTGCATTCGCTGCTGTCTCCCATCGCATTGAGATCTCATATCGATAGGTTTCGTCATCGATAAGTCGCTCCACATAAGTGCCAGACTCTTGATCATAAACGGTCTCAGTCCGTCGCTTGTAGCTGAAAAGACCGCCAATCAGATCTAGATATTCGCCTTCTGCTTTAGAGAGAAAGCCCATATCCATGACAAGCTCTGCATAATCATAGATTTTAGGAAATTCGTCCTTAACCGATTCCACCAACGCCCTGGCGATTGAGCCTGGCTTGAAATTGGTGATAGGCGTATTCTTGGAGATCTTCTCCATAGCTTCCCGAAGAATCTCTTCAGCTGTTCGCTTCAAAAGCGCCATAATGGTTCACCCGCCTTTACAATTGCTGACTTTGCTTCACATAGATTTGCTCATCCTTGCCAGCATTCAGAAAGACATAAAAGTCAACTTGTTCAATACTGACCGGAACAGGACGAACATACAGATCACTAGCCAGGAATCGACCGTCTACTGTCAAGGTTTCGTAAATCCGCTCGACACCCTTCATCGCTGTTTCTCTGGTGTTCGGTTCGCCTTCAAGAAGCTCCAGGTCTGCCCCGATATGAGGATGCGATCGCCAGTCGGTGGTTTGCGTGCGCAACCGATTGATGATATCCTGTCGAGCACAATCATAGTCGGCCGTCAAGGCAAAATCGACAAGCCCGTCTTCATCTGGCTCTGATAAAGCAAGATCACCAATGATGTCTCCGCTATAAAAGGCGATGTCCTTTTCAATGTATTTCTTCATCTGGCTTTCCCCCAATCAGCTCCAGGATTTCGGCAAAATCACTGTCGATCCTTTCCGTGGCTTGACTCTCATCGACCACTTTAAAATCTGATGTGAAAAAGCGAATCCTGGAGGCAAATACTGAGAACGTCTTGCTTTCTGGATCGAACCGAAACCCGAGCCCATAATCTGCATATCCTTCGAGCCTTCCGGATTCTCTGGCCATAATTCCGGCACCTGAGACCGGATTGATTAAACCCACATCATCAGTGCTTGCCTGGGTCTTTTTTTGAGCTACTATATCAAGATTTTGATCTTTCTTTGTTTGTAATGCATTAAGTTTTTGAAGCCAGCTCCTCATGTGATTTAACCCCCAAAGTCGTCAAAGAAATCAGAAACCGCATAGTACAACTTTCGGAATATATTGGTCTCGTAAGAAGGCTCCCGATAATATGCAGTTACAATAGGCAAACTGGGATCGCCATTAATAAATTGGATCCACACCCGGTCATTTTCTTTCAAGCCTCGATCAATAATGCCTTGAGAATATACAAAACAAGGCACATCGTGATACTCTTTGACTCGATTGCCTTGATTAACCTGAACATCTACGGTATGCCACGAACTTTTGTCGATTGTTGCTCCTTTGTGACGATTGCAGTCACACGTATCATTTGGGCGATGATAATTCACCACATAGCCGATAAGGCCGGAGGTGCGTCGATCTAACGCACCCTCCGCTCCCGATCTTGCAATCCGTTCTCGTAAACTCATGGGCATCACCTGATGTATGATAAGTGCAAATGATTATTGTGGTCTGGCCAGCTCATTACATCTGCGTTCGGATATTTTCTCTTGATGGAAGCGATAATGTCTACATCCATCAACAAGATACCTCCAAAACCTACCTGTACGGCCAGATCTACCAGTGTCTCCAGCTTCGTTTTTTCCACGCTTCCTTTGGGAAGTCGATACTCGCCGGCAATCCGACCATAGTTTGGTGTGTCAATATCCACTGCAAAGCCGGTGCCGTGCCAATTTTCATCGCCAGGACGATAAGCACTGGTGATGGTGATTTTGTCTCCGGTCCTCATGTAGTACAAGTCAGCAAGCCTTTGTACAGCTTCCCATGTAGCCTGACGAATGAGTGAGGAGCTGGATACCAGCGATAGCTTCACGTTGTTCAGAGGTTGCTTTTGCATATCAATGAGAACCTTGGAAGCTTGAGCGGCTTGAACCCGATACTTGACTCTTCCTTCAGAACCAAATACCGTGGGTTTTTCAGCGCTAGTTGAGAATCTGCTGTTACTGTTTAATCGCAAGCTTGGATCATACTGAGCTATTTTTCTCATGATTGAGGCAATGCCGTTTGCCCAGTTTTTATCCGTAGCGTATTTCACATTCATGCCGACAAGAGTTGGACCATTGTAATACTTGCCGCCTGGCGTGAGATAGTCCTTCTTGATCTGCTGTGCTGCGAAATAGATGCAGTGCTGCGGGCTTGAGAAGGTCCAGGCGCTTTCGTATGCGCTACTATCATAAGCGCCGTAGCCGAACAGATTGTTCTTGTCTTTGAAGATTTTTGAGCTGCCCCAGCCGGTTTCCCATGCTGCGTGAGCTGCAAGATACAATCCATTAATGACACCCGCTCCACCGACAACAGCTCCTGATTTCGGATTTCTTGACTCAGGGATCCTGGTTTCTACCTGGACGAAATACGCCCCCAAGCCCGCCAATCCTGTCCCTTCAAATGCTTTATTGATAGCTTCTGCAGAGATTCCGCTCGGGATGTTTAAGTCGATTCTTGCAAAGTCATCGCTGGATGTGGTGAATTCGACTTCATAGACTGGACTTCTGCTGTTTTCCAGCATACGTTTCTCTTCTTTTTCAATCCAGCTGGCCTGGGTTTCCAGGATTCTCTTTTCGTATTCTGCCTTGAATGCTTCATCATACGGAACCATCTTCCGATGAGCCATGAAGAAATTCGTGACGACCGTTTTGAGATCAAACGGCAGTTCGTCTTTTTCACTCTCTTCTATAGCCATCGTGTAGATCCCTGAGTCACCGTCGCCCTCAATCGGAATTGTTCCTCCGCCTGGAGTTGGGATATCAAAGATATCTGTTGCTGCCTGGTTGGCCGCATACTTGGAAACATCGGCGCCGAGCAAGGACAGAAATGCTGCAGAGAATTTGTTCGTAAACAACGCCTGGAACACATCGGGAGAATCCGTGATAACTGATCCCTTATGACCATTGATGCCGGCTGAAAATTCATAGCCGTCTTTCCGCAGCGGTGCGATAATGCAGGCTTGTCGGGTAAATAGCCATCTTTCGATGAATTCAGCCACACCTGCCATCACAACTTCAGTCACAAGTGTTTCAATCAAAACTGGGATAATCCCAATACCACTTGATGCCCCCACTCCACGCGCAGCCCATCGAGCAGAGCTGGAAGTCCACTTCAAAGCCTTTGATCCTTGATAGATCAGCTTTGATGTTACACTGCGCATTTTAGCGATCTTCTCTAAGTCTATTTTATGATAACCCAGAAATCGCTTGTCCTTCAAAATGGCATCGGCTTTGTCAAAGAGATCTTCAGCTTTTGACAAGTCGAAACTTTCCAAGGTTTTAATGATTTCATCTAAAAGCCCGCTTATTTTCCATTTCTGCTTGGTTTCTTCAGAAAGCGGGTTGATTCTGCGCCTTTTTCCGGTTACTTCATCATATTCGTATTGATAAGCACCGCCGGCTGAACCACTTGGGCTCAAATATCCCTTCAAGGTCTCGATCCCTTTGTCGATCTTGAATTTTTTGATCATCTTATTGAATTGACGCTTGGTTAGAGCCCAGGCTGCATTCATAATTGGGTAGGTTCCGGCATACCCACGATTGGACAGCAAGTGACGCATGATCAACGTAACGGTCAATGCCGTGCCAACACTGAAGCATTGCTGCATGAAGTTGATGGAGGTATTATCGGAATTTACAACCACGCAATCTGGTTTGATCATGGTAATAAAACCAAACTCCAGATTCATGATGTGCGTAACTTCCCGAGCCTCTGCCGGACCGGTGATATTGTTGAATGTGTCATTAATCAGCATCTGGTCATAGGGCTTGATGGCCGGATCTCCAACAACAGTCAAGTAACCATCGTACATTTCCTTGACGTAATCACGGAGCCCTGCAGCTGCAATACGTATGGCCAGCGCTTCGTCATAGTACCACTTGAATGGCTTGTTAAGCCAACCGCCAATGAGCGGAATGTTCTCCACGAGGCGGATGCCTTGAGCATTCAATGTCGTGTCAATCATGACGCTTTTTTGCTTTTCCGGCCAGATATCCGTGTCTACATAGATTGGCTCTGTGGTATCCAACTTGCCTTCGTTGTAGAAAGTGCCAATAGCAACTGTGTACATGTTAGATTCCGTGGTCTTGATGCTGTTATCAATGATGCTGGACACACTGTCATAAACATGGAATTGACGAAACGGCTTTCTGTACAACGAAATCTTTTCCGTTTCTGGATCCACGTGATACCCATAGGCAATCGGGAAATATGGTTTTCCGCTGAAGATTGTGCTCCTGAAATCAAATGGATGAACTGCCACCACGTAATCCTCACCGATGGACGCAGCAATGTTCAATACATCCCAGACGGTTTTGTCATAAAGATTGATGTTAATACCAGGCTCATCAAAGTCCCCGATACCGAAGAAGTCTCCGAGATGACCCCAGAATCCTTTTTCAGAATTCAGCTTTCCCGTTGTTTCATACACATTCATGTTGATCTCATTCATGATCCGATCCGCTTCACCGAAGATTGATGCCGCCGGCGACCCAGGAAAGCCAAAGTGCATAATGCCAAGAGAGTGCTTCCAGTATTCGGAGTTATCGAAGGCTGTCTTCAGGTTGAGCAGAAAGCCTTGGTCATCTCTCAGCAGCTCATCCACAATTTGAGTTGGTTCTTTTTTGCTGATGATAAAGCCTCGTGTTGTTTCATCCGGGTGAGCCTTAATTTTGTTGGTCAGTTCAATACCGTCATCCTGGATGATTGCAGCTACAATTTCTCCCATGTTTTGCAGCTCGGTGATGGTTCCATTCATAATGGTTGGCATATTCATCGGATTGGAGCTGTATCCCATCCGGAAATGAACCCTTGCGCCGGTGCGAAGCATGATTGACTTATACCAGTTGGCCGTTCGATTCCGACTCCGCTCGATCTCTTTGGCTGCGAATCCCGGTGCGATCAGATATTGAATGAGATCCCACAATCCGTTATGGGTAAGATCCATCCCCTTTACGGCGTCAGACAGCGTGCCCGACACATTGCTCATTTCCAGCACCAGCGTACTAGATGCTTGCTTTCGGCTGTTGGTGTATGTGATGTCGGTGACGGCCTGATAGCCAAAGTAGCGATCAGACAGCTTGATGGATGCCAGATACTGACCCTCATCAATGAACATCATGAAGAACGTTGGGAATGCCCGCACTAAGCGCCCACGTCGATCATATTTGATCATGTCATGGAACATTTCCTTCAGCGTGGTCTCCGGATCTTCAAAATCGGATTCTTCATGAATAGGATCGGATTTAAGATAGTCCGATGTATTGTTCATGCTGATCGTCTTATAATCCGGAACCGGCAATGATGCCACTCTTTTCTTGATGCGATCCTTTGACCACTCTTCTTCAACTTCATCCATAATCTCCAACATCTTTTTGATCTGCATGATCAGCACATAGGACATCTTCTTATTGGATCGTTGCAGCTTGTTATACTCGTTCTCAAATCCGAGATACATGCAGACAGCGGCGGCAAAATAGCATTTCTCTGCGTTGCTGGCCAGGTCGGAATCAAGACCAAAAGCGTCGTATACATACTGGCTGATCAGGTTGTTGCTCTTGACCTTCTTGTAGTAATACTGCAAATATTGCACGCCCATCTCGATGTTGTATTCATAATTCGAGCCCAGCGAATTGGGATCTCCCATTAGCGGGCTTACACGCATGACGCCGATATGAGCCGCTTCCCGGATGAAATCAGTGTCCATAAAGTAACGCATGTCGGCAGTTTGCATAACTGGAACATTGGATTTTTGAACTACCACATTACCAAGCTCCTTGTTCTGCTCGTAACCGACAGAATAGAACTGGCGCAGCTGCTCATCGAATGATTTCGCAAACGCTACGGCCCAGCCCTGTTTGATTACTTCTTCATCGGCATTTCGCTCAGAGATATCCAGTGTAATTTGGCGGATCAAGGCTTCCATATCAGCCGCAGGCAAGTTTTCTTCGTGGGTTTCTTCTGGCGGTTCTTGCGTGATGCCTGGCTTGAGTGCTGATTTTTTGGCTGCCTTCTGTTGTCTGATGTATTCTTCTGTAGAGTCTGTAGGGATCATTTCTCCCTTATCGACAATTGCTTCGCCGCCAATCGTATCTCGAACATAGCCTTTGAATCCTTCGTTAAGATATTCTTGCAGATCATCTCCAACCGTCACGACATCTTCGTAAATCAAGAAGAAGTCAGGATCTACATACAACCCATCGTTGTTGTTCGGGATTTTAAATCCGGCGGCTTCAACTTCTGCATAGGTTGGCAATTCAAGATCTGGATAAAGCTCGATAGCCTTAAATGCCTCTTTCACTTTTGCTTCATACAGAACCTTTTTCTTCACGTCCTGCTCATATAGGTTCAATGCTTCTTTGATGATCGGCCTGTCCAATAACCATTGAATAGGCTGAGCAACAAGCAGGCTGGCATCTTGATACTCGTTAATATCCCAAGCAGCTTCACCACTAAGCAGTTTTGTTTCCGTGAATTTTTTCTGTGCCCGGTTGTATGCAATCAGTGAGAGGGTAATATCGAATACGCCAGGCAAACCTTCCACGGTTTTGGATTCCACGTCATCCACCACTACATATTTGACACCAAACAATCGCAGAAGCGGGTGGTCAAACTCCAGGAACCCGTTCGAGATTTCCTTGTGATACTCACGAACCAGATAATTGGCCCGTCGTATCATCCCCTCGAAGTTGGCCAGCGTCTCACGATCGTGCGTCCTGAACCGACAGGTAATGATGGTGTCTTGAGATCCTAGATATTGATGCGCTGGCGATTCATGTTCCTGCAACTGAAACGATGTAATCACATTCTGAAACGATACGCTGATATCTTCAAGCACCAGGTCATCGAAGATCCAGTCTTCCATCGTGATGTCATATTCAAATATTGCTTTTTTGTAATGCTCATCAATTTTGGCATTAAAAAGGTCTTCGTCAATTTCGTCAGGCAGCAGAGATGGAGTTCCGTTAAATAACTCATAGACGATATCAAAACCGCTTTTATTGGCTTTGTCTTTCGTCCAATCTCTGATGATCTTGTCTCGCTGGATGCGCCATTCCCGAAGTGCTTGCAAATCACCTTCGAATGCGGTTCGGAATGTAAATTCACTCCCCAGCTCCTGAAGCATGGGCTCGAAGTACGTAAATCTGCCGTTGCTTGGCTGCAGATTTCTTCGATAATACCATCGAAACAACGGCCAATTGAACATCTCATCAAAGCTTTTGTCGTTTTCATTGAAGATGTAGACATTCGGATTGAACGCATAAAGCTGTAAACTTGCTATAAGAGAATTTGGGAATCCTTCTACAGAAGACACAGTGATGCCGGCGATCGTTACAGCTTGAATATCGTACACTTCATTCAGGTGCGCATTCTCAATTGGCAAAAACGGGCATTTCTTGACCTGAGCAAGCAGCGGCCTCAATTCATTGTTGATCGATTGTTTATCCGGGAAGAACAAGTCGATATCGATAATGAGATCAAAGTATCCGCTGTTTTTGATGAAGCTCCCTCGGCTTCTGATCATGTTTATGGTTTCATTTTTCATTCGCCTGGTCACGGTAATCGCCGTAGGAGGAACGAAAAACTGCGCATCACCGATGCGCAAATGATGGGGTTTGAGACTCCCGAGCAGGGGGTCTCGATCATCATATCCAAGGCCAGCTGCCATGAGTACACCTCCTAGATGTATTCTTCGACCTTATCTCGATACCAGATCCTTGAAAGGTTTCTGGTGTTATCTGAATAGTTCACAGTCATATTCATTTGTCCCTGGAATCCGCTTCTTCGCATGCCTTCCTGAATCCACGGGGGCATATTGCTTCTTTGCGACCCCTCGCCTTTTGCCGTGATTGCGATTTTGGCCCCCATTGCCGGAGCAGTATACTGAACAGGCGGAAGAGCCGGCTGTGGAACTACAGGCCCTACCGATCCTGCGGGAGGCGGCGGAGGAGCTGCGGGAGCAATCGGTGCCGAAGTATTACTAAGAACATTGTAACCCATTACGCCAGCTAAAGCTAGACCTGCAAACAAGGCTATACGCTGATTTCGTGGGCCTTTTTCGCCGCTGAAGATGTCATCGGGAATCCACCCGCCTGTTGCATCATTCAAGATTTGTTCTGCTGCAGATGGACGACGCGGTTTGGGTTCTGAGGCCAAGGTTTCATAGGCATCCAGAATGGACTCCTTGTAAACACCTCTCACTTCTGGTTCCGGAGCTGGCACTTCATCGCCAAGTGTATCTCGAAGCATGCGTCGCTTCAATCGAGTGAATTGAACAGAATTTACTTGACTTGTGTGTAAGACATCATAGACACCTTTAATGCCATGTTCCGCAAGGTTTACACCTGTACTGGAACCAACCGAAAAAGCAGGGTCATTCAGTCCAACACCTAACCCCTTGGTTTTATCCAGTAAGTAAATAACCTCTTCAAGAAGGTTTCTGTCCATCTTTTCGCCGTAGATATCCGCAACTTCACGAACCGTGTTCCAGTCATATCTGAGCAAAGCATTTCTGAACTTGGCCGCAATATGCGGCTGCCCTGGGATATAATTAACGCCGGCCTTCGCAGAGTCGATCCCCACCTGTTCCAGTTCACTGCCGAACTCGGAGAAGATGCGATATTCTTTGGAGTCATGACCGAACACATAAGCAGCGTAATCCTGCAAGGCTCTATTCAGGTTCGAGATTTTACCAACCTGTGTTTTATCCAGCTTACTTGCCCGCTCGAAATCGCTATTGGGTTCAAACGCTTGAACGACAGTGCTGCCGAAATCACGTTTGGCAAGCTCTTTCAGATCGAATTCCGTTTTCTTTTCAGCGAGTTCGGCTGCCCATTGATTCTGGAACACTTTCCAATCTTGACCATCGGAATAGTACACCTTACGCTCGTTCGCCAGACGCTTCCACTCTTTTTGAACTTCGTCTTTGTCGATTACCACAACATGGCTTTCGTCACCGTCATTGTCACCCTCCAGCTTGAGCACGGAGAAAGCAGTAGTGGCAATGTTGCCTGTTGTCAGACCCGGATCGATCACTATACGGGTGTACTGCTTGGCATGGATACTCTTTGTCGGGAAGCGGGTAACTTCGGCGTATTTATACTGCTGCCTTGTCCAGTCATTCAGAATTTCTTCTTCCATGGCTGTGCCGATGTTGTTTTCGCCGATGAGCTTTTCATAGATGCCCATATCTTTTGCCTGCTGCACCGAGATCCAGGTGACTTCATCTCCGACGTGCTGCGAAGCAAATGGATCTATGGTTTTCATTAGGCCGGAAGCAGATGTCCCGAGTCTGACCTTTAAGGCGCCTTCGCCCGACAACCCCTTTGACGAGGTGGCATCCATCACTAATTGATCAAGATAATTCTTTACATCAGCTGCGATCCGTCTGTCCCAATAATCTGGACCCTTCGGACCTCTTTCTCCTTTGCCAACAGAACGAGCCTTCATTTTCAGGCTGTTATTGATATTGGCGATAAGTTGCTGTGAATCTCTCAATCGAATCTTGCCAGACTCATCATAATAATGATTCAGGACAGGCACAGGAATACGACTGATCTTGGTGGTGCCTTTCCCCTTGCCTTCCAGCTCCACGTCAACCTCAGTATTCAAGTCGAGCCAGAAAAACTTCCCGAGCTCATCCGTGCTAACACCCAGTTGCCTAGCTACGGCTTCATGATCCAGGATTGTGCCCTTAATGGTGAAGTCATCCAGGTCAACCTCCGGCATGAGGTTAAAGTCATATGACTTCACTACACGATCTTTATAAGATTCAGTTGCAGGATCGCCGGCCAGTGCCATAATCGCATAGTCAGTGTTGAGGGCATCAACCCATTTGCCTGTCTCTAGCCCTTGCCTGCGCATTTCATTGAATACATGCTCATAAGTCTTAGTTGCGCCAATGCGCTCAAGCACATTCATCTCACGGTGACCATAAGCAACGCCATCACGTTCGCCACGAGCATAAATCTTATTGCCCGCTTCATCACGTCCGATGATCGCTCTCCCTGTCTCGTCCACTGTCTTGAAGTATCTTGGATTGCGCATGAGGCGCATCTCCAAAATCCCCACATGAACATCAGCATCTGTCTTAAACTTAACGCCGAGCTGATCAGCAATTTCATGGAAGGCTTCAACATCAATACTGTCCATGAGATAACTCCGATCCACGAATCTGCCGTTTTCAAGCATGATACCAATACGATTCAATTGGAGCTGTTCTACGAGTTGAGCTCGTGCTTCTTGTCCTCGCCTATTCAGCTCATCCAAGATCATTTTTGCCTGACCTTCCATGAGCATCCCGTAGAATTTACGTTTGCCAGGGTCTGGTGCAATGACGGCCACAACTTGATCACTGCCAGTCAATCGCTGCATAAAACGTTTACCAGCTGCATTGAAGTCAGTACCCTTCTCGCCGCCGAACGAAAACTTGAATGGGTTCGTATCCGTATATTCCACCTGAAAGATTTGATTGGCAGTCCCTTTTAATCTGCCTTCTATCTTCTCTTCATAGACGATCTCTTTCCATACTCCATCTTCGTATTTTCTGCCAATCACATCTCCCGGTTTCACAATAGCACCTTCCATTACAGTGCCATCCGCCGCAAAATCTCCGTAGAGTTTTGATGCATCGGAGACAAACTTTTTGTGCCATTGGAATGTGCCTTCTCCTTTGTCAAACCGCTTGGAATCAGTGAATGCCAGAGCATTCATCAGATCTTTTTGAATAATTGACAGGTTTTCATAGGTTGATTTGAGACGAACCGGATCAATAACTTCCTGGCCATTTCGGGTAACCAGAATTCCCTCTTCTCGGAGGATTTCTCGTCCCTCCGCGTCATTCATCATGGCCATTGTTCTTCGATAGACTTCTTCAGGATCCATATAGGCAACCATCACATTGACGCCTGAATATTCTTTTGTATTGGCCATGTATTTATCAAGAAACTTCCAATTGGACTCCGTTTCGACAATTGGATCCAAGTTCACATATCCATTGACTTGAGACAACTTTTGGGCGACATCTTCTGTGATGCTGTAGAAATTTCTTCTCTGGATCATATTCGGACGGGCCAGATTGATGAATCGACCATACAAGGTCTTCTCTGCCAAGTCTTGTGTGGAGAGAATCGCCCTTGCAGCATTGTTCTCTTTGATAGCATTGAAAAAAAGCTCCGGCTTCTCTCCTTCCCACTCTGTCGAATTTGCCCAGTCAATGATACCCATTAACATATTGAATCTATCTTTGCGCACATGATCCATGGTCAGGAAGGTTTTTACCTTTTTCGTGGCTCGGCCATCTTCATGCGTCCAATAGAACGCATCGTCAGTCAGAAAGGCTTCCTGTTCTTTAAGAGTCATATCTTTAATCATGTCGTGAATATAAGCAGGAGCCAAGCGTACATGAGTCATCTTGTCGAAGTCACTCAGAACTCCTTTTGCTTCAAAAGCATCATTGAACTCATGAGGATTGTCTGACGAAGCAGCTACATTTTTCAGTACATCATCAAGGAACCTTTTGCTTCGATAATTGGCCAGCTCATAGTCCGGATCCTCGCCAATGATTGGGCTCAAGATCTTTTCTATGTTATAGGCATATTGCATGCCAACCATTTGTGCAGTTGAGATGAGTTTGGTCATTCCATTTTCTCGGATGGCAACACTGTGGCCGATCAGGTTTCGCTTGCCATAGATTTGGTAGCCCTCCGAATTGATAAGTGGAAGATCAATCTCAACAGCCCTTGGATGTTTCCTTCCGGACTCAATAGCCTCTGTTACACTCGTTGAGTGCTCAGGTCGAAACACGACAATCCTGGCCACTGGTGCATTTGGATCTTTGTTCAGAGCCAGCTCATACTGAAGGTTATAGCGGGTGTTGTGTATAGCGTTAATGACCGTAGCGATCGCATCCCGGTTATTGGCTTTAAGCCCCGAAATATGATCCACCGGTTCAATCGCTTGAATACGTTGCTCGATTTCTGGTGCGAGTTTGACGATCCCACCAGGAAGCACCTTGCCCTCAGCATTAAGCACTTTCTGAATGGCAGCTCTGGCCAGTTCCATGTTCAGGTCTGCAGTGAGTCTGGTCATATCCCTCGGCTTCAAGGAATTGATTACAACAGTGTCCTGTAGATAATTGGCATTATTCATCATTTCTAATGCCAGCTTCTGCACCATGTCGCCGACTCTACTGAAATTGGACATGTTATTGATAAGTCTGTTGGCCATTTTTCTGTTGAATGCCCCTGACTCCTGCAACGCATTGATCAATTGATACAGGCGGTGAACCTGGAACTGTGGATCTCCTTCAGGCGCCTCCCTTACAATTGACCAGATACTTTTCTCTGCTTTATCCAATGAGAGGAAATTGATTCTTCGCTGCCTGCCATCGAACATGAAGGTGTATCCATGTCGCTCATATTCCTTAAGCGCATGTTCTTCAACGTGTCTTCCAAGCACGCCATCCACACTGCGAGCGTAAATGCGAAATGCCATGTCGCGGCGCTGCTTAGCCTTCTCCAATTCAGCTCCACTCATGCTCTCGATGGGGAAATGCTCCTCGATAATCTTCATAGCTTCCTGAAATCGTTCCCGTTCTGACATCAAACGCGGTGCCATTCTGAAGAACGATTCTTGCTCTTCTGGCTTAATTGTCCATCCTTTGAAGACTCCGTTCTTATATACAGCCTGGCTGTTGAAATCCATGGCCTTGAGCATTTCTTCATGACTTATTCGATTCGCCATCAACTGTCCAATATATTTCTGCCTGATGACTTCACGTTCTTTTGGATCAGTGACGCCCAATCGTTCAGCTTCTTCCTCCATGAGTTCAGCGGCTCTTTGCTCAATGTATTTTCTCTTGCCGCCCTTGACCCGCTTCTCGTAAACTTCAACATTTGCATAGGCCCGTTTCGCAGCCTCAAAACCATATGTTTTACCAGCTCCGGCGCCGGCCAGCGAGGTCAGGCGCTCATAATCACGGCGAGCCCTGTCTCTAGTACGCTCTTCACGAATTGCCAGTCTCTCTTGCTTTGAGATGCCATCCCAGTTATAGAGGTTCTGTTGAACGTATGTCTGGATGTCAGCCATGGAGGAATGACCGTAGCGGTTGATATACGTATATATATCGTTATCCTCATCATATAACCTCAATGTGTGGCCAATGATATTCCCCGCATTGTCCTTAAGCTCCATAAAGGCATCAACCTTGTAAAAGGTTCTTGCATTCAAAACCGTTTTCTGGAACTCCGGATTGAGAACAGTCAAATTTCCATTTTCGTCAATTCTGGCCTGAAAATCATATTCACCGCCACCATGAATCATGACACCAGATGGTGAAAATAGGGTTTGCCCAATTTTCAAGGCACTATTATTTGACCAGGTGAAAACTGGCGGCCGATTCAAGGAGCCACTTTTCTGCAATTTTTTCTCTCTTCGTTTGGCCTTCAGGATTTCGTTATACACTTTGCGATGCGTTGCAGAAAATACTCCACCAAGGCCACGGTCGTCAACGTCTGCCATTGCAAGGTGGGCTTCGCTTGTATCCATGCCCAAGCTCCTGCGCATTTCGTTCAGGGTCCAGGCGCCTTGCTCAAATCCAAGCCCATTCTGTCTGCCAAGCACTTTATAGTGAAAATATCCGGAGCTTGGATATGCAGTTGTGAGCAAGCGATACCAGTCAATATGCTTCTGCGGCAAATCGATTTTCGTATTGTTTTTGGCTCCAAACAACTCGAAAGCTTTGATGTCAAAGCCAACGCCATTGTATGAAACAAAGTATTGATCAGCGATGGGATTATAGAAGTTTCTGAGACGCTCTAAGGCATTCGAAACACTATGCCTTTCTCCCAGGCTGATCAGGTTTTGGAAGCCTGACTTGATGTGCTTAAGATAGAGATCTTTATGAGTAAGCAGTTTTTCCGCGTTAATGTAGTTGTCTACCTTGCGATACACGCTGTTGATGATTGAGTTGTGAGAAAGATTGGCTTCATCCAGATTGGCAACACTGATTCCTTCTCCGCCGATCGTTGAATATCGCATCAAGTTAACAAGAGAAACCTGTGCTGCACTATCCAATGTATTGAAGATATATGGGTCAGCCTCAAATCGACGGATAAGTTGTCTCAGGTATTTCTGGGCAGATTCAGTCGGCTTGATCAGCAGGCTCTGACGATTGTTCGTGGAGCGAAAGGCATCTTTATTTGTGCGTTCCAGTTCTTGAAATGCAATCTCCACGATGTGAAAGCCATCGCCTGTTTTGATGTCTCCAAAAGTTTCAACGTCATAAGCGAATATGTTTTTCTGCTTGGTTCTCTCAAACCTTAAGAGTGTTTCAATTTCCTTTTGTCCTCCCATTTGGTGAGGGCTGTTGAAGTTGGTGAAAATCACAGATCCTTGCGACTTGATGGTTCCTTTGTTGCGAAACGCTTCTGCATCTGCCATCGCTTTATGAATCAGGTTGATCGTCGGCTGGAGTTTATTCAAGCGATCTGGATCCTTTTCAAATGGCGCTCGATTCAACACGCCAAAGGTTGATACCAGCTCAAACTGTTTGGATGGAGGAACGGGTGCCGACTGCACGCCGGCGCCCAAGAGTGATTCGATTTTTTGTCTTATGGTTACCTTCTTTTTCTTCTTTCCAGCCGCTCGGCTTTCTGATTCAGCATTTCCATTAATGGCCCGGTTAGCATTCAATTCATGATCAGCCATATATGCCACGCTCCTACATCAAGTATTCCATATTGTACCGCAAGTAGTTGTCGATCTCCCGACTACGATCTTCTTGGTAATTCATTACGATGCGTGCGCCTTGACTACTTGATGGTGTAACTGTAACCGACACGTCCCGAAGACCTTTCCCTTCCAGAATCTCCCGAATGTTTTTCCGCATATCCTTATATCCGGAGAATCCATATATGCCGTTTCCTTCTTCATTCAGATCAGGCGCCAGCTGCCCGGCTGCCACGTCTTCATCCCAGAAGTTGAAATCATTCAGGTCAAGATCGTATTCCTGAACGGCTTTAACCATAATGTCATCCAGATTGACTTCTGGTCGCCATCCAATCCAATCCGGGCCTGGCAAGTATCGGTTTTTGAAATATTCCTCCAGCGGGATTTGAGGCTCAAGCTCACCGCCCCACAGAGCCTTGTATATGCGGCGTTGATTAGGTGCCACCAGCTCCAGGATACGTTCCTTTTCATAATCCTCTGCATTGGCAAATTCATTGAAGAACCATCGATCCTTGTGCGGCATGGCCTGCATGACTTTCATGCGATCGCCAAACGGATCTACTGCATACAAGGTGGTTTCTGCTTTTTCCTTATAACTTAATGCTTGCAGAACCGCTTCAGGGAGAAAAAGCTCATCCTTGTTTTGTGAGATAATCTTGAGCTCCTGATTGATCTCTCTCCTTCGCTCTTCCCAACCTGCTGGCTGCTCAATAAACAACCTTCTTCGCTCTGCTTCAAGTTCCTTGCGACGCTCCTTGGTCATTTGCTCTTTGAGCTCTCGCTCGGTCTCTATGGCTTCGATGTCGATGCCTTGCTGAAGCAGCTCTTCTTTGGCTCGCTCGTAGAGTCCGGTATACTTCATGTATTTCAGGATGTCGAAGTATTCATTGATGTCATGTTCGATACGGCGCCTTTCAGGAATCCAAGCCTCTCCGGTCGAAGCTTCATAGCCCATTCTCCAGAGGCTGCCTCCTGCACCAGCTGCAAACCCCGCTAAACCCCAATACCAGTGATGGCGTCCGCTTTTTCCTCTTGGCAAAAACAGATAAGCCAAGACTGTGGCCCATCCGGCGATTTGTGCGCCGGCCATAATGGGGTTATCTTTGATGGCACTATGGTAAATCGGAATTCCATAGTCTTTCATGAGGAAGCCTTCCCAGGTCGCCCAGTCCTTCCCATATATTTGATCCCGCTCGTACTCTTCGAGTGCCGTGCGAACCGGAAGGAACTTGGTGTTGAATGGCGTATCTGCGTGCGCTAGTCTTTCCCACCGAGCGCCGGACCGGATCTCAGAAGGCGTATACCTAGCATGAACACCGACTGCAGAGAAATCATTCTTGTTCTCCTTCATCAGCCCCCGCTCCAGGATGTCTCTGTTAATATTCGTGTTGTTTCGGTAAACAACTGCCCGGATGGTGCCGTAAGTGTCATCCGAAATCCGTCTGGCCGGATTGGGATCGATGCCAATGGTAATACGATCTCCTACACTGATATAGCTTTGCAGCACTCCCTCTGCATTGGCCTGATACTGCATGCCTGCCAGGCGGATTGGTGTGTCGCCAAATTCTTTTGTCAAGAAGGTGTAATCGTCCAGGAACTTGGTAACAGTAACCTTCTGTTTTTCGATTTCTGCATCTGCAAAACGGTATGGAGTAAACTCATATTTCCTTTTTCGTCTAGCGACTTGATCCTTGATTACAGCAATTTGCTTCCTCAACTCAGGATCCGTAATGTTTTCCTCGACATATTCCTTCCAGAATTTATACTCTTCGCTCCATGGCGCTACATCTGCCAGTATCTTAAACTTATCGAATGCGCCATATCTGCCTGTTTCGTCCGGGTGGAGATAATTCAATCGCTCATAAGCTTCACCTGGAAGACGATATTCGCCATGAGGAATCTTGGAGTACGGATCACCCACCTGGAAGTTGATGAAGTAATTGCCGCCTGGCAGCCAATCAGGCATGGTGTTCCGGATCGGGTTGTATTGTTCTTGCTTTCCGTCATCTCTCCGAAGGAAACGGCGCATGATTTCTGAAAAATCGCCGCCAAGCGAGCCGAGATTTGATTCCCAGAAGGTGTTCGACAAGTTGTTCGCATAGTCTGCTTTTTGAATGATCATTCTGTTTTCAGGCTTAGATCCAGTCAGTTCTTCTCCAATCCAGTTATAAATACCGAGTGTTTCACGAACGTTGTCGAAGAACTGCTTGGCCTGATAATTTAAATCTCGTGGATCCTGCAGATTGAGGAGCTTTTGATATTTGAATTCACTTCGATATGGATATTCCTGCTCCATCAATCCTCTCGGCTTGGTTTCAATATATGGCGAAGCAGGAGCTCCCATTTCGAACAGCTGCTCAGGCGTGAATCCTGCTGCTCCAATATCTGCAGGAACATACACGGCCTGGCCAGACCTGGTTTTTTGCAGCACAAAGTCTCCTGTATAATAGCCGTCTGTGCTCAAATTCCTGGTCACAAAGTATTGAGGCATGCGCATTCCTGCACTTTGTGCAAGGCTTCGGATTTGCGTCACTGCGTATGGATCACCAGTGACCGGAATCGTCGGAAATATAGATGATCCATAATCTTGCACCGTTGCTGGAACCACATGCTCCATGCGCCCGGCAGGAGAGATTTTTGTCATAATCGGCTCAGTCGGACGAGCCCCATACTGATCCGCCTGCTCTTGCATGAGCACCGGATCACCCCAATATTCCGGATGCATTTGACGGATCGGCTTGAAAATTTGCCCGATTGTCGCATTGCCGATGTCGCCGATGAATGGCGTATTTGGATTGAACATGGAGCCGGTCAGCAAGTAAGGACGATCATAGTAGTGCTTGATTTCCCACCAGTAGAGATCCTCTCTGCTTCGGATCAGATTCTTCAATCCGAACCAGTTCTCAAACGTCGGAAACAAGGTATGTTCCCAGCGCTCTTGCATGGTCGAGGTGACACTCGTATATTCCCAGTCGCTAAGCGCCAAACGATAGGAGTTAGGACGGAATTCGATGATGCGATCGCCACGATAGGCACTCTTGGAACCAAACAACCACCAGCGGCCCTGGCGCACCTCATCCACACCATATGCGTAGTAATCCTGCAGCTCCTCAACCGTGTACGTGTCCTTTTCATCTACCGGTGCGCCTCCGCCCAGAAGCTTTCCAATGGTTCTCAGAACGCCTACTTTGCCTATGCCCGGAAGATAAAGCTCAGGCCCGGCACCAAAGTGTTCAATCCCCGGACGAAGCGACATTTCCCGCTTCAGCTCATCAGATGTTTTGGCATTAGTCAAAATGCCGTAAATGTCGCTCGGATCCCGCTCTGCGGCAAGCCTTAACTCACGAGTTGCCTTATAAATTTCCCACCGCTCGGAGATGCTGGTGCCGAAATATTGATCAGTCTTGTCATCGATGTATTCAGCGTAAGTAGGAATGGCCACCGCTGGCAAGAAGCGTTTCAACAGAAGCGAACTCCAGATTTGGGCTGCGTTCCCCATTGATCTATCGGAGAATCCAAGCCCCACATTGCCTAAAGCATCCTGCAGACGGAACGGAATATACATGTTATATGCCGTCAATGTTGTGAAGTCTTCCATGTTCCGTCTGCCGGCAAAGGCTTGCCTAAACAGATCTGCAACGCCTCTGAACGACGTGAATTGCTGGAAGAAGCCATTTTCAAAGGCTTCATTGACATAGATCAGATCATCCCCAACCTGGTTCACAGGTCGGATGCCAGAAAAACGCTGGAAGATCGGATTGGTCTTTCTCACCATTCGTTGAATCTGCTCCTGGAATTCCCGAGACCGTTCCGATGTTCCTCTGAACAACCCATTGATCTGAGCCAATGCGATATCAGTGCTGCTGTAGATGTGCCTTCCTGACGACATGAATTGGTAATGCGCATACAGATCTTCTGCTTGACGCATATCTTCCAATGAGATTTTGCCGGCTTCCCGGAGGTCTTTCAAGATGCCTTTGAATGACACCGGAGTGGATCCGTGCATCATGTTGGCTTCTGAAATCTGACGCAGGATTTCCAAACCCATTTGCTGACGCACTTGATCCATGCTGGTTTGGATGTTCGTGTATTCTCCGAATCCAAGCAGGCTGGCTTCACCAACAGGCTGCTTCTTCGCCATGAACTCATACTTGTCACGTTCATATTGTCGCCAGAGCCTTTTCAGATCCTCGGATGCCCCGTTGGCTGCGATGTTCTTTTGCATTACGCCATTGATATTGACCATCATATCCGGATTGGCTAAATACTCAAACAGCTTCAGCATGTCTTCTTCCCGGCTGAAGTTGATTTCATTGTCCTGGATAAAACGCCTCAAATGCGTCGGCAAATGATCCGTAATGTTATTTAGAACTCTGGGGCTGAATCCTTTGGTGTAGCGTTCAAAGTAATTCTTGATTTTGAAGAAATCATCATAATCAACGCCATGATTCAAGGCGTCATAGATCAGATTTCTTCCCCACTCTGGATTACCGAATTTCGTAATGCCGGATAAGACAGATCGGAATCCCGACTCTTTGCTTTGGTTGCCGAGATCAAATGTCCGAGCAAACCAGTTTTGATTCTCCTTGACACCAGTAACAATGCCGCTGGTATGCTGCATGATCTTTCCGATGGTGCCAAACTGAGAGGAGATCCCATACATTCGTCTTCCTTTGTTGAGAGGCTCAAGAGGTGTATCTCTTGTCCCGCCATCAAAAAGGTTATAAAACCGGCCATTCACATAGACGACTTCGCTTTTGAGCATCTCGTTGTTGGCAATGCCCATTTGCGCATTTAATCCTGGCTGAATAGATCCCCGACCAATGATGTCAAATGGCGATTTCAGTCTGGCTTCCCGAATGTTAAGAAAATCCCGCAGGTGGAGCAGACCACCAGGCAACGAGGTTGCCCAATAGTCCACCATCTTCCACTTCATTTCATTGAAGATCTTATAATCGATCAGATCATGTGCTTTTCCATTTCGTGTCTTAACATACAGTTGCTCATCGAATATCGCATCGCCAAACTTCTGGTTTTGACGAATAATCCGGTTCAAAGATTTGTAGGTTTCTTCATCAAGCTTAATGCGCCCAGCGTGATGCATATCAAGCACATCTTGCACAGTTGCTTGCCTGTGGCCACGGATTGCTCTCTTTAAGAAACCATCCTTCCTAGTCATCTCTTGCATCTCGTTGTAAGCTTGACGTGTCAATCTCTCTTGCATACGAGAGATGCGCTCCTTCATATCCTGAAGCGCTTTTTCATCTTGGATAATCCGATGCTTCTTGCGAGCTGCCAGGATCTTCTCAACCGTGTCTTTATCAGCAATGCCGGCATTGTTGAGATGGAAAATGATTTCTCGATCGTGAGTATATTTCAGTGAAAAGCTTCCCTTAGATTCCTGATTGGCCTTCAAAAAGGCACGAGCAACCTGATTGACCTGCTCTTCCGAAAAGTGATGGCTCTTTCGCAACTCGTCGATAACCAGATTGAATCGGATTCCTTCTTCAATGTGATAAGGAACCTTCTTGTCTACCATCCGATTCAATTGTCGAATCAGACGTTGCATGTCATATTCACGATTGGCCCCAAACTGGGCTACAGCCCGTTTTCTCTGCTCGATCGAACGTTTGGCTCGCTCAACAAACTCCTTGTTAAAGAGCCTGCGACCAGCCGGTGCAGAAACAGCATGTCCAAAAAGACGAAAAAGATGGCCACCTGACTCCTGGTCCATCGTCTCTTTTGCTGCTTGTGCAATTCCTTTTCCATACACTTCGATGGCTCCAGCCAATTTGCGCATGCCACCGGTGCGATAGGCCACAGCCAGCGCACCTGCAGCAATTCCTGTTCCTACCATCATCTTACGAAGAAGTGGAGCATCCTCATCTCGCTCACGATCGGAACGAAGATAACGAGACATCGGCCTCGAATCCATATCCAGATAGCTAGAATATTCATTCTCCATTTCCGGCATCGTGACTCACTCCTTCGTAAGCTATGGTTGTCAATCGAATTCTCCCTTTAATTCTTCTTCAGCTCGGAACCAACTAAGTTCTGGCATGGAATCAAGACTGGTTGTCGGCGGAGCGATTTGGCGATTTCCTTGGGCACTTGGGTGATTCATCATGGCCTGTTGCAACATGGCCAACATAGCCGCTTCATCCGCTGGCGGTGCCTGTGTTGCTGCCTTTTTATCCATTTGCGGTTTGGCGTCAGGCTGTTGATACGTAGCAAGGGGTGAGGATTCTGCTCGTTCTTGAGGACTCATCATTTGCTTCGGAGCTGGCGCCGGCTGCGGAGGTTGCTGGTCCATCTGGTTTGTTTGCTCATTTGCCTCGACTGCCACCAGCTTGACACCACGTAGATTTTCCAGCACATATTCCGCTCTGGCTAAATACCACATGGTTTTCTTTGCGCTCCACCGTCGAATCTCTTCGATCCTATATTCCGGAAACACCTCATGGATAATGCAATCCACTTGGTTATCGAAGAGTTGCATATCTTTCCGGTATTCTTCCAGCAATTCTTTGATTTGCCCACCAAGGAACCCAGAAGCCTCAAGAATCAAATCACATAATGCTTCTGCATATCCCGCTCCTCCGGTCTCGAAATCAAAGTCTACAGGATGTAGAACAGCCACCTCGCACACCGCTTCTTGCATTTTCCCATAAGGGAGTTCTTGCGCCACAATGTCTTCATACTCTTCCCGATTGATCAGCCGATAATAAAACACCTGATCCTGAATCGTGACCATATAGACTTCTTCATATTGAGCCTTCCACTGTTGAATCTGATGATGTGGGACCATGGATCATCTCTCCATACATATAAATTAAGCAGGGTCAGATGCCCTGCTTTTGGCTCCTTATAATTTGATCGGGGCACTTTGTGCGATAAAGCCAGATTTGTCCATGATCATTTCATTTAACAGCGTTGGAACACCGGCCTTGCCCTCTTTCATTTTTTCACGGGTGTAATTCCTTGGATACAGGACGCATTTTTCTGTGAAGATCTCTTCCCGGTCCAATGCGGTCAATTGCCGGTCCGAAATGATCGCATTGTACTCTTGTCGCTGCAAAATGCGCCAGATATAGATTTCATCATCAAATGGCGTAAAGTAGATTGAACCGTATTTCTCTTTCCATTGCTCAATTTCGAGCCGAGTGGGCCCTTCTTCAAAACCAGGAATCGCAGGCGCATCCAGCTCTTCTTGGGTCAGCCCGTATGCTACTTCAACCCGACTTTCCTTTTCTTGTGTTGCATCTATTTCTTGACGCTGGCTCATCGTCTTTCCTCCCTTGTAATGCATTACACAGTTAATTATATACGGTTTTGCTGAATATATAAAGGCCCATTTATATCTCGGGCGATAAAGCTATAGGTTTCTGTGATCGGCCTTCCGTCTTCTCCTGTCGCAATGCCATCTTTTTTCATACCAAATAGCTGAACACCATTGATTGTCTCTACTGTCAGGTTCGGCTTTTGATTGTATTTGCTTGCTGTGATATATCGCTGTGAAGTTGACATGGCCTCAGAAACCGCCCCATAGTTGATCTTGATATCAAACCCATATTGGCTGGATGGAAAGAAAGTGCTGGTCCCATATGAAAGAATGGAATTTGCGTCTTCTTCTACACCCCAAAGAGCTTTTTCATATTCATCTGCGATTTGGTCAAATCCTGATTTACCTGCGATTTGCAAGATGTCTTCAAGCTTATATTTATTGAAATCTGCCGGAGACAGTTTTCCTTCGCTCTGCGCCTTCAAAATGGTGTATTCAATAGCCATAGCATTTTCAAGAATGGTCTTCAGATAACCGACCGATTTGAAATTAATCTTGAAGTATCCTTGTACAAGCCGGTTTCCCCGAGCAACTGCATCAAATGTGAATGAATTATATCCATAAATCGGCATAATGCGCTCTTCAATTTGAAAGCTCAATTCGTGTGCTTCATCCACCCAAATATTTCCGAAGAAGATGTTTACGTCAGCTCCCGAGAAGTAATCTTCACTGAAGATTTGATATTCCACTCGATTAGTCGGGCGTTGATAAACGTTTCCCACCGGTGCCGGCTGCCGTATGCGATACGGATTGTAGGCCATATGTTTCCCCTCACTTTGCCTTGGTTAGTGGATCGACATCAAGCGCATAGAACTCATAAACATTTTCAGTTCGCACTTCATTGATATCCATGGTTTTGCCTTCTGTGTAGGTGGTGATGCCATAGATGGTGATTTTGCTTTTTGAGCCAAATTCATTGGCCATGCTGATGGTGACATCAAACATTGGCATTTCATCCATGAGCATCTTGTATCCCATGTTCTTGATCTCTTCAAGACAGCGATAAACGATCGTTTCATCAAAATCGATGAATCTCATGACCCCGGTAATTTGCCGAATCCCTCTGGTGAATCCCTTCGGTGTGATACGACCAAGCGTAAGAACGGGATATTTGGCACGGTAAATGGAGTAGGCAATCGAAGACAAGCTGCCAAACACAACAGGACCCTTTCCAGGAACATTGATTGTTGCAACCATATCGGCTCCTGAATATGTGGTAAATGTATGATGATAGCCAGGATCAGTCGGATTCTGATAAACCATAAGCCTTCCTCCTCTCTTATGTAAAAAAGGCAGCCTTGTGAGCTGCCTTTTCTGCCAGATCTCATTAGGCGTAGAGCACTTGGAACGAATCTCCGCTTGCTGCGTTGGCGCTGCTTTGGCCGCTCGTGCGAAGATTTGCTTTGCGCTCAACACCCTTGATCTTGCGAGCGACGAATGTGTAGGCTTTGGAAGCCACAACATCATCGATGGTAAAGCCTGATCCCTCGTTCAGGATTTGAACGCCGTAGATATCCATACCGGCACGTTGGCCAAATTCGTTCGCCATCGTAATCGAGATGTTGAATGGCATCAGTTGGTCAGCATACTCCGGAACATAGAATCCAGTCAATGCGTCTGCATTGAACCCATTCGAAGCCGATACGGCGCCGTAACCAAGCCTGGTCATTTGCTCGTCCCAGGTTTCAATACCATAGCCGCCGGTCTTGGCGGCTTGCAAGCCGCTGAGGATTTGGTTCTCTTTAGAGCCAACGTTCCATTGATATTGCTGGAAGGTCATCAGCTCAGGCGCACCATTGTAGCTCTTCTTCATTTCTTCGAGGAGCGCATCACGATCGAATTGTGTGAAGATCAGGCTACCGGAGATCCCCCGCTTGCCACGGCTGAAAGACCGAGGGTCCGGGGATCCCATTGTATATACCGGAGCAACTTCACGAGCAATGGAATACGTAATGCCTTGCAGCTCGCCGATGATCCTGCCATTGAATGTCGCCACGATATCCGCTCCGGAGAACGAGCTGAACGTGCGAGTATATTGCTCAAGATCGAATGTCATGAGTGTTTCACTCCTTTATTTTGATGTATAACAGGGGCCTGGCCTGTATCCAGGCCCCCACCACTTCTGAGATTACGCAGCTCGCAGAACAACACTCGTGTTGAACTGTCTGGTCTCGTATTCAGGCACCAGTTCAAGAGTGATGAAGGCATTGCCAAGCACTTTATCTTGAACGGAGCTGAAAATCGTGAATTTAAACCGCTGCAGCAATCCGTTCTCCTTCAGCTTATCGAGACCTGCCTGAATTTCTGCCGCCAGGGCATTACGCTGTGCCAGGCCATTCGGCAAACCGATGAAAGGAGTGGCTTTGCGTCGCACCAGCTGGACCGCCGTGTGAACAATCCGAAGCGTGGACAGCCGAGTGTAATCGGAATTTGCAAGAGCTGCCGTTACGCCGTCTTTGACGACAAACTTGGTGATCCCGTTTTCGTCGATTTGCTGCGTAAAGGTCACATAGCGTCCATCGATCAGTTGGCTGTGCTGCGCTTCAGAGAGGTTATAGCGCAATCCACGAATTACAGACACCGGGCGATTAGTCGTGGACACTTCCGGTGAAAGCGTAGAGATCAATGCCGCATATACTGTGGAGCCGCTAGTCACGTAATTTCCAATCTTGTCGCTGGACAATCCGACTTCCGGACCAAAGACCACACTGATGTAGCGGCCAATGTCGATACGATCACCTTCATCGTTCAGCACGTACTCGTGAGTTGCCTCGTTGTAGAGGTAATGCTCATTTACATAGTCCGTGCGAATGCCGGCGGCCTCATATTTCTTGCGCCTTGCTTCATTTCCTGCGCCATCCAGAAAACCAGGAATCGTCAGCAAGTCGATGTACTCTTGAACATCGAGCAGCTTGGTGCTCAGTGCCGGAGCGACACCGATGATGCCAATCGTCTCCCATGTCTTTGCAGTAGCCGTTGCGCAGTGCTGCGCAAGCTGGGTGGCAAAGTTCTTCTCTGGAGTCAGCGGATCAATCAGCGTGTTGGCGTACACATCCAGGAGCTGAATTTCGTCAACAACATAGTTTTCCAGCTTGCTGTAGATGCCTTGCTCTACCAGCTTGTATTCGCCGTTGACCAGCTCGTATCGGCCGCCCAGCAGTGTATACAACCTGTCCATATCAGACGGATTGGTGACATCGACAAGACCGTCATCACCGAGCCACGGATAGCGATCCAGTGTTCCCAGTGGCTTTGTCATGTCTTCTTTCAGCTTGCCTGGCTCTTCTTCGCCGAGATACTTCGCTTCAGTAACGAGCAGACCTTGAATCGGCACGTTGCCATAATCATTTTCTGCGTAAAGCGTTACGATATTGTTAGAAGCGTCGTTGTTGACGTAGTTCACGAACTGGCGAATGGTCTTGATGTTGGCCAGATTCTTGGTCTTGTAGACCAGGTAATCATCCTTGTAAGAGAGACGCTTCTCTTCTGGCTTGTGGAAGATGATGATCTTCTCCATCCCGGTCGGATCATCCGGATCCGCCTGCACCTCAACCTTTACGCCAGTCAGAGTGCCCTTGTCGTAAAGATCCGTCAGGCTGCCGTAAACAGAGCCGGGGTATTTGCCCAGAACCTCGATGTACGGGTCTTGAACCGTAGACGAAGAGGTCTTATAGGAAGCATAAAGTTGTGCACCAACAGGTGCCACACCGGCATTGATCGTGACGATTCGTTCCGTGAGCGATACGCCGTAATCGACGCCCTCTGTCAACGTCACGCGCTCTGTTCCAGACACATAGTAGACGCTGAACTCATTGGCAATTGGTGTGTAGTCGAGATTGTAATCAACAGCGACACCTGGAGCAACGCTTGTTTCTGTGCCTGTTTCCGCATACGCCGTATACCATGCGTACTCACACGTAACTGTGATGTTGCCTGTCAGCGCCGGATATACACCTTTGGCTACTTCATCGTCGTATGCCGTGGTGAAGAAAATGCCTCCATCCTTGTAATCCTGTGCGGAAATCGGATCGGTAAGCGGATTTGAAACTTGGCCTTTTCCAATCCTGTAGATATAATCACCGTTCGGATTGGTGGATGCGATTGTATACACATCACCGGTGTCATTGTTTTTGACGACAACCACCGGGATATGGCCGGACTCAAGGCGATCAGACCAGTTCTTCCGAGCCGAATAGAAGTAGCGGTTGTTGGAAGCATCCTGCGTCAGCGTGTAGTCTGGATCTGAGTAATCCGGTACGCCGCCTTCGAGCTTCGGAACCATCGTATAGTTGCGAGTTTCATAGTCGTAGTGAACTCTCACGCTGTGCCCAGGACGAATCTTGTCAGCATAGAAGTACACCTTCTCGCTGCCGGAAGTCGTATCGACATAATCGATGACGGAATTAGCTGCCAGCGTCTTGACGTTTCCATCCTTGTCGATTTCTTCGACCTTGCTTACACCGACGAACTTTCCGCCGGCAGGAACGTGAATCTCCACGACAAATGCCGTGTTGCCCTCAGCTTCACCCAGATATTGCTCCATGTTGCGAGCGATATCCTTTGCTTTCAGCTCTGTTTTGGCGTGTTTGCCGCCTACACGCAGCAGGCGAATGTCGTCGTTTCCGACCTTGATCGCTTCATGCATGCCGCGGATCAGGCTGGCCTGATTCGGCTGCTTGGTCTTCCGGTTAATCATACCGCCAAACAGCTTTTCAGTTGCCTTGATGCCCAGGTCACGAACACGAACAGGTTCACCAACTGGGCCGTCAACCGCTGTACCAATCAGCAGGATTGACTTTGTGGTCGCTGCCTGGGTCTGGTTGCTCGTATGCAGCTGATTGTCTTCATACGTGACCTTTACCCCAGGCAGGTTCGAAGTGTTATCAATTGCCATTGTCACTCATCCTCCTCGTGAATCATTCGTTTGGCTGGACAACTTCGGCTTGAACAAGCATCTGTCTGATTTGATTCAGGAACAGAGGGGTTATTTTTTCAAACCGCATTGTGTATTGGATCGGCCTACAAGCAATTGGGTACTTGTAGTCCGTGATCACCTTGTCTTGCAGCTGCGCATAAAACATAATCTCGTGAACGCCGTGAGCTTTGAAGAACCCTTTATAGATGAACAGAAAATCATCAAGCTCTTCTGCTATTTCGTCCGCCTCTTCAGCGGATGCGGCGTACACATCAAACTCAACCCAGATGTCGAACATTTGGCCAAACAGGTCAATCCATTCATCAGGTCGTTCCGGGTGTCGAATGGTAGCCCTATGCCTTGGCTTTCGTTCCTTGAATTCGGGCGTATACTGCCTTCTCAGCTTGCGATAAGTGATGACCGGCAAGATGTTGTTGTCATCATCCTGAATCACATCTTTGAGCGGCGTATCTCGAATAAATCTCCCTCTTTTTCCGGCAAGCTTCCAAAGCCGGATGAGTTCATCGATGAAACCGAGATAGTTGGTTGGTTTGTTAGATCGCAGCCGGTTATCGACATAAGGATCTTGAATGATTTCCACGTTCATCTCTTGCTTCATAATCTCACCTTTACTTGTGCATATCCTGTCATCGACTGGATCGAAAAGATCGGCACTACTTCAATCGAGGTATTGATGATGCCATTGATCGGATCCCCTGTGATTTCAAAGTCGTATTTTCGTATCTGTTGCAAACCGACTCGATTCAAAAGCAGTTCTTCCGTTAACGTTTCGAGCTCAGAAACTACCAGATTAAATCCGATGCGACCGACATAGGCTTGTTGCATGATGGCAATTTCATTGATAATGTCTTGTGCGATCCGGAAGTTAGAAATTTGCTTATGAACACTATCTTTTGTGGCGACCGCACAAGGCGCTGACGCACAAACGACGCCCTTCTTGAATGATTGCCGAAAGCATACAATGCCGGCTCCTCGATATTCTTTGATCTTGTCATCGACTTCGTAGCTGAGCTCCACATTATCAATGGTCTTATTAACCGGGCTTTTCCCAACGTCAAGCGATGCAACCAGCCCTGCATAAACAGCTGCAGCACTTTGGTTTTTGAATTGATTCAATACAGCTGACAGGTATTTTCCTGTCTCTTCAGTCCCATCTTCCGTAATGATGCTTAATTGCCGTATTTGACCCTTAACTTGATCGATGTCAGCATCTTTACTAATATTGATGAACCCATGAATCAATTGCCCTTGATGCTCTTTTTCTTTTGCAAAGTCGATGAATGCCTGGATCTCATCATAATGTTGATCAAAATAAAGACCATCCACATAAAGAAGATCGAGAGGGAAAGGAGCAAGGCATTTAAAAACGTCATGAAACGCATTACGTTCTATCCTCATCAGATAAACATCTTCTTCAAACAGACTGACATCTGAATAACGATCAATCAGGGGTCCGGATCCGAAAACATGCTTCGCATATTCAACATCTCCGATCGGGAGCGGGTTATAATAATCGCCTTGCGTAGATTCGGCGGCGATCACCAGACGCTTTCCTCTCTCAATACCGCCACCGAAATACAAGTGCGGAAGCTGGATATATTCAATGCTGGGTGAGGGCCGCATGATCATTCGCCCCTTTAGCCTCTGTTCTAACGTAAACCTGATAAAACTCCACTCGGCCCTCTACAAGCCTCATAGGTTCAGCCACACTGACCACAAGCTTCTCTTTAATGCGTGCTGGAACATTGTCTTGCCATTCAACCTCAAGGATCAAATCCCCCTCCTTGGGTTCCACGTCATATTCCAGATAATAAACATAAGCAAGCGAATCACTGTGTCCAGCTGGCATAACCTTTTTTACTCCAGGAAGTGTTTCGGGAACCGTGTTGACCTTTCTCCTAGTCAGTCGTTTTTCTACGCTGACCCTATAGGTTGTCCCAAAACATGTGCCGCAATCTGACCTGCCTTCTCCACTTCTCTCAGAATAACACTTGCATCGGAATCGCTTATCTTGATGGACAAAGATGATTGAGTGCCCATATTTCCTGAGCACCGCTGAAAATTCAGCCCTTAGATTACGCTTGGTCATCTATATCCCTGCTTTCTGGGCTGCCCGCATCAGTTCTGAAGCTTACCGAAACTGGAGATGCGTATCCGCGTCTGTTTCTGCCCATCATAGCATCTTGCCAGAACTTCAATTCATCTTTGATTCCATCTAATGTTGAGTTGATTGCCTTGATGAGATAAGTGGGATTTGTGCTGTCGTCTGTCGCATTGCCTCCTCCGCCGGATCCGGAGATCGAGAAATCACCGAGTGTGACAGAATCTGCCGTAAGATCATTTGAGCTGCTGTCTGTGCCAAGCCCATTATCGCTCAACACCTTCATAAGCAGAGAGGTCAGTAGCGCTCTGGCTGCTTCGTAAACGACAAACTTTGTGGTAGGAAAATAAGTCGAGTCGTCTTCAGCTAAAAACTCGAAGCCTGGAATAGATGGATCGACCTCAAGCCCTTGCAGCTGATGCGCCTTTTGACCAGCATTCCTCAATGCAACATATATTTCTGACAGCGTAAACTGAGAATATAGCCCCCGAAGAATGCTGTGTACTTCGAGCGGACTGGCATATAACGGGCTATATTCCGTTGAGAATCTCAGCACTTGTGATTCAGAAAATCTCTTGCCAGATTCAGATCGAAGGTTTTCATTGACAACAACCAAATAATTATGGTTAGGCTCTAATTCTTGCGAAAACCTGATGATGACCTTCTTGGGGTTATCTGGATCAAGAGACACGGAGACGCCACTCATCCCGAATTCTTTAGGAGGAATGAAATTGTCTTCCAAGTGTATCATGGCTAATGCACCGTCCTCTTTGTTGCAGAATACCTTTGGTCATCGGAAACAGTGTCTTGGTAGACAATGCAATGGCCTTCAAGAAACCTTTCTGGCATCTGAAAAAGGGCATAGTTATTGCCTGAACCTACTGTTTTCAGTGTAGCATGACCATCCTCGAAAACACCATCATTGTGAAAATAGCCGAGCTTTGTCATAGGTGGAAATTCAGCATCTATCGGATTGTCCGACTCATTATAAGTCAATAAATCATGCAATATTGTTGAATTTCTAGTAAATTCTCTAATATAGTTCAATACAATGCCCTCCTTTCAGATATGTAATGCCCCTCATAAACGAGGGGCCTTGATCTATATAATATGAGGAGGAGAAAGCAGTTTAATTCCTTTCTGATACCACGTAAATCCATTCCAGAGAGTCTGGGTCAATGGCTTCGTCAAACTCAAGGACAATTTCCTTCACCTGGGTAACTGCCAGATGGAGCGAATCCGGTGAAGGACTCATCTTGACTACATTCAACTCACTGGGCTCTGTGGCCTGTTCGGATAAGATTTGTTGCAAACTTTCAACTGGTGATGGATCCGATGCATTGGGCGCTGTTAATGATGGCTCATTGCTTCCATGCTCTGTTTTCGGTTCTTTGACTTCAACGATTTCTTCATTATCTTCGCTGTAGTAGAACTGAACAGGATCCGAATAAGCACTTCGTGTGCCATCGTTTTTGACGGATCGCACCCTGGCATAGTAATTGCCGGCTGCATACGAGATATCCGGAATGATTTCTTGCTCGAATATGCGTATTCGACTCTTTGGCCACTCAATCACGTCGAACGTGTTACTTTTGGAGATCTCCAATTCGTAATAATAAGCGCCCTCTACCGCTTCCCATGAGAACTTAACGTTTTTGTTGGTCCTTACAGATTGATCCGTAGGCGACGTGAGTATCGGCGCCTTTATGCCTTTTACATCAGCTGTATAAAACTCAAAGGTGTATGAAGCAGGCATTCGCCGGCCCGTGATATCCATCATTCCGTCATTTCCGCCGACCAGTTGTACTTGGTAGTGCCTTAATGGCTCCATCTTTGACTTCGGTTGAATCAGCAAGTAGCGATTTTTATATTCGCATTCGACCGGTTCACTTCGCTGATCATCAACATTAAACAGCACGACATTATCCAGCAGAGTGTTGATATTCATATCCACCATGAAGTGTACTTCAAGACGGGCATCAAGAGGCACATTCGTCGCAGTATGAGAAGGAGAGGTCTTCAGAACAAAGTTCATGAAGAACCACCCTCATACTTGTAATTCACGACAATCACATGATTGGGTCCTGGCGCTTCTGAAAAGATAATGTCTTTCCCGTTAATTACATAATCCTTGTCAGGCCCTTTGCGCATATACATGCCGCTTTTGAAGACCCACTCGCTGTTCTTCATGGGCTCGTGAGAGAGGCGAAAGACTTTGTTTACACCATCTTTAATGCCAGTCGGCTCTTCCTGGAAAACTTGCTGTGATCCGGAGAAATCAGCCATAACCCCGATTTTCATCCGAATATGAGAAAAGCGGGGGTGTTGTTGAACGTGCGCCATATCTTCTCCCCCCTCCTTACTTCCACATGAGTGCAAAATCGTAACAGACCGGGCGAACCGTGCCTGTGTACACACATTGCACCCGGAGCTGCACGAATTTACTTGGAGTCGCAAGGTAAATTGCTTTGTCTGTTTGTACTTCTGTCCACGCGCCACTTGTATTGTGGCGGTAGTAGAATTTCACAAACGATCCGTATTCCGGATCTTCCTCCACGTTCGACAGAATATAGAGCTCGTCGGTGGCGGCTGGCAATTCCAAGAGGGGCGTGATCCACGAGTCGGAATTGATGGAGAACGTCAGCGTACTCCGTTCCGCCGTACTCGATGGATCACGGAAACTATCATCCGTAAAGGCCTCGGAAAAATAGTATTTATATGGCGACACCAACAACAACATGTCATATCGCTCTTGAGTCGTCTTGAGCTTGATTGCCTCTGAAATGTTGGCCTGCATGGTATTCAGATGAAAGTCGTGCAATACTTGGCCGTCCAGGAAAGCAATCCGTTTCATGTAGTTGGTTGCTGCCATATAATCACCTCATTAGAATGTTACAGACCAAGTGATCCGCATGCCGGTATTCTTGTCCTTTGTTACCGGTCCAATGCCAGAGATATTGAACATTTCTCCGCCTTCTTGCTCTGTGAACATGGCCACTTGATAGATGTCATGCGTTTCATTGTACCAGCTGTACTTTACAGCGATGACATCTGTTGGCGCATAGCTGGAGTTGAACCGGATTTGTGACCCTTCAATGGTGTAGTGTGTTCCTTCGGCCAGAAGCGCTCCATTTCGTCTTACTTCAGCCAGATTGTTGCCGGAGTTGTCTTTAGCGACTGTGTGCTTCAGCACATACGTCGATACGCCCTCCGCAATCGGCAGCACTTCAGTTTCTTCCACCAGCATCGGTCCTGGCACGCCCTTCGGGAAATCGGCAACGAACTGAACTGTGGTGCCGGAATTGATGCGATATTCGAAGGTCAAGAATCCCGGCGTATCAGGCGTTACACCGACCGATGGATTTTCTTTGAACTGCACAATGCCTTGTGTTGGATTCAGCAGCCACACATCGCCCTTGCCGATTGCCAAGCCTTTCGATTCCACGACGAAATCAGTAATTGTATGATCGTTCGATTCGTGTCGAACTGACACCAGCTCCAACACAGGACCTTCAGCCAGGTAGTAGGTCAGATAATCATTTCCCAGTTGCTCCTGGAACACGATTTCAACGATGGCTCCTTCTTCAGGCACAGTCCCCATCTTCACTGTTCCATCAACGGCGCTCACCAGAGTTGCTTCAGTGCTCTCGCCATTGACTTTGGCGCTGACCACTTTCAAAACCTTATTCTGGTTCTGAACATCGAACGTGTCGGTTTCGCCGTCGCCTGTGGCAGTAAATGTTTTCTCTGCATATTGAATCGGTTTGGTTGGCAGCACTTGAACCTCTGCTTTGCCTTTCGAGATCGCAGCCGGATACTGGATCAGCTGGCGAGCGCCTTGATACTCACCGCTCATGCCGGTTTTGAGTTTGTCGCTGTTATTGAACTCAACCGGTTTGCCTTGCGGGTGGCCCTCTGGCAGTCCGCCGATTCCCATAAATCCAAGGCCATAGCGTACCTTGAAGTCGTAGCTCACATCAACTTTTGTTTTTGCACTTTCGAACAGAACCACGCCGGTCGCATAATCGATAGCATAGGTTCGATTTGCATCAGATGGTGCTGCTCCTCTTTGGAAGACTACTCCACCAACCTTGACCTCTTCCGTGCCGGCGACGATTTCCACATAAGGATTCACAAGATGGCGGAATTCGATCCTGACCGTATTCAGAGGAGCTTCGGTGAACACCAGTTTGCCGGCGTCGGCATCCTTCACGAATACGTCCTGATCAATAATCAGATCGACACCATTCACTGTTACCTTCTTGAGTTCAGTGATTTGCTTGATATCCGGGATGATGAGCTCAAGGCTGGTGTTGGATGAGCCTTTGTCAACCTCGTAGACTCCATCCATTTCACGCTGCTTGGACAGCGCAAACACATAATGCCCATTCGCATTGGCGGCCACTGTTGTGTCGCCTCTGTCGGTTTGATGGGCCCGGACGGTTTTCGCCGGGTCCGACATCACCTTTCCTATGATTTCGTTCGCCGAGTTGACGACCAGGTTTTTCTTTTCCTTCACGAAAAATGTGCCATGCTCATTGTAGAGCTCCAGCTTTACCCGGCCCTTTGCGTTCACTTGCATTTGATCAAACATCGCCGATTACCTCCCCATTCTTAATAGCCGCCGTAGAACGGATTTCCGTCTTTGTTAAGCAGCGTGATCGTCCAGGTTACTCGAATTCCGGTTGTCACTTCTTTGCGAGTCTCTCCGACACGAACGATAGAGAATGCATCCACCGGGTAATCATTGAACCCGTCGATGTTGTCATCTTTCCGTGGGCCATTGGCCAGGATCATTTCACGAATTGTGACGTTATGGTTCGGGACACCTTCTGGGAATTCTGCAATGAAGCTGACAGAACCTTTATCCAGCTGATACCATGGATAGGCGATTCCAATCTTTGGCTTCTCAATCACCTGACGTGTATACCCCGTTTCAAATCCTGGAGCTTCCGAAGATCGATACAGGATTTCATAATTCACAATGCTGGCCCCAGAAGCATCTTGATCGCTGACAATGATTCTCTTCTTGTTTGACGCATCGATCAAGAACATTCCTTTGTCAAATCTTGCTTCATCTACAGCCTGAGATAGTTCGGCACCCGTCGCAAAATCGAGAACCTTCACAGAATCAATGGCATGCGGAAGCTCGATGAATCTTCCTGAAGCGTCAGATTTATATTCAGCTACCAGGGCCTGGCCCTCTACCGGAGCACTCGTCAAGATGACCTCACCGGTCGCTACATTGATTGTGTAATCCACGTTAGCAACGAGATCCCTGTCGCTTCCGCCTTCCTCAACCAGCCTCAGTTTCAGTGAGCCGACATTTACCGGAACTTTCGAGAGTTGGAATTTTGTGTTGGTTCCGTCGATCGCACCATCCGGCACCTCGTTTTTGATGCTGCGTGTTACAGTTGTTGCCGTAAATGCAGTGTGCGGTTTCAGCAAGTAACGCTCGCCGGTTGTGTGATACTTGATCAGCAAGCCGCTGAGTGTTCTGTTAAAGTACAGTTTGCCAGTCTTTGCGTCCAGATAATATTTGCCTTCGGTCACTTCATCCAAGGAGCCGACACGCTCATATGCGGTGCTTCCATAGTCCACCACAACCGAATCAGGATCAACAGGATAATGTTCAAGCTGTGTGTAGAACGGAGCGACATTCGTTGTGTTATATGAGGTCACCGTGTCGAAGTTGTTCGTGAAGTTTTCAAACTCGTGAATCAGCTTGTTCATGTCTTTCGACAGCGCATCGGAATGGAAGCTCTTAATCACGAGCTTTGGCTCTTCAATGGACGGAGCTGCATCTTTGAATCGAATTTGAACCTTGGTTGTTGCAGTGTGATCATAGCCTTTGAACTCGACCTTCTTGATGCCAGGTGTTGCTGAGAACGTCTCAACCGTATCCACCACCAGATCGTTCACGAGGATTTCGGCACGAGCCCCGGACTCGGAAGTGGCGAATTCTACAGCGAAGTTACTGATCTTTTCTTCAAAGGTCACACTATCGCTGGGTGCCCCAGCCACTTTTGCTCCATCCTCATCTGTCCAATCGCCCGTATACTTCAGACGGCTATCATCCAACGCAATTGGGGCATTTTCCCCGTCTCCGAGGCCGATGAACAGATTGGTTTGCGTACTGTAAATTTCCGAAGTAATCGGAATGCCGCCAGACACCGGCTTCGGGTAAATCTTGAATGCTTTCTTGCCGACTTCCATGGAAGCTTCTTCTTTCAGATACACTGTCTTAGGCCGGTAGCCGTAAGAGATGTCGAACTCATCGTCTTCGACAGCCTTCCAGTATACGTTTGGCGCATATTTGAGCTGATCGACACCATCCACTACCTCTGAGATACCATCAACTGCGATGTGGAAAGTCTTTGTGCCATCTTCGCTCTTTGGAATGCGAACCTTATACAGAGTGCGGTCCGGATCGCCAGAGAAAGCACGCAAAAGAATTTCCTCAGCTCCGTCTACGACCAGGTTGGCCTGGTCTGCGAGCACACCCATCACATTGCCCTTCTCGTCGATTTGCTCGATCTTGATGTGACCTTTTGCAGCAAACTCGAACACGTCATGAAGACCATCTTTTGCTTGACCCTGCGCTTTTGCAAACTTGGCCATAAGCTGCTCTTTCTTCGGGCCGTCAGGAAGCAAGTTTAGGAGCCTTTGGATTGCCTTCATATTCATTGGAAAATTCACTCCTGTCCTTTTAGAGTATTGGTTCCCAGTACAAACACACCGATTGGCCATCCCTGCTTTGTGACATCACCAAGAGCGTACATAACTTCCTCTTTGCCTGGAAGACGGTATCGATCACTCAGCTCTGTGTGCAGATGAATCGCTCGATGCGTGCGCGGGTTAATTAACTTCGTGTCTTTTAAGTGTGGCTTGTAGACGGTGAAAACTCCATCATCTGCCAATACCGCTTTCTCGTCTCCAGCATGGATAGGAGAGTCTGCGGACAGTAAAATGCCAGTATGGGCTAAAACGCAATAGTAGTCCATCAATGCACATTTTAGATCAAGATGTTTTTTTATGATCTCTGCGTAATGCGCATCAAAGACTTCATCATGAGGAACGGGGCTATCTGAGGATACAGCGAATGAACTATCCAACATTACGTCGATGGCATGCGTCAAACTTTCTTGCAATGCCGGATGAATGCTGGAATAATCCTTAGCCTCTATGCCAATGCTGTCTTGATGCTCAAAAAGCTCGCTGTGCTTGATCATAAATCGTTCGCCCATTTCAGAGAGCAGGACCATATACTCTGCAAGCTCATAGCTAACAAGTGCGTGTCGCTGATCAATGAAATGATCAATGAACCGATCCACGAATTCTGCTTCGATGTCATTTTTTATGGAGTCGCCGCCGACCAGCAGCTGCGTAAGAATATCTCGGAGCAGCATAGATCGATACACATAATCTCCTTCAATGAGATCGTACTCGACAAGCCGGTCATCAATTCCGTTTTCATCTTTGGCGTCCTCCAGATCGATAGACACCAATGCAGATCGCAGATCAACAAGAGCATACGGAAGGTAGATTTCTTGAATCAGCAGCCTCAAGAATTGATAGATTTCTTCAGATGCGCCAATTTGAAGAGTCTCTTTAATCTGACTGGACACAAACGCCAGTGTATCACAAACAGACTCTGCTGCTCGATAATCGAACTGCTCATTGGACACAGGCTCTGTAAACAATTTTACCGTACCATTTGCGCGGAAAACAAAACTGTCATGCGGCATTATAGCAAATGCTGCCTTCAATAGTTCTGCTTTCACATCCAACTCATAGCGGCCTTCTAAATAAATCGCCTTATTTTCATCGTTTTCGAAGAGCACTTCAAGATTTGAAGATTGAACAATTCGATCGATATATTCCTCCAGGAACATTTCAAGCACTACAGACACAACATCCGAAGGTCTTTGTTGTATCTTCTCGTATATCCGATAGACTCTCATCAATTCGAGGAATTCTTGCTTGTTTGCCAGGAAGTCCTCACGGAACGCATACTGAAGCTTGCTTGCCACATATTCAAAGGCGCTCTTGATATGTGTCATGACTGATTCATCCAAGCGTTTTGCTCCTGAAAGCAACGAAGCAATTGAATCCTGCATGTTGTACTCCACCGATTCGTCTGGCTCCACGCCTTGCAGGAGCACTACATTTTCCTTGTGAACGACTGATCGATACGCCTCTTTTGCGATCAATGACAGGAAAGCTTCAATATTATCATCTTCGATATAATCGATGATATTGAGCAAATCGTAGAGGAGCTCATAAATGATGATGTGATTGGTTTCATCACGTGCTTCGGAATACACCCAGTCGCTCTTCAACTTCTCCAGCGAGACGCCACGCATACGGTACTGATTGTGAGCCTGAACCCCGCCATAGTAGCTATTCTTCATCGTGAGCCAATAAGATTCACTGACCCCAGTATCCGGTTTGCTCAGAAATGCCTTGACTCGGAATAACTGGCCACTCGGCCCATCTGCGCTTAATCCGGTATTCAACGATTTCTGCGAAACCGTTGATACGGAGCGAAGATCGGCACCTATGGTGCGAATCCGATATGAGCCAGATTTTCCTGGAAAAGCAACCTGCTTGAAAAGTCGATCTTGGTTCTGCTCTTTGAACGAAACAGGGAAAGGCACGGCTGCTGGCACTGCACGAATTTGATTGGACTTCAAAGACTCCAGCATAGCGATCCCTGCCTTTTCAGCTATTATTTCTTACTCTTTCTGGTCTTTGGCTCATCGGATTCCTGTTCTTGAACCTTTTCGTCAGTATCTGCCGCTTTTTCAGTTTCGACATCAGCTACAACATCTTGGTCTGCAGTCTGCACGTCTGCAGCTTGCTCATCTGTAGATTCCGCATCCGAATCAGGAGCCGATAAGCTCATGGCAGACACTTCTTCGTCATTTTGCTGGTTGTTCGGATACGTTACCTGTTCTGCCGACTTGGAAAGCACTTTGTCTGCACGCTGGTGAGCACCCTTTCCGACGATGCTGTATTTGTTTTTCCAGGCGTCCACAAACTTTTGTGGGATTGATCCCTCATACAGCACAAGAGCCGGAGGTTGACAGAAAACAGCATGCGTGATCTTGGACAGATCCGTATTGTCATCATATTCAATGATCTTCACTGGATTTTCCAGCGTCAAATAGGTGACTGTCAGAGGATCGAAATAGCTTGTCTTTCTTGGCGCCAGGCCAACTTTGATTGCAGGCATTTTCCCAATACCTCCTATTATTTAGATAGGGCGAGCTGCTATTGCTGCTCGCCCGGTTGAATTTGAATCAGATTCTGATTATCGGAGAGGATTACGATACGATGCGAATGCGTTCCGGAGCCGGGTAGCTCTTCTCGAATGCGAGGTTGCGAGCGACCGCTACAGCCTTGCCTTCGTTCAGGATGCCGATACCGTAGCGTTCCTTGACTTTGATGGTTTGGATATCACGCATCGGGTCGTCGAACTGTTCAGTGGACAGCGGATCCTTCACCAGAAGAATACCGACATTGTTCCGGTCAACCACATACATGTCGAACTTCTTGCTTTCGTAGTTGAACGGAGCAAATGGCGTGAATTGGATGTTGATCGCAAATGGAATCCGGCCGGAAACTTGTTCTGGCGTAATAGTCAGATTCGTGACTTGGCTTCCGCCCAGCGCAGCGTGCGTCAGTGACTGCATCAGATCGTTCTTGAAGAAGACGCTCCAAGTCAGCGGATGCATGAGGATGTCGGAAGGCGTAAAGCCATTGGCCATAACGGCGATGAACATATCGATGAGGTCTTCAGTGCTCATCGTATTGTTGAGATTACCGTTTTCGTCATAGCCGTGCGTACCCGCATCTGGATACTTCTCGCGGATATCGTTGTCGAATACAATGTGGCCGTGCTTGGAAAATTGCAGGAAGATCTTCTCTTCTTTCAGGCGAGCCATAGCTTCGCCGGCCTTGCGCACGAGGATGCCGATAACATCCCATTGAGAGTCGTTGATCATTTCGTCGGTGACACGAACGACCATACCGGACTTACCAACCTTCACCTCTTGAGTACGGTGCAGTTGGAAGTCCACCGTTTCTTCGAGGTAGGATTGCGATTCGCCGATGTCATGCGCTCTCATCGCACCGATCGAAGGGAACTCGATAGAACGACCTTCGGTCAGTCGCACCGTTTGCAGCAGCTGGCTACCGATATACATCGGCTCAGCGGCTTCACGCATCAGCCCCGTAACGACACGAGGGATCAGGATGGATGCGTCTTGCGTTGTCAATGCTTCTTTCACTGTCACCAGCTCAGACTTCGGAATCTGAGTCCAGTCTTCATTGAGGTCCAGTTGTCGCTTCATGCGCTTCAGCACATTCAGCGAGCTTTCAGAAAGTTGCTGTTCGTTAATATTAAGCATATTGTTTGCCCTCCCTTGGATCGTCAGAGATTATTTTTGAAGCAGGATGCGAACTGCACCGATAGATCCCTTGAAGTCCCAACCAGTCGGGATACCAGGCAGTTGGCCGGTCGCCTTGTATGTTGCCGTTACCGCAACCGGAGAAGTTCCGCTCGTGTTGTCAACCGTTACGACCACAAGGCCGAGCTCTGCATTGACATAATCCGGAGTGACAACCGTTCCGCCAACCTTGATTTCAACAGATCCTTCCACGGCCGGCAGATGCTTCAGGCGGAAGTCATGACGACCGCTTTGGCCCGGCTGTACCATGCCGATCACTTCGTCTGTGTAGGTCAGCTCGATATTGGCGCCGTTGGTCAGCCCAGGAATACCCTTTGGCTGATACTTTCCAGTTGCGATATCCATGTTCATGTAGGTCTTCTCATACGGATATCCTGGGAAGCCGTCTTGGGCGCCAATGTCTTCCGGACGGAAGCCGCTGTTGTTGATGCGAGCGTCGTCTTGACGCATATCTTCTTGGCTCCACATAACCCATTGCAGCCATCCTTGAGGCGCAACCCCATCCTTGATAGGCGTTTCAATTGCCCAGATTTGGCCGATGGTTTGCTCACTCAGCCGGCTCAGCTCAGCCAGCGCTTCCTTCAGTTCGTCCAGCGTTGTTGCGTTTGCGATATTCTGGCGAACCTTGTCAAAGTCAGCGACAATGACACGGCCGTTTTCATCAGACATGACATAATCGCCAGGCTTGGCCGGACGAGAAGGATCGACATCGTAGAATGATCCCCATTCGATTTCTTCTGCATCTTCTTTCTTTGGAATATACGGCAGCTCAATGTAGATCTCGTTTTCGACCGTCGGCTGCATACCGTTGAAGCCGTCAACGAACTGCTCGTAGAGATTGCCGTATGCCACGCCGATTGGCTTGTTGGCCTTGCGCGTGTAGCTCTTGCCATCCTTGCCGACTTCGGCAACATCCTTGCCGCCGTTTGCCAGAGTCAGAACCGGCGTCCACTGATTGGTGTCGAAGTCCTTGATCATGCCATTTCTGAAGATGCCACCATCGTCTGTCGCCGGAGCAACGACACGCCCCTTCGGAATGACAACCCAGCCGTCTCCGCCGAAATGATAGCGGAACAATCTCTTCAGGCGAGGGTCAACCAAAAACTTCTCGCCTGGGCTGTCGTGTGTACCAGCTTGCAGCTTGGTGTTTGAACGGAAGTATTGATCTTTCTGATCCCTGATCGGGTTTGAGTAACCGCGAAACAATGCCATCTTTACTCACTCCTTAGCTTAGTTTTTAGCGCTTTTTGCGCTTTGCTCCGCCGAGCATTTCGGAAAGCATATTGATTCCGTCAGCCACGGTCAGCTTCTTGTCTTGATTGCCTTCCACTGTGTCGCTAATTACAGAGATGCCTGGATTCTTGACACTTCCCGGCTCAGGCCGCCATTGTTTCATTTCAACCATCAGATCGTTCAGCGTATTCTCCAGCGACTCCTTAGAGCGCCCAACATGCGCATCAACGGCTTCTTCACGGTCGATGCCAACCACGTCTGGTTTGCCCAACGATCGTTTCAGATCTACGACCTTCTCGGCGAGCATTCGGTGAATCTTGGATTGCAAAGTCGCATTTTCTTGAAGTGCGGCTTGGTACTCGCCTTCCTTGGCTTGCAATGCGGTTTGCAACCTGACATTTTCTTGAATTAGCGCTTGGTTTTGGCCTTCAAGAAGTGTAATACGAGACTTCAGATCAAGAACACTTTCTTGAATTGGCTGTGCAGATGGAGATGCATTAGCAGCTGCAGGCTGTTGCTCCTGGCCAGCCTGGATCTCAAGTGTCTGATCGCCGGCTGATTCCGCTGGAGGCTGACCTTCAGTTGGGTTTGCAGTCGGAGTTGCTTCAGCGCCTGAATTGGTATCCAGGTTTTCGCCCTCCGCCGGATTCGCTACTTGCTGCGGATTATCCATATTCGGGAGACTCCTTTCTTCGAAGGCAAGGATCTTGTCAATCGCCGACTTGATATCCTGCCCTACAGACTCGTACATGTTCAGCGAGGGGTTGCTTGCGTTTTGATATAGACCTTCGGCAATCTGGAAGATATCCATGTGAATGGACTCTTTCCTTTCGCCTTCATCGCCTTCAACCACCGTAACGGATGTGTTGCCAGCAAACTCGTCAGCCGGTACATTGACATAGCTAACTTCACGGCCATACGTAGTGCCAATGATAAAGTAGCAAGTTTGATCCTCGTACTTCTCGCCAGGATAGTGATCACACCATTCCTCAATGCGGTTTGTACCACAGATATTGCACGTTACCTTGTCCGTACTTGCCCCAATTGATACGGTTTGGTAACGCCCGTCAATTACCTTTTCAATCGCATCTGGATCCGTAATCTCAACAGTAAACATCAATCCAGGTTTTCCGGATGGTGTTACATCATGAAACTCAGCCTTCAGGATGCGGCCGATCGGTTCGCCAGAATACTGATTGTGGTGAGTAAGCACAGGCTTTGGCCGAGGAGTTGTCCAGCTCTCTAATCCTCCCTGTAGCCCCTCTTTGGTATAGTAGGTGTAATTGGCGGTTCGCCCCACGTGGATTGCTTCCATTTGGACAATCAGCTTTCGCTTCTTGCCTTGTGCGGATTCATTCAAGATCTTGGCGGATTCACGGGTGATCTTGGCAGGCATACCAAGCCTTTCATCAATACCATCCTTCGGGAAAAGGCGCTTTTCTTTGTGCTCTTGCAGCGTGTACCTCATTTCGATTCACCTCCCTTGCCAAGTACCAGTGAGCAATCGCAGTTCGGATGCCACGGTGGAATATGTTCATATATGGTCATCTCATCCATGGATGAAAGACGACTCAGTTTGATTGGCTCCTGTGATTTTTCCAGGCATGTTGGACAAGCACCGTCATAATCGGTATAAACCTCGGATTCTCCGTATCGAATCATGGCCAGTACATAACCATAGTTAAATGCTTTGGCAATCATTGATCGGCAAATTACTGAATTGCGATGCTTTAGAGACTGGAAAACGCCTCTTACACGGAGCATTGCCTCTGATGGATTGTCCAATCCATCGAGCTTTTCTGAAAGTATGTCGGAAATTAGCTTTTCGGTGTAATCAAACGACTGGGTAGCAGAGTCTGCAATCATCTGCCTCGCAGCGCTCGTATTCACTGCAACCAGTCTGGATCTACCTGCATCCTTCATTGCTTCTTTAGCTCCGGTCAGAATGGCATCGTTGGATGCTTTTAATACTTGTTGCAGCATCTTCTCTTTGCCGAAATATATCGAGGATAAGGTTGATTTGATATCTGTAATTGGAAAAGCCTTGCGCTCTTTCAATCGCCTGATTTCGCCCAATATATCTTCTTCGATGCCTGTATAAATGGCATCAACACTGGCTCTCAATTCATCGATCTTATCCTTCGGATATCGGGCAGATACGGATTCTTGAACTGGCTCAGGACTTCGTGTAGCCTTCTTGACAAGTGGCCCCTTGTATCGGAAATAGCCTGTTGCCGGAAACTTATCCATGAAGTATTCCTCCGCATTCACGTATTCCGTACTTCGCTTAGGCCCGGACCTGGTGCCATGTTGATTGGTCGGCTGTTGTTTATTATCCGTCTCAGCAGACGATCCTGTCTTCGAAGCGCCGATCATCTGGTAGGACAATCGGGATTCATCCACCACCGGATCCATTCCCATTGCCTTACGAGTTTCTTCCCAGGTTTGCAGATTGTGTTCAAATTTGTAGATTTCATGCGTCTCTTGTTTGATCCGCATCTCTTGTTCGATCTCGTTAAAGATGAAGTTGACATCAAAATCGGGATTCACCATTGGATCGAATCCGCCCTCAACGAGAATCTCTTCGATCATGAACTTGTCAATCTGCACTTGAATCTGTTGTTGCCATCCTTTAACGCGATCCGCTTTCATTCCGCTCATGGCATCTGCGGTATTTCTGTTTGCAGTATCGCCACGTCCCATATCTACCTGGGACATACCCATTCCCGTGAACACCCGGTTCTCAAAGTAATCCATCAGCGGCCTGACATCCATTGTCTGAATATTGACTGCTTGGATCTTGTGGCGCTCAGGGAGAACAATGGCGCCATCTGTTGGCATATCCTCGATAACCGACTGGAGGTTGGCGATTTCTTCATCCGTGGATTCATATCCAGGCTCCGCAATACCTACGGTGTAAGCAAGGAGCGGGAAGATGTGGCGATACAACAGAAGTGCCGCGTTTTCCTCTACCTTCCGGAGGAGTCGAACGTCTTCAATGACAGGCGATATCCACGGAATACCGAATGCCTCTCCAACAGGACGATTCACTGTAATGTGAACAATGTCTTCCGGTCTGAACTCCAAGGCGTCTCCGCCGCCTTCTACTTCCTGCCTATACTTTGTGATATTACCGTTCGCATCTCTCTGAATGGACATGGTTTGCGGCGGCAACCGAAAATAGCCAACCACCGGATATTTGGCCGGCGGCATCGGATTGGCCACCACACCTGGTGCTAGACCCTGCCCGGATTTGCCTCTTGCCTTGACTAGAAAACAATTAGCATACCTGACCACATCATCGGCGATACCCTTAAACAGTTCTTCAGTCGGTGTTTGTGTTGCGATCGCCATCATTTCAAGCCGCATCCTGATGTACTCCAGCGATTGCTCATTCTTGCCTACAAACGCATATCCGGACTTGAAAATGAGCTCTCTGTAACGCATGACAGCTTGCATCAAATAAGAATCTTTTTCAATGGCTGTCGCAATCAGGCTTAAGTCTACCTTCGATTCTTCGAATTCATCTCGCCCGCCGCCTCTGGAACTGCTTAATTGATAGCCTATCCGTCTGACCTGGGTGGTCTTTGGATCGCGGGTAAAGGATCCAATCCCACTTGATGAGCCCTTGCTGTTTGAACCCCCCGAGCTGGTCGATGGTGCGTTCTTGAGTCCCATTCGTGCCATGACTTGATAGAATAGTTTCGCCAAGAACTCACACCTCCCCGGCTCCGAATGGAATGCAAGGTTAATTTTTTGCATTTTATATCATTACCAATTATACATGATGCTTGTATTGCATTACACACCTCAAGAAACTGCATAGCCTTTGGTCATTAAATACTCCACAGCCCAATCTTCCGTGATCAACCCCACTTCTTCTAAATCCTCGATGATTCGAAGAAATCTTCGAATTTCCTCTTTTTTTCGAATCAGCGACATCTGATCTTCATAAAAAACCGCCTCTTGTTGATAAAATCGAAGCAACTCCACATTGCTGTTCAAATATATTTCGCTCGTCTTTTGAATGGATGTAGCCAATATATCAGCAAATAAATGGAAAGCGTCAATGCTGTCTTCACTTTGATTGTAGAGCCAGTTGACCAGGGGCTGATTCGTCTTGACCTCCATCTGCTGATACATCCACTGTTGTTTACTGATAAACGTTTCCTTATTGTCGTCTATCATCATGTATTGACCTTTTAAAGCTGCATGCTGATGCTTCAGTTCGCGGAAAGAAAGAATCAAGTGGGACTTTGCAGCAGCTGTATCTTGCAATGTCGAGAGCTGCATGATAAAGTCCTTGAGATTCCCCTTTATCAGATTTTGTGGCGACTTGATGAGCTCTTCCATCTGATCCACAATGGACGAGAACATGACATAGCGATTCCGGTGCGCATAGGATGTATCAGCCAACGTTGTATGAAAAGCCTCTTTTGTTTGCTTGGCCATTTCGATCGCAGCTAGTTCTTGCTCCAGTAAGTGTATCTGCCGTTCAATTTCGGTATTGATCTCTTCTTCATGTGAAGAGCTGTTATACACTTCATTGATTTTATCTTCGATCTGAATGAACTTAGACTCCAACATTGCCCACTCATCAATCGAAGCGGCTTCTATTTCAGGAAGATCTTCAAGATTGGTATTGTCTGTAATCTGGCTTCGATAATAGCGATCCAAAAAGATTACTCGTTCTTCAAGGGAGCTTTTCATTCGAGTCAGTAGCGTATAGATCTCTGCATCAGGTGAGCCTCTATAGCTACTCAGCTGTGACTCAATCTCCTCCATAGCCTTAGATTCCTTGGCGTCGGCTGCTTTGAAATAAGCCTTAAATGTCTCGCTGGTGTTCTTTTCTTTGATGTAAGACATCAGATTTTCAATTCGTCTAATCAACTGATCATAATCCGTAATCGATTGAGAAATCGTAAAATCCTTGGCACGCTCAATTTTGATGACGATTGAAGGATTAATCCTGGCATAACGCTCTTTATCCGGAAAATAGATGTTGGGGCGATAGGCCACCTTTTTTCGTTCATATTCCGTATCGATCCCATGTTGACCGTACAAATCTTCCATAAAATTTCACCCCGATGGCTTCAAGATTATATGTAAAGGCGCCGGTTATACCGACGCCCCAGGGAAGAGATTAGAGCCGAGAAAAGGGGACAGGGGATATTTGCCTTCCACCCCATGCAAATTGCATGAGGGTCAACGCATTACTTCAGGCGTTCCAGAAATGTTTCCTAATTGCTCATCTCAGTGATAGCTTTTTAATCCAATCATTGCGCCTGCCACGGCGGCTCCACCGACAAGACCTGCTCTCAATATTCGCCGTGGCTGTTCTGATCTCAAAGCCATTGGCGATAGCAGTAATCCACCTATTAGAGCCCCATCGATAGCCCCAGTAAGCATTTTTCGTGTGTTTGGCAGTGGTTCACTGACTCTTTGATAAGGCTCATTCATTATCCAGTCGCCTCCTTAGATCCTGAATCTGGTTGGCGGCCTCGATCTTGTTGTCCCTCTTCCCCATGGATTGGACTTGCGTTTCGAGTATCCAAGTGGAACACTTTGCAAATACCAATTCGGATTATCCTTTGGCTCACGCTCTACCTTCTTGGCCGACACATATACATCACGATCGCCGCCAAACACCTTTTCAACAAGCTTCTGCTCGTTGGTGTTCTTTACTTTCTTGGCGATCCTGGCAATCCTTGCTTCTTCAAGGATCTTCGTAATATCCGGGAATTCCAGCGTGAAGCCCATGATCGTCAACATAAATGCATCCAGAGCATGTTCGTTTTCGCTGGTGTAGATAGGTTTTCCATTTTGCGTAATGCGAACCACAGAGTAGTTCATCATTTGCTTCCAGATCTCGTCGTCAAATGGCGAAAGAAGAATTTGATCACGATCAAGAAGAATTGCCGTCTGATTGATCATGAAATCCTTGACATCTTTCTTGTCGATCTGGTTGGTTCCAGGATCCCGAATATCGATCTTATTGCTGAAGTGAATCGGTTTTACCTTATGCCGCAGGCCGGATTCCGGATGTTCCAGGCCATATTTGTGCAACATTTCGATCTGATATTCGCCAAAGCCACGGTCCACATAGATAAATTTCGGATCATAGATCTCATTTAGTTCAATAATCCGTTGCACTGCATTATCCAATGTAAACTGTCCTCTTGGAATTTCGGATCGAGTTGCAACCCTGAATTTCTTGTGGACTTCATCAAACTCTGTGACCACAATTTGCGTGGCTGCTCCATATTTGTCCCAGTCTACCCCGATTATCCGGATAGCCTTTGGAGCCGGTCTACTCTTAGTATAAGGGCCGTAATATACGATGTCATCCACAGCCATGCCAGCTCTTCTGTACTGCTCGATCTCCCAGGTGTTTAATTCACGATATGAGTACAAGAATTGTGACTTTGCTCGTTCTACTGCGTCTTTGCTGAAGACACCGACCGTTTCTTCTCCGAATTCAGCCAGGACCTCATGAATATATGCTTGCTCGGTCATGGTCGCTCGGAGTTCGCCTTCCATGCGCTCATCCCAATCCGGGTTTACCATGGATGGATAGTGATATGATTTATATCCGGTATGAGGATTGGTACAAATTTCGTAGAAGAAATCCCGCTTTCCGGTAGGTGTTGAGGAGCACCAGATCCCAATCCGGTTCGGGTCTTCCATGGCGATCGCTGTCGTGGCGTCGATCCCGGCACGATCCATGTAGTCAATTTCGTCCATGAAGATCCAGTCTGCACGCTGACCGCGAATGGATGCACCAGCTTGTCCCTGGGTGGCTCCAACAGTGAAGCCCATTATCGTGGATCCATTGCCGAATGAAATGATAAACGGATTCTTCGTGTTCGTCACGACAGACTCTTTCAGCTCATCGCAATCCGAAATCATCTCATTCAATCGCATAAAGATCAATCGGACCTGGTTCTCATATGGAGCGGCAATAATCAATCTGGCATTCTTGTGATGAAAGGCATACCACAAGCAAAAGACAACCATCGTTTCTGTTTTTCCAACACGTCGCCCCATTCGAACGGCCAAACGCCTTACGCCATTCATGATATCTCGAATCAACTTTCGCTGATACCATCTGGCTTTCCATGGCCGTCCTTTCGGGTCTTTCAACTTCCAATATGCCCATTTAATTGGGTCGGAGCGGGTCTCTCGCTCCATCTCATCAATATTGTCATCAAGAACAACTGCTGACGACACATGCATCACCACACTTTATGAAATCTCGTCAGCAGACCAACAGAATAGCTGGATCGTATTCGCTTGTTTTAATTCATACGATCAATGGCCGCGCCAGCCAATCCCATACCAAGAACGCCTGCGGCATAGGTAGCCAATCTTCTTTGGCGTGTCCCAAAGAATTTGCCGTACATGTTGTTGGCCCTAACGTCTTTCCTGAGCGCATTCATGGCGGTTTCAGACATATTTGCAGCACCGGTTGCATGAGTAACTGCTCCAAGCGTATCTCCCCTTTGTGCCATACTTGCAGCTCTTAGCAATTCTCTGTCACGAATGTCTTCAATTCCGCGCATGCGTCTCCTGTAGTCGCTGAGTTGGGATCTTCTGACCCGAGCTGCAGCAAATTGAGCTCCGGAAACTGCAACCCCGCCGACCAATGCTCCTGTGGCCGCACCATCCCAAACACTATCTCGCTTGACCCTGTAATACGGTTCATTCATGATGATGACCTCCTCAATATAGCTTTCTCGCTGAACGGGCATGATTGGCCATTATTGCTGCACCTGTGTTTCTGGCTTGAACCATGTTCATCATACTTTCATTTTTCATCCACTCTTGGCCTTCGTTTTGTGTGTAGCCACCGCCAAACATTTGAACTTTTGCGCCAAGCATGCTCGCTTTGGCGTCAACAATATTGGCGAGTTGCGGTGCTGACTCCAGGAATCCCAGCCCGAGAGCTGCGCCCCAACCACCAGGCGCCATGGCCCATAGAGCGTTCGTGACCAGCGCCTTTCCGACAGCTGGCAGCATGCTTTCACCATTTTTTACTCGCATGTATGCATCGACGCCGATCATGCCATACCCGAAGGCAGAGCCCAGCACACCCTTCATGCTCCTTGGTTGTTTTCCTTGAACATCAGCGGTGGTTTTGGCTTTTTGCGGGTTTTTGGCTTGTAATGCATATTGCGGTGAAATTGGCATGTCCCATCATCCTCCATGCCTCAAATTGTGAAGAGCGAATACGAGATCTCCGGTAGGAAGCATGCTGTCTTTGTATCCGCCTGGCGAAGCTGTATATCCAATTCCATCTGCCCTTGTTGATGGCAGAGATTGAACGCCGCCTTGATCAAGATTGTAGTTCTCGACTGCGTTTCTGATCTCATCGTTGCCGCTCCGGATCACTCGGTAAGCAGCATACGTCCCGAGAACGCCCCATGCCGCCTTCTTTCCTTTGCTGGACAACTCATACCCGCTCCATAAATTGTTGACGGATCGGACCCCGGTTTGCTGAAGCATGCCGTAAAACCTAGTTGGAGCCATTCTGATCACCTTCCTCCTCGTCGAAACCGATTGGCGTCACATCTATGATTGTCGATGATCCTCTCATGCGCTCATAGTATTTTCTTTCCGCCTCGTCCTCTTCTTGTTCAATCCGTGCCAATTCACTCTGAATCTGAATCATTTGAGCTGCTCGCTCAGATGGATCCACCTCTACATGAATCTTCGTGCCTTCTTTGTCTCGGCGAGTAGAGTTCATGAGCTGCAGGATCTTGAACTTTTGGCTTCTTAGCTTCTCCTTATATTCAACCACCGGGTGAAGCTCGGATTTGGTGATCGGCTCGCTATCTTCAGTCAAGCCGACTACGTTCTGGATAATAAAATCGGCATCAATGGCCATCTTGTTGTCGCATCGCAAAATGGTGACATCGATGTCTACCATCTCCCGGATCATCGTCAAGTCAATGGTGTCTTTAGGACTTGGATTATCCGGGTTGATATTGAAATGCTGGCAGTATCGCTCATAGAGATCCTCAATCGCAGCGATCTCGATCGGGCATTTTTCCTCCACCGGCGCCATATCGGATTTGTACAGGATGCAGTTTTCTCTATATGGACAAGCCCGGCCTTTGCAAATAATAGGCACGCTGGCATAAAGGCCATGCTTGGTGCTTCTCATGCGCTTTGCTACATCAATGGCAGCCACAGCATCCGGATTCAACGTCCAGGCAGTAGGGCTCAGATTTTGCGATACTGTTAGCTTACCAGCTTCTGTCTTGGGCCCCGTACTCATTTGACTTCCATCCCTTCCTGCAATTAAAGAATAAGAGGTCCGCACTCTTACCCTCATAAATCCCCATTGGTGTTGGTTAGGGCGGTGCATAGACCCCTACATCTTAATTTTACAATGACAGCTTAGATTAACTTAAACTTGATCCCCATCAACAAAAAAGAGCAACACTCCATCAGGAGTGTTGCTCAATCAAATCATCGTCATTTGTGTCTATTTTCTTAGATTTTTTCCGTTTATTCTCAATATCTATGGCAATATTCAGTAGTCGGCGCAGCTCCCTGCTTCTTTCGCCATCAGGAATCTTCTGAAAGTAGTCGTGAATCTTTTTCTGACGTACCTGATTGATTCTGGATTGTAGAAGCATCGCAGAATCACTCTGCCTCTCCCAGCATTTCAAGCAGGGGCTTAACATAGGACTCAAACGCCGAATCTACTTCCAGGCCAAGGTCGATCTGGTGGAGAACACCCATTTGATAGAAGCCCAGCACATTGCTGTATTGTGCGAAGTTCGCCTTGACAAGGCCGGTAATTTTGCGAGACTTAAACGCCTCGACGAGCGCGTCATAGAAAGCTTCTGCTCCGCCGCCGGTGATCAGAATGGACTGGAGACGATTGATGTCATCCTTCCACGAACGTGTCACCTCATCAACCAGCAGCTCCGCCACCTCTGATACTGCACGGCTTACTTCTTCGGAGACATCATGGGTGTCCTGTGCGTACCACAGGCTCTTTGTGCGAATCATGGTGTCAAGTTCAGAGTCTGTGGGCTTGTAGGTTCTGCCCTCTTCTGAGAACCGAATCGACAAGCTGGTGCGCAGCTTATCATACACGGCATTGGTTGCTTCCGTAGAGCCGGATGAGCGTTCGTCGTTGCGAATCGACACGCCATCAAACAGTGCATAGTCAGTTGTCCCCTGGCCAATATCAATGACGCCAAAGAACTTGTCAGTGTCGTCGATCTGATTGAGGAATGGCTCGCTTTCATTTGCACCGTAATTCGGATTGAATTGGAATTGGCTATTCAGAACCGTTCCTTCAGGCTGGCGAATGATATGCACATCAACCACGTTGATTTTCTTAGTCACCGACTTCCCTTGACCCAAATCGAATGTGATTTCAAAGGATTCTCTGAGGAAATCTTCCAGCCGCTTCATGTAGCCGGCCCAGAAATACTCTTCGTTTGGCACACCGGTTTCAATAATGACATCGTATTCGCCCTCTTCATCCGGAACCCCGAGAGCAATACCAGTGCGATACAGCACACGAGATTTTGGATCCGACACACGATCCCGTTCCTCTGTGCGATTCGTAGTTCTTCCATCCGATTTCGTCTTGGCGTAGTCGCCGACCAGCCAGGTGCCTCCATCAACCGTCACAATCATCTTGCGGCGATCGATCTCACTCAAACGGAACAGCTTCGTGTTCGCAACACCTGGAACAGCCATACTAGGATAGGTGAAGTTAATTCCGGCGCTGGACAGAATCTTTGTCCATCCATACCCCAAATCCAGTGCGACCAGGATCGGGCGTCGTGAAGCTTTCTGAACCTGTTTCAGCTCATTTTCTGTTTTCGCCATATGTACAAATCTCCTCTCTCTTAATTTATAGTGTCATACAATTGCATACACTGTATGACAAATATATCAGATTCAATCTCGTAATACAAGCATATTCTGCCAAATAAATTTTTGATAGATAAACAAAAGAAGCGGGTGTGCCGGCCCGCTTCTTTTGCATCCTGTGGTTTGATTGATTCGCATGAGCATGATCTCTACCGTCTGTGACTTTCGAGAGTGACAATAATATTGTAATGCATTACACCGTTTTAATCAATCCCCCAATGATAAATTTTATAAGAACATATGTTCTTATTTATGTTCTTATTTTACCCCAGGTTGGATGAAATTTCAACTCTTTTCCTTATCGAGCATAAAAAAACCAGCGACTCCTTGATCGCTGGGTTGATTCTTGTTGGCGGATGGAGAGGGATTCGAACCCCCGTGGGCTTGCACCCTAACGGTTTTCAAGACCGCCCCGTTATGACCACTTCGGTATCCATCCTTACGAACAAGTGCCCCTGCATCGATCGGTGATCCAATCCACACAAGGGCACAAATGCCAGGAACTCTCCGAAAGAAAGGAGAAGAACATGACTCGCCACAACCATTATATAATATATTGTAATGCATTACAATATAATTTGATGTTTGTGCTTGCTCCGACAGAAAACAGTCAGCCTTGCTGATACACTCCGGATTTGAGTGTGATTTTGGCGCTATATCCCTTGCCATTTCTGCATCGCTCATAAAAATTTTTGAATTCAGAGGGAGAATTATATTGAATACTACCAACCATTACTACGTCGGCGATATTCTCAAGGTATTGCGAATTTTGTTCTAACATATTAAATAATACAACGTTCATTTCTGGTTCATCCAAAATAATCTCATTTCCATGCAACATAGAAAAATGAGCAAATTTATTAAACCAATGTGGTGAACACAAATGAACGCTTTTATCATTTACTCGCACTTCAGCATAGCCAGGTGGTGAGTTTCTTACGATCTCGTATTCCATGCCCATTTCGTTGGCTATTTGGATAAACACGTCTAATTGTCTTGGCATGCAGTCTGTGATCAAATAAGTATTTTTCGTGTTCATGATCGCCCTTTTCATAGCAGCTGTTGTTTTTCCGGTCCTTCTTCCTGCCACCACAGCGATGAAGCGCTCCTCAGAGTTTATGAAATCATCCCAAACCTGAAATCTGTTTTCGCTTCGATGCCGCCTTCTTTTAGCCATTTCTAAATATAGGTTGACTAGCTCCACGCAGTTCACCTGCCTTGATTTCCGTAAAGCACTTTGCCCAACGATTTAACGGCACAATGGTCAGCCCTTCTTCGTCACATGTGCATGCCACCATCAGATCACCCGACTCTGAATGTCTTCCTATCCCGAGCACCGTGTAGATGTATTTTCGTTTTGCAAATGGCGCCATTTCGAATGAATATCGGGCGCTACAGCGCTTATTGGCCCGTTATTATTAAAAGAGCCGAAGGCTCTTTTCGAAAATTTTTTAAATCTTTAAATATCTCCATTTTTCTTCAATTTCCTTTCGGTTTCGGCGTGCTGGTTGCGTCCTTCCTGTCAAAGAAGTGAGTGCAGTCCTTCTTCAGCTCTCCCAGCTTCACTTTGTAGTGACAACAGAAATTATTCTCCTCTTCGCCTGGTCGCCTGGAAAACTCTACACATCGCAAACACAATGACATACTCATTACCCCCAGAGCTTGATGATGCCGAATATCACGATGGTTGCTACAATCTCAATCCAAAGAGCCCACATGACACCGTATACCATTTTTCCGTCTTCTTTTTCATGGCTATTCATCTGACATGTCACCTTCTTTAATATTCAGAGTCGCCGGCCGCAGCACTTGCCAATCGGTGGCCATGAGATCATCCATGCACGGCTGCCACATGGCTTTTTCCTCTTCGCCCGCAGTGTGAATCCAGATCCCATGCTTATCCATCGTCAAATATTCTTTTTCCCAGTCGATCCTGGCCACTATATAGCCTTGAGGCATCAATCTCATAGCAATACTGAAATCAAATCGCTCCAGGTGCTCCAATCGTTCTCCTGGCAGCAAGCACAGCAACACTCGTTCACCTTGATACTTGCTCCACCAAAAATGAACAAGAGGATCAAAATCACTGTCTTTTGCATATGCTACGTACACGCCGTCTTTCACGTGGTTAATTCCGTTGAGCTTCCATATGTACGCTTCCGCAAGCTCTGTCATTGTGTTCCACCTGCTTCTCGATGATATCCATCAGACGATGAATGATCTTTAGATCCGGATCCCTGGTTTTTCTCGTCATCTTCGGAACAAACAGTCCTTTCTGTTCGAGAAGATGCACCAAGTCTTGAACATGTTCAAATGGGATGACGATCGATACATATTGCCTGTCGATCAACGTTCCTTCTTCCCGCTCATGCGGTTCTATGTATACCACTTCCCTGGTAAAGTCATCGTATATCCAGCCCCCCCCTCGATACCAAACAGCCATTCAGATCAACCTTCCTTCACTTCAATTTTATCGTCACTGAGTGTCCTATACAGATTAAGGAGTTCTCTCGCCAGACTGTTTCTGCCCATCCAGTAGTCCGTCATCATCGGACTATTTTCCAATCGCTCCTTGGCAGCTCTCTCTTCGTATTTGATTCGCTCAACGAGCTTCATGAGAATTTGCTCCATGTGGTTTCCTCCCCGTGATGCTAAATCTAGTTGGTGTTTGGATTGATCCTATATCAACATTGCTGATTTACACTGAAGCTCGTTCATGCATCTGCAGGACGGCCTCTGGTTCGACCATTGGAGGTTCTGCTCCAGGCGCTACATGTGGCAGACTGTATTCCTCTGGCCCCTCCAGCAAGATCTCTGCCATATTGCGAAACGGATCAGTTCTGACTCCTAGAATTTTAATGCCATCCTTAAGTCCAATCAATTGTTCCAGCAGCTCATGCGAAACTGGTAGTATTCCTCTTCCCATTACTTAATCCCTCTCTATCTTGATGTAATAGCGAGCCAGGTTCTTCTGACCTGCTTATAGATACTTGGCGATGAACTCAGCATCGGTCATGCCGGCAGCATTCCTTCTTTGCAGCCTTTTATTCATCCGATCGAGCTCTCGCTGAGACATCGAAAAGGTCAGGTCCCCATCTTCGAAGGCAAAGCTCCTGGGTGTTTGTGCTGCAGCCCTTGCCGCCGCCCTCTCTGCCTTGATCCTTTGCATCGCTCGTGTGGTCGTATTGCCAACAGCGCTGCCAAAACCAATCAGTTTAGATGCTGCGACAAATAATGGGTTGCCACGCACACTCATGTTGCTTTGCAACACGACCCATCACCTGCCTATTGTGTAACGCATTACACAATACCATTATATAATCTATTTCTTATTTTGGGCAATAAAAAATCACCCCATAGGGTGACTATTCTGAAACTCCTTCGTTTTTCATGGCAAATTTGACAGCATCCCTGGCTGTTTCACTTCGCTTGACGATTTCAATCAGTTCTCCATGTGTCAAACACCGATCTGATGCTTCTGATTCGCTGAACATCGGCATGCTAGGAACCACTCTTTGACTGACTACCCCAACAATTGTTCCATGCTCATAAAACACGTTGTACCTATATTCCTCGATTGATTTATCTATGTATGGCGTCGCTATCCATTGCTGAATCGATAGGATCTTGAGCTCTGTTAATTTGGCCATCATCCAGTTGACTTTATCTTGTAATTCCTGCGGGCAATCTTTTAACTCGATCTCTTTTCTCATGTGACGGCTCCCTTCGTCAACTTCTTTATTTTTTATTTTATCCCTAGTTTACCCCAAGTTCCTATATGGCCAGAAAATTTTTATAAAAAAATTTTTCAGGATACCCCTATTAATCAAAACCTATGGAAAGCCCTATATGGGGCAAAATTTTCAAAAAAATTGCGAGAGGTAGTAGGCATCTATAGCGCCGATGTCCTCGACGTTCGGAGCCCCACCCCTTATAGCTCCAGGTCCTGGACATGGGGCTGTCGTGCCAAAAATATGGTTCGCACTCACCCAGGAAAGTGCATATCGAAAGGAGATTACCATGAAGATCCGTCGTTTTGCTGTTGCCGCAATTGTCGCAGGTGTTGTTGCTTTGTCGTCCGGATGTCTCTTGGGGGCGAATGATAACTCAGTGCAATACACCTATGAAGCAGTGGTGGTGGAGCCCGGTGACACACTGTGGTCACTTGTAAGGCGTTACAATCCTGATTATGAAGGAGATGTTCGTCTTCTGGTCCGTATGGCTTCCCAACGTATTGGTGGAGCATCCATCATGGCTGGCACTGTCATTGAGATCCCAGTAGCAATCAATAACTAAGGAGGATGATTCGTATGAGCAAGAAACAACAGTTGGCAAAGGTGTTCGAGTACGCAAAGTCCAAAGGTGTGGCTATCCGATTTGGAGATCTGATGAGACAAGGATTTCATCCTGCCACAATCAAGAACCAGATCAAGGAGGAGAAGGCAGTTCTCGACTACGATGCTGAGGGCTATTCCATTGTGCTATGGAGAGCCGTTGAGGGCAACTCAAAGAGCCAGGTTTCCTAACTTGGCTCCCTTCTTTCCTAATGCGGCTACCTGTATAGGTAACGGTCACAAGCCCGTGTAAACGCAGAGTGGGAAAACAATAAATCGAAAGGAGCAATTCACTATGAAGAAATTCATCGAAATGAGAAAGGCCATTAAGAGATTACAGCAACGCTACATTTGGTTCCCTTCTTTTGTTCAGGTTGGTGAACGACTTGTCGTCCGTGATAAGGATTTTGTCATGGCAAATGGTTTCAAGTTCGCTGTCGCTGTTGAGCTGACGAATGGTGAGCAATTCATTGCAGTGGATGACGATTTCCTCAAGCTCTCCCCGGAGACACAGGAAGCAATTGTTTACCATGAAGAGGCTCATCTTGTCCTGAAGCACAGATCCTCTTTGCGCCGTCGCATTCTGGCCTCCCTCTTTGGGAAGGTGTATGCCAACGAAGTTGAAGCAGACGCCTATGCTGTCAGCAAGGTTGGTAAGGGGCGTATGATTCATGCGCTTCAAGAGCTCTACAGTGTTTATCCGAACAAGGAGATCAAGAGAAGAATCAAGATCATTCAGGGGGCATAACTTTCCCCCCTCTCTTAATGCGGCCACCTTTATGGTGCAGGTCACAAGCCCTGGTAAACGCAGAGTGGGAGATTACCGCAGCCATAGGCGGTGTAATACTCAGGGGGAGCTCCTGGGGGCCTGACAAGCCGTAACTGTCACACTATCAAGCCCGAAAGGGCAAAGGAGAGATCTTCTATGAAAAACCAATTCGCATCCACAGCAGAAACCATGAAGGTGTTTGTGCTCGGCAACATTGGTCGCCTTGTGTACCGTATCAGCACTGCACAGGCCACCAAAGCTGGATCTGCAACGATGGCAGGAGCAACCTTCAAGGAGTCTGTACAGACTGCCAAGGAAGGAGTAGCAGCTGCAACTGGACGCTTCCAAAGGTTCTTCAACGAGAAGCTCGGCAGCAACCCTGTCAAGGCGATGCAATCGAAAGTAGAAGCAGATTCTGACAAGGCATCAATTGCTGTAGGAACTGTTTCTGCATTAGCTGCTGCCATGATGACTAGCTCTCTTGTGGGATCAGTCATCGTTGGCGGTGTCAGTGCAGCGATCCTGGAGTACATCCGGAATCGCAAGAAGAACGGCGCTATCAAGAAAGCCCTTATGGCCGGCATTGTTGGCGCAGTTGCACCAGCAGCCTTTGTTTACATTGGCATGCTTGCTTTGATGCTTGCAGGGCTGGTGTTTAAGATCGCAACCTTTGCATGGGGTGCGGTCGCAGCATGCATTGTAGCCTAACAGCTATGGTGCATCCAATGGGATTGCTGGTTATAGGGTGAAATGATAGACCCCTACTACTGGCTTTCCCCTCCCCCACCTATTTAGGTGACGTATGTGGGGGTGAGTAGTGTCACCTTATCTGGCTATGGCTTAAGCCAAGTCTTCACATGGCCAGTGAATCACGGAAGACTTGCCGTATGCATTGGGTGGGCTATGGGCTCAATGTCTACGTAACAATCCATGGCACCTGTACCGGGTAGTAAGTGTCCACATTCCCCCGGTATAGGGAACACCCAAGGATTGTGGAACCTCCCCTGTAGGTCGGAAACTCCCAGGGGTTGTATCCGTTGAATGGCGAGCTCTAATGAGGCGGGCGAGTGCTTGCTTCCCTGACTATTCATCACACACCAAACAATAATCAGGGAGGAATATTCACTATGAATAATAAGACACTTGCTAAAACTCTGGAGTCCAAGTCTCAACGTCATGAAGTACCAGTCTTCTGCATGGAGAACGAGGAAGCGTTCATCAAATACGCTATCGCTCGTGAGGAAGCACGTCGTCGTCGTGAAATCCAACGTGGTCTGAAGAAGGCAACTCGTGCAGCAATTGCTCGTTACGAAGAAGCCAAGCGTTTGGATCGCATGACTGGCGAGGAGCTGCGTACTTACCAGGCGATCATCCGAGAACTCCGCAAAGCACCAGGTATCCATGAGAACACTACCAACTTCAAGAAGGTAGTGGCTGCATGCGCTGAAGGTATCTCGATCTCGGATATCTTGCATAATCCTGTGGAATATGCAGGCATTCATCCGGCGCAAGCTCATTGGTTCGAGGAATTCCTCTTGACCAACAAGGTTGCTCGTAAGCTTCAGCGTCCAAAGCGCAACATGGTGCTGGTCGCTGCAGGCTCCTTGAAGAACATCAAGTTCAACGAGGCAGCTGATCGGTTTGAGTCGTCTCTGATTTATGGAGACTATGGCTATACCGGTAAGAACACAGCGTACCGCACGCAATCTCAATCTGCGCTTTCCGACACACTCGCAGCGCAACGTGATGTCACTGTCGCATTCCGTCGCAAGTCGAAGGGCAAAGACATCATTGTGGAGCGGGTCGTGGATATCATGGATCATGTCCATTATGTGGATCTGAACATTGAGATCCCGGAAGGCAAGGAGAATGATCCTGCAATTCTGGCACAGATCGAAGCACGTAATCGAATTCTTCGTGAAGGCTTCTGGTATGTGAACCGGGAAACAGGAGAGCTCAGACATGCGGTCTTCTTCCTGCAAACTGCAAGTCAGTCTCGTTTGCTGCAAGCAGTATTTCTGGATGAGGAATTCATGTCGGTTCCAGAAGCATTTGCTGCTTTGGGCATGGATCTCCTGGCATTTGCTAAGCGGAAAGTGGTCCATGGTCAATCTGTTTGGGTACTCGATATTACAAAGTACCTCAAGCGTATTGGTCTGGCCGGCACGAGCACAGTGCCTAGCGAAACGATTTCTTTCGGGAAAGAGTATCGCAATACAGCACATGGCTACCGCATCGAAGGCGGCTTGTACACCATTGAAGTCATTGAAGATGCATTCGCAATGGTCAACAGTGGCAAGTACAAAGCCTTTGATAAGGATACCGGCTCGTTCCACACGTTCGATGCATCGGAAGTACCGCTGAAACTGCCGGCTGGTGATGGACTCATCTTCTGCGATGAGGAAATCTATCAAGCATTGCTTGCAGAATTCGGTGAAGATTCTGATGCATGGCAGATTCGCCTGACGCCGTTTGCTAAAGGTCTTATGGTATTCGTACCTGGCCTGCGCAAATACTATGATGCAAACATCGTAGTGACGAAATCGGCGATGAAAGGCGATCTTCGCACGATCTGCCATAAGTTCGACACTCAACTCCGCATTGCCTTGTTCAATAAGAGCATGGCGCAAACAAAGGAGAAGACGATTCTGCCTTATCAATTCTCGCATATCTTGCCATTGAGCTATGATGTGCTGAAGGGAATTGTTGAGAAGAATCTCAACTCCTTGCTGGCGGACCTGGATGATCCTGTAGCATTGGCGAAGCGTGCAGGTGTCGCAGCTCTGAACGACATGAGCGGACTCGATGAAGACGAGAAAGAATACCTCCTCAAGAAGTCCATTGTGACTACCTTTGGTGCGTTCCTTTACGCTGGTCGTGGAGAGAATGCATTCGTCCATAAAGACGCAATGATGCAGCAATGGGCAATCGAATTGCTGCGTCAAGAGGTAAACAAATGGGTGAACTCGACGATCCCGGTGGATGGGCATTATCGCTTTATGGTGCAAGATCCATATGCGATTCTTGAAGCTCATAGAATCGGGATGCGCAACGAGGATGGGGAACTCATCGTGCCTGCAAACATTGGCATGAGAGCGAATGAGGTATTCTTGCTTGATCGTTCTCTGAAACCAATGGTAGATCGTAAGGTCGTCTTGGCACGCAACCCTGCGATCACCAATGGTGAAGCAAGACTGGTTGATTGCGTGGCGCCGAGCAATTATGTCGCAGCAACTCGTATGCATGCGTTCCGTAATCTGTGCGTGATGAGCGTGCATGATTACAATACGTATGCTATGGGTGGAGCTGACAACGACGGCGATACGTGCTTGACCATTACGGAAGAAGCCATCGTCACGGCCGCTCAAAGCAAATCTTACATTCCCGTGTTGGATCTCTACTTTGAGCGCAAAGACGACGGCTCCATCAGAAGCTTTGAGACCGGCTGCCCTTACCCAATGAACAAGTCTGGTGAAGCAGACAAGTTCGAGTTCGGTGCAGATTGTGTCTCGGCTTCTGATTATACCGTGGTTTTCCGTGATGATCAATACACTGAAGAGCTGGTACAAGCCATTCATGAATATTCAATCGAGTATGTGATTCTCACTATGAATCCAAACAAGATTGGTTTCATGACTAATAAGGCTACTCAGCTCGCTAATGCCATCAGAAAGATTCGTCAGATGATTGATGAATCGATCGATGAGCATGGCAAGCCGTGCAAGTGGACTCCTAATCAACTGGCCATGCTGAAGCATGAGATGGTCAAGTATCAAGAATATATTGACCTTCTCCGCCTGGTGCAAGGCTGGGAGATCGACCGTGCAAAACACGGTGGAGCCTATGAGGAACAGCTGGCGGCTAAATTGGAGTTTATCTCCAACCCTCCTTATTTCGCATCGTACTTTGATGAAAAATCGGGTAAGCGGAAATGGAGAACTCCTCAATTCCTGGCATCCCGCAAGGGTAAACATGGAGTCTCGACTCACTCGACACTTGATAAGTTGCATAACTTCATCAAGGATTGGGTGAAAGAGAATCTGGATCCTCGCATTGCCGATCTCCAAGCGAAAGCAAATGGTCTTTCGATTGAAGACGGCAAGATGAAGCACAGCTTCTATGAGCAAGCAAACATTCTCGGCGAGCTGACTGCCGCCATTTCGATTGATCCGGCAACATTCGAGCTGATCGAGCAACGTGTTAAAGCCATCCGTGGCGAATACATTGATGCTGTCACCGAAATCTCGGATCTTGAGAATGAGCGCAAGAAGTGGGTGATGCAAAACTTGCCTGAACATATGCACGCTGAGAAGTTTGAAGAAATCGAGGAGCTGCGCAGAGCTGAGTGGTCAGACATCCTTGAGTATTTCCAAGGACAAGCAACAGCGTTGGAAGCAGCCTACCGTCCAGAGCACATCGGATACGTTGCATATTACGTGACGTATACACAGAACCGCAAGCCAGAACTGAACGAAGACGGTGAAGTGACTCGTCTTCGTGGCCTGAGCCTTCCTTGGACAGTATTCAAGCGTCAATTGCTTGAAGCTGTTGCGTTGGCATCGGGCAATGCGGAGTCTACTGTGAATCCGTATCAGTTCGAGCGTGGCGCATTCACCATGGCATTTGCCCTGGAGAACGGCCGCAACGGCGAGAAGCTTGCTGCTTATATCAATGAGCACAAGGAGATCATTGTGAAGGCCGAGATTTCGCCACGTACTCGCAACACCCTTTACAACGTTTACGTTCCTGTAAACGGCCGTGAGGTGTTGACTGGCTGGGCTCTGTATACTGCTCTTCCGTTCGTAGCGGGTCATAAGCAGTTGCGTGCAATTGTTGACTCCTGCAGCTTTAACGGAAAGCACACTGTGACTGTTAAAGTCACGGATGTTCAGGCTATCTAAATAGCCATCTAATCGGGGAGCGGCATTCGCCCCCTCATTAGAGTTCATCATTCAACGGTTGTGATTCACCAAGGTGTTCCTGCTTTGTATTGGGCAGACCATGCAAAACCACTATCGATATGAGGTGATTGTATGGACTACCAATACCCTGTAATACATGTTCATGTCATCATTAAGCCTGATGATCACGGGACATTTACGGTTACCTTCCAGGAGAAGGGGCCGCCATACCATGTTCTCACGACAAATCGGGATCTGTCATACGGGCAAGCACGGGAATGGATGGACCATATACTCAAGGTCAATCCAGAGTACGTGCTTGTTTCTGTTCATGACGAGTTCGGCGAACGTGTGGCACGTGCCAAAAAGCTCGAAGAAGATGGCGACCCATTGTTCCTCTTGTACATGCAAGAGAACAACGGAACCCGCTACATCTTCCGTGAGATTGGCATGGAGATCGCCAAGAAGTATGGTTTGAACTCCAAAAAGATGATCAATCGCAAGAACCTGATCTTCTTCAACAGCTTCAAGTTGCATGCAGCCTGGCATAGCGATATTGATCAGCTGATTGAACTTGGAGTTCTCCGTGGATACACATCTCGTGGCAGCCGGACCTATAAAGGCAGACGTGTATCAGGAGTTGATTATGGCTTCTGGGTAGGCCTGACCGATAAGGGCTGGGAGATGTTCATCAAGGATGCAAAGAAACATGGATATCTAAAGGAGGTGGTGCAGCATGTTTAATGCTGTATACAACAACATCAACAAGGATCGCAGATCTGGCTTTGTCTTTGAAGACGAGATGATCTATCGTCTTGAAGAGATAGTCAAGATCCGATATGCCACTCACGACGAGGATAGATTTAAAGGCACGGATTGCTTCATCGACGATGTTCCAGTGGATCTCACGTTATCACTGGATCGAAAGGATCTGACTCAGGTAATCGGCAATGTCGATTGCTGGGGAGTATTCAAGATCACAGTCGGCATCCGCTATGGGAACGCACATGGGTTGTTCAAGCAGCCTGTGTGCGTTCTTTGCTTTAATCTCATTGGCATGAACGCAAAAAGAGCCGCTCATTACATTGCCCAATTTGTAGATCGCCCCACGATCGATGAATGCTTGGACATGTATAAAGCAGCTCTCAAGACCATAGATTAACACAACATGCATGGTCTGCTCAATAGAAGGCAGGAACCCTTCGGGTTTGCATATCTTCGCCTCTCCCATCATCCGGCGTGGCGCACCCTTCGGGTCTGCATCATGCAGCTATCTCCACCACCCTGCGGGGTTTGCACCACTCCGTCTTGTGGCTATCGCCACATTCCATTCGGATGATGCTTGCGTCAGGCGAGCACACATGCAAAAAACCTACCATGCGACAGGGGCTGTTCATTTACTCTTCCGGCCGCATGTTTTTTCTGATCCTCTCCATCCCCAGGTCGCTGCGAAGCAAGCTTCACGACCAGATTGAAAACACTTCATTTCATCCTCTCTTCATTCCTTCCTTGATGATTTCTTCAGTCAAACATTTTCCCTGTAATGAAAGGAGACGTTTAACTATGGCCAAACACGAAGTGATGGAGCTCCGCATTGATGACGAAGCGCAGTATCTGGTATTTCGCTTGCCAACATCTCATATCGGCGAAGTCACCCATGCATTGTTCCAGATCCTCGGCAACTATCAGCTGGATATCGGCGATGATTACATCGACATCATCCTGAAGGATGATCATATTGCCAGACTGATTGTGCAGAGCAATTTGACGGATGTGCTTATCACTCATCCATGGATGGCGCTCGTCAGAAATGATGTGCAGATGTCGGATGATCAGCTCGATGTATATCATGCTTATCTTCATGACATGCTCATTCATGTTGATCAGGGCTCATGACTAGCATTATTGCGCCCTATACGATGCGAACAAGCCTTGCTGATCCGCTCCTATATATAACCTGGGGCAAATCGGCAAGACTTGTTGCACGCTGTGCCCAGTGCTCCTTGCGGGTGTGCGAGCTGCAATCCTCCATCACACAAACGCTTGATGATGTCATGGAATTGGCAAAGATCGTGCCGATTTCATGGTCAACCTGGGGTGAAAATTACCAGTCGATATTGAGCGTTTGACCATGGTTTGGTATATGATAAACACATAGGAGAGTGAATGATCATGACGCACTTTAGTGATTATGTAGTAGAGCCTATTGGTGATAGCAATCCGTATTATCGATGTGTACATTGCAAACGATCGGTTCAGGAGATCAATGGTCGTATAGATGGACACTTACCTGATTGCGAATATCGGATCCGCAAGGAGAAAGAGATTGGTGTCAGGTATGTGAATGGCTTTGAGATCTCTGAGAATAATTATGGGGTATATGCTGATAAGAAAGCATACTTGGTGTTCCACCCTATATATGACGGGTTTCATATGCTATATGATGCTGATACTTATGAAGAAGCATATGAATGGTGTATGTCTCAAGACTTTGACAAGTGGTCGGAGATTTTGTTATAGCATTATATTGTTTATCTATATGCTATATATGTATAGGGGCTCTATAATGATATAGGGCCTTTATTTTATTCCCCCGCTTCCCTTTCCTACTCTTTGAATACTATACCTGGAGGTTGTGACATGAATAACTTGACTGCGACTGTCACGATTATCAACAAGAAGCTTTGGAAGGTTGAGAGCCCGAATCGTGAAGTGTATATCGCCCGAGAGGAAGATCCAGTGGATCCATGGGACAATTATGTCATGTATCCTTCACTTGATGATATGTATGACGGGTTCAGTATTCATATTGTTAAGGATCATGATATGAAGCCGTATGGTCAGGCCAGAGATGAAGCTATTCTTTGGGCATTCAGATATGTGAATGCTGCTGTAGAAGTGGCTTCATGATGATTTCTTTAATCGACTATTTGCAGATAATCTAGGAGCTCTCTATACTGGTGTGTATGGGGAGCTCTATTTAATTTCCTTTCCCCTACCCCACCCTTAGAATTTATTCTCGCATCATGGAGGTAAATGCATAAGGTGGTGAATTTTTCATGGAGTTAGTGTCCAACTACCTCAATAACAACCAATGTTGTCATGATTGGGAGCATATAAGGTCTTGCTTCACCAGTGACAATCGCTACGTTGATGTGTATCGATGTATTCGTTGTGGAAAGTATTACAAGGAACACATAAAGATGAGCACAACGACATCCGGAATTGTAATGGAGGTAATTGAGTGATATGGAACTGGTTGAAACTTATTACGACATGCACAATACCAGAACCATCTGTGAAATAAAGGTGCATGTCGGTGATCACCTATCACATGTTTATACTATTCATAAGGATGGTGCTCCATGGGGTTTGAAGAGGAAATGATCAGTCTTATACAGAAATACTTGCGTGAAGTGAAAGGCAAGGAGTATTCTGTTGCTGAGATCTATTCCCGTCCCCGGTGGAAGCGGGTCTACTATTGGTGGAAGGCCCTGGAGCACTATGAAGGAAAGCCGATGCCTGATTTCACTATTGATGAGATCAAAAGCATCTATGGCAATGATTAATGCCGAGGTGATAGAGATGATGCGGATCCCTGCAGACTGGTATGTGCCGCTTGTTGAGCTCCTCTCCAAACTTTATGGAGAAGAAGTGCATTACACACCTGGACTTGTAAATAGTGGCCTGTTCTATAATGATCATCTGGATCTTTATATCCGCGTGACCCCCGGCCACCGTTTGACGATTGCCAGGATCGATGTGGGTTATCATCATATGCGTAAAGGCATCGGTTCAGCAATTTTAGATTGGTGCTTATCCTATTGTCGGATGAATCGGATTCCGGAAATTTGCATGGAATCTGTGCTTACTGAGGAGTGTAGATCCTTCTGTATCAAGAAAGGATTTACCCTTCGGTACCCGAATGATGATCTTTGCTTTGATTGGGTGCTCCAGGTTTAGGAGCACCTTTTTTATTACCCGCCCCCTACTCTATTCGCTGGAGGTGTTGCTGATGGACAACCAACGTGCTTTGGCGTGTTTTGAACAGATCTTGAAGATCAAGAGATGGAATAAACGTGTTCGAGGTTATAACGATGCACCCTATCACTTGATCAAAGACAAGCAGGCGTTGACACTTCTGATCAATAAAGGCTATGTAACCATGCATCACTTTAAAAATCGTGATCTTGAAACGGAACAGTTCGTTATCCGGATCACACCCTTCGGGTATCACCGTTATCGAGCCGTCACACAAGGTGTTGCAAGTTGATTCTTCTCTTCTGTTTGTGTAATACTCTACTTGCTTTTATTTTGCATCAAATTGATAAAGCGCCTATCGGCGCCATTCATGATGAAAACAATACCCGAGATGAGGTGTTCACATGGATAAAACGCAAATTCCAGATGGTACAGAATCTGAGGTTAAAGTGCTTCATTCTTTTGCCGGTTATTATATCGGCACTCAAGTGTATGATGCCTTCTTTGGTTGCTGGCTTCCCGGCCGGCGGCTTTCCCAGGAGTATTTCGCAACTGAAGATGAAGCGCAACATGCACTTGAACATGATTTGTATACACCACGCACCTGGCTCTAATTCAGGTGCTTGCTGTCGCGGGAGATACTTTCATGAACCTGTCATGATTGAGCCTGCCTGATGATGGATCTATCAGGATCCGAAACAGCACAAAAAAAGCCAATGTTCCGGCCAGTTGGAGCATTGGCTTTTTCATTCATACGAAAGGAGATTTATGCTTATGAAGAAAGTTTATGCATTTATCGTGAATCATGCCAATAAGCAAGTGGTAATTGGCAAGAAAGAAGATGTCATACCCCTCTCGATGCCGGGAGTTCAGATTCAATATGCAGATACGATATTGTCCTTGCGTGATGCTGTTGTTTCCAACGATCTGGACGGCATGAGAGTTGTTCTCAAGTCGCCTTCCAAAGCTTTAACCAAAGCATTTGCCGATCTCATTGCATCTGCAGAAGATCCAGCTTCCTCCCTTGCTCTGGAAGTTGCAAAGGAACCTGCAGCTGTGCCGATCATCAAAAAATTCTTTATGCAGCCTGCTGGAAGAGGCTTTTTCGCCGTGCATGTAGTCACCGATAGTGGCGTGAAAATCATCGACGAAGGCCCCCTTGCATCCATTAAAGACAAGTGGATGTCCTATGTGAAAGATCGCAGCCTGCTTGTTGAGCGAGTGCAAGCTCTTGTTGTTTGATTTCCACAAGTTTATAATGTGTAATGCGTTACAATTGACTATTCATCGTGAGGATTTGTGTTTCCATCACGATTTTATTAACTCATACTGGAATAGGAGGTGTACGTCATGCCCTTTCAATCTTATAGAGGTTATGAGGTCATCATTATCAATGTCACTGAGGATGAGCTTGATCGTTTTGATTCATGGCTGGATCAATTTCCGTGGGGTTCCGGGATTGGGTATACTTTATATCCATCTCGGCGCCCCAACTGCTGTACGATGTGCTTGAACACTAGCTTTGGTGGCACATGGTATCGTGAAATCCTCCCCGAGCTAGAGAAGTTCTGGAGCAATGATCGTATAATTCATCAACTAGAACGTGTGTAAGAGGTGAACTTGATGGCTAAACGTCCAATGAAGGGCTGGCCCATTCACATGATTCAAAAATATGCGGCAGCCCGCCGTGAAATATTCTACAAACGCCTGTTGCTTGAGCGAGCCGGGTTCTGGTATTCTCCGGAGTGTAGGTCGTGGCTCCATGTGAGAGGAGTTCAATTTACCTCCAAGTTGTTTGAAATCCTGGATTTCGATGCAACTGTCAATTGGCTCCGCAAGAAAGGTTACATATCAAATGCGGTAAACCCCAATCTGAAGCATGAAGATAGTTCTGTTATAGAGTTTCCTTACGGCTTCACTGATGACGAGGCTACGGCGAAAACGTCTTGATCATGTCTAAACCATTCTATGTGAACGGAGGTTATTGCATGGGAACACTTCGCCAGCAAGCGAAAGGATTTTTCACTGTGGTATTGCTTGGCACAGCATTGGTTATACTATGGCCACTTATTAAGTTCTTGATTGGTCTTGTTGTGGCTTGCCTGGTTGTATTTGGCCTTGGAATTGCTGCACGTGTACTTTTCATCTTTATCAAGTCGGCATTCCTGGAAGGCTGGCGGCGGTGAAACTTAAACGTACCCCTCGGGTATTGAGAAATTACGAACATGAATTTTCATGCGTAACGTTCAAGTTCCATAATTCTGCCGTAACAACCAATGCCTAGTAAAAGGTCTGCATTTACAGACCTCGCCCCAGTGATGATTATATTATAGAGCACTTTCATCAGGGACTTGATGATATCAGTTCAACGAGTGGCTTTCTCAGGGTCCTGTAAATTTCAGATCTGCTTGGATCTGAGGGGCCACTTTTGAACCGGCTACGTTTACAGATTTGGTATTTATTATCATGTCTCTGATGACACTACATGATGTAATGTGTTACACGATTTTAGTGTCTCTATAATATAATATATACCGACAAACCTAGGGAATTTATAGATTTTCAAAAATATTTTTTTCGTGTTCACATTATTGTAACATTTTGTTCGCATATTCCCTTATGTTTTTTCTTCTTATTTGGGCTATCGCCATCCACTCATTTTGATTATAATAAGCTTATCAAAGGATGGTGTAATGCATTTCATGATACTGGTGCAATATAGGGATCATACGTCAAGTAATGAATTGGTTGTAGCCAGCTGTCAAGATGAAACTGATCTTCGGTTCTTTTATAAGCATGATGGATCCGCCCTAAGCATCTGTGATACTCGTGACATTGGTTCTGCTACTCCATTTAAAGTGATCATTGCTGGAACACGTTATTTTCAGGATTATCCCCTGCTCTGCCGTTGGATGGATTATTATCTGCAGAATATCGATCCAAAACATGTTGTGATCATCTCTGGTATGGCCAGAGGAGCTGATTCGCTCGGTGAACAATATGCTAGGGACCATGGGTTTCTTCTCCATCAGTGTCCCGCTGACTGGGATCGATACGGCAAGTCAGCTGGATATCGGCGGAATGTCGTAATGGCAGAGGTAGCTGGCCCAGGCGGTGCGTGCGTATGCTTTTGGGATGGCAAATCAAGAGGTACTCAGCACATGATCAATATCGCCAAGGAGCACAACCTCCTCCTTCGTGTTGTGAATTACGAGAAAGGATGTGAGCTGCCTGTCTAAAGAAACCATCAAGCAGACTGTAGATGAGCTCATTTCGATGCTCCTCAGCTGCGGATTCATGCTTCATCGGTATGATGCTTATTCCACCAATAGTGTTTATATCAAAGTGGACTATGGCGTATGCCATTCCATACGGGTCAGCGATCATTCTGGAAAAAAAGCATCTTTCGTACCGTTATAACGTTATGATGAATTATCAAAAGTATCGCCGGGAGATTGATGTTAAGGGGATGATTCGGCATTACCTCCCACCCCGGAAGATCGACAAGCTGGTTGACATGATCCTGGAGGATCGTCAAGAGAAGATGATCAAGTACGGCCCCTTCGGGTACGCAAATTTGATGCAACGAAAATACATAGAGTCTCAATCGGCGAAAGGCTTTTGGACACAAGCCAAACCAATCAATTAAGGAGATGATTCGATGAAGGATGTCATTATCTATACTGACGGTGCTTGCTCGGGGAATCCTGGTCCTGGAGGTTGGGCTACTATTTTGCTTTATGGACAGCATAAGAAAGTGATCTCAGGTTTCGAGCCCGGCACCACAACCAATAATCGCATGGAACTCCTGGCAGTGATTCGTGCATTGGAATCTTTAAAGGAAAAATGCCGTGTCACTGTAAAGAGCGACTCCAAGTTTGTCGTCAATGCATTCGTTCACAAGTGGACAGAACGCTGGATCGCCAATGGATGGAAGAACTCTCAGCGCAAACCGGTGGAAAATCGGGACCTTTGGGAAAGACTACTTGAGTTGGTAGCTCAGCATGAAGTGAAGTTCTTCTATACCGAAGGCCATGCCAATGATCCATACAACAATGAGTGCGATCGTCTAGCTAAGCAAGCAATCAAACAAGGAGCGTAACTCATGAAGTTAATCTTCCTCGATATCGATGGTGTAATGAATCATCGTAACTTCTTTCAACGCAGCCGGCTGCATGAATTGCAAGAGTTTTGCCCTTATGCAGTGCGGAATCTCCGGGAAGTGATAAAGATAACAGGCGCCAGAATCGTGATTAGCTCCACCTGGCGAAAAGGTCGAACCATGAAGCAGCTCAAAGAGCTATTCTCGTGGTACGATTTGGATCAATATTTGATCGGGAAAACGCCGGTACTGAATGGCGAAATTCGAGGAATTGAGATTCAATCATATCTCGACGCCTTCAAGCACCCAGTAGAATCATTCGTCATACTCGATGATGACAGAGATATGGGTCACCTCCTCCCCTTCCTTGTTCATTGCAGCCCGATTTCCGGCTTTGATGATCAGAAGCGAGTTGAAGCGATATCAATTTTACAGGTTGGCTCAGATCTTTGAATTCAATACTCATAACTCATACGGAGGTCATACAGATGCCAAATGCAACTCAAAAGTTTGGAATCATTGTTGAACGTGATGAGCGTCGAATCCTTTACGGTGCAGAGCT